GCTACTTCTAAATGCTTCTTTAACAGTTGAAGCGCATAAGGCCAATAGTCATTCTGGCTGGGGATGGGATACTTTCACTGGCGAGGTTTTTGATGCTTGCGCAAAGATGGAACAACCTATTGTTTTCCTCGCGTGGGGTAATTTCGCGCATGAAATAGTCTACAAAAGTTTTCCAAAAGCAACAACAAATTGGAAGAATATAATAAATGAACGACATAAAGCGTGCCTCTTTTCTAGTCATCCTAGTCCATTAAGTGCGACTAGGGGTAATAGTCCTTTTATCGGAAGTCATTGTTTCTCGCAGGCTAACAAATGGTTGACCCAGATGGGGGCCTCCGAGATAGATTGGGTTTTGAAGTGAGAATCTTCCAATCTGATTCTATTATAACAAAAGTTTTTTAATGTGTCAATCCTAATGGAGGTATTATGCGGATAGATAGCGCCAAGTATACAAGAGGAAAAGATATAGTTATTTTATAGTTTCCTTTTGATAAATATGATTTAGATGAAATGCGACAAATTTTTGATAGCACACAAAAAGCATTTCCAGATAATATACTACTGGCATTGCCAGAAGATATAACAATATCACTTTTAAGAGAGGAGAATCCATTTCTATGACAATTTATACAGATGGAGCTTGCTCTGGTAATCCAGGACGCGGCGGTTTTGGCGTTGTTGTCGTTGATGAATACGGTACAGAACTTGAACGTCATAGCGAATTTTCTGAGAAAACAACAAATAATAGAGAAGAATTAAAAGCTATTTTATGGGCCTTTATGAAATACGGCGTAACAAGCGATGAATGGGAACAAGCCCCTATCGTCTATAGTGATAGCGCATATGCAGTTAATACTCTAACAAACTGGATGTTTAATTGGTATCATCATAATTGGGTTAAAGCAAATAAACAAACTCCGGAAAATTTAGATTTAATTAAACCATATTTTGAAAGATGGATGCAAGGCTATCGTATAGACTTACGAAAAATCAAAGGCCATAATGGAAACGAATGGAATGAACTAGCAGACCAGCTAGCTACTGGAAAAGAAAAACCTTGATTTTCATAAAAAAATATAGTATAATATATATAGAATAAATGAGAAAGGTCAGGACAGGACTGGATAATTCAATTGAAATAATCTTCATTATTTAATGAAAGGTAGTGAGGATAATGAATTTTATTTACTGTTTTACAAATTTAATAAATTAGAAAAAATATATTGGTTCAAGTTGTTCTGAAAATCCTTCTCGGAGATATTCTTAGCATATGTATTTTGTAAATCATCCAGAATAGCCAAAAGGTCAGTATCCACTATATTGTGCTATCCGCAAGTATGGAATAGAAAATTTTTCATATACTATTTTAGAATATTTACCGGATGATATTTCAGAGGATAAATTGCGTGAAATTGAACACGATTATTTGATAAAAAATAATGTATTAGTGCCAAATGGGTATAATCAAACATTAGATACTAAACATCCTAGAAATGACCCTCTTATTTATCAAAAAGTTCGTGAAACTAAACGAAATAATGCAAAAAGAGTGGCAGAAATTGATAATAATCAATAGATAATACAAATTTGGAGAAGTATTGTTGATTGTGCCGAACAAACAGGATATAATGAAAGGCATATTGCTGATTGTTGTAGAGGAGAACGTAAATCAACAGCAGGAAAGATGTTTTGTTGGATTAATGATGAAGATGAATTATTAATTCCTACTTATCATCGTAATCTTTATAAAGGATAGCCCGGAACTACACAAATATAGTCTTCAAGTAGGAAAGTCGCTAAAATAGATGAAGATAATAATATTTTAATGATTTATGATACTTTGGCATTAGCGGCAAGAGAAAACAATTGTGATAGTAGTGCTATTTCAAAAGTTTGTAAAGGAATACGAAATAAATGTGGAGGATTTAAATGGTAGTATGTCAATGAATGAAATAAAAGATAAAACATTATATACAGAAGATAGTATTGAAAGTTTGGCTCCGCTGGAATTCACACGTCTGCGGCCGCAAGTATATGCTGGAGACTGCACTTACTCAACCTAGCTGTTAGTTGAAATCTTTTCTAATGCTGTTGACGAGTTTAGATTAGGTCATGGTAATAAAATTGAAGTAACCATTGATAAAGACATAGTATCTGTACGAGATTATGGTCAGGGTTTTATTCCAAATAGCTTCAGGGATGATGGAAAGACAATCCTTGAGGCTGCTTTTAGTGTCCTGAATACTTCCGGTAAATACCGCGAAGACGGAACATATGAAGGAACTTCTCTTGGTTCATTCGGTATTGGCTCTAAAATAACTACATTCCTTTCCCATTGGCTGCATGTAAGAACGTGGAGAGATGGAAAAACAGAAAGAGTTGCTTTCAAAGAAGGCGTTTTTGATGTAAGAGGATCTTTAGAAGAATCTTCTGACCCAAAGGAAACAGGAACTTTTGTAACTTGGCAACCAAGCGAAGAATTTTTTACTCATACAGAAGTAAATATTAACGAAGTAAAAAATTTATTTAAAACTATCGCTTGTCTTTGTCCTGGTCTAACCATTGAACTTAATGATAATGGTACAAAAACAACTTATAGTTCTAAAAATGGTATCAGCGATTTGGTTGATGAAGCGGTCAAAGGGAAAGAGTTGATTGATCATCGTTTCAATCTTCAATTTGCGAATGGGAAAAATAAGATTGATATGGTTATGACATATACATCTAATTATTCAATGACTATGGTGCCTTATGTCAACACAGGTCTTACTTCTGTTGGTCCGCATATCACTCAAATTAAAGCACTTCTTACAAGGGAATTTAACAAGTTCTTCAAAGACAAGAAGTGGATTAAAGATGGTGAAGATAACCTCTCCGGCGAAGATATCCAAGAGGGACTTTACATTGTATTTAATATTACTGCTCCAAATGTGGCCTACGATGCGCAGGTAAAAACTCGTGTAACAAAATTGGAAATGAGTCCATATACTGCGGCGATTGCCGAGGAAATGCGTATTTGGCTGGCCTCAAATGAAAAAGAAATCAAAGCAATTGCGGATAAGGCTAAAATGGCAAAGAAGGCTCGTGAGGCTGCCGCAAAAGCCAGAGATGCAGTTCGTGATAAGCAAGCTAAAAAGGAAAAAGCTCTAAAGTTTGATTCTAAATTAGCAGATTGTTATAGCAAAGATAGAAAGAAATGCGAACTTTATATTACAGAGGGTGATTCTGCTTCTGGAAACCTCAAGCAAGCAAGAGATAATGAGTTCCAGGCAGTACTTCCTGTTCGTGGTAAAATTTTGAATACCCACAAAGCAGGAGTTGATAAAATCCAGAAAAATGCTGAAATTATGACAATGATGGATGCTTTTGGATTGGAAATCGACCCAAGAACAATGAAAGTTACCTATGATAAGAATAAAATTAGATATGGTAAGATTATTATTATGAGCGATGCCGACGTCAATAAACCGGCGTATGAAAGACTTTTCGCCTAATCCGGCGGGTAAAATTTTCGGACAAAACATATTTATGTGACCCATACGGTTCTCATATAAATATGAAAGAGAAAAAATTTTGCTAACGGGGAACCCTAAACCGTAAGGCATGGGAATCCCGTGGGAAACAAATATTTATCCATTCTCTTTCAAATATATAATGAAGGAGAATAAAAATGATAGGAATTTATAAAATCACTGAAATTGATAATCCTAACAATTTTTATGTTGGGTATAGTAATAATATAAAAAGAAGATTTAAAGAACATCAATAGAAAACTTATGAACAATCTCGTATTCCTTTTGATGATGAAATAAAGAAAAAAGGTATTGAATCTTTTACTTATGAAATTTTAGAAGAATGTTCTGTTGAGGAATTACCAGCACGCGAAAGATATTGGACTGATAAATTAGAAGCAACAAAAGCCGGTAATGTTTTTGATGGAGGAATAAGTAATTTAGTTGGTGAAAATAATCCAAATAAAAAGATTACAGAAGATGATGTAAAAATCATTCGTCAATCCTATGCTAAACATAAAAAACAAAAAGATGTATATGAGTAGTTCAAAGATAAAATTACTTTTAGTTACTTTCAAAATCTTTGGCAAGGACGGTCTTGGAGTCATATTATGCCAGAAGTTTTTACCGAAGAAAATAAAAATTATTATATTTATCAAAATAGTAATGGAAGTAATGGTGCTTCCGCAAAATTTACTGATGATGAAGTAATAAATATTAGAAAAAGATATGTCAATGAAAGTGCTAAAAAAATATATGAAGATTATAAAGATAGAATATCTTTTCAATCTTTTCAACAAATTCTTTGGGGTAGATATTACTCTGAACTTCCTATCTATAAGAAAAAAGAGAAAAAATGGATAAATATTTGAACCTGTATCGACTATCCTCTTTGCCTTCTGGGCGGAGGAGTAGAGGTGCTATTGATACGCACTTCGAAATGGTCTCCTTGCGGTCATAATTTACCTGCGGCCGCAGGTAAAAGTTAGTCAGTGCTTATGGAAACATAAGAATAAAAACACGCGATGGCGCTCATATTAAGAATCTTTTCTATACATTTGTGTGGAATTTCTGTCCACAGCTAATTGAAGATGGTTTTGTATATGCTGGTGTTCCACCTCTTTATAAAATCACTACAAGTAAGGGATATAAATATCTCAAAAATGACGATGATTTGAAGGCATATCAGAAAGCAAATACTGGTAAGGCATATAAGGTCAATCGTATGAAGGGTCTTGGTGAGATGGATGTTGAAGAAACGGAAGAAACTCTTACCGACCCAGGACAAAGAATTATTAAGCAGGTTACAATTAGTGATGCTGATGCTGCTAAAAAATTATTTGATGATTTGATGGGAACTGCGGTTACTCCTCGAAAAGTCTATATTAAAGAACATAGTGAGGAGGCAACTTATAATGCAGAATAATTGTCTTATATTACAATGCTCTCATAATAAAAATGGAAATTGTTTGGGGAAAATGTCTAAGCAATGTACAGATTATCCTGTCGCAGAGTATCTTAGCACAGGACAGTTATTAGCAATTAATGCTCCAACAGAAGATGATATTAAATATATGGAATTTTGTAATGCGGAAGGAGAAAGCTGATGGCAAACGAAATTCTAACTGACCTTGTAAATGAACTTGGTACAAATTTCATAGAGTATGCGGTTGCTGTTAATACAGATCGCTCAATTCCCGACGCAAGAACAGGATTAAAACCAGTAGCAAAACGCATCCTCTATGACGCTTACACTACTGGATGTACTTCTTCAAAGCCTCATGTTAAGTGTGCCGCAATAGTCGGTGATACAATGGGTAGATTTCATCCACATGGCGATAGTTCAATTTATGGCGCATTAGTAAGATTATCAGAGGATTGGACTATGCGTTATCCATTAATTGATTTTCACGGTAATAATGGTAACAGAGACGGTGATCCTCCGGCACATCAACGTTATTCAGAGGCTCGTTTGGCAAAAATTACTGAAGATGGTATGTTGGTAGGAATGAAAAAGAATGTAGTTAATACAATTCCTAATTATTCAGAAACAGAAACTGAACCTGTCACTCTTCCATCTTACTTCCCAAATCTTCTTTGTAATCCAAACACTGGTATCGGTGTCGCAATGGCCTGTAACTGGGCTCCACATAATCTAAACGAAGTTGCGCAAGCAATCTTTGATTATATGGACGGAAAAGAGCCAATGATTCCTGGCCCCGACTTTCCAACGGGCGGTTTGATTACTAATAAAGATGATGTTCCTTCTATTATGAGAACTGGCCATGGTAGTGTAAAACTCCGAGGTAAATATAATATTGAAGGAAATAATATCATCTTTTATGAAATTCCATATGGCGTTGCCACAGAAGCACTTATGGAACAGATTGGTAAGGCTTGCGATGATGGCGATGTAGAAGGAATCAAACACATTCGCAATGAAAGTAACCGTAAAAAAGGTTTTAGATTGGTTCTTGAATGCGAAAAAGATGCTAATTTGAATAAAACGATTATGCAACTGTTTAAAAATACAGATTTGCAGACCTCGTTTTCATATAATATGGTTGGTCTTGTCGGTAAAACTCCAACAGAGTTAAACTTAAAAGACTGCTGTAAGATTTATATAGAGCATAATAATGAGTGTATTCGTAGAGAAACCGAATATGATTTAAAGAAAACTGAAGCAAAACTTGAAATTGATGAAGGTTTGCTTAAAGCTCTTGAAGATATTGACAACATTATTGCTCTTATTAAGGCTTCAAAATCTGCGGCCGATGCTCGTGTGCAGCTTTGTGCCAAGTATAAGTTTACTGAACCCCAGGCGCAAGCAATCACTGATATGAAGCTCGGTAAATTGGCTAACCTTGAAAAAGTTGAGCTAAATGAGGAAATTGAAGGTCTTAAAGCAGAAATTAAACATTTTAATGCCGTTCTCGCAAATCCTCTTGATGAACTTAAAGTTCGTTTGAGAGCAATTGTTAGCAAATACGGCGATGCTCGTAGAACGGAGTTGATTCAAGTTGTCGAGCCGAAGGGCGACGAAGAGAAAAAAATTGCTGCAATACCCCCGGAAAAGTGTGTTGTACTCCTTACCGAGGCCGGATCAATTAAAAGAATTGCGGCGACTGCGTTCAGAGCTCAAAGACGCGCGGGTAAGGGTGTCAAGACTCAGGATGAGATTACTTCAGTAGTCATCCGAACAAACACAGTCGATAGTCTGATGATTTTTACCGACAAGGGTAATATGTATCGTCTGATTGTTGATGATATTCCAGAAGGAACGAACACCTCAAAAGGTATGCCTGTTCGTGCGCTCGTGTCTATGGAGCCTGGCGAAAATCCGACAGTTATCTATTCAATTTACCGCGATACAGATGCAAAATTCATTATATTTGTAACCAAGCAAGGATATGTCAAGAGAAGTTCTCTTGATGAATATATCGGTATTAAAAAGAAAACTGGAACAAAGGCACTGAATCTTCACGAAGGTGACAGTATTGCCACGGTATTCCTTGCAAATGACGAGCAAATTATTATTCTGTCTAAAGATGGATATGCTATTCGTTGTAAAGGAACAGAATTCCCCGCTACTGGACGTGTTTCTATGGGTTATAAGGGAATTAACTTGCGCGAGGGCGATGAAGTTATCACAGCTCTTCCAATCCGCAATCCTGATGATGATATTGCAATTTTCTCAAATAGCGGTCTTGGTAGACGAATTTCTTTGAAGAGTTTTACTCCTCAAACAAGAAATGGACGTGGAGTTGTGTACGCGAAAAACGCAGACGCAGCTGCCGCATGCCTGGTAACAGATGGAGATTTAATCCTCGTCTGCGGTGATAAGTCTTCTCTCTGTATCAAAGCTGAAGAGCTTATGGAAACAGAATCTAAGACTACTGTTGGAAATATTGTAATCAAAGGAAATACACGAATTACAGGAGTAAGTAAAGTATGAGATTTCCCTTAATGACTCTTGGAGATTTTACATTCTTTGATGAACAGACTGGTAAAGGTTTTATTGGTGGCAAAATTGTTGCCACCAATAACCAAACCGGAGAAGAAGTCTCCAGAATCTATAAAAATTTTCATAACAAAAAAACTAATAAGTTTGATGTTTTAGCAGATTTGGTACATGAATTAGTACCACCACCCCCACCAGAGGAGGAAAATAATGGCGAATCTACCAAAGAAACGGAATCTGACATTTGAAGATGTCAATTATTATAAAGAAGATTTTGAAAATCTGATTTATATTTGCGATGCTTTTCCAATTACAATGGAAGAAATCGTAAAAATTTCTACTATTCTAGGAAAACTCGCTTTTTATGGTAAACTTGATGTGTATAAAAGAGTGCTTTACGATGCATCAAGGGTTGAATAATTAAAAAATTTTTTATATAATAAGAAATGTAAGGTAAGGTAAATATATGGAACAAACAGAAGTAATGAGACAATTAGTTGATAAATTAAATTATCTTACAAAAAAATATGATGAAGGAACCCCCGAAGTAAGCGATAAAGAGTGGGATGATTTGTACTTCCAACTCTTAGAACTTGAAACTGCTTTAGGGGCATATTATCCAGATTCTCCAACTAGAGCTGTTAATTATCAAGTAGTTAATGACTTAACAAAAGTTGAACATAATCATGCAATGCTTTCTCTTGATAAAACCAAGAGTCTTGATGACGTGACGAAGTTCGCCAATGGTAAGCAAATGTTAGCTATGGCAAAATGCGATGGATTGACATGCTCTATTAAATATACTAATGGACGTCTAGTATCTGCGGAAACTCGTGGCAATGGCGTGATCGGAGAAGATGTTCTCCACAATGCTCTCACAATTCCGACTATTCCTCATAAAATTCAATATCAGGATGATTTAATTCTTGATGGAGAAATTGTATGCTTGCATAGTGATTTCAAAGAATTTGAAGAAGAATATAAGAATCCTCGTAATTTTGCAGCGGGTAGTATTCGTCTATTAGACGCAAGCGAGTGCGCCAAAAGAAAATTAACCTTCGTAGTTTGGGAAGTAATTGAAGGATTTGAAGAAATTGATTCTCTACAAGAGCGTTTGGCTAAAATAGAGAAACTAGGTTTCTTTACAGTCCCATGCTTAAAAACTGCGATGATTACTGATGATGTAGTCGAAACTATTAAAACTTTAAGCCAAAATATTCCAATAGATGGAGTTGTTTTTAAGTTTGATAGTGTCTCTTTTGGCAAAACTCTTGGAGAAACTGCCCACCATCTTAAAAACGCTATTGCCTATAAATTCTATGATGAAGTTTATTCAACTACTTTACGCAGTATCGCATGGACAATGGGTAGAACTGGAGTTCTTACTCCAGTAGCATTATTTGATCCTGTAGATATTGATGGTACAGAAGTTGAACGAGCTAGTCTTCATAATTTAAGTATTCTTGAAGAAACTCTAGGTAAAACTCCATGGAACGGTCAACTTATTGGCGTTTTTAAAGCAAATATGATTATTCCACAAATTGGATGGGCAGATTTAGATACTGTTCCAGAAGAAAATAAGATAATTCCTATTTTAACGCATTGCCCAATTTGCGGCAGTCCGTTAAGAAAAAAACAAAATAATGATTCGGTCTTTTTAGAGTGTAGTAATGATGATTGCGATGGTAAGCTTATTAATCGCCTAGATCATTTCTGCGGAAAAAAGGGATTAGATATTAAAGGATTATCTAAGGCTACATTAGAAAAATTAGTCGATTGGGGCTGGGTAAATAGCCCAGTGGATATTTTTTACCTGGGAGAGCATCAAAAAGATTGGTCTGGAAAACCAGGCTTTGGAGAGAAATCTGTTCAAAATATTCTTGATGCTATTGAGGCAAGTAAAGAATGTAGTTTTGAATCGTTTATCTCCTCTCTTGGCATTCCTCTTATCGGAAGGAATGTAGCTAAAGATTTAGCAGGACATTTTGGCTGTTATGACTGCTTATATGAAGCAATTAAAGAAAATTACGATTTTTCTCAACTTCCAGGCTTTGGAGAAAGTAAATCTCAAGCTTTATTAAATTTTGATTATACGGAAGCAGATCAATTATATGGAATTCTTGACGTGCAAATGTCCGAAATAACAACAAATGATGCAAAATTACCTTTAAAAGATATGAAATTTGTAATTACAGGAACTGTAAAGCATTTCAAGAACAGAGCTGAATTGCAAGAATGCATCGAGAAAAATGGCGGCAAAGTTGTATCTACTATTTCTAAAAATGTTAATTATTTAATTAATAATGATGTAAATTCAACTTCATCTAAGAATGTCGCAGCAAAAAAGATGGGAATTCCAATCCTATCAGAAGACGAGTTTTTGGAGAAAATTTGATTGATTTTTCTAAAAATTTTTCGTACAATAAAATTGTAAAAATTAAGGATGAAAATTTTGTAATGAAACTAAAAGAACTCAAAAAGCTGGCTAAAGAAATCGTCACTTTAGAGCAAATTATCGATACGAATGAAGATGAAAAAGCCGTGAATAAGGCAAAGAACCGAATTATTGAAATTTCCGGCCATTTAGATCCGGAAGATATGATGCGTATCGACGAATTAGTTCAAGAACAAATGCAGAACCAATCTTGATTTTAAAAAAATTTTTTGATATAATTTTTACATAAGGTAAAGAAATTACCGAGAAATAAAAAAATATTTTTTAACAAGGAGAAATTTATTATGGCTATGAAGGAAAATTCTAAGAAGGTTCTTGAGTATTTGAAGACTATTAACGGTCAGGACGTTACCGCTGCTGATGTTGCCGACGCTCTCGGTCTTGAAAAGCGCTCTGTTGATGGTATTTTTACCTCTGCTATCCAGCGCAAGGGTCTCGGTATCCGTACCCCTGCTGAGATTGAGCTTGACGATGGCACCCACAAGGCTGTTAAGTTCCTTTCTCTTACCGATGCAGGTATGGCATTCGATCCCGATGCCGATGCTGAGTAATTAAAGCATAAATTATGCGGGGTGGGTTAATCGCCCACTCCGCATTTTTTATAATGATTATCCTATATGTACTTATCGGCCTACTTGTAGGAAGTCTTGGGATCTATTTACTACTTAGGCCGAAATTAAAAATTACTGCTCAAAAAAATATTGCTATAGAATAGGCAAATCAATAGCTTGAAATTCAAAATAGTAATTTGCTTGATGTTCAACAACATCGCAAAGAATTATTAGATAAAACAACTCAAGAATATCATGAAATGGGAGCCAAAAGAGAAGAAATCAAAAAGGCTCTTGAAGATTTGCGCGAAACATAGCAAAAAGCCGCTGAAGACTTATATAGTTAGGCTTTAAATATTGCCGAAAATTCATATGAAAAAGAAATTGACCGAATTAGTGATGACTTATTTCAACATCGCGAAGAAGCGAAAAATCTTTACCTTCAAGTCACTGAAGAGGCCGTCCAAGAGTTTGAAGAAGCTATTGAAGAAAAAGAAAAAGAATTTTCATATTGGAATGGACGAATTATTGCCTTACAAAAAGATGTATAGGTCGCTCTTGAAGCGGCTTAGCGCAAACTCGCCATGGAAACATAGCAAGACTATTATCGTGTATGTCTATCCGATGAAGATGTTACAGAGATAAAACGCTTGCGCGAAGTGCTTCCATATTTGCGCGACAAAACTCCATTGAATAAAGTTATTTATAAAGTTTATTATGAACGACCATTAACAGACATGATTGGCAGAGTGGTCGGAACTGGTGTTCATACTGGTATTTATAAAATTACTAACATTAATAACGGAATGTGTTATGTAGGCCAAGCCGCAAACATTGCAGATCGCTGGAAACAGCATTGTAAACGCGGTGTTGGCGCAGAAGACTGGACCCAGAATAAACTTTACCCAGCTATGTATTCTCTTGGAGTTGAAAATTTTACTTTTGAGATTGTTGAAGAATGCAGTAGAGATGCTCTCAATGAGAGAGAAGATTATTGGCAAGATTATTTTCACGCAAAAGATTTTGGATATAGTATAAAATGAATGAAACTTATTATTATCAAAGAAGTGGCGAATTATATACTAAATATACCAAACGAGAAATTTGGGATATGATTGATCCAAGAGATACTACTACTTTTTTTCCATTTCTACAAGATATGAATTACCCATATATTGAAGAAGAGTGGAAAAAATTTCTTGACAAGTATGATCCAAAAGATGGTAGAATTATCGGACGGTATATTGCTCTTATGCGCCTTAAAGGATATCAACCATATACTTGGTCTGATTCTGCTTTTTTGAACGAATTGAGATAGCAAAAGAATATGAACGAATTTTTATATATGGAAGAAGTTTTATGCTACGGTGATACTTTGCCGATAGCATATCATAGCGCACTTGAAGTGTTACAGCAAGCCCCTATTGTTCCTTGTCCGGATTGGAATACAAATCAAAAGGAAATATCTGTCACTATGGTCGTTGGAAATCCATTAAAAGAACCAATGATTAGCAAACTATCTTTCTGTGATCCAGATAGCTTGGAACAATATCGTCAAGAAATGCTTGATGGTATTCTTGATTTTGAAATTGATAAAGGTAATTGGGTATATACTTATCACGATAGAATGGTAAAATATTGCGTTGGCGAAGAATGTGTAAATCAAATTCAATTTATTATTGATGAATTGAAGCGCAATCCATACTCTCGTCGTGCCGTAATTGACATTCGTAATAACGGTGAGGATATGTATAGTGACGATCCTGCCTGTTGGCAGCACGCCCAATTTTTCATTAGAGATAATAAACTTTATATGAAAGTTCTATTTCGCTCTAATGATGCTTGTAAAGCCGCTTTTATGAATGCTTTTGCGTTAATTATGCTCCAGAAGAGAATTGCTGATGAACTCGGTGTTGAAATGGGAACATATACACATAGGGCTAATAGCTTTCATTGTTATGAACGAGATTTCGATATGCTCGATGGTTATGTTAATAGAATCGCTCATGGTAGTGATGTGACATATTCATACGAGGACGATTGGAAGGAGCTAATGGAAGAGGCAAGACCTGAGATAGCTAAAAAAGTTGAATTTCTAAAAAATAAATGATATAATATATATATAAAGAAATGAAAAAGAGGTTATATAAGTTATGTCATTGAAACAAGATTTTATTAGTTATGTTGAAAGCAATTTTAGCAAGAACCCTATGCCCGAAAATTTAACTGAATATTGGGAAAAATTTAAGGGCGGCTCCAGCGGCGGAGATAAGCCGCAGTTTACCGAGAACGGTAAAAAAATTCTAACTTTCCTCCAGATGAATGCAGCTACTCGCACATGGAAGTCAAAAGATATCGCGGATGAAATGTTTATTTCTTCTCGCACAGTATCTGGCGCCATCCGCAAGCTGGTAACTGACGGATATGTGGAGAAAGTTGGTCAAGACCCTACAATATATTGCATTACCGAAAAAGGAATTAATGCACAAATTGAGTAAAAAATTGGTCAAAATCCTTTCATACTATAAAAATAATTTTTATATTTAATAGAATGGAGGATTGATAAATATGATCAATGTTACAGAGGTTTCTATACAAGACTATTTTAATAAAAATGAAGAAGATAAGCAAAAATTTTATGATTTGATTTTAATAAATAATAATAAAGTTTCATCTAATACTCATTATAAAACGGTTATTTCGCCTGCGCCGCAAGCAAAAATCCCAGAAAAATTTTTTCATCAATTACAAGGCAAATTAAAATATATTGCTCCACTACGAAAAAAGCATAAACAAAATGGTGGACTATCATTTTTAACCCTATGCGATTGTGGATAGTGGCATATTTTAGATGCGATAGATTTCAGAAAAGAAAAATAGACAATGTGTCCAACATGTAAATATAATAATATGACAACTATGAAGAATATTTCTGGATAGATTTTTGGATAGCTTTAGGCAATACGCCCATCATCAAAACGTGGTTCTGATGGTTCTGTATATTGGATTTGTCAGTGTATAGATTGCGGTAATCAGTAGGAAGTAATTAAATATAATTTAACTAAAAAAGGTCATTTATGTGCTGTTTGCGGAGAAAAATCTAAAGGAGAATATAAAGTTGCTCAAATGCTTTAGGAAAATAATTTATGTTTTATAAGAGAAAAAACATTTGAAGATTGTTTATTCCCAGATTCTTTCGCTCATGCAAAATTTGATTTTTTTGTAGATAATAAATATATTATTGAGATTGATGGATAGCATCATTTTTTTCCAGTGAAATATGGAAAAAATATAAGCGATCAAGATGCAAAATTATTATATAATAAAGTCCTTAATCACGATAGATACAAAAACCAATATTGTTTTTTGCATCAAATTCCTATTATTAGAATACCTTATTTAGCTATAGAAACTTTAAAGATAGAAGATTTAATGGTTGAAACAAGTAAATTTTTATTATATAATATAAGTATAAAAAATAATTAAGGAGAATAATAATTATGAAAACTATGATAAATAGCACACATGTCGAGGGCTTAGTTTACGAATCTACTCTTGAGCTTCGCGTTTCCGGCGAGAATTCTAAGAATCCCGGCACCGAGTTCATTATGGGTAATTTGAACATTGCAACTGATAATGACTGCACAAATATCGTTCCAGTGCATTTTACTTATGTGACCGCAACTACTTCCAAGGGTAATGCAAATGCTACCTTTGGCGTCCTCAAGGACATTATTGATGGTAAGATTGGGACCGTTATGGCTAATGGCGCAGAGAATGCGGGCAAGGTTCGCATCGATTCTGCTATCGGTCTTAATGAGTTCTATTCCGATAGAAATGGTAAGGAAGAGCTTGTAAGTGCAAAGCGTAATGAGGGTGGATTTGTTCATACTGTCGCTACTCTGAACGAAGACGAAAAAGCTCGTAATACTTTTACTGCTGATATGCTGATTACCAGCGTAACTCATGTTGATGCTGACGATCTTAAGGGAACTAAAGAGAAGGCTCTTGTTCGCGGCTGCGTTTTTGACTTCCGCAAAGCAGTTCTTCCTGTTGAGTTCTCTGTAACCAATGCTCGTGGTATGGATTATTTTGAGGGACTTGATGCTTCTCCTAAGACTCCTGTATTTACCAAGGTTTGGGGCCGTCAGGTTTCTAAGACCGTGACCAACGAGAAAATTGAGGAGTCTGGTTGGGGCGAAGCTAACGTTCAGACAAGCACCAGTACTCGTCGTGACTGGGTTATCACTGGTAGTAATACTGAGCCTTATGAGTGGGATAGCGAAGAGACTATCACAGCTAAGGAACTCACCGAGGCTATGGCAAATCGTGAAGTATATCTCGCTGGCATTAAGCAGCGTTAGGATGAGTATAAGGCAAGTAAGGCTGCTGCTCCCGCGGCGGCTCCTGCCACAGGTGGGTTCAACTTCTAAGAAGTTGAACCCCGGAAGTCTCTGTTGATATAACAACATATAAGAATTTATAAAAAGAGAAGAATTAACAGTATTAAAAAATAAGGAGACATAATTATGGCAGAAATTTCCCTACTTGACCTTAAACCACATTAGGTTTCTCGTGACCTGCGCGGTTATTCTGTAATGTTTTATGGAACATATAAAACAGGAAAAACAACTATCGCAAGTCATTTCCCAGGCGCCCTCTTATGCGCCTTTGAAAGAGGATATAATACTCTTCCCGGTGTTTATGCTCAGCAGATTCTTTCATGGGGCGATTTTAAAAAGGTTATTAACCAGTTAAAGCAACCTGCTGTTGCTGAGAAATTCCAGACTATCATCATTGATACTGGCGATATCGCATATGATATGTGTGTCAAATATATCTGTTCTAGAGAATCTACCGCAGATAAGGTCTATGAAACTATTGGCGATATTCCCTATGGCAAGGGTTATACTCTTGCCATGCAAGAATTTGATGAACAACTTCGTAAAATTCTCCAGTTAAATTATGGTCTTGTCATTATTTCTCATGATAAAGACAAGGTTTTTAAGGATGAAGCTGGCCAAGAATATAATAAAATCATTCCCACTATGGATAGTCGTGCTGCTCTTGTTTGCGAACGCACTTGTGACATTATTGGTTATGTTCGTGTTGTAAACACTGAAGAAGGTCAGCAGACTCGTCTTTTCATGCGTGGAACTCCTCGCTATGAAGCAGGTTCTCGATTCCGCTATACTCCAGATTCAATTGAGTTTACATACGATGCTCTTGTAAATGCAATTGCCGATGCTGTTGAAAAAGAGGCTTCACAGGGCGCAAATCGTGTAACTGATGAAAGTCAGGCTGCAAAAGTTTACGCTGAAGAAGAATCTTACGATTTCAAGGGTATGATGGACGAGTTCCAGAGTCTCTGTGGCACTCTGCTCCAGAAGAGTCCTAATATGCCGGCTAAGATTACTGCTATTGTTGATAAGCATCTTGGCAAGGGGAAGAAAGTTGGAGATTGCACCGAAGCAAATGCTCCACAGCTCGATCTTATTTTGTATGATTTGAGAGAGCTTAATAAGTAATATATCAGCCCCGCGGTTTTCTGCGGGGCTTGACTTTTATATAAATATATGGTATAATATTTATATAGAATGATGAAAGGGGGATTTATTGTTGGCCCATTATGTAACTTGCTCCATCTGTAATAAACGTTTTGACCGCGATAAATTTCCGGCAGTCCTGACCAGCTCAAGACGCTATGCTCATGCGTCCTGTGCTGGATAGCTATCTGAAGAAGACGCATAGAAAGAAAAAGATTATTTAGATTTAGAAGCATATATTATTAAGTTATTCAATTTAGAGCATATGGACGGTCGCATAACTCTTCAAATTAAGAAGTATATGCAAGACCATCCGGAGTATACATATTCAGGTATTAAAAGAACTTTACAATATTTTTATGAAGTAAAAGGCAATTCTATTGAAAAAGCGAATGGTGGAATTGGCATTGTTCCTTGGGTATACGATGAAGCAAAAAGATATTACTACAATCAATGGTTATTGAGCCAAAAGAATGCGGATAAAGATATTCAAGCATATACCCCAAAAGTAAAAGAAATAACTATCAAACCGCCAAAACGAGAACCGAAGAAGAAGAGAATCTTTATGTTCCTAGATGAAGAGGAGGTCAAAGACTGTGGCAAGTAAATATATTGATACAACCGCAATCATGTAGGTAATTGGTAATGTTTTTAATAATCCACAGCTTTTGGACTTTACAGATAAATATACAGTAAATGACGAAGATTTTCCAGACCAATTTCATAAAATAGCCTTTGGCGCAATTTATAAGCTTCATGAACTTGGCGTTCAGAAGATAACACTAAATGCGATTGCAGACTTTCTGGCGGCGAGACCTAAAAGTGAAGCGGTATTCAAACAGCAAAAAGGCGAGGAATGGTTGCTCAAAGTCGCAGAGAATTGCACACCAAATGCTTTTGATTATTACTACGATAGATTAAAAAAGTTTACTTTATTAAGAGCATATAACGCTTATGGAGTAGATGTTACTGATATATATGATCCAGACGACATTCTTGATACTAAGAAAAGACAAGCTCAAGAAGATAAATTAGATAATATGAGTCTGGTTCAAATAGCGGATTTAGTTGATAAAAAGATAGAGGATATTCGTCTTCGATTCGTTGATGAAGTAATTGACGAAGCGCAACAGGCTGGCGAAGGAATTTTTGAACTAATTCAAGGGTTCAAAGATAACCCAGAAGCAGGAGTATCTTTATATGGTCCGCTTATAAATACAGTAACCCGTGGCGCACGATTGAAGAAATTCTATCTGCGCTCGGCCGCTACTGGTGTCGGAAAATCTCGTTCAATGGTGGCGGATGCTTGTTATATCGGATGTAATAAGATGTATGATGAAATCTTCGGTTGGATTAAAACGGGACCAGCGCAGCCAACTTTATATATTGCAACCGAGCAAGATTTAACAGAAATTCAAACAATGATGCTTGCATTCTTATCCAATGTGAATGAAGAACATATCATTGATGGTAAGTATGAAGGCGATGAAGAAGAGCGCGTGATGGAAGCTGGAAGAATTCTTAAAGATTCTCCATTGTACGTAGAACATCTTCCCGATTTTTCGCTTCAAGATGTTGAGAACAAAATCAAGCGTAATATTCGTGATCACGATGTTAAATATATTTTCCACGACTATATTCATACTTCAATGAAGATTCTTGAAGAAATTACTCGTCGTAGCGGTGGCGTTAAGTTGCGTGAAGACAACATCTTATTCATGCTTTCTAACAAGATTAAAGATATATGTAATGAATATGGCGTATTTATTATGTCAGCGACTCAGCTAAATGCTGATTATCAAACTAGCGAGACTCCAGACCAAAACTTACTTCGTGGCGCAAAGAGCATCGCCGATAAGATTGACTTCGGCGCGATTATGCTTCTTGTAAAAGATGATGATAAGAAAGGTTTGGAAAAGATACTCGCTACTGGAACGTTTGAAGTTCCAACGATTAAGATTTCAATTTATAAAAACCGCCGAGGAAGATATAAAGGAATCTACCTTTGGTGTAAAGCAGATTTAGGCACCTGCCGCATTAAACCAATGTTCGCAACGGGATGGGATTATGAACTTATCCCGATTGATGATACAAGAATACATATAGCAAGCGCATTTCCAGATGATGAAGATGAAGATTAAGGAGAAAAATTATGCTTAGAAAAAGTGAAAAGTTTGGAACAAGTATTATGAAGCTCGGCTCTGAAACTGGTAGAGTCGGGTCCGTAGAGTATCAGATGCCGCAGAAGATGGCTGATATGCTCCTAAAAGAGCGTAAGGGCCAGGACAAGAATATGCGTCCGCAGGACTTTCTTGTGAAATATGTTAATGACGAATGTCGTCTACTTTATAAGTGCGTGAAGGTGACCACTATCTAATGTTAGTCTTTGATAAACAAGAAATAAGAGACAGTTTATCAATCGACGATATTTTTGACCTTCTAGAAGAGTGGGGCGGTGAGCCAGAACATTGTCCAACTGGCCTCATCGCCCGTACTATTTGTCATAACTTGCTAACAGATGAAGCATCACGCAAATTATATTATTACGAGAACACTGGGCTATTTAGATGTTATACAGGGTGTGAAGATCCAGTCTTCGACATTTTCCAACTCTGTATAAAAGTAATGAATCTCCAGCATAATGTCGTATACGATTTAAATGATGCGGTCAGATGGGTGGCAAGAAGATTCGGTTTATCTGGCAGAGAAGAAGATAGCCCAGAAGAAGAAGGACTTGAGGATTGGAAAATTTTAGCAAACTATTCACGTATTTAGGATATACAAACTGCAGCTCCTCATGTCGTTCTCGAAGAATATGATGATACAATTCTAACTCGATTTAATTATAATGTAAAGATAAAACCTTGGCTTGATGAAGGCATTTCTCAATAGGCGATTGAGCATGCCGAGATTGGCTTCTATCCAGGAGATGCACAAATCACTATTCCACATTTTGATAAGAATGGCAGATTTATCGGTCTGCGCGGACGCACAGTAGTTGCGGAAGATGCAGAAAAATATGGCAAGTATCGTCCCATAAAAGTCAATGGGCAAATGTATAATCATCCCCTTGGATTAAATCTTTATAATTTCAATAATAGTCGTTGTATTATTCCAAAGATGCGTAAAGCGATTGTTTTTGAGGGTGAACTATTCGCCCTAGTCTACTTTTCCCAGTTGCTACTGGGGGTCTGCGCGAAGGGAAAAATTCCCGTCAATTTTTGGAAAGGCGCAGGCTAACGGGGAAGCCTAAAAATTTTATAAATTCATGGTAATCCCGTGGGAAAATCTGTTTAAACATCTAACTTCATTTTTCATATATCAGTGAGAAAAGGAGTTGATTGTATGAACGTTATTTATGCTTATAAAAAGAAAAGTATAGATAAGATTGTTTATGTTGGTTAGACAAATAATTTAGAATATAGACATAAACAACATATTTATTATGATCCATTTAATATTAATAATCCAGAGTATGAATATCCTCTTAGTAGAGGAATTCGTAAATATGGCGAAGAAGAATATTAGTTAATTGTTTTAGAAGAAAATATTCCAGATGATAAAATAAATGAACGAGAAATTTATTGGATAAAATATTATAATACATATTTTGATGGTTATAATCAATCTACTGGTGGCACTAGCCCAGTAAAACCAATATATACAGATGATGAAGTGAATTAGGTAATTGAAATGTTAAAAGATGAAAGTTATTCATTTAATGATATTTCAAAGAAAACAGGATTTTCGTTAACTCATATTTATAATATAAATACTGGAAAAAGGCGCCCACAGCCAAATATACAATATCCAATTCGTTCAAATAAAACAAAAGGGACAAAAGGATTAAAATTTTCTCCGGAAGAGTGTAAAAAAATTCACGAAGAAATATTAAAAAATGATAAAACATTAAAAGAACTTGGAGAAATGTTTAACTGTTCTTCTTCAACAATATCTGATATTATTAATGGAAAAACTTAGGCATATAAATTAGAAGGTTATTCTTATCCATTAAGAAATAATCGTTCTATAGGGGCTAAATAGATGTGGAAAAACAGATAAACCTGTATCGACTATCCCGATAAAGGGAGTAGGAGTATTATTAGCACATACTCCGAAATAGTAGCAGTTTTAAAAACTGGAAGATATAGTCAGTGCCGTTGGAAACAATGGAATAACACGGAAAAAAGTTGTTTGTTGTATCAAACATATTTTGGATTTGAAAATGATATTTCTGTCGCTTGTTGCGGCAGTAGCTTATCTTCCTATCAGACGCAACTTCTTATTGATGCCGGGGCGCAAGAAATTATCGTCGCTTTTGATAGATAGTTTCAAAATGTTGGTGATGATGAATATTGCCATTTAGTAAATAATCTAAAAAAGATTCAAATGAAATATAAGAACTATGTAAATATCTCTTATATCCTCGATCGCAAGAAGATAACCGGATATAAGTGCAGTCCAATTGATTGCGGACGAGAAAAATTTTTGGTATTATATAAGGAGAGGGTTCAGTGAAGGGAATCATATGGTATTATACAAGCGAAGATATTGGACTATAGCGATTAGAAAAATTAATTGAAGAGTATCGCTCCATTAGGATAGAAGTAGTTCATCGAACAAAAAGAGAAGTTGCTTTTGATAATGGAGATCTTTGGAGAATTGCTCCATGCAACGATCACAGCAGAGGCCAATCTTGTAATGTCGCTTTAATTGAACGAGGAACTCCAAAAGAAGTTGAATAGGTTAGGATTATGCCTTGCATTAAGCAACGCCCTTATCGTGCCTATAATTATTACTAAGGAGATAGTGAATGAAAAAGAGGCTTTCTGGATAGTGGTAAATGTGAAAGGAGGTTGATTTTCTATGGAATATCAACTTTTGAAGCCAAGCATCCCGGTACAACACGATTTTTCACCGGTCGAATTGGTCTTCGCGAACAGAGGAATGTTTCCCTCTGACATTTATCATTATCTCCACACAACAAGAGAAGATATTCTCGATCCTAGTTTATTAGACAATATTGACTAGGGTGCGAAAATGTTCGTGCGACACCTGGCTGCAGGCGACAAGATTTTCGTATAGGTTGATAGCGATGTAGATGGTTATACATCTGCGGCAGCCATCATCAACTATGCAAATCGAATTGCTCCAGGCCATGCGCAGTAGAATATCTCCTACCGTATCCACGATGGAAAAGAACATGGAATTATTTTAGATACAATTCCAGAAGATGTAAAATTAGTTATAGTTCCGGATGCGGGAAGCAACGACTACGAGCAACATAAAATTTTACACGATAAAGGTGTAGATGTTCTTGTAATCGATCACCACGAAGCCGACAAGGTTTCAGCCGACGCCTGCATAATTAACAACCAGTTGAGCAGTCAGTACTCAAATAAGACACTCTCTGGAGTTGGTGTTGTTTACAAATTTTGTCAATATATTGACAAATTCCTTGATAAAAATTATGCAGATGATTTGCTTGACCTTGTTGCTGTTGGCATGGTCTCTGATATGATGGATTTGAGAAGTTTTGAGACAAGAGAACTTATTAGTCTTGGCGCTAATTAGTTAAGAAATCCATTTATCATTGATTTTGTCAATGCGTAGAGTTATTCCTTAAAAGGAGAGGTTACACCTTTTGGAATTTCTTTCTACATCGCCCCATATATCAATGCCACAATCCGCGTTGGTACATTGGACGAAAAACTGCTCTTATTTGAATCAATGTTAGACTTTAAATCATATGAGTCTATTCCTTCAACTAAGCGTGGTTGTAAGGGACAATTTGAAACAAGAGTAGAGCAGGCTTGTAGAAATTGCAAAAATATCAAGAATAGGCAAACAAAAGCAAGAGATACAAGCCTTGAAGTAATTGAAGGAATCATTGAGAGAGATAATCTTTTGTCGCACCCAATTTTGATTATTCAACTTGATAATCCAGTAGAAGAGAATCTAACCGGATTGATTGCTAACCAAATCATGGGTAAATATATGCGGCCGGTGCTTCTACTCAATCGACACGTTGAGATTGATGAAGAAACAGGCGAAGTAACAAAGTTCGCTTGGCGTGGCTCTGGTCGTAATGCGACTTATTCTAAACTCGCTAATCTGCGTGAGTTTCTATCTGAAAGTGGTCTTGTAGAATACGCTCAAGGACACGCATCAGCTTTTGGCGTGAGTATTTTAGATGAAAATTTAGAAGCATTTAAGAATTATATTGATGAAAAATTAAAAGATTTTGATTTTAATAACTGTTACCGTGTTGATTTTATTTGGATTGCTAATGAAGTAGAAAAATATAAACAAGACATAATGGATATTGGTAAGCTTGGGGCGTTTTGGGGTCAAGGATTACCTGAACCACAAGTGGCTATTGAAACCATTCAAGTCAGAAGCGCAAACTTACAACTTATGTCGCCGGATAAAAAACCAACATTAAAGATTACTCTCCCTGGTGGTTTGACTTTGATTAAGTTCGGGTCGAGTCAAGAAGAATATGAAAGCTTATATTCTGAAACAGGTTGTATAACAATTAATGTCGTTGGCACTTGTAACCTCAATGAGTGGAACGGCAATTTCAGTCCTCAAATTATTATTGAAGATTATGAGATTGTTAATAAATCAGCTTATTATTTTTAATCGACCTAATTAAAAAAATTAGGAGAGGTTTAACTATGAATATTCCATACAAAAAAGAAATAAAGATTTGCTTTACTTGTGCATTATTGATTGCCCTTATTTTAGGACTAATTAGTTTGTGTTGTTGTAGAGCAAATGCTGCATCGCCATTTATTGAAACACCAGATTTAAGCATTGATGGTTTTATGAGTTCATATACAGATAATTTTATTTTGCAGCAAAAACAAGAATATGCTCATACAATGGCTGAATGTGCACGAAATCTCGGCTATCCAGAAGATTGTGAAACTATTGTAAATGCAAAAAAAGAATGGTCTAACTGTGAAGAACAAATTAAAAAGAACTTAGAAAAAGAACAAGTCTGGAAAGAAAAATTTGAAGAATATCCTTATGCAACTTATATTTGGTTATATTTTACAAAAGGACTTGGTTATAGTGAAGAAGTCACAGCAGGTATCCTTGGAAATATTATGACTGAATGCGGCGGGGGAGGAACTTTAAATCTTCATTATTGGGCATATGGTTCTGGTGGTTTTTATTATGGTATGTGTCAATGGGGTAAAACATGGTTTCCAGAAGTTAGAGGAATGAATTTAATTGAACAGTGTGATTATTTGGCTGGTAATATTGAAACTCAAATAAATGCTTTTGGTAAATCATATGGAAAAGCAGATGCTTTTTCAGAATTTTTAGAATTAACCTCTTGTCGAGATGCTGCTCTAATGTTCGCTCAATTATATGAGGCTTGTAGTTCAGCCGGATATGGTTTTCGCCAAAACTGTGCTGAAAAGGCATATGAGTATTTTACAACGGGGTTGAATTAATCAACCCCGTTTTTTTATGGAGAACGATATGACAGATTATGAAGATTTAATTATGACAATATCGGCGGTAGCTTCGCGCATTGGTGTATCTGCGCAAGAAGCCGGTGATGCACTTCGCGCATTAAGTGAAGCCCTTATGGATGAATATGAAAAATATCAAGTTGATGAAGAGACAATAGATAAATTCAATAGAATAGGTTGTACTTCATTTCGCATGAGTCCAGAGGAAATAAACAATTTACATAGAAATGCAATATCAATGCTTGAGAATAGTAAAGGTGTTGACCTGCTCGCGCCGGAGACGCCCAGCACATCCGAAATCCAAAACGAAAAAACCGTTTTCGATTTTTTAGAGCCAAAAGCAGTAAAATTAGGTATTAATATTTTCGACCTAATGGACGACAAGACCGATTGCATCACGCCGCTTGACAACAATGAATTTTTATGATATAATATATATAGAAATAAAAGTATAGGAGAATTGAAATGTCTGCATAGGACTATATTGATCACGAGTGTAAGTATGATGAAGCGCTTAAATATAATGTAGAATGTTTAGATAAATATGATTTTTGTGAATTTTTAAACGATGGAAGAAGTCTATACGATATATGTAATGCTATTGAAGATAAGTATGATAATGAATTTTTAGAAAAATTTGGAATCTATGTTTTTGATAGTATAAGCAATGAAGATCTTACTTATTATTTTAAAAGTAGATATAACGTATGGTTTCAAGAATATACAGATTGGGTGGTGAGACACGATAATGGAGCTTACGAGAAAACAAGAAGAATAACAAAAAAACAGGACAAAGTAGATTAAATAATTATTTTAATTTTTCATATATAATAGAAAAATTAAAGGAGGATTTGCAATGATAGGTTCTGTTTTTGGAAGTTATCTTGTCTTAGAATAGGATAAAGTCTCACATCCATCTGCGGCCGCACGCTACTGGAAGATTAAATGTATTTATTGTGGAGAGGAAAAGATTATCCGTTCTGATACATTAAAAAAATGCCCTATTTGTAAATGCCAAAAAGATAAGATGATAGGGAATACTTTTGGAGATTTTTTAGTATTAGAAAAATCTAAAGAAAAAGCAAAAGATAATTGTTTAAAATATAAATGCAAATGCATTCATTGTGGCAATATTGAAGAAGTGGCAAGTAATGTATTAAGATCTCAACGTAAGCACTGTAGCAATTGTCATATTCGTGCATCAACATTAATTGATTTAACCGGTAAAACATATGGATTTTTAAAAGTTTTATATAGAGATACTAATCCAATTTATATGGGACACGAAAATGATGCTTATTGGGTGTGCCAATGCTTAAAATGTGGTAGTATAAAAACAATCAGAGGTTATTCATTACGGAATGGATTAACACAGTCATGTGGCTGTATTAAAAGTTTTGGTGAAGAACAAATCGCCACAATATTAACAAATAATAATATTCTATTTTAGCGGGAATATATATTTAATGATTGTTATTTAACTAATAAAAAAAATAAATTACGATTTGATTTTGCTATTTTTAATACTGATGGCACTCTATCTCATCTTGTTGAATACGATGGTAAACAACATTTTGAAGAAAATATACGAAATAGCGGCTGGAATACAAAAGATAATTATTAGCAAACCCATTTACGAGACGAGTATAAAAATAATTATTGCCAATCTCATCATATTAAGTTAATTCGTATAAGATATAATGAAGAAATAACCTTATAGAAAATATTAGGAGAATGAAAAAAATGGAATTAAGTAGAAAACAAGAGGAGGGACTGCAAACTGTGTTAGCCAGATATAAAGCGGGTGAAAAATATACCGTAATATCTGGCTACGCTTAAAGCAGGAAGCGGAAAATCGACGTTAATAAAATTCATTATCGCTGCGATGAAGCTCTACCCAAACGAAGTAAGATATATCGCTTATACGGGTAAGGCCGCGAATGTATTAAAAAATAAGGGATGCGAAGGTGCTACTACCGCGCACAAACTCATTTATCACGCAAAGCTAATGCCCAATGGAAAATATATTTTTACTCCAAAAAAAATAACCGAAATGGAAAGAGAAATTAAGGTTGTAGTTGTAGACGAGGTTTCGATGTTGCCAAAATCTATGTGGGATTTACTATGTCAGTATAATTTCTACATCATAGCCTGCGGCGACCCGGAACAGCTACCTCCTGTACCAGATGGTAAGGAAGATCCAGACAATCACGTTTTGGATAATCCTCACATCTTCCTTGACGAGATTATGCGTCAGGCCCAAGAGAGTGAGATTATTCGTCTCTCAATGCACATAAGAGAAGGTAAGCCTTTATTTACCTTTCCTGTGTAGAATGAGCAGGTTATGATTTTTGATAAGAAAGACGTAACAGATTCAATGCTACTCTGGGCTGATCAAGTATTGTGCGCGACCAATAGAAATAAGGTTGCTCTCAATCAGCGTATGCGGCAAGCCTATAACTTCCTACCCGAAACTCAAGTCGGAGACAAAATTATCAATGTTCATAATGAATGGGACATATGCTCAAATCTTGAGAACCCATTAACTAATGGGGTAATTGGTAAGATATTACAAATGGAAATGCAAGAATGGGAATATCCTTATTGGTTGCGCAATGAAGTACTGCGTGTTCCTATCCTTGTCGCTACTATCTCCGGAGACGAAGAGGGTGAAGCATTTCAGATGCTGCCTTTTGACTATAATGAGATAGCAACAGGACAGCCGAGTTTGAGCGGCAAAGAAGAGTATACAATTATGAAGCGACTGGAAATGGCTGTTCCGCTTCATGCAAATTATGGTTATGCCATTACCGTATGGAAAGCGCAAGGTAGCGAGTGGGGTAAGGTTTTACTCTTCCAGGAACCTGGCTGGCCGAAGCAGCCAGACGATCGCCGCAGATATATGTATACCGGCATAACAAGAGCAGTAGATAAATTAGTGGTGGTGTCATAATGGGACAATATAGTAATAAAGGATTATATAACTCTTACAGAAAAAACAACAAAGAAAGAGCTGAACTTGACTACTATGCAACTCCAACGGCAGAAGTTGAGAATATTCTTAATGCTCTTAACTATAATTTTAACGGTCTTAGTATTCTTGAGCCTTGCGTTGGAGGCGGCCATATGCTTGATGGTATCATTAATTATTGCGATCAACGTGGCCAGACTCCTAAGTCTATTATCGGGACCGAATGGGCAGACAGGGGATATCGCAACGACAGATGTAATCTCACTTATGGCCTTGATTTTCTTGATGATAATTACCCTGCTAGCAAAGCAGACGTAATTGTTATGAATCCTCCTTATGCAACTCTTGAGCCTTTCCTTATTCGCGCTCTTGAGATTGCGCAACGAGACTTAATTGTGCTTTGCCGCACACAGGTTCTCGAAGGAGCAAGCAGATATAAAAATATCTTTTCTACTAATCCTCCAGATCAAATCTATCAGTATATTGATAGAATTCAGTGCTGGAAGAATGGTAAGAAACCTACTGGTTCTTCTGCGCAAGCCTATTGCTGGCTAGTGTGGAAAGGCATGAATATCACTGGGACGTTAATTCGCCCGAATATAAAACCCCAGCTCAACTGGATTCACCGAGCAGATTGATTTATATAAAAATTTATGTTATAATATAAGTACAATAATAAAAGCGGAGGTTTTTTATGAAGTCATACTTCGGAGTTCATAATCATACAGCCGTGGGTTCAAATATTAGACTTATTGACTCAATCAACAAACCAGCAGACCTCATCGACAAAGCGATCGAGTTAGGACTCTCTGGGATTGCGATAACAGATCATGAATGTCTTTCGGCTCACGTAGAGGCTGAAAAGCATATGGCAGAAATAAAGGAAGCGCATCCAGATTTTAAACTGGCATTCGGCAATGAGATTTATCTTGTTGATGAAAGAAAACCAGGTCAAAAATATTATCACTTTATTTTAATTGCCAAGGATGCACTAGGTCATCGCGCACTTCGAGAACTAAGTTCAAGGGCGTGGATGAATTCGTATGTGGACCGCCGTATGGAGCGTGTTCCAACTACGAAAGAGGAGTTAAAAGAGATTGTAAATAAGTTCAAAGGTCATTTGATTGCAACAACCGCTTGTATTGGTGGAGAATTGCCAACTCTCGCATTGACTTATACAAAAGCAAGAATGGTAAATGATAACAACAATGCAATGTATTATTACAAAGAAATTGACAAGTTTTTGAACTATTGTTTGGAACTATTTGGAGAGGATTTTTACATTGAGTGCGCGCCGGGAACGGCCCCAGATCAGGTGGCGGCAAATAAAGCCTGTCGGAAAATTTCAGATTTTTATGGTATTAAAATGGTAGTCGGGACAGATGCGCACTACCTAGATAAAGACGCAAGGGCCGTTCATAAGGCTTACTTAAACTCCAAGGAAGGAGACCGCGAAGTCGATGCGTTTTATGAGTATACCTACCTTATGGATTACGATGAAGTTACGAATCTATTAGGTTTTACTTTTGATGGAGATATGGATTATGCATATCAAGTAGCGGATAACACTCTAGCAATACAAGAGAAGATACAAATGTATTCTCTCTTTCACAAACAAGATATCCCATCAGTAGAAGTACAGAATTATCCAAAGTCCGCGTGGTGGGGAGTAAATAACGACTACGCGAATGAAATGGAAAAGTACCCAACCTTAAAGAAACTATTCACATCTGACGATATTCAAGATAGATATTGGGTAAATCAATGTTGGGATAAACTCAACGAGATTGGCCATGGTTGGGATAATTATAATGAAACTGGCGATGATCGTTATCTCGTGGAGCTTGAAGAAGAGGCGCGAGTAAAGAGTGTCATTAGTGAAAAGTTAGAAACAAATATGTTCCGTTATCCAAATACACTTCAACACTATATTGATTTGATTTGGGATTGCGGTTCGATGGTAGGTGCCGGACGAGGTTCATCTTGTGCGGCGTTAAACCATTATTTGATGGGTATAACGCAGTTAGACCCGATTGAATGGGAGCTTCCATTCTTCCGTTATTTGAACGACGAGCGTGTTGAATTAGGCGATATTGATATTGATATCTGTCCTTCCAAGTGCGGTCTCGTCTTACAGAAGATTGCGGCTGAGCGCAGTCAGATGTTTAATGATGATGTTCCGGAATGGGCGAAGAAGTTGTTTGGTTGTACGAGAATCTCAACTTTTGGAACTGAAGGAACAAAGTCGGCAGTTTTGACAGCGTGCCGTGGTTATCGGTCTGAGGATTATCCCGATGGAATTGATGTTGATGAAGCGCAGTATATGGCATCATTGATTCCTCAAGAGCGTGGATTCTTGTGGCCGATTAAAGATGTTATCGAAGGAAATGAAGAGAAGAATCGTAAGCCAGTAGCAAGTTTCATTCGAGAAATCAATAATTATCCGGGACTTCTGGATATTGTTAAAGGTATTGAAGGCTTGGTAAGTAAGCGTAGTTCTCACGCATCAGGTATCGTTCTTTTCGATGGTGACCCATTCGAGCATAGCGCTTTTATGAAAACTCCAAAAGGAGAAATCATTACTCAATATAATCTGCACGATGCAGAGTATATGGGATTAACAAAATATGACTTCCTGGTAACAGAAGTTCAAGATAAAATCGTTCAAACAATCCAGTTCCTCCAGGAGGATGGAGAGATTGAAAAAGATTTAAGTCTGCGCGAAGTCTATAATAAGTATCTGCATCCAAGCGTATTGCCGATTAAAACAGATACAAAAATGTGGGATGCATTGGGCGATGTATCGGTTATCAATACATTCCAATTCGATAGCGCAGAGGGATCAAAGGCAGCAAAACAATTAAAACCACGAACTATCTTAGAGATGGCCGATGCCAATGGTCTGATTCGTCTGATGGGCGAGGAAGGGCAGGAGCGCCCGATTGATAAGTATTATCGTTATAAAAATGATATTAGTTTGTGGTACGAAGAGATGGATAACTTTGGTTTGACAAAAGCAGAACAGAAAACTTTGGAGCCATATTTTAAACCATCTTATGGTGTTCCACCTAGCCAAGAGCAGTTAATGAAGATGCTGATGGATCCAAACATCTGCGGATTCACCTTGGGAGAGGCGAACAACGCACGTAAAATCGTCGGTAAGAAGCAGATGAAAAAGATTCCAGCACTTCGTGAGCAGGTTCTCAAGCAGGCGAAGAGTCCGCGTCTCGGCCAGTATATTTGGAGATTTGGGGCTGGGCCGCAGATGGGTTATTCATTCTCTGTTATTCACGCACTCGCATATAGCTTCGTCGGGGCGCAAACATTGTATCTCGGCACTCATTGGAATCCAATCTATTGGGATACGGCATGTCTGGTGGTTAATAGTGGTTCTCTTGAGGACGCGGTTGATGAAGACGGTGAAGCGCTCTATGATGAAGAGATAGAGGAAGAAGCTACCGATGATAAGAAAAAGAAAGCAACAAGTACTGACTATGGTAAAGTCGCAAAAGCATTGAATGATATTATCAATGCCGGTATTAACGTCAGTCTTGTGAATATAAACGGTTCTGACTTTGGTTTTAAGCCAGACGTAAAGAACAATCGAATCCTCTTTGGTATGAAAGCATTACTGAATGTAAATGATGATTTGGTAAAACGAATCATTGATAATCGTCCATATAGAGGAATTAAAGATTTTTATAAAAGAATCAAGCCAACTAAGCAAGCAATGGTCTCTCTTATAAAGGCTGGCGCCTTTGATGATATGATGGAGAGAAAAATTGCGATGGCATGGTATATCTGGGAAACTTGCGATAAAAAATCAAGATTGACTTTGCAGAATTTCCCAACGTTAGTAAAACAAGATATGGTTCCGAAGGATACGCCAGAAAGAGAGGCCGCGTATTCAATATATGAATTTAATCGGTATCTTAAAGCCATATGTAAAACTAAAGAGTATCCTAATGATTATCGCCTTGATCCTCGCGCAATTGAATTTCTTTATAAGATGGGATTTGAAAATCTGATAGTAGATGATAATCTTTTGGATATGAAGAAATGGGATAAGAAGTACCAAGGATTCATGGACGTATTCAGAGAGTGGCTGCGCGCAGACGGCGATGAGATTCTAAATGAACTTAATACGAGAATTTTCAAAGCCGACTGGGACAAGTATGCAGGCGACGCAAATTATTCTGCATGGGAAATGGAAGTTCTTTGTTTCTATAAGCATGAACACGAACTCGCGCATGTTGATATGAAGAAATATGGTTTGAGTAATTTCAGCGAGTTGCCAGAAGATCCAGAAGTAGAGAGAACATTCTACAAGGCAAATAAAGCAATCAATATATTCAAACTGAGCCGTATTGCAGGAACCTGTATAGCAAAAAATAAAGTAAAGAGCGTAGTTACAATTCTAACAACTGATGGCGTTGTTAATGTCAAGTTCAGAAAAGAATATTTCGCATTGTTCGATAAGAGAATTTCTGAGCGTGGCGAAGATGGTGTAAAGCACGTCGTTGAAAAGAGTTGGTTTGATAGGGGAAGTATGATTATGGTACAGGGTATCCGGTCTGGTGATACATTCATCACAAAGAAGTATGCATCAACAGTTGGGCATCAATTGTATCATATTATTGAAGTAACTCCAAGTGGAGATTTGATTCTTCAGAACGAAAGATATAAAGGGGAGGGTGGAGAATGACCGTTGAAGAATGCGTAAAGAAATATCATTACAAGCCACTCCCAAGTGAGATTTCAGCCAAGTAGAGATTACTCTACTTGGTGAATCTCCCCGCGTTTTATGAGGTAGATGGGAATTTAAATTGTAATATCTATGATAATTTATATAACTTAATTGCTCATGGATATTCCCGTGTGGTAATTGGTGATTATGGCGCCTATGTAGAAATACCATTAGAGAAAATGATATTAGACGACATTATCATAAAACCAGGACAAGAATATCGTTTTCAGCCAGAATATAAAAATGTAAAATATCATTGGTATTGTTTAAAAAATAACCCAGATATTAAAATCTACTACCAAAAACATCCAGTAGATTATGCGGATTATAAACCGGAAATGTTTTATATCTCTCCATATGAATTACGTATAGTAGGAGGTAAGATCAATGAATGATATGGTTAATCATCCTGCTCATTATACAGCCGGTGGTATTGAGTGTATTGATGCACTCGCAGCCGCCACTGTAGATTTGACCGGGATTGAAGCGGTATGCACCGCGAACGCAATTAAATATTTATGGCGCTGGAAACTAAAGAATGGTGCAGAAGATTTAAAAAAGGCTTAGTGGTATATCAATTATCTAATTGAACATCTGGACAAAGATGATTAAAAATTCAATCTGAAACTCTAAATATATTGATAAACCTGTAGGAAAAAATACAAGATTTAGTATGGAGGATTGAAATGATTAAAGTAGTAAAAAGAGATGGAACAGAAGTTCCATTTGATAAACAAAAAATTATAAACGCAATCAATGCGGCTTTCATTGAGGTTGATGGGCAACTTTATGAAGATGATACTGCAAAAGATATTGCAAATGAAATTGCCTAGAAATGTAATGATACAGGAGTAACCGTAGAAGATATTTAGGATGCGGTTGAGCAATATTTAATGCGTTCTGAGCGACCAGATGTTGCTCGCGCATATATTCGCTATCGTTATAAAAAAGAAGTTGCCAGAGATGTCAAAAGCGATTTCTTTGATGCTATTGGAGAAAAACTCGAAGCGAGAAATGTTCAAAATCAAAATGCAAATGTTGATGAACGCTCTTTTGGAGGTCGTATTGGCGAAGCATCTTCTTATATGACTAAACAATATGCGTTAGATAATCTAATATCAAAAATGGCAAGAGAGAATCATGAAGGTAATATGATTTATATTCATGACCTTGATGCATATGCAGTTGGTTCTCATAATTGTCTAAGCATTCCTTTTGATGATTTACTTGCAAATGGATTTAATACTCGTCAAACAGACGTGCGGCCGGCCGGTTCAGTGAACACCGCGTTCCAGCTCGTAGCAGTGATTTTTCAGTTGCAAAGTCTGCAACAGTTTGGTGGAGTAAGTGCTACCCATCTTGATTGGACAATGGTACCATATGTGCGCAAGTCTTTTCATAAACATTTTAGAGATGGAATTGTTTGGGTTGAACACAGAATTCTTGACTGTACACCACCTGATGGGGTAGAAATTACTGATTTAGCTATTGATGGGGAATTTTATAAAGATCTTAAATGCCCGAATGCTTATGATTATGCTATGGTAATGACGGAAAGAGAAGTCCATCAAGCGGTTGAGGGAATGTATCATAACCTTAATACCCTTCAATCCAGAAGCGGCAATCAACTTCCATTTACCTCAATCAATTACGGTACTTGCACTCTTCCAGAAGGAAGAATGGTAACTGAAGCATTACTCAATGTTTCTATTGAAGGACTTGGAAAATTACATAAAACATCTATATTTCCGTGTGGAATTTTCCAGTTGATGAAAGGAGTTAATCGTAAGCCAGGAGATCCAAACTATGATCTCTATCAATTAGCTCTTGAATCAACTGCTAAAAGACTTTATCCAAACTATGCAAATGTGGACTGGTCTGGAAATGCTGGATACGATAAAAACGACCCACGGACTTACTTTAGTACCATGGGATGCCGCACTGCGAATGGCTGGGATATTAACGGATTCGGACAACTCAAAGATGGACGTGGAAACATTTGTCCTGTAACTATTATCCTACCAACTCTTGCGATGATGGCAAAAAAGGGTGCAGAAAGTGTAAATGATCCATATATAACTGAAAAAGATTTAATTGATTGCTTTATGGATATCCTTGATGATAAAATCCATGAAGCAAAAGATATGTTAATTGAACGCTTTGAATGGATTTGCTCACAAGATCCATCAAGTGCAAAATTTATGTATGAAAATCATACAATGCTTGGCTATCATCCAGAAGAAGGAATTAAGAGCGCTCTTAAGCATGGAACTATTGTTATTGGTCAACTGGGCCTCGCAGAATGCCTTCAAATCCTAATTAAAACTGACCATACTACTCCAGAAGGAATGAAATTAGCCAAGAGGATTGAGCAATTATTTAAAGACCGTTGCGCCGAGTTTAAAGAAGAATATAAATTAAACTTTGGTGTATATTATACGCCTGCTGAAAATCTTTGCTATACTGCGTTAAAGAATTTCAGAAAGAAGTATGGTGTTATTCCAAATGTAAGTGATAAAGAGTTCTTTACAAATAGTATGCACGTTCCCGTCTGGCATCAACTCAGTCCATTTGAAAAGATTGATATTGAGAGCCAGTTAACCGGATATTCAAGTGCTGGTTGTATTACTTATGTAGAACTTGATGCCTCTGCAGTCCATAATACAGAAGCATTAGAGCAGATTGTAAATTACGCTATGGATCACGATATTCCATATTTCGCTATCAATGTACCGAGTGATACTTGCCTTGATTGCGGATTCCAGGGTGAGATAAATGATTCCTGTCCTGCTTGCGGCGGACGCAATATTTAGCAACTTCGTCGTGTCACCGGCTATCTGACCGGAAACTATACTACCGCTTTTAATCTTGGAAAACAAGATGAAGTTCATCATAGAACTAAGCACGTTGGAGTGATGGAGTAATGCGTTACGCAGGAATTATTAAGAATGATATTGCCGCAGGTAAAGGTATAAATCTCACATTTTTTACACAGGGTTGTCCATTCCACTGTCACGGATGTCACAACCCTGGCACCTGGGACTTTGATGGTGGTAAAGAATTTACGACTGATACATTAAAAGAACTTGTAGATAGTATGGATAAGAATGGTATTCCGAGAAATCTGAGTATCATGGGTGGCGAACCACTTTGTCCGGAAAATCTATTTTTAACACAATTAGTAATTACCACTATATTGGAAAAGTTCCCAAAAACAAAAGTATATGTTTGGACTGGATATACTTATGAAGAACTTGTTGAAAGACATGAACAGAAACTCGATTGGGTTTTAGATAATATTGATTATCTTATCGATGGGCCTTTCATCCTCGCAGAACGCGATATAACGCTGGAAATGAGGGGCAGCCGCAATCAGAGAATTTTGAATATGAGGGAATTAAGAAACAATGAATGAATTTAATTTTATTGGAACAGTAAAAACATTAGGAGATCTTGATAGTCAAGTTGCTAATCCTGGTGATTTTATAGTTTGTTTAGAAGATCAAAAAACTTATTAGTATAACGGAAAAGATTGGCGCTCTATTGAAATTGATGGCGGACTTAATATGTCACTATATGATATTAACAAGGGTGCTTTTGGTTCTATGAAACCATATACAAAAGAAAAGCTTGATCAGTTACAAACTAAAATAAATGATTGGGAAACCGGCAGCGATTATTTTATGTTACTATGCAATGACATTCGATATTATACCGTTCTGCGCAATACGCAACATAAGAAAGCTGACTTCTCAACTCTTGGTGAAGCTGTTGTTGAACTTCTTCTGGAAAGAAATTATACAATTCATTTTGATGATATTGCTTCAGATTATTTTGAAATATGGGTAAAGGATTGTGAGAATGGAGAAGTTTATATGTTCGCGCTATTTCCTTACGATTGGGGGGTAATTAACTATGGCTAAATTAGTTATTGGTGTTAGTATGTTTTCTATGAGTCAAAATATTTATAGAGTAGATGGAGATAAAATAGAAACTCTAGCAGCAACAGATTTAGAGCAGATCCCTGAAGCTGTAAACGCTTTAATGGGCAAGTTTGAAGATATTGATGAAATTGAACTTGATGGCCCAAATAAATATATTGAAAAATATGGTTATGATATTTTATTAGAATTAGAAAAAAATTATGCTGAAAGAAATGTGAGGGTAAAATTAAATGGCACGTTATTTAATCAATGATGTAACTACATATAGAGTTGGAACTGTTGAGGAAGTAGAAGAGCTGCATCAAGAACTGCTCAATGATAATACTTTTGAACTTACAGCTTTTAGTTATACAACGAAGTATATCAAAGTAAAAGGTGAAATCGCAGAAGAGTATCAGGTAGTAAAGGCTAAGAAAGTATTTAATAATGAAAAGGAGCCTGATACTGACGTAGAAGTTAAGTATGAGGTGAATTTCTGATGACAATGGATACCACTTTAATATATCCACGATTTGAACTGGTAAGTGATTTTGCTGACTAGCCAGAGTTGCTACCTGTACGAAGCACAAAATTTAGTGCTGGTTATGACTTTGTCGTGGCACAAGATACAATTGTTCCTGCGGCCGGAAATCAAATGGATTTGATTAATTCCTATATCCACTCTGAGAAAATTTCGGGTCGCATGGAATATAATCAACCATCACTTTTTACACTGGACGAAGTAGCCAAGATTACCAAGAGCGCTAAAGCGAAAGTTACTCTCGTTCCAACTGGAGTTAAGGCTTATATGCCAGAAGGAATGTTCCTACAAATCTCCGTACGCTCTTCTTGCCCACTAAAGCATTGGCTTATTTTAGGCAACGGCGTCGGAATTATTGATGCCGATTATTATAACAATCCGGATAATGAAGGACATATCTTCTTCCAGATTATCAATCTATTCCCACATGATATTCTTCTCCACAAGGGAGACAAAATCGGATAGGGTATCTTCCTGCCTTACTTTACAACATATGGAGATAACGTCGAAACCGAGCGCGAAGGCGGTTTTGGCTCAACAAGCAAATGAGAATACTTGCTCTAGATTAGGCCAGTCGCGTCTCAGGCTGGGCGATCTTCGATGAAGATAATCTTGAGCAGTATGGAAAGATTGATGTAAGTAAATATTATGAACTTGGCGAGAGACTCCACGTAATACGCCAAGAGGTAGAACATCTAATAGATGATGAGCATATTGATGCAGTTGTGCTTGAAGATATCTATATGGATGGTTAGAGAGTAAATAATGTATAGACTTTTAAAGCTCTCGCAGAAGTCTTTGGTGTTCTATATGAATTATGTGTAGATATGGAAAAACCGGTTGAAGCTGTCCTAGCTGGAACCTGGAAATCTACACTCGGAATTAAAGGCAAAACGAGACCCGATCAAAAAAGAAACGCACAAGAATGGGTAGTTCAAAATTACGGAGTAAAACCAACCCAGGATGAATGTGATGCCATCTGCATTGGCGCTCATAAAGTGCGCTCAATGGTAAATGATTGGGGAGAATAAGGAGGCAATAAGATGGCAATTTTAATTGGTAGCAAAATACTTGCTAGCGATATAGTTAATGGTCTTGGTAAAGTATAGACAGGTTCTTATACTGGAACAGGAGCTAGTGGTTCTAGTAGAAAAAATTCTATTACTTTTAATTTTACTCCAAAATTCGTATTGTTTTTTGGCGGAGGTCACTATGCCTCAAGTATCTGGGGGGATGTTGGGTATACCGGTGCTAATACTGGTTTTTCTTTTTGGATAAATACCGATCCAAACGTTATTTTTTTAGGTCCAGAATTAGATTTTAGTGATTAGCAAACCATTTATACTTCAGATTATACTAAAGCCTCTTTATCTGGAAATACATTATATTTTTGGACAGAGACAGGATCAGCGCAATCACCGGGGGCATATACCTAGAGCGGAAGCTATGTACAAAATGCTTCTGGTCTACAATTAAACGTCTATAACCTTAAATATAGATGGGTAGCTTTTGGTTAAGGAGATAAAAAATATGGAACTTAAAGAACTATTAACTACAATTACACAAACTGTAATTATTCCTCTTTTAATTGCTTTAGTTGGCTATGCCGTTAAATGGCTTAACGCAAAAGCTAATGAGATTAAGACAAAAACAAAAGATGAAACTACAAAAAAATACATTTCGATGCTTAATGATACAATTGTATCTGCGGTAATTGCTGTAAATCAGACGTATGTAGATGCACTTAAAGAAAAAAATGCTTTTGATATTGAAGCATAGAAAGAAGCATTTAATAGGGTATATGAAACTATTATCGCAACAATGACAGAGGAATCTGACAGATATTTAAGTGAAGCTATTGGCGATTTAGATGAATATATTAAAACAAAAATTGAAGAAGCGGTAAAAGAACATAAACTCGTAAAATAGTAAAAAAAATAAGGGCGACAGTCTTAATTGACTGTCGCCCTTATTTTTTTTATAATTGTTTATTAAACTTTTCAACTACACTCGCGTGTAAGGCATCTCCTCTATGGTTGCCACCAAGTCCTTTATAAGCAGCATAATCTTCCTCAAACTGCGCGTATTCTTGAATGGTGATAACATGGTCTGGCTTTAATAGTTCTTCACACATATCTCTAAACTATTTACCTTGGATAGATAAAATCCCAGTATTTAAATTTTCAATAGCAACAAAAATTGAACTTATCTCTTTATTAATCCTATCGTCTTCTTCTCGCAGCATTGCTACTTCGTCTTCTCGTTCTTGAATCAATCTATCCATAACTTCACTTTTAGCCTTCTCTTCGCGTTCTTTCCATTTCTCTTCAAAAGCGGCTTTTTGTAATTTTACATAATGCTTAGCAAATAATGCAATTCCACCAGCTATAAGCATGCAAAGCCAATTAACCCAATACTTTGCAATCCATTCTAAAACTTCCATTGTATCAAACTCCTCCTTTTATTTTGCTGTGGAAATTTATCAACCCTTTCAAAATATTTAAGTATTATGATACTACATTTAGTAAGTTCTGCCCGTTGGGAAAAATTTCCGGAAATTTTTGGGCGAAGAAGGAAAATGAATTAAAACTAAATCTCATATACTATTGCGGAAAGGGAAAAATTTCCGTGAATTTTTGGTAAAAGGAGGTTTAGCAATGCCATATCAACCACAGAACTATTATTATCAGCCCCCAACAACTCAGCCTCGTTAGCCTTTATTTGGGTTAAAAGGACGTCCAGTGACTGGGTTAGAAGAGGTAAGGGCTGCCGCAGTTGATTTTGATGGAACAGTTTCATTCTTTCCAGATTTGGCCAATGGAAAGATTTATACAAAGCAATGCAATGTAGATGGAACTGCATCGCTTAACATGTATGAAATTAAAGAAATCCCTGCGACTCCAGAAGCAAATCCAAATGTTTATGTAACCCGAAAAGAATTTAACTCCGTAATGGAAAACCTAAAACAGATATTGGCGCATGCTAATCTTGTGGAGGAAAAAAGTCCTGATCAAACTAAATCCGAACAAACTTCTACTCCTGAATTCAATTTTTAAGGAAAGAGAGGTTTCTTAAATGACGAATCCAATTATGCAGTTTATGCAAATGGTTAGAAGCGGCGGAAATCCAGAAGCAATGATGATGAATATGCTCCAATAGAAAGTAGGAAATAGCCCAGTGGGACAAAACCTATTAAAAATGGCGCAAAATAACGATGGAAAGGGGATTGAAAAAGTCGCTCGTAACTTGTGTGCGCAAAGAGGCCTCGACTTCGACAAAGAATTCGCTGCTTTTAAGCAGCAACTAGGATTATGAAGGAGGAAAACTCAATGTTTAACACAAGTGAAGGTTATAGTTTATCTGATATCGCTGCTGCTACAGGTAATCGTGGCGGCCTGTTCGGCGATGGTGCTGGTTTTGGCGGATGGTGGATCATTCTACTCTTCCTGTTTGCTTTTGGCGGCTGGGGCAATGGCTTCGGCGGAGGCTGGGGCAACAATGGCATAACCGCGGATGTTGGCTACAATTTTGATATGCATGATGTATCTTCTGGTATTAGAGATCTTGCTTCTAGCACAGCAAATGGTTTTTATAATCTTAATACCGGTTTACTGAATGGCTTCTCCGGTACTCAGGCTCAGATTTGTAATACCGGCTTTGATACCATTCAGGCTATTAATGGTCAGACCATTAGCGCACTTCAGAGCGCAAATGCACTTCAGGCTCAGCTTGCTGCACACAGCGCCGATGAACAACTCTGCTGCTGCCAGACTCAAGGCAAGATTGATTCCAATTTCGCAACTCTTAACTATAATCTTGCCACAGAAGCTTGCGCAGATCGCGCTGCGGTTACTACTGGCGTCCGTGATGTTATTGATAATCAGAACGCTAATACTCGTCAGATTCTTGACTTCTTAGTTCAGGATCGTATTACTGCTCTTACTACTGAAAATGCGGCTCTTAAAGGCCAGATTTCTCAAAGCGAGCAGAATGCTTATCTCATTAATGCTTTACGTCCAGCCGCAGAACCCGCATATCTTGTAGCAAATCCATACACCGGCACAATCGGCACCTATGGATATAATGCTATGTATGGCGGACCAGTTTGCAACGGATACATGGGTTAATTAAGGAGGTAAACGAATAATGGAAATAACTGCTAATGCGGCTCAGATAGTAGCCGTTAATCAGCCTGTTCTTTTTACCGAGACTGCTATTCCCGGTAATTGCTCTATGATTCATAGAGAGGGCAGTGGGTTAGTTGGCTTGCGCGGACTTCCTAATGGACAGTGTCGCGCAAGATTCCTCGTTGAATTCGGTGCTAATATTGCGGTGCCTACTGATGAAACAGTAGGCCCCGTAAGTCTCGCCATCGCAATCAACGGAGAACCAGTCGCTACTTCATAGATGATTTCAACTCCTGCTGCCGTTGAAGAATTTAATAACGTAGGAGCAAGTCTTTACATTGACGTTCCTATTGGTTGTTGCAGTCAGATCAGTGTTGAAAATACTGGAACTATTCCTGTAAGCGTTCAAAATGCTAATTTCATTATTGAGAGGGTGGCGTGATGGATCAGCTAAAAACAATTAAAGAACAATTAGTTATGTAGGTCCAAGGCCAAATGGGTGATTTACGCTGCGTAGATACCGAAGAACTTGGCGACGTAATTGATATGATTAAAGATCTTGCAGAAGCAATGTATTACTGTTCTGTAGCAGAAGCAATGGAAGATGCTAAAGAAGGTGAAGAAAAACGCCAAACTTATTATTATATGGAGAAATATTTACCTTATTATCCATATAATGGTAGAGAGGGTGATTATCACGACGGTAGAATGTATTATAATGGTGGTTCTTCTTCTGGTTCTGGTGGTAGCAGTCAAGGAGGGTCTCAAATGAGCGGTGGCAGTAGCAACTACTACGAAGAAACTTATCCTATGATGCACGATGAGCGTGAAGGTAAAGCTGGATAGAAGCGTAAGATGTATATGGAATCTAAAGCTATGAATCACGATTAGCCAAAAAAGATTCAAGAATTAGATGAATATATGAAAGAATTAACCAGCGATATTACAGAAATGATATCTGGAGCTTCCCCAGAAGAGAAAGCACTATTGCAGCGCAAGATGAACACTTTAGTAACTAAGTTACAAAATGTTTAAGATTAATGGGGTTTGGTGGGATGTGAAAAAAGTCTCACCAAACCATCCAAAAGTACGAAGATAGAATGGTTAGTATGCGCTTGCGGCATGCGATGATGATACTAAAACCATTTATCTAAGTTGGAGTATTCCAAAATGGAAGCTAAAAAAAGTTCTTTGCCATGAGATTACGCATGCGGCAATGTTTAGTTATAATGTCTATATGACAGTTGATTAGGAAGAGTTAGTAGCCGATTTAATTGCGACTTATGGTGAAGAAATTATTGAAGTAACCAATAGAATTTTCAGTAAAATAGCAAAATAAAAAAGGGAGATACCTTTATGGTATCTCCCTTTTTTTTTATTATCTAATTCTAATCCAAACTCGATCTTTTACTTCAACATTTCCAGTACCCCACGTCTCATAATCGGGAACTGCACTAATTGTGCCAATAATACGACTTGGATAATCTTTTTCTTCCTCTGGCGTCATAATTGAAACTGTACCATTTGGGCCAGAACATACAGGTTCTCCAATATGCTTGCGGAATTCTTCTCTGTCTTCATACGGGTAAGCTAAAACACGCCCAGAAGAAGCAATAGGTGTTTTACAATTATCTGTTTCACCGATTGCGAAACCAAAAGTATCTGAAACTATTTCACAACCAGGTTGAAGTCTATTATCAGTTAATACGAGAGTATCATCACCAACTTCGCGTACACAACGACCTGGTTCTAAAACTTCTGATTGACGATATTCTGCATAGTCATTCCATACTGCGCCGTAAACTTTTGAAGCATATACATTTGTTAAAGCAGTGCCACCATTACAAAAACGGTAAGCTGAAATCGTAGCACTAGATGTACCATCTGCCCACTTATATCCTACATGAATAGTATTACTACTAGAAAATTTATTATTAAATCTTATTTCATTTGTTGAAACTAAATTTAAATAATTTGCATAAGTAGCAGTCGTTGCGGTTGCTGCGTTACCAGATAAATTTGCTACTTTTAATGTTTGAGTCGAAGTCTAATAAGCAAAATTATCATCGTAAGCTGGACGGCCGGTTACATTATCATTATAAGCAAACCAGACTCTTCTCCATGTTGCACTAGATGATGCTGCATCTCCAGCAGCTAGATTTGTTAATTTACTTGCTGTTGCGGCATTACCAGAAATGCTAATCCCCCAAGTGCCACTGGCATTACTACCATCGGTAGCAGCTAATGTTTTAGAAGCACTTGGCAAAGTATAGGTAGCTCCACTTGTACCAGATATTTTCATGTACCATTTTGGATTATCATCTGTTGCACCGCTACAACTAGTTCCTCCAAAAGTGACAATCGGCTGGCTATGACAACAATCTAATAATCCTCTAGTGTCATTGCATCCCCACACGAGAGATGCACTATATGTCGCACTATTCCAAGCAGCTGGACTATTATTGTAAGCTATCGCAATAGAGGGTGAATAACCTCTACCATTAAGAGTTGCCCATCCTCCAGAAGATAATGAACCAGTATAGGCTTTAATATTAGCTTGTAAATAATATGAAGTTGCAGTAGGAACACCATTATTTATATAAACAGGTTGCGTTCCACTACCATATGTATTAACTAGTTTTTTTGCCTCATGGGATGTAAATAAATTTGACCCAGTAGCCATATTAATTCACCTCCTTATTACGATACATCCGCAGATGTAGCATCGGAAATCTCAGAACCGCGAATAACAAGAATATATCCACTTACATTGCCACCTACTGCAACGGTGGTATTTAATGTAATCGTACCTGCAGTACTGCCAGTTCCAGCAGAAGTCCAAGTGATACCTGCGCCCAGATTAGATTCTCCGCTAGTAATAATAATTTGAATTACATAAGAATTTACAGTAAAGGAAGCGTGAGTTAATATAACACCTTTCTTTCCACTATTAATTGTGAAAGGAACTTTCTAAACAATGGAAACTGCTGTTGGAACACCATCATTCCAGTAAACTGGAGTATAAGCATCGCCATAACTATCTGCCGTACCTATATATAATTTTTGCCATTTATACGTTGTATTACCAAGTGTTTGAAAATTGTTTGCCATTGGTAATAAACTACCCGCGAGTCTTTCATTACCATTCCAATCAAGGGTTCTGGCATTGGACTTACTAGAACTATCAACACCATTACCAACAATTTCAACATAAGATCCTCGACTTGCTGAATCATTGCCATGTCCAGTATCAGGTTTATTATACTATCCAAAAACATGCTAAACAGCAGCCTCAGCAGTAGTATAATATCCTTCTGCATGAGAATAATTACCACTAGCAGTTGTATGATATCCTTCTGAATGAGAGCCAGTACCACTAGCAGTCGTATTATCACCTATTGCACTTGAGCAATCGCCACTAGCAGTCGTATAATACCCCTCTGCATGAGCGTAAGTGCTCGCTGTCGTATGATCGCCCTCAGCATGCCCACACCAGCCATTAGCCGTAGTAGATAGTCCTTCGGCATGGGTAAAGCGACTACCAGCAGTGGTTGCATATCCTTCTGCGTGAGCATAATCATTTGTTGCATTGGTGCTTTCTCCTTCTGCATGTGAAGCATACCCCGAAGCTGTCGTATAAGAACCTTCTGCATGAGCACAATAGTTGCTGGCTACAGTAGTACATCCTTCTGCATGAGTATAATTACCACTAGCGGTTGTATCATATCCCTCAGCGGTTACATATGATCCTAATGTAGTTCCAGATTTTTGCCCGCCGTTTATCCAACCACCGATATGTTTTGAGTCAGGAATAATAACAATTCCACTATCGGCAAAAGTGCCATGAGTATCATTGTAATAGGCGATTGCATTCTATGTTGTTGTTAAGTCAGCAGCTGTAGCCGTTGCGGAATTACCACCATAGCTTGTAATAGCTGTTGGGACGCCTGCATTCCAATATATTGGCTCTGTAGATGAACCATAGCTATCTGATGGCAAATTCCAGTTAGCCATAATCCATCCAGGATTTGAACCACCAGTTCCCTCGGTATAAAAGAAAATAATAATAGAACCGGCATCCCAAGATTCCACCGAGGTATTACCTGCGGCTTTACCAAAACATTTATAAATTGGTACACTATCTTCTTCTCCATTAATGATTAATTCTGGATTTTCTGCGCTATTTTCGTGCGCAAAATAAACAGCGATCATTGAACCAACTTGTTGAGTCCAACCTTCTGTAGCGATAGTAATTTCTTTAAATCTTAAAGAGGCCGCAGTATTGCATACCGTGTAAGGTAGCATAAGTCCAGTCGTTGCAACATCAGAAAATTTACTATTTAACGGTACTCTGGTACCGGTTGTAGTACCATTACCATCCGTATCAATGTAAAATTTATTTGTTGTTGCATCAAAATAACAATATCCTTTATTATATGTAGCAGGTAAATTGTTATTTGAATCAATATTGTTAAAAATCTTAAAGAGTGCCAATCTTCAGCAACTCCTTTCTATATAAATCTATTCTAATTTATATAAAAAAAAAGCCAAATCTCATAAAGAGATTTGGCCTATATAAAAAAATTTAAAGGGAAAGGATAATTCCTTTCCCTTATGTATTAATCATTAAAAGCCTGGTATTCAGCAACTTCATCAATGAATTCTTCAATATCAGCTAAAATGGCAGCTCTGTTGTTTGCATAGGTATCACTATCATCAATATTGAAGCTAATATTAAAGTTGTTACCAGCACGGCTACCACTAAAATAGCCAATTTGAGCGCCATTAATAATGCAAGCGCCACTATAATTAGTATTCTTTGAATCGAGTCTAAGCATGGAAAAACCTCCTCGTTTATTATATATCTATTATAGCAAAAATTTCTTTTATTGTCAATATAAAAACATGGGGAAGAGTTAAAACCCTTCCCCATAATAATTATACATCTATCCAATAAACATTGCGCTTATTGATTTCATCAATCTTCTGATAGATATTCAATACTTCGCTTGGAGCGATCTGATAATATTCCTCATTCAGAATTTCTGTGCCAATGCCATAAAGAACCTTACTTGTCGCTGGCAAAGTAGAAAGATTATAAATAAACTTTGTATCGCCATCTGGAATATGCTCTTGACCATTATTATCAATATAGCTTTGAGCTACCGAATATTTGTCGATACGATAGAAGCGGAAAGAGAAGGTTACATCGCCTGGATAAGTAGTAACATTACCACTAATATTCCAAGGAATAATCATCTGATTTTCAAGTGGGCCACCAAAAGTGTCAGTATCAAAATAAGGAACATTATAAATATAACTTTCATTATTTGCGTTAATATACTGAACAACGCAGGTGGACTTAGATAAATCATAGTTGTCATAATAACGATCAACTACAAAGTACAATGTTTCAGCCTTATGGTCATGTGCCACACTTAAAAACTCTGGAGCTTCAATCTTTCTTGTATTTAAATCTATCTTATAAATTCTTTCAGTTGAGGGTAATAAGATCGCATTTTGTGGAGCGTTTTCATCTTGAACTCTATATAAAAGACGATTATACTCTTCTACTGGAGTAATCATTTGTTATTCGCTCCTCTCTATTATTAGACTTCAATTATGGGTTAACGAAGTTATAGAATGGAGTATAGTCAGAGTTGGTAGCTCCATTAAGATGGTTTGTCATAATGCAATAATAATATCCAGACTCTTCTGGTCTAAATGTTGCACTAGTCTCACCCTCGAGGAGAGTATCGGTCTCAGGCTCATACTCAGGAACATCTTCCTCGTCGCCCAAAGTAACCTTGTACCATTGATAAGTTTCATCATCGGAATGAATAATATCAGTGCTGAGGGTTACGCTCTGACCGACGATCTTCTGGAGTAATTGAATACCACCATAGTTGGCTCCAAGAGGCTCAAGCAGGATTGGCTTCTCTGGAGCGGCAGTTACACGATAAGGCTTGCTGTACTTCAATGCCTATGCAAGGTTACGATTGTTAATAACCTTAGCATAGAATACCTTATCATAATTAGCAAAATCATCGGCGGAAACACTGACCTCATAAGAATCGGCAAGAGCATCAGTAATCTTATATTCATCAGCAATCATTCCGCCAGCGTCTGGAGTTTCAGAATAAATCTGAGTGCCTTCTAAGCCATTATTATCTGCCTTATACCACTGATAAGTTAATTCAACAAGAGGGGTTGGAAGATCTTCGGCTTCTGCCTCTGCGATTTCTGGAGAAACAGCAGTTACATGAAGTTCAGCAGTGCGGCTATCACGATCTAAGAGAACATGAATAATATTTTCTTCCTCATTCACAGCATTATATTCAACGCCAGTAGAGCTTTCAACAGTATTCTCAGATTCTTCTGGGAGAATCTCTGGAATGTAAGGCATAGGAATGATAATTTTATAAGAATCCAAAGAGGAAACTTTGCCAACGCGACGATTTACAGCAACAACGTGATATACACCCGCGCTTGTAGCAATACCAGTAGAATGTCTCTCATAAAGAGTGATATTAGTACCATTGACTGTGATTTGACTATTCGCGTCAATAACAATACTGGTATCGGTTAAAGGATATGGTTTATATCCTTGGATATGGTCTGGAACCTCATGCCCCTCATCGTCTTTTACGTAAGCATATTCAGCAACGTAGTAAACTCTAGAAGGATCTCTTGGACCAGGCTCGGCAGGCTCATAAAGAGCATTATTAACTAAAGATACAGGAATATCTTCGGAGGCAATATTTCTATTTGCGTCGATATCAGAATGTAACCAGTTATAGCTAATAGCTCCATCGCCAACAGCATAAGCCTTCATTACATAGCCTTTTGCAGGAACAGCAACACCATTAACCACAGTTTCCTGTAATGTCTGGAGATCCTTAACGAGATACTTCTTAGCTGCGAAATCTGCTGCTGCACGAGCTGCAGCCTTAGCTGCGATTTCTTCTTCGGTATCATCAGGCATTTCATCAACTGGACCATAAATCTTTTCGAGAGTAGCAATATCAGCAAGATTGATAATCCACTCTGGAGCACCTGGATTAGGAATAGATGGGTCAGTAAGAACACTATTAACGATACGGCTAAGGATTAAATCATTGTGATTTACGATATCAAGCTTTGTATTCTTACCATGAAGGTCATAATCAAGAGAACCATTGATTTTAGCTTCGGCGGTAAGAGTATTGAAGTTATAAGTAAGATATGGCTGAGATACTGCTTGACCATTATCAGCTGTTACAGTTCTCTCACCAATCTTATAGAAACGAACAGAGAACTTTACTATGCCAGGATTGTTGGTAATTTCACTAGAAAGAGGCCAACCAAAAATTAATTTACCTGGACGAGAAGAAATATCACGAACAAACTCACGAGATACACCAGCAATCTTATTAGAGGTCTCCCATTGAATAGCAATATTCATGGACTTATCGCTTAAGTCTGTAGCGTCAAAGAAACGATCAATGGTGAAATAAACTACTTCTGCAATTTCATCACCCTGAACACCAATACCGTTCTTTGCAAAAGAAGCAGGAACGTTAATTTTACGTGTATTGGCATCAATATCAAAAGTCTCTTCATCTACAGGAAGCATAGTGTAATATGCGCCCTCTGGTGTTTGCGCAAGATCCCTTAAATAAAGAAAATACTCTTCAAGAGTAGTAATTTCAGAGTCGCTAGTAATGACTTCGTTTGCACGTAAAACAGCTGTTGCCTGCTCGAAACGAGTATTATAAAGACCTCTGTTACTACTATCAACATAAGTAATCATATTACGCTTTCATCCTTTCTTCAAGTTTATAAGATTGGGCGAGGGCAGAACCCTCGCCCTTAACTTACCTTTTCAACATATATGAAAAGGATTTAATTTAAGATAATCAGTTTTGGCCTGTAACGTAGACCTCTCTCCATTTAGAGGCTTCTTCTTCTGGTACTTTAATAGACTTTACTTTCTGAGTACCATTAGTGAGAACCTTATTTTTATCCGCGATAAGAGTTACCAAACGAACAGAATAAATACCTTCTAAATGGACAGGAGATTCAATTACACCATTAGTTCCAAGGTAACGATAGATAACTTGTTGCTTCATAATTATTTAACCTCCTTATTAAAGTGGTAAAAACTGCTGATTTGGGAAATACTCGAGGTTAATACTGATTAACTCAAGGAAGTTATCCCAGTTTGCAATAGCAGGAGACTTCCAAACTATAATAGAACCGCTATGATTATTCAATTCACCATCGAGTCCTGTTGCACCACCAAATAGGTTCTCGCCTATGGTAGAAAAGTCTTGAGTACAAGGTTCAGCTTCAGTACCAAAAATAATAGTTGTAAGATTTCTTAAACCACCAAAAGCACCTTCATCATAAGTATAACTATGACCTGGAATTGACAGATATTTGATCGATTCACAACCACCAAAAACAACTTGACCGATTGTTGTAACCGGCTCTAAGAAATCGTACATAAATGCGCCTTCGGCAGTATCTGTACTCATAAAGCTAGTGCATCCAGAGAATGCATTATCTCTAATAGTCGTACAAGTATCAGGCATTTCAAAATATACTAGATCAGTATCGCCAGCGAATGCCTCCTAATTAATTGCAACAAGCCCACGGCCTTCACGAGCCCAGAAGATATGAGTTATATTATTTTCTTTTCCTCCGGCCTTAGAGAAGCCAGTTCGCGCAATTGACGTGATGGTTGTTCCGCCAATAGAAGTAGGAATTGTAATCTTGCCTTCAAGTACATAATTAGTGTTCAGAAGAATAGAAGAACCATTTACTATTTGGAAATACTTTTCATCAAGAACATCATCGTAGACACTAACGTCTGTATAGATTGCTATAAATGAGCGATTTCTATCTGGTGAAAGAGTAGTTAAATCTACTCTTGATTGAGTTCTATCATTTGGATCTGCCCAATGAGAGAATTTATATTTTCTATATAACCCAAGTTCACCATTTTCTGTTAAAGCAGAATCTGCAATATCATATGGCTTAGTTGGAATTACAGAAGGTGTATTAAGACCAGGAGTTGCTTTCCAGTCGGTAGTGATTACACGCACTGGTTTGCCGTCGTCAAAATCAAAAGAAGTTTTATAAGCGTGAGGTCTAAAAATAGCGTACAAAGTGATAATAGAATTGGTTTCTGGATTAAATGTCATTTCTTCTGCGTAGTCATCAAAATGATTAGTAAATGTACCGCCCTCATTATGTGCATCATCATTTGTGTAGGTAAACGAAGAAACAATCTTTGTACCAGCAGTATCAAGAGACCAGCCAATGAAATCATGATACTCTCTTTCTGGAATTAAGGTTACATCAATAGTAGGCTGTTCTGTAATAGTAGGATCCAACTTATTGACCTATAATTCTTCTTCTTTACCACTATCATTTATTTGTACAAACTTTGAAATAAACGATTCAATAACATTAGCAGCGTAGATATTTAAGTTCGGCCAATATACTTTGTATTTAGAAGTGAATTTATCTTCAGCGATTTTATGAGCTGCGTCATTGGAAACATAAAGTTCACCTGTAATAGCAGGAACGGAGCATGCGGCGGAAGGATTTTGGAATTGAGTTTCGACGCCTTGAACTTTTGCAGTTTCCATAGCATCAATAAAATCATCTAACATATTAAGATTGGTAATAATCTTTTCTTGTACTTCACCATTATTTGGATCGGTATTATAATTCTCATTATAAGTGTAAATCTTACCATTTAATAAGTTATAATCCCAATCTTCGGTAGTTGAGTAAGAATAAGGCTCAAAAGTGCTGTGGTCGTTAAGACGATAATAAGTAATATTTTCATCGTAACGTTCTCCTTCTTCTGCCTGGATATAAGGAGACCAGTTAACATCCTTTAAGGAGATAACTACCTGCTTATTAGTCTGACTAATAATACTTACTAAATTGGAAAGAATCTTATAAGAGTCATAACCTAATCCACCACCGCTGATTGTAAGAGAAGTAATGTTGCAATCTACACCGGCACTACCATCGTAGTCGGTAAGGTTCTCAACGTACAAACCTCTATAGGTAGATGGATCGGCATAAATAACCTTATCTTGAGCATCAAGTGTAGCTACAACAGGTTTTGAAGTAAGAATTCTTGTTAAATCCTTATTCTCAACGAACTGTAATGTAGAAATGGACTTAGGTAAATGTACTGTGTGTAATGGCGCACCATTAGCAAAATATACATTCTGTAAGCCAGTATTTAATGCTCTGAATTCCTCTAACTTCTCAGAACCTTGAGTATCAACGGTTCCGCGCAAGGAAGTAATTCCAGTGAAGATAATCTTCTTTAAGAGGGATTTCTTTGTGGTACTATTTGGACCATCAGCGATAGTGAACTTGCCACCATCACCGGCCTTAAGCAAGTTGTTCTTATAACCAGGTACGTCGCTGCCGAGAGTTAAATCAAGGAGACGCTTACCAGCAGTTAAAGTAAACTCGCTGAAATAAGAAGTACTTAAGTCGCCAAGAGAGGAGAGGTAATCAACACCAGGGAGATATACCAACTGCTCATTAGGAGACTCTGGATCTGTCTTATAAGTCTCAATAGTATCAGCGTTAACAGAAGTCCAAACGCCATCTCTCTCGTCTGTAGTTGCATTATACTTTACAGGAGCGCCAGGTACTTCATCGGTAAAGAATGTAACGTACTGCTTCAAAAATGGCTTGAGCTTGAATCCTGGGCGAGAATCGAAGTAGTCAACAGGATAAGTCTTGGAAAGGAATCCATCATACTTTGTATTACCGTTAGCTACTTGTTCGTCAATAGTTGCTTGTGGAACATCAAGATAGGTATCAGATGTTTGAGTACCACGGTTACCATTTACACGGCCCCAGAATTGACCTTGTTTTACGGCATTAATCTGATAAGAACCACCGAGCCACCAAGAGTCAATATAATTCAAACGGTTGCGAAGGAGTAATTCAGTTGTAAGTTTCTTATCTCCTTGGCAAGCATAAGCGTACTCTGGAGTATCTTCAACTATTGTCTTACCTTCGGTATCAAAGTAACCAGTTTTAGTGGTTGCGAAATATTTATAATATTCATCAAGTCCAATAGCAATAATAGGACGAATACCTTTCATTGCATAGGAACCAAATATTTCTGGATTGCACTCATAAGCACCAGTGATTTTTTCGTAGGTGAGGTTGTTAACAACTCTAGAACCATCATTGGCGCCACGAAGAGCACGATATTTATTTTTAATATCTTCTTCAAAAGCTGTAAAGAAGTTGTTCCAAAGAACACTACCAGGAGTAGAGAACAATCCGTCAAGAGTTACGTCAGCATCATAATCCCAGAGGTAAGCACCAGAGTTATTAAGGCCAAGCTAAGTATCAATATCATAGAAGATAGGATACCATACATAATCTCCTCCAGCCTCACGAGGACCCCAAGATGCAATCATCATATTCTTACCACGAGAGTCGTAGCAGAGAAGAAGTTCAGTGAGGATAAAGTAGATTAAGCAATACTCTTTATCTAAATGCTTTGGAAACTCATTGCGGAATTTCTCAATACGATATCCAGCAGTATCTTTAGAGAAGGTAGTATTATAATAGCTAATAGAGTAGGTATAATATGTAACACCATCTGCGAAGGCGTCAATATTTACTCTCTGGTAAGACTCTCCTACTTTGATATAATACTCTTCATCGCGGTCGAAAGATACACCCTATGCCACTGCATTGTAACCTACTACCGGTTCAGAACTTTCGCCTGCGGCAGCATATGCAGTAGGAGTTTTCCATGTTACTGGAGTAATCTAACCATTTGTAGCAGTAGAAGTATCTGTGGAGTCAATCCAGTCAAACAGAACTTCGAGGTTAGCATACTTAGCTCTGATGTATTCACTCTTTTCGGCATCAGTAGTACCGATTTCCGCAATAATATCTTCATCGCTTGTAATACCATCGTATTTACCATCTGCGCCAATAGCATCAAGCTAATCGCCATATGGAGAATAACGATATTCGAAGTGACGAATAACTTCTAAGCGATTTGGATTATCTGGCCATGTAGTACCAAAACGAGTAGCACGTGCGGCCGCATTAGGATATTTCCAAGAAGTCCAAGTGCCTTGATTATCAGAAAGCTCCCAGCACTCAGCGATATCTTTAATAGTAGGATGATACTGTTCGGTTGTAGTTTCACCAGTGTTTTCATCGGTTACTTCTCTTTCCAAGGTAAGATAAGGCTGAGGTGTTTTTAATTCAAATCCGTAATATTCATTAGAACCCTTATCAAGATTCATATTATAACGGCCAATATACTCATAAGTTGCTCCTGGGTTAGATTGGTTATAAGAACCATCTGCGTACTTATGGAATGTTAATACAGGAAAACCATAAACAGAAGTTCTATAATTAGAACCATCAATACCGAGGTCATCAAGAGGATGCTTGGTGTAAAGAGGATATTGTGGATTACCTAACAAGTTAGCAAAACCAGTGTTATAAGTTCCAGAAGACTCCATGTAGTCAATCTTCCAAGTGAATTTATTAGTAGCAAGCTCTTCATTATCCATATGGAATGTCTTGGCAATTTTGTGAGATACGCCATTCTTATCATTGACATAATGATCCTCGGTTAAGCTCTGTCCAGCGAGAGAACCCTTAGTATATACCCAAGTTTTTGCCTTCTTGAACTTGGTCTTGTAGTTACGGCGTGGATAGCCCTGTGAAGAAGTACCCTAAACGTCAATATCTACTCCAGTAGCAGCATAGCTAGGACAATGAGTGTAATACTCAAATTCATCTATATCACCATTCTCAAGAGCTTCGTCAAGAGATGGATTTACAAATTCAACATCAACTTTGCAAGCATCACCCTTGAAGTAAGGTAACTTCTCATTGCGGCTGGCGTTAGTAATAGTCCAAATCGCATAAGGCATGGTAAGTGCGCCCGGGTGATTCTCATTATATTCTTTAAGCAAATCGAAAGATAAGCAAGTTGGTGTTCTTGCCTCGGTAAGCTGGTTTTGGTCATAAAGTGTAATGTTGTGTAAGTCAGAAAGGTAATTATGAATTACTTCTGGCATAGTTAAACCAGTTCTAAATACACGGAATCTGTAAAGGTCGATATCGCAATATTTAGAGTTGAATAAGAATGGGCTTGTAATACGGAAAGCACCACCCTGGCTTGGAAGTGAATCTGCGCCAGAAAGGATACCATTTAAGTAAATGTAAACAAGACCCTCAGACTTAGAAATAACAACAGAAATGTTGATAACTTCATCTTCTTTATAACGAACACTAACGATACCACGAGGAGAGCGGAAGTAAGCTTCCTGTGAACCAATAACAAGACCTTCGTTATTATTATTCATCCACTTACAAATAACACCCTCTTCAGTCTTATAGGACTTCTGAACATCCTCGGCCATTAATGGACTACCATATTGGTCGATGACTAACTCTTTATGGTTTTCATCAATCCAAGACTTCAAAGCAGGCTCTGACGCTTGAGCACCAAGAGTGCGAGTGTAATAAGTTACTCCCTCTTCAAATTCTGTGATCTGCACTTTATCATAGATATTAACATCTGGGCGTTTTACATAATAATCAATACTTGAATCAAATTCTGCATTTTCATCAACTTCATTATAACTATCTTCATAGTAATAATAGAGTGGCAAACTTTGAACAAGTGTAGAATACTCTTGAACATTACGAATTCTAAATCTCATTTCGATACTGAAATCATTATCGTAATTAAGATAAATAGAATCAACAGGAATGGAAACAGTGGCTCCATTAGTAAGAGAAAGATAAGTTCCATTGTCAACGCCATTGATTGTTACACCATCATTGCGCCAACCATTGTTCTGCCAGTTAAATCCAGTTAATGTAGCAGGAGTATCGTGGATAGTATCTTTCCAAACACTACGTGTACTTTTAATTTCAGAGTTGGAACGACCGGCCGCACTGAAATTTGTGAGCAAAGTTACAGCCTGGCGCAAACCTAAATCACGAGAACCTTCTTTAGTTACTGTGATAGGAATATCAACTCTTGTACCGCGGCAGACGATAGCAAATGTCTGCTGGCCTACTGTGTATGCGCTAGTGATATCCCATAACCACCAGTCGTCGGCTTTATAGGATTCTTCACTTTCAAGAAGTTTAATACCATCTTTGTATTTATAAACAGTAGCAGGCAAATTATTTCTATCCTTGACAGGATCATAAACCATGTACTTAATGTAAGAGTTCTCATAGTTTATAATTAATGGATCATATCCACCAAGCCAAATGATAGGTCTATCTTCTCCTTCGGTTGCCCAAGCACCTTGGAACTCGATAGGGTCAGTATAAACTGTTTCACCATTTACAACTACACTAGCCTTTAACGCAATATTATGAACGCCGTGAGACTGACGAGGAATAGCAATAGTGTCCTTTGTTCCAAAGTAGCTAGCAGGAATTATTTTGCTCTTGGAAATCAATTCCTCATTGTCAACATAAACATGAAGAGTTTCCTCAATACTTGGATCACCATGAGGAATATAATCAAGAGTTAATTCGCCTGCAAGGTTATCAGGCTTTACCAAGGGTAAGAAAGCACTCTCGTTATATTTTGTTAAATATACTTTAACAACTTTAACATTTGGAATAACACGCTTTGGACGCTGTGCTGGCTTCATTGTAGTGTTAGAAGAAGTTACCTTAACAGTAATAGTTAAGTTCTTACTTTCTGGAAGAGAAGCAGCATCAATCACAAAAGTCTTACCACTCTTATATGGAGGATAAGTGGTTTCATAAGTTTTATCATGCTCTAAATCATCAATAGTTACTGTAATAATGACATTGGTATCTTTAGTAGATGTAGCAACAAGGGTTAAGTCTTTTTGCTGACCATAAAGGAATGTGGCTCCATCGTAAAGCTCATTTCCCATTGTCAAAGTCAGATCTACATTAGAACCACTACCGCCGCCACTTCCACCGACACCAGAAACAGCAATTAAATTTAATTCAACTAAATTATTTTCTGCATCAGAGCCGGTTACTCGAAAGAAACGACCATCAGAGTTAATCACTAAAAGTCCTTTTTGAGGATATTTAGGATTCTCTTCAGAAGATCCTTCAATGGCAAAAACAGACATGGTATAACGGACATCGTCATCATCTTCTTCATTTATCTTCCAAAGAGTGGTAAGATCTTCGGCATCTTCCTCGGCGTCAGCCCAAACAAAACTGGAACCGCTACCAGTTCCATTGCCACCAAAGGTATAAGTCTCACCATCTTTGATAAGATAAATAAAACCAGTATCGTAAGCGAAATAAATATCACCATCGTGGCCGCTAGTCTGCATAACTTTTAAAAGGTCTGCTTCTTTGCCACGAATAGGTCTAAATATCTTTGCCATATGTTTTCTCCTTTCATCTCAAAATATACAAAAAAGGGTATGAAGAAAAAGGAAACTTTTTCTCCATACCCTTTTATTTATAGAGTTATTTCCTCTAATAAATTCAAAAAATTTAAGAGGTTAATTAAAAACATTTGTCCGGAATATTAGAAAGTACCCCAGTTGAAGTCAATAGTAACCTGACCGATTGCGCCAGCAGTACCAGCGGTACCAGAAGTAGAAGCACCAAGGGTTAAGTTATTAGAAGTGATTTGCATCTGACTAGAAGGAGAAGATACAGCAGTATCTTTATTACCAAGATAATGAGTAATAGTAGCTACATTATGATTACTGTCAACTGTAGCAGAGGTAGAGTGAATTGTAATGTAGTTATGAGTATCTTTTACTGTGATTTTCTTAGTATGTACAGCTGTAATATGACCATAGGCATCGCGAACAATACCATCATCTGTATCTCCATTGCCAGCTAATACATAGAACTCAAGTGCGTTAGTTGCAGAAGCTGAGGCGAAAGTAGAACTTTGAACAGCGCCCGTAGTATCTTTGGTATCAACGCCATTACCCTTTGCAATAGATGCGTGAGAAACAGTAACTCTACGAAGCTTACCGGTATTAGCATCGGAAAGGGTAATCATATTGCCTTCAATTAGCTCAATACCAGCCTCTACTGTTCCATTTGCGCCACCAGCCAATAAACGAACACCGTGTGTAATAAGCTCGCCAACATAAACAGGCTCATCACCAGATGGCACAAGTTCCCAAGTTGCATCATTGCCAGTTAACTTTCCAGAAGCATCTTCTGTGCCGGTAGCAATTAACAAGTCACCAGTTTTGATATTAAGAATATTAACTCCGGTAAATGGACCATTTCTACCCATCTTATAAGTGTCTCCAGCAGAGCAGTTAGACAATGCAGGAACACCATCTGCGGTGGAGATAACACCCTTAAATTGCATAGCGTTAAATGCCTGTTTTGCTACATTGATTGCAGTAGCAATTGCGCTATCTGTTTCTGAAGTTGTATAAACATCGAGATCTGCAGTACCAAGAGCAAATTTAGCTTCTGTGGTATATGTTCCACTGGCACCACTACCATAATGAATTATAGGATCAATAGTGGCTCTATCATTTGCAAGATTATTATTGACATTAACGCCAACTTTCCAACCGGTGCCACTATCATGTGTCTCACTTGCACCATTTATAAGTTGACCAGTAATAGTAACTTGTCCGGCAGTAGCAGTATCAACGTCAACGCGATTGCCAATAAGTTTTACTTTTTGAGTGGTAGTACCATCACTTAAAGTAAGATAATGATTTTGAGCATCATCTTCGCTGCTTACTCCAAGAGTATATGTCGTATCGGCGGAAGTCAGAGTAATAGTTTTAGCACTATTATCATAAGCAACTGTCAAATTACTAGAACCCAATAGTTTCCAAGAATCGTTTACAGAATGGCCTGCGCTATCAGTAACAGAAGTTCCGATATTAACCGCATTACTATTGCCACTAACCGAGGTCAATGTATGTGTTAAAGAAGTATTGGTTGTATTAGTATTTAGCTATACCCAAGTGCAAGTTCTATCGCTATCGCTTGTGCCCTCTACCTTCGCGCAAACACAAAGGATGTTTTCATCCTCGGCATAGTAGAAATCGCCAATATTGGCTGTATTAGGAAGATGGTCTACATCTTCAACAGTGGTAACACCTTCATTAACAGGAACAGGAACAATCTTAGAGCTGTCAGATGCCAACTTACGACCAACATACAGACGAGAAGTGTCAGATGTTAAATAAAAAGCACCTTCAACAGCATCTTGACTAGATATTAAAGCATTTAATGCTAATTGAGTTCCCTGTAAGAACTTAATGCCAACATTACCTGCGTTAGCACTAAATAAGCTATATTTATTTTTAATGTTTTCTCTATTTTTAATAGCCATTTATATAACTCCTTTCTTATTCTTCATCATCATCGGGAAGATTCTCCCAAATAATACGATCATTAATCGCATTGATTTGATTATTGATTTTAGTAATTTCATTAACAATAGTTGTATTTTTAGACAAGATGCTATTTAAATCACCAATAGCCGCATAATTAACCAACTTTGTTTCAATATCACTTACTCTTGTAACGAGTCCCTTTTGGATTACATTGTTAGAAACATCTGTCTAATCAAAAAGAACATTAGAAATTGGTGTTATTTGATTGCGGACATATGTTTTAGTAGCATAGGCAGAAAGGTTCGCGCCAGTTCCACCAAAAGAACCAACTTTTTCGAGTTGTCCATCTATAATCAAATATTCTTCATAGTGATCATCTTCCGTGTCGGTTCCATCGGTCTTTTTCACCATAAAGATTTTATTAACCGCTTCAAGACTGGAAGTATCAATATCGTCTGTACTATCAACTATAGTTCTGGATAAAGCGGTAGGTTGAGGAATCCAGATAAGATTACCATCAGAATCTACACTAGCAATATTGCCAGGGTTAGCCTCTAAAATACCCTTAAGTGCCACTTTACCATTAGAAGTCTCTTCTAATGAACCGGAGTGTAAGGTTACTTTAGGAACAGGTGTCCAGACACCATCGCCACGTAAGAATTTCCCCTCATCGCCCGCTTCTGGAGCTGGAACCAATCCGCCTTCACCATCGGCATAGGCGGTTGCCCCAACCATAGTACCAATCGCAGTATCAATAATCGTTGAAAGGTCGGCATTTACCCATTCGCCGTTATTATAAACAAGAATTTGTTTGTTGGCAAGAGGTATTCCATCTTCGCCTTCTAATACTACATCGCCTAAATCGCCAATAGAAAATTCACTAATAATAGTATTATTTCCATCAATAGAACCACTGATTAGTTTTTCACCAAGATACAATAAACCTTTAGTGGCATCGCTATTATTATAGACAAAATATAATGTATCAGAATCTAAATGATGTGCCGCTTTTAAGCGTTGATAAGCTTCAATAGTACCACGGGAAAATCGAACATAATGAACTGTCTCAGCCATATTGTCTCTCCTTTCTTTAGATTATCCATTATAATATAAAAAGCAATATAAATAAATTACCCCAATCTGGCCTACTAAAAAAAACCAGATTGGGGTAAAATATTAAAGCAATGATTTACGATATTCTAATTCGCTCAACTCGTCTTTTGCAGTTGCTAAAGTATCTCGTGCTAAATTGATTAAGCCAGTAAAATTATTAGTTAATCTATTAATAGGAGACTAAGCTCCAATCATCTAATAAAGACGTAAAAGAAGCCCATTAATTGAGTTTCTACCATTATTAAATCCAGTAATTTCTAATGCTGAATATTCATCCATCTCTATTCCAAGAATAATAGGCCATGGAATAGTATCGGTTGGTGTCTAGAAAGTCCACGGATAACCAACACTATGCTAATTTAATAAATCCTGAAATACAACACAAGATCTTTTTACTGCATACTATCCATTTTCGCGCATACTAAAACTTCTATCTATTGTATAGATATCATTTTCATCTAATCTCCAATAGTAACAGTTCATCAAATAAAAATAAGGTACAATAGTAGAAGATATAATAGTATAATAGTCTGTAATGGGAGAAAAATCATTTGCAGTCGCAATGCTTAAAGTAGTTTGACTTCTATAAAAATAATATTTATTATCAATAAAAAGGCTGTCCATAATGCTAGTTAATACAACATCCTAGAAGCGTTGAGCACTATCAAAAAATGATGCTGGCTATTTAGATAGCCATTCTTCAGTTACAAGATAGTAATTATTATCATTCTGATCATAAAAATAATAATCCGTTTCTAATGTCCCAGGAGTAAATGAAACTGGAATTTTCTATTTAATATAATAACCAATTACATAAGTGCCTTCACTGGTCAGAACTGGTGTTAATGTTTGTTCCAATTCTAAATAATAATATGTCTTAGAAAAATCTGGGATTAAACGAGTTTCTTTCTTTAAATCTAAAGGTGGATTAACAATTCCTTCATCTGCATAATAATAGTAAATATTAGGCTTATAAATATAACCGGCACCACCAGGACCAGGGAAATCATGAGTTTCACTAATCGTATAATAAGTTTTAGTAAGATCGGCAGACTCATCCGAAGAAAGAATAATATTTCCATTAGAGTCTAAAACATAATATGTGTCAGGAGTATAAGCATAATCAAAATTCATCGGTTCACTTAAAGCTAAATCTAAATAATGAGTTTCTTGGTCTGGCGTTATTGCTATTTCAAGTTGATAATCTGTGCCAACTCTTTTCCAATATCTATTAGGTTCATAATTTGCTAACTAAATAGGAATATATCCCGTTTCGGATAGGTCTTGATACTTTCTATAATAAGTTGCAGTGCTATCAAACTCGTTACTCCTATCATATGCAAGAAATACATTTCCATCTATGGTAACATCCGCGTCACGCTAATTATTAACCACTTTATAATATACTAGTGGTCTCCACGTTTCAACATCTAGTGTGATAGGCTCATAGTAAATATCAAATGGCGAAGTATAATTTAATATTCCTTTATAAAAATACTTATCTAATAATTCATAATAATATATTTTATCATAATCCCAATAAACTTCAATTTCCTATGCACTTGGAAGAGAATTATCTTCAGTATTAACAACAATAATTTGACCTAAACGATCATGTAAAGTATTTATTGTACCGGCTAAAGTGGATAAATCACGAGTTTTTCCACCAAGACTATAATCTCCATTTTCAATATAATGTTGTTGCAATGGAGAATACCATTTAACATCCAATGCTCGTTTATGTTCTCCTGACTCCGCACCAGTGCCATATAGCATATCATAAACATCTGAAATAGCATTTCCAATAGCAGGTAAACTAATTGATAATTCTTGCATATCAGCACTAGCAACTTCATCTTGTATAAACTAAGAATCTTTATAGCGATTTTCAAAATTAGAACTTTTACCTGTTGGTGCAACTTTAATTTCATTAGGAGTAGATTCATCATATGTTCTAATTGTTTTGTCAAATCCATCTTTATTATAGTAAATTGCACCATCTACTTCTTCTTCTTCTGTTTCATAATCTCCCAAAGAATAAAAGAATGTTTTTTGTTTTATTTTTTCATCCGAGGGTTCTCCTTCTTCAGCACTTTTTATTCTAAAGCCCCAAGGAGATTGCATATGCATTTTATAAAATCCATCTAAACTATCGGCGCCCTAGAATGGAGCTACAGGCTCATCGGTTGGAGGTTCTGCAACAACTGCAATTCCAGGAGTTACAGGATTTAAATGAGCTATTAATACATAACGCTCATTTCCTTCACCAACAACCTTTTCCCAAACAGTGCTATCGTATCCACGATAAAGAATACCCCACGTATCATCGATGTCTTTATAATGCTTTAAATCAAATGTATATCTCTTAAAATAATTATCTAATACACTTTCATTATCTTCATCAGCTTGCGAACTATATAAAAATAATGGTCTAAATTTAGCCACATCAGGATTAGATTCACTATCTGGACCAATACATATATAGAAATCATCGGTGTAAGCTAATGGTTCTGGATTATTAATATCGCTATTATTTGTTATACCATTACATCTGCGATGAACTATTTCGCCTTGAGTAATACCGCTCGTTGAAGCAAGGACATGATCACTAGTCATTTTGTAGTATGATTCATGTTCAACAAAAGAACCAACCTTATAATAAAAACCATTTTTTTGAATATAGTATTTATTTATATCTTCTGCCATAGGTTCTGCTACTAATTCATAATTAGTATAAACAAAAGGTTTAGTACACTACGCATCAGCATAGAGAATTAAATCATCATATGTAGTTGGAGATATGGTTTGATCTTGGCTATCAGAGTAAGCTACACGATAATCGCTACTAATAACACCAATGCTATTCAAATCTTCGTCATATCCATAACTAACTAAAACAAAACGACCTGGGGCAATTCCGTCTCTCTACATTCCATCTTCCATAGCATATCGAGAGGTATAGATTTTATCAAACTAAAAAGTAGTATGAGTAGTATTTGTTCTATTACCATAAAACATCAGTTATCTCCCTCCCCCTCATATACCATATCAACTATTATCCAGGCACTAGGATTATTTATAATATAATTCAAAGAAGTTTTATTAAATGATAGCCGTGCTATTCCACTTCCATCTGTAAAATCTAATTCAAATAATCCCGTGTAATTTATAATGGCTTCTGTGTCAGAATCGTTAATATTAAAACGAGTTCCAGGAGGCGCTGAAATACCAAGTTTTATAATAGGAGCATATTTATCGAATAATGTTCCATCGCCCCATGCTGCAATTACATCATTAGCCAAACTAAATCTTGGCTCATTATTCATCGCTGATAAATTATAAAAACGAAATTGCTTAAATTTTTGCGCCATAATGATTCCTCCTTTTTCTCTTAAATAATGCGCTCGGGCGCTTTTGTTGCGGTAATTGACATTGTACCATTATAAGTAAGAGGTACAGTAATTTTGTTAATTATATATTCTCCATCAATACCAGTTTTTTCATCTTTTACAAATATACGAGTATTTGGTTGTAAATAATATACTGGTAATGCAGTAATACTAATATTTTCAATGCAATAAGAATGTTGATATACTAGACTATCAATTTCATCTTTTGCTGATTTTCCTCGATAACTAATTGTAAATAATTTTTCCATTGAAGGAGATAAAAATATCCAAGAATATCCTGTCTTCTCTTTAATAGCATCTCTATTAATATTAGAGGTAGAAGTAAAAATAAAATGAGGAACCTCTTTAAAATAAATACCGCTTACTTTAGAATCATTAAGTACTTTGGTTCTATCCCCAACTTGTGGTACAGAAAAAGCTCCAACGCTACTATCATCTTCCAAAAAATCAAACCAAAAATTTAAAGTATCGGGAGACTCAAATACCGCTCGATTCCAATATGCAATATTGCTTCCACTTGGAACAAAAATTTTATTTACTTTTTCTTCTAATTCATCAGTAAAATCATTTGCATAAGAGTCGGTTATTAACTCGTATTCATCGCCCTACGGACCACCATTGCCTTGCAAATCTTCATTCATATCTCCATTGCTGGTTTCTGTACCAGGCAAAAAGAAATCACAATTTACATCAATTAAATGACCAGCGTTCCAAACAACTGATTTATCATAAGTTCCTGTAATAGGATTTTCATTAGTTTTACTATCAGAATAATAACCATTTGACCAAGTTAATTCTAATTTCGCATCCGGATTATACAGCTAACGCCAAAAACCTTGCATATCAGTATAATACTGTTCATACCCAGTATAACCAGTAGGATAAAATACTGGATTATACTTAGCGATAGTTGGAAGAAAATCATCTTTTTCATTATTAGCAAAATAATCTATTGCCATCTAATAAATTATTTCTCTCCAGTCTACAACATAGTCAGTTTCTTGAGAGAATATAACAGAACCATCTAACTGTTCTGATAAAGTATCTAAAACCTAAAATCCTTCAACGGTTCCATATGTTTCACCTTTATAGTTTGTATAAATAATAGGCTTTTTATCAATAGCATAACGCATATGTACAGGAATATCAATTCCAGATACGCCCTTGCGCACACCCCATACTGAATAATCATTTTTCATATTAGCAATATTAGGAGTATTCTAAAATGCTGAAATAAGTTTATTACCAACAAAGCTATATAGCGAAGAAGAAGTTAATGCTGATGGAATTACCATAGTATCGCCTTCTACTTCTTTAATAGCAGACCAAGCAGTGTCTATATAAGTCTACTTCTTTTGGAATACAAACTATCCATCAAGATTATAAAAATATTCAAAATTACCGAGCATATTTTTAATTTTATCTAAAACGGAAGTGACAGTATCGCCAATCGCCGCAATCAATTCTCCTGCATATACCAAATCAGTTGTACGATAACCGGCATCTTCACCGTAGTTTAATAGTCGCACTACATAAACAGAAGGCATACGAGTGCCTGCTACATAGGCTCCTTCTCTAATCACCCAGGTTAAATCAGTAATACTTCTTTCTGCAATACCGCCTGTTGCTGTATCAGTAATAATACCATCTTCAATAGCTTCAGCTATTGTTTTTTTAGGCCAGGAATTTCTAGTAGATACATTAAAATAGTCAAGTATGGCCTTATTCAAACCGGCTGTTACGCCTAACGCATTATAGTCTTCGGAAGGTAATATATACACCATGCCCTGACTATTGGTAGAAAGCTAGCGATAAATATCATCGTTAATTGGTTTAAAACAATATAGTGTTTTATCGCCATTATAAACTAATTGCTCTAACCCAAAATCATCTAAGTCATTGATGATTATATTCTAATACGGCTCTCCAGCCCATGCGTGAACAGCTTCACGAATAATTTTTTTAATTGGAATAGAAGTCTTTGTAACTATTTCTTCTTTATCATAGTATGTTTGAGAAGGCGTATAACTACCCTCTGCCAAAACATATTTACGAACATAATACTCGGTATTAGTCGCAAAATAAGTAATATTGGCTACGTTATAAACACTACCATTCTTTGTGTAATAGGTCTAGTAAGTACTAAAATTACCTTTATATTTAGTATATTCATTAGTTGGAACATAATATTTATGACTAGTATATTCTCTAATATCTGTAAAACTATGAGGAGTATAAATATAATCTATCATTTCTTCTTGGCCAAAATCGATAGATGCTGTTAATTGACCACCAAGATCTCCATTTAACATACACATTTTATCTTTTCCGTTAATTGTAACAGTCTACCCATTTGCTTGAATAGAAGAGTTAAAGGCGGAAATTATAAAAGTTCCTTGCGGGAACCATAGTATATCCGGATAAGGATTCTTTTCATAAAATGGATTATTTGCTTTAATATGATATCGAATGAACTATTGCTAATTGTCATCAAGCGTTATCATATTATTATTTGCATCAACATATCCATCTATTTCATAAATACCAGAAGAAGTCATTGTATAGTGACTTACATATTCTACTCCATTAGAAGCGGTATAGTAATATAACGTATTACCATTTGAATCTTTTTCATACGTATAGTGATTTTTTAATATATCGCCAACAGTATTTTTCAATCCAATTTCAACCTTGATTTTGGTTTTTATACCCCAATAAAAATCATTAATATCTAAATCTTGACTAACCAAGGTTAAATTACAGGTTCTTCTTACTGCTGAATTACCATCAACATTAATGGAACCAGCAGTAAGACGACCTTCGATATATTCAATAGGATTTTCATCCATATCTAAGGAAGTAATGCGGGCATAAATTTCTCGATGCTCTTTCTGATCAAGTTGCTCTAAGAATTCTTTATCTTGCAAATAAGAATAAAGCATTTATTATACCCCCTCATACTCCTAAGATTCTATTGCCGCGAGCAATTCTTCAAGTCTTTGTAAATAATAAGGATGATTTACATTATTATTGCATTGCACCAAGAGCTAACGTAATTCATCTTCTTTTTCAATTTCATAATTTACCAATTTCAAAGTATAAGTACAAATTGCGGCAACTCCATTGTAAACAAATACTTCGTCATAAGAAGAATCGGAAAAGATAAAATCTTGAGGAGAACCGCTATCTACGCGGAACATTTCTCCATTAACCTTAACGCTATAATTAATTCCAGATTCTCCCTAGTCAATTAGGAAAAATTTTGGATTTACAGAAGTTCCATCATAATCTAAATAATAATATCTAATTCTATTCAGATCAGGTCTAGTGATTTTATAGATCTTATCTCGCGCAAGTAAATTTACATCGACTGCGCCAGAAAATACGTCATTATCATAATCGGTATAATAAACTGTATTACTGCCAGAACCGGTTTCATATAATTCTACAATCTATTTTCTATAAAATTGTATTGAATGGAACTTATAAACTTCTCGCTTACAATTTCCATTAACAGAAGAAATAATCTCTACTGGACCAACATACGTTTCAGCTCTATCTTCTAACGATATGTCATCAATAACACTAAATCTATTTACTGCGGAAGTAATATATCTATATGTTAATGAACCAATCAGCCCAGGCTGTTCTGGGTCATCAGATGGAATATAAATATCTGGTTGATTAGTTGTTCCAGTATCAATAGTTAAGATATTATTATTTGTGATATAAATCTTTTCTCGCTATTCTACTGGCTATGAATCGCTTCCTCTTAAAACATAGCTTCCTGGCAATGCGCCTTGAATCTGCATCCAACCAGCGATTGTATAATTATTAATTTTACCATACTGATAAGCATTATCTTTAAAGAATGGAACCGTTTCATATGCATAATAAGATTTTTCTACATCAGATGTTTTGAAAAATCCAAGAGAGAGTAAATTATCATATGTAAAATCAGCTACCTAATATGCTGTGGCTGAAAAAGTATGAAGCATGCGGCTGAGCTTATCTTCTGGAGCCAGAGAAATATTAAGTAATCTTACTAAAAAATTACCCTCGGCTGGAGATTTAAATAATTTCATTTCTCCATTTCCAAGCCATTGTAAGACTGACATTTTAAATTGTCTTTCGGCATAAATGTTATAATCAACCAGGTCAGTGGTTGGATTTTTATATTTAGTAATTTTTTCTTTTTGGAAATCTTTTTCTTTAGTTGTAATTCTATGTTCAGTAACATAATCAAGTCCTAATTGACCTTTTTCAATAAAAAACTCATTTTCATCACTTAAGTAAGAAAGCAATCCAGAAATAGGAAATTCAAAATATTCAACATTTCCATTTCTAAAAATAAATGGAAACTTGCTACCAATAGTATCAAGTTTTTGCTCTAAACGATCGATCTTAATTGAACTTACTTTTGGATTATATCTAATCTTTAATTGCTTCTCACCATCGTAGAGAAACATATCTTCAAAACACGCTTCTACTTTTGGCGAAAGAATACGCGCAGAATATAATCCATTATGATTATACTGCTGTACGGAATATTGATAAATTTTTCCCTGCTCAATAGTAAAATCTTTATATTCCCACGTAGTAACAGATAAATCTGAACTTAAATAGAATTTATATAATTCATCCCAGTATAAAAATCCATTATCTGCGCAAGTACGACTTACCACATAAGTACCATGAGAACTAATTGGAGAAGGGCTTAAAGGCTCAAAACTTAATTGAATATATCCATTATCATAATTATTTTTAGCCAATAAATTAACCTTTAAATAAGAACGGATACCTTCAACATCCATAATGGGATATGTTTGACTATATACCTCTAATCCATTAATAGTACGCACGCCATATTCTACTTTGTATGTCTCCATAGGTATAAGCGTTTGCGCAAATGAATAACTATCAATACTTTGAGATAATGCCAATATTTGATTGGAGCTTGTATCAATAGAAGAATTGTGTAATAACCATCCGCTAGATTGCATTAGGTTATTATGTAAATCATACAAATTAAAAATATATGAATGAACCTTTTCAGATGTATCACATTCTTCTCCTACCTACTGATATAAACCTACATAAGTACGTTTAAATGTATTAACACCTGTCTCCATACCCTGAATAGTTACTGTTGGTTTTGCTGTAAATTTTGCTATTCCAACAGTAGAGTAATAACCAACGCCTGCTGTACTAACAAAAGCTATCTAAATTTTAAAGTATTGACCTATCATCATATTTTTGACTGTCTCAACTGGTATAATAAATTTTGCTACCAATTCATCAACAGCTTCTTGCGGATTAATGCTATATAATGTCTGCGTTAAAGTATTACTCTAAACGGTTTTAATTTTTAATGAAATACCAGATACTTCATTTTTACTAACCGCTCTATTCATAGAAAACGGGACGGCAAGATTAGCCGTCCCATCCTAATTCTTGTAAAAGGCAGGTATTGTACCCTCTATAGATGGGGGATATAATTTTTCAGTCAATACTGCCATTTTAGATTAAGCCTCCTTTACTTCTGGAGAACTTGCATTCTTTTGCTCGCTTTCTGCGGTCTTAGCAATTTCAGTTACAACTTGCTCGAGAGCGCGGAGAGAATCGGTCATAAGGAAACTACTCTCGCCCTTTGTATGAACCTCAAGAAGAGTGTTATAAATACGAGTAAGTTGAGTAAATTGTTCTTGTGTAATAGTCATAATCAAAAACTCCTTTTTTTCCATTTTTATATATAAAATACTCAAGCGAATCGAGCATATATACCATATTGATTCTATGCGGAAACATTAACCGTAAGAATTCCACTATTGTAATCTATAACACGCGTTGCATTGTTTGGATTAGAATGTCTATCGCCGACTGGAGCGACAGGTCCTAGTTGAAAGCGTTCACAATATACCATAAACTAATCAAAATTTGGTGGCGTAGTTACATTTAATGATTTCATTCCTGATATACGAACATCTTTTTTTATATTGCCTGTGTCTGGACCAGCCTCAATAATAATACTGTTATCACTCTAAATTCCAAATAATTGAGTTTTTCTATAGCGTTTTCTACCACTTGCAGTGTAATAAATTTCTCCACCAGAAGCTTGTCCTATCGATCCATTAACTGCACTATTAGCGCTTTCTATTATAATAGTGTCTGTTGTAATAGTACCATCCGAACTATCTAAAATGGTTAAACTTTTACCATTGGTCGGCTGACTTCTTAGCAATGGATTATCAATAATCCATCCTCCGATAGTGCCTACGTCGGCATATAACTCACTAGCTTGTACATAAGTACCTTCAATACGAGCACCTTCAATATAGCTACCGTGAATTTCTCCACCAGTAATATAACCACCATCAATAATTCCGCCAGTTAAGGTACCAGTAACGGTTAAATTACCAAGGGTTCCTGTTTTAGCATTAATGTTTCCTGTGAAGTCTCCATTGGCAATATAAACATCTCCGTTCCAATTAACCCTGAATGGTCTACGAGAAGTAGATTTTTCGACGCCAATAGCAAGTGGATATGTTTTTTCATTCGCGCCTAAAGTAATATGTCTTGTGACATTGCCTGCACTTAAATCAAACACATAGTATTGTGCCAATGGATCAAAATGGTTACCGCCAGAATTATTTGACGCAACAGTATTATTACGAGTAATTTCATAACCGAATTCTCTATAATCATCTTCCTAAGAAATATCATTTCCTTTTGTATATAAAATACCTTTAATTGAATCTCTATTAGAAGATGTTAAATGTGAAAATGCGCTATGTTGAGAATAAGATTTATTATCACCCTTAACAATAGCGGTAAAATTAGTAAAATAGTAAAGTAAATCTGGATTATACGTATCTGTGCTGTGCCCAGTATATGCTTGACTTAATCCTAAATACTTTATTGTTCTTGTAGAGTAATTATATTTAGTCTAACCTTCATCTATCACAGGTGTTTCTTCTGTAATGGAATAAACAATAGCTGGAAAATTCTCATTATATGAATTATAAGGATAGCTGACTATATCATAATAGATATCTGTTGTAGGGGACCAATTATTCTTTTTTGCAACTTTTTCTTCTGTGATAATATTTGTTTCTACTTTATAAAAGTAATCATAATTAGGTAAATATGTCTATGTGTCAAATGTTTTTGTTGATTGCGCGGAGGTTAAATCTGGCATATAAATCACTACGCTATTATTTACATTTGTAAAACTAAAGCTACTATTCTGAGTAGACATAAGTAAAGATATAAAATCTTTCTTAACCCAAAAACTTTGAGTAGCTTCTTTAGTATTTAAGAACGTAATAAAATTAGTGGATGTATTAAAAGTTTTAAGCTATTGTGCAACTTTATTAGACATATGAATAAATCCATCATCCAGATCCATCATCATGCCTTCTTTTCGGATTAGCCAGTTATTAGAATAAATAGTTGAATTATCTCCCCCAAGGAAGATACGACCTTTACCATCTTTTCCAATAAAACCAGTACCATCTTCTTTAAAAGCATAACTCATAGCCCCTTTGTGGAAGCCATAAATACCAGTCTTTTTAGTAATTGAAGAACAAGTATCTGTTCTTGACCAATCTCCAATCATAACACCTGTAAAAGTGTTATCAGTTTCTTTTTTACCAGCAGCTAAAGCTGATGCTAAAATAGTTCCGGTATCGTTATCTGTTTCAATGTCTGTACCATTCCAGGCATTAATTGTACTTGATGGATAATTATCCTAATAAACTAGAATTGGCTATGTCCAAAAAGCTGCATTCTCACCTGTGAATACAATTTGTGATCTATACTAAATTCCATAATTTGGAGCATTTGGAATATACATATTTAATGGTTCTAAAATATCATTATTTAGTTTTGGTTGAAATGCCAAATCTGCCCCAGAAGAGAATACACTATTACTTGGAATTAATAATGTCCAAGTCATTTGATAAGCCTATGGATCTGTAATTAGCTTGCCGTCTTGAATAACGTATGCTTTATATGGATTCTTATAATATTCTGGCACTTCTCCAGAGGAAGTGTATCTAATAGAAGTGGCTCCTTCAATAGAATCGTACCATAAACTATAATCAAGAGCTCTCGGCTCTTTTATAAGAGTATAATTAGTATTTGATACAGTAACAATCTAATTCTATAATAGAACTCTACGAATTGGTATTGGATAAGAAGCTACTAAATCATAATCTCCAAAATTCTTTATTGTAACTCTCAAGATATTAAGAGAATTCATTATTTCAGATAATGTAATATAATTATTTATATCTTGATAATACTAAGTATTTATACTAATTCGTTTGCGAGTTATATTATCTGCATTAGTACATATTAATGGAGTAGTTAAATGTGTTACTTCCTAAGTATATACTGGATAATAATATGTTTCAACCTCATTCCACTCTTTTGCGGTATCAAGGATAAACATACCATTTCGTTGAATATATAATTTACCAACCTTATTATATAAAACTTCTGCGGCATTTTCAATAGAGTCTGTATTTGTTAAAGCTCTAATTGTACCTGAGCCGTTCATCTGTACTCTATTATCAGATAATAGCTGGCCTTCATTATTATACTAATCAATAACAATTTCTTCACCGCTTTTAGCTGAAAAATCTGGGAAAATTTCGAACTCAATTTTATATTTTCTATTTATATCGTTCTAAGCACGACGATATAATATAACTGAATTTTTCAGCCTATAGGTTACTACATTATTACTTGTGCTTGTTGTAAAATAGCTAGAAGGCAAACTGCTTAATGTGGTAATCAGATTAAATTTTCCATTATCATAATAATAATAACCACCAGCAGAGAAGTCTTGAGAAGTGGTATTAGATGTATAATATAATACATTACCAATATTTCTTCCATCCTCAAAATAATAGTTAGTATGTGCATCGTTAAAATAATTATTCGCGCTATGCGGATAAGCTACATTTGACTAATCTAACGTAGAAGACTATCCCGTTTGAATTTTTAATGCACTTTGATCATTGAAAAATATCGGATATAACAAATCTTCAGTCTCTACTGTATATTCAGTAGCGGCTTCTTTGTTTGTCTTCATTTCAGCGACAAGCCAATCGAAATCAATAGATACTTTGCTAGCTTCATTAAGACGATTAAAAGCATCAGTTTCTTTCGCCGTTTTAATTGTCGCTCCAATAGTTGTAGAAGCATTATACTGATTTGGATTCTATAATCCAGAGGAAGAGTAAAAATCCCAATATGTATCATCTAATACTGCAGAATATTTTTCACGAAGAATTAAACCAAGACTGCGCTTATGTGCAATATTAGTTGGATCGTTATCATTTGGAATATTCTTATATGCTTCAATATTAGAATCTACAGATGTTAATAAATCGATTTCTTTTCCATTCTATCCGTATAAATGGACTTGCGCAATTAATGCATAGTATGAATTTATATCTCCTAAATCCATAGCTCTACCTTCTACGCTTTGATAAAATCTGTTTCTATATCCCTGTAAAGTGCTGGCCTGTTCGCCATATACTGATAACGCATTTTGATTATTATCAAAAGTAACACTTACAGTATAAGAAGAACCAGACGTACCAGATTGACCAAAAAGAAGATCTTTTGTTACATGATAAGTAATCTTATCTTTTACAATCTGGCAATGAACTGTATTGTCAACTAGATTAGGCGCATAGGTTTTTCTAATAAAATAATGTGCTGTAATTAAATCAAACTGATCTGATAAATCACCACTAACGATATCACCAAAGTGAGTTAATTCAATAAGTTTGGTTGCAGTATTAAATGTCGCTAGTAATTTTCTATCTTCGGTCTGAGCAATAACCAATCTATTTTCAATAGTGCCAAAAGCACGCTTCAATAGCTCTACTTCGTCAGCTGTAGGATCTCGCAAAGTAGCTTTTTCTAATTCAATAAAAGTATCTAAATAAAACACTGGACGAAGCATTGTATTTGAACTTGGAAACATCCAAGTAATACAAGTTGCCTCATTCAACAGGTTATCTTCTGGATTAGTTTTACTATCTTTCATAGAGCGGAATGTAGCTGTTAAACTAAATCTTTCTTTAGCTCTATGTTCATCAACTAATTCATTTCCTTTTTTATAAATAAAGAACATTCCTTGCTCTGGCTCTAAATAGAATATATCATTCTCTTGACGATGACCACAAAGAATACCCAGCGCTTCAGAAATATCTGTTGTAGTAGTACTTGGTATGTCGTAAAGATTTGTGAAAACAAGCTAGTTAGTACGAGCAATTTCAGAATCGTTTTTTATAATTACAACCTAAAATTTTTCCTATTCTTTATTTATATCTGGATAAAAACTTAACTAAAAAGGATCATCAACATCTTTCAACATATTCTGCAATGTTGGCAATGTTTCTTTGATGTATCCTTGGTATAATTCAACAGTATCAAAATTAACTACTATGTTCTAATATAACTCAATAATTGAATTACAAAAATTATAGTTAGAAGCTAATTCATCAGCGCAATTTTGATACCAACCAATTTTCTCCTTATTGTCGATAATATAATTATAAGCTGCATTATAAGCAGTTAAATAAGTGCTATCAACATCGACAGGGTTATTAATAGTAAAATTAGTAATATTGGTTGAAACATTTATAATAGTAGATAAATTCTATAAGTCTTCTGGCATAGTTAGATGCTGCTAAGTAATATCTTGTCTACTCTAAAAGTATCTACGGTAGAGAACCCAATTTGCACCCATAAATTTATCTGGTTTCTTCGCACCTATACTTTCCCTATACCATCGAATTTCGTATTCCGAACTTGAATCTTCTCCAAGATTATTTATAAAATCTCTATAAGAAACGGATTGAATGCGGTCATTACCAAAATCATGAATCCAGCGTAATCCAATTTCTTTTTTGTATAAATCATTATCTGTGAAATATAATTCACCAGTATTTTCATCTTCTCCTGTGGCAACAGGAAAATCATATGTTAAAGTACTTAAAGTAATTAACATACCTTTCTCTTTCTAAAATGAACCTAAATCATATCCAAGACATAGATATGGGTCTCTTAGAAATATATTTGGCAAAATTTGAAAAGCATTTTCCTCTGCATCTACAACTTCACTTAAGTCTTCTCCATCGCCACCATAGTATTTCTAATCATCGTTATTAGAAGGAATATAAGGTGGAGATTCAATTAATCTTTCTGCTCTATCTTTAAAGTTTCCTTTCTGGTAAAAAAATAGAGCCATAGAAGTTATATACTAATCTTTTAATGAAGATATATCAAAAACGGCTTCTTGAACATAATAGGATTCAAAACTATATTTATCTCCGTAAAAGTCATCACTATCTAAAAAGAAAGTTTTTGTTGATACATCTTCCTCAGATTCTACATCTTCCTCAGATTTTGCATCTGGACGAAAACAAACACGGAGCAATATTCCATAGTTGCCTTCGCAACAACCTAAATTGCTTAACCAAGTAGAAAACTCTCCACGCAATCCTATTCTGTCATATCCTGTTAGCGCAGCGGAATTACTGTCTTCTGCTGACCAGGTCCAAAATGCGTGTTTATCACGATCAACATTACCTTTATAACCGTGATTAGCCCACAACCATAGATCTTTATATTCTCCCTCTATTAAATTATTAGTTACATTAACTAAAGTTTCAAAAGGAGACTAAAAAATAGCAGCGGTATTCTTTTTAGTGGCCTATCGACCAATAATAATTTTAGGCTGACTATAATCATTATTTGGAATAGTAACTAGAACGCCATCATCATTCTTATAGCCTGTTTCTAAAGAATAAGCAGTAAAAGATACTGAACCATCTGAAACAGTATATTCACCTTCATTGGCTTTTTCATCGTTGACTATTGTGCAAGCAATCGTTGTATCAAAGTTAATTGATTTAATTCTCTCCTAAAAAAGGATATCCATCGCTTGTAACAAATTTTCAGCAATGTCTTTATTAGCGCCCATCTACTTTCCCTCCTTTTTCTCATATTTCTATAATAACATAATTTTTTTGCGAAGTCAAATAATCTCATTAGGCCAAATAAAAAATAAAAAGGGTAGACCTATAAGTCTACCCTTTTTATCAAACCCTAGGGGTTTTATATGTAATATTTGACGGTCTTGCTGCATATTGAGTTGCGCGATTAATAAGATTATTAAAAGCTTCTTCAATTTCAGTATGATCTGTTGCATTTGGAAATTCTGCATGAATTGTAACTTCTTGCTCTAACGTCTAATCCAGCCCTCCAAACGAAGGAGAATTGAGTCCCGTTGAAACACTGCTTGCGGCTGCGCGCAAATCAATGGCAGAGCTAATCTAACGAACCAGCTCAATAGTAGCAAGTATATTAGCAGTGTCTTCTGCGCCAAGGACAAGCTCTTTTTCGTGTAAGATAGCTAATTTACCATCTGAACCCCACTCACCAGTATATCCTCCAGAAGCCATGCCGACTATTTCATTATATAATTCTCTTGTAAAATACTTACCAGATAAATTAATACCTTTTTGCTATGCAGTCTAAAATATCTATGCTAATTCATCATTAGAAAGATAGCCCGTCGTTCCTTTACTATTACGAGTTCTAGCTAAAGCATTATATCTCCCTGAGAACCCATTTGCTGCATACTCATTTGCCATTTCTTGAGAAAAATCTGAAACATTACTAAAGTCATACTAAGTTGCAGCGTCTCTTTCAGCCATATCCATAGCAGCCGCCAATCGCATATACGCCTGAATCATAGCCATAATCTAATCATATTGTAATGCCCATTCCTTAGTAACATCTGCTACAGAAGTAAGTAAATTACCAATGGTTGGAATTGTATTCGTAATTAATTCAGTCTTTAATTGTTGATTAGCAAGTTTTAATTCATCAGTTTTCTTCTTTAAATCCTGCAAGCCAAGAGAAGTGTTATCTGTAACCACTTGTCTATCAGCATCAAGCTAATCCATGGTATCTTTAATTTCTGTGAATGTATCAATGGTATCCTGTCTATAATCAGAACCAGCATCAATAACATCTTTATATGCTGTAGTCCAAGCCTCTCTATGATCTGTAGTGGCAACTTCATCTAACCAGCCAAGAGCAGTATAATAACTATGTCTCTAAGCCTCAAGCAAATCATCGTAATAAGCCGCCGTCTATAAATACTTTTCATCAAATTCAGCCTAAGTAGTAATTCTGCCCTCTTGGTAATCAAGAGCTAATTGTTGTAAAGCTTCATACTTCTCACGCTCAATTTGAGTAATCTTTTCTCCATAGTCGTTAGCTTGACCTAAAACTAAATTATAAAGATCATTTTGCTTATCAGCAAAGTTCTATTCTGCGTCATTGATTTTATCCTAATCCGCAGTATAAACATAACCATAATTACCTTCGCTATCTCTCTGCAAGCGCACAATAGACTTAGCATTTTGTGCTTCTTCAAGAGCAATTTGCGCAAGTAATAATTCATAACGTGCTTTAGCAATATCTAAATCACTCTAATTTAATTTTTCCTACTTTTGCATTTGTTCAATCTCAGTAGAGAAATTCTTTAATTTAGTCTTTGCTGCAACACTATCTGTCTTATCTATGTCTTGAGAGAGCTTTCTTAATAAAGTGTTAGTTTCGTATATCTAATTAGTTTTTGTTAAATACTCTTCTTGAACGGCTTTAGCTCTTTCCATAGAATCTGCTAAGAAGTCCCATCCTAATCCCTTTGTTAAAGCATCTTCTCTAGCCGCCATGATTTTATCTAAAGTGTTTTTATATAATTCAACAACAGACTCTAAATAAGCTTCTGCGTCTTCATACATCTTATTCTCTGCTTCACGGGCTTGCGCGATGGCGGGGTCAAGAACGGCTTCTTTGAATTCGCGAGCAGCCTCCTCAGAGACAGCTGGATTATTAAGTAATTCTTGATAAGTTTTTCTTGCATTATCGGCCTACTCCTGGAACATTTTGTACTCGGCAGTAGATTCTTCTAATGCATTTCTCTCCATTTCAACAGTAGCTTTAAGAACCGTTTCCATAGATTTATAATCAAATTCCTTACCAGTCAAACTTAATAAATTCTTTAAATGCTCCATAATCTCAACGTGATGAGCCATCTAATCTGTAAGCTTACGTAATTCTTCAACAGCGCCATCTATAGTATCAGAGTAGAATTGACGCATCTTTTCATTCATATCAAGCAAGCTATCTATAACTTCATAAATTCCATCACGTGCGGTTTGAACTGCCTATATAAACTAATCTTGACTAATCTCTTCTGCCTCATAAAGAGCTTGAGCGTTCTTGTAAGCTTCCTCGTATTCTTTTCCTCTATTGAGGAATGTTGAATACTGGCTATCTATCTTATTATCAGCAGAGAAAAGATTTTTCATTACTTCGACTGTTTTATAAACACTATCGCCTAAAATTTTGGCAGCCATCTCTAAACGTTTTAATTGAGATTCATTTAAATCGACTTTAAGATCTAATTCAGTTTGCCACTTCTCAAAATTTAAATCCTACAACTATCTAAGTTTTTCAGCAAGATCATCATTAGTATCTTGCCAAAGCTCTGAAGTTTCTTTATATTGTTCAATAATATCTTTAATAGCTTCATATTGAGCATTATATAATTCCGTTTTACCAGCATTATCCCAAGCTTCCTATCCAGCTGCGTCTAATTTATTATACTCTTCAATTTGTTTATTTTTATAATCTTCAAGTGCTTGCATTAACTCCTCATAATTTAACAACAAGCCAGTTTCTGTGTCAATTAAAGGCTATATGGTAGTAGCTTCAACAACGCTCATTATGTCAGCATAATGTCCAGTTATATTACCTGCTGCGTCTTTTGTAGTATAATAAGCACCAATACCTCTAGATTCATCTGCTGCTATACCAGACATTAAATTATTATAATCAATATCTTTATATTTTTTAATTTCATTAATATAATCTTTTGTTTTGCCAATAATTTTATTTAAAGCAGCAGTTTCTTTGTCGATAGCATTAAGTCTATTTGCGCCAAATAAACGATCTTTCTCAGAAGACGCTCTACTATATTCTCTAGATAACTAACCCAATGAAGACTAAACATTTGCATAACGATTTTCTGTATGCTATTTCTAAGTGGCTTTGGATTTGCTACCTCCACCACCGCCACCTTTAGATCCGCCGCCTCCGCCAGAACGACCAGATGTGCTACTTACTTTACCACCACCAGATTTATGTGCATTTGATAATTTAATACCAGTGGCGGTTGTTTGTTTAGTTACTTCATCTGTTACTGTGACAGGAGTAATGGTTTTATGATATTCTGGGAAGTGAGTAACCTATTTATTTAATTCACCAGTTTCTGTCTCAGTAGAGAAAAACATACCTGGCTTATCAACCACAGTTACTTTTTCATCAAAAGCAGTATCCTAATTAACATCGGTAGATTCTGCTGTTACCGTTTTAGTTTCTGCATCAATAGAAGCATTAGCAATAATTGCATCACCTGCGGCCGCAGCTGCATTGGCAGCATCTTCCATTGAACCCATAAATGGAGTAACATCACAGTCAATATGCATTCCAGAAAGACGTGCTTGAATTTCATCTGCAGTTAATCCAGCCTATACCCATGCTTCAAGCATAGCCTATAAAGCTGGACTATTATCAATATCAATAATAGCTCCATCAGCTAAATTTGCTAATTCGCTCTTTAACTGTTCTGAAATTTCTGATAAGCCATATTCTTCAGCCTAGGCATCAATAAAAGCATCTCTAAGTTTATCTAAAGCTTCTTGAGCTTTAGTTCCACCTTCAGCTAAATCATTAAGAATATCCGAATCAATATTAGACATAAAATCAATACTAATTAATTCTTCATTTGTGTCTAATATATCTGCTAAAGTTTTTCTTAATGCTTTATAATTCTTTTCGCTTGCAACAGTTGCTTTCGCTTCTGCTGTTTCGGCTTTATTTAATCTTTTTATAACTGTTTCATAATCGGTGTAATTATCAGCTAAATCATTAATACCATTATTTAAACGTTTATAACGAGTGGCTGCATCAGCAGCTGCTTCTGCTATATCAGCAGTAATTCGTGCAGTATCTTTTTCTTCTGCGTTTAAATTTCCTAATAAATCTGTATTTTGACTAAAGATATCTGCTAATACTTCTAATTCATCCGCTTCTAAGCTAAAAGCATCAGCATCTTCAGCGACAGAAGTAGCAACTGCTAAATTATGTTCAGCTACTTTAATAGCCTCTTCATCATTACTTCTTAAAGCAGCTTGATAGGCTTCTATTTCTTGTTTAGTATTATCATACTAAGCAGCAAGAGTGGTTAATGCTTCACCATAAGCCTATTGAGCTTCTCGTGAATTATTAGTTAAACCAGTTAATTCAGAATGACGCTATCCTAATTCTTGCATATTTTTAGCAAGAGAAAGATACTAAAAACTTAATCCTTCTAATTTAGTCTACTCTTGTTCTAAACTACTAGTTAATGTATCAATCTCCTGAGTATCAGTTGCTGTAGCCAACTATGTTTGTGTATTCTAAATATTAGTATCGCTATAAGCAATTTCTCGGCTAAGTTCAGTTTTTCTTTCATTGGTTGCATCATTACGTAGCTCTTCAGCAGAACCAACCATTGCATAAGAATCATCAGCTTTTTGTCTGAAATATCCTTGCTAGCTAGGACTCAATTCTGCATAATCTTTTGCAGATATTTCTCCACCAGTGCTTACCTTGTTAATAATTTTTTGAACTTTACCAAATTTTTCAGCAAGTTCATCTACATTGACATTTCTAATTGCTTGTCCAGCAATTTCTATCTTCTTGGCAAATTGATCAAGATCTACACCAAAATCCATACCAAGACTCTATAAATATTCTTTAAACTATTCAATACTATCAAAATCAGAAAAATTAACTTTAGAAAAAGCTTCCGCAACTTCTGCCTATAATTCTTCTGGAATCTAATTAATAATTTCAGAAAAATCTGCCTTAATTTCACTATTATTCTTAAATAATTCTTTAAGATTAATTAGCTAATCTACAGGTAAACTATGAAAAATATTCTAAATATCTTGAGGCAATGAAGCAAATTCATCTAGTAAAGCGGTTCTTGCACCTGTAATTGCCGCTATAAATTCATTTCCTGTCATACCTACTAAAGTAGCTATAGCAGATAATTCTGTTTTAGAAATATTTAATACCTCTAAAATAGAATCTGTATCTGTCATTTTAGATAACTGATCAGCAGATAGAGAACCTAAAACGTCTGAAAAATTAGCCTATCCGCCATTTCTCATAGCAGATTCAGATAATCCATTCGCTAGGTTACGAGCGCTTGTACCAGCACCTACGCCCTCTAATTGTCTAGTGATAAAATCAAAACCTTCTTGAACAGCTTCTCCGGCTGCCTAGCCTGCTATGGCAAGTTTTATAGTTTCAGCATCGATTGTGTCAATAATATTTCCAGCGGCATCTGTAAATGTATATACAAATTTATTGCCTTCTTTTTTAATCGCGACATTCGTCTGATCGACTAAATCTTCACTAAAACCTCTTACACTAGATAAATATTGTTTCTTTAAATCTACAACTTCTGCATTTTTAGAATCTGTACTATGACCATAACCTTCTCTAAAGCCATTATAAACTTTACTAAAAGCTTCTTGGCCATATTGGCCACCATAAAATAGCTAGGCTGAATCAGCGGTAATGCCGTTATTAGCAGCATATTTAATAGCTAAATTATTAGCAGTATCCTAAATTGCCTAATCAATTCTTGTCTATCCCTATTCAACCACATCATTCATATGAACATAGCCCTATGTGGTTGCATTAATCTAAGACACTAAATCTTCTATACTTGCTTTTATTGTTGGATCATCCAAAAATAGATCATTAGAAGCTCGCTCTTCATCTGACCGGATTTGTTTAATTAAATCTTCTGTAGTAATCTATTTACCAGCCTATAAGAAATCTTGAATTTCTTCCCAGCTTAATAATTGTGTTCCAGCAACACCACTTAAACCGCCGTAGTAGTCAGATGCAAGTTTACTATAAGCAGTATTATTACTTGCGTATGTAGATACCGTAGTTTCCTTAGAATGATATTTGTTTGCTCCTGCTGCACGGCCAGCCTCACCAAATTGTGCATATGATAATGCTTGTGCTTTAGTGGTCTCCTAACCAAGAAGTCCTTCAAGTACAGAAAGATTTAACGTACCATCTGGATTTAAAGCTCCTTCCATAGCTAATAACTATGGATATTTTTGTAAAATTTCATCTGTTTTATCAAGAGCATCCTGTAAAGCATCTTTCCATTCAGTAGTGCCCTTTGTACACTCTTCAAGTTTATGGACAATATCGCCATAACTATCGAATTCATACTTTAAATCTTTTGCTGCCTATTGAGTTTCATCGAGTTCTTCCTTTAACCCTTCCGTCTCTTCGGCGATACTCTTCATTGTCTTATCATAATTAGAAACAGAAATTTTTTTGAGCCAACCAACTAATTTAATAATACCAATAATTAAAGCTCCAACAGCAATAACAATTAAACCTATAACTCCTAGAGAGGCAAGCATAGAAGTATTTAATGCATCCGTCGCTCCCTTTAATAACCAAGTAGCTGCAGCATGGGCTTTCTTTGCCACTATACCTGTCATATCAGCAGTTGTATTGGCAATTTTAGACAACGTATTAAAGGCAAACGCTCTAGTTTGTTGATTAGTCAGCGTAGTAATTACTGGAATAATCATTGATAAAGCTGACATAATTTGAATCGCTTTTTCTCCCGCTGATAAAGAATCATTACTAATGATTGAATCAATATTGCGAATTGCATTAACAGCAGTATTTACACTCATCAACGCAGAAGCTAAAGCCGTAATCCCCGTTGATACTAAATCTATCTATGTTGTTAAACCAGCAATAGAATTTTTAGCGCCATCTACAGCGTTCTTATGACGATTTAATCCTTCAGCAGCATCCGTTGCTGCTGAAGCTTCACGCTAAAACTATGTTGCTAAACGCTAAGCCATAGCTTCGGCATTCTCAACGCCCATATTTCTTAAAATATTAGTTAAATTTTCTATAGAAGGAGATAATCCTCCATCTATATCTATTTTTAAAGTATCTAAAATAGCTATAGCATCATCAAACTAATTATTTATTAATGCGTTATTTAATTCAACTAATTCTTGCTAAAATTCATCTGTTCCAACACTAGCAGCCTAAAAAGCTTGCACCATTTTCTATAAAGCTTCTTTATTATTCTATATGCCTTTAATGTCCATTGGCATATTAATAATCTTTTCAGCATAAATACTATATGCTTTTTCAGTTTCGGTATATGCCTATCTTAACTACTTCTATTCTTGTATTAAATAATAGCTTTGACTTTTATTTTTCCCCTAAATAGATCCATTTTGCTATCTAATCAGCTGATCTGTTCTTCTTTTTTCTTCATCCGCCGCTTTTCCTAAAGCAATAACTTCCTAACCTAAAGCATTATTAATATCCAGAATCATCTATAATTGTTTTTGGCCCTATTCGCCTAAAGTTTTTGCTTTTTCAATTGCCATATCCTGCAGTTCTGCCTGTCCAGAATAAGCAGCTTTCATCGCATCTCCTTCATTACTCCCAGAAGCTTTAGATGCAATCTCCAGAAGTCCCGCATTAGCATCTTGTCTCAGCTACTAAATTTCAGCTCTTCCTTTTGCTGTTAAAGAATGTAAATCATTAATAGCATTACGGATAGAATTAGCAATCTAATTGCCGAATACCTAGGTAACAATGCTACCAATCAGAGTTAAAAGTGGACCGACACCACCAATACCCTCAATAAAATTATCAACAACACTTAAAACTTTTTCAAAGCCATTTAATAATTTTATGAAGAATTTGTCATCTAATAAATCATTATAAATGTCTTGTGTTGCAGCTTTTACTCTCTTGCCAGCAGCTTCCCACGATTCTGCATAAATATCAGCCTGCTACTACAAGGTTCCTTCTGAGCCTTCTGCTAAGGCTTGATTTGCTTGAATCTTTCCGTAGTTATTCATAATAGCCATGAATTGAGCATACTATCTTGTACCAGCAACAGTTTCAGCTAACGCAACTCGTTGAGCTTCGTTAATTTGATTCCATTTTTCGGCTGTTTCATCAAGTATATCATCCATGACTTTCAATTCACCATTGGCATCAAGAATATTAACACCAATAGTAGCCAAAGCTTTTGAATATTTATTCAAATCTACGCCATCTTCAAGAGTCTCTCCAAGAGATAGGCCCTGGAAACGCGCGAACATGGTCTTAAAAGCAGTACCAACAACATCTGCACTTTGTCTGGTCTCGGCAACAACGGTAGCGAGCGCTGCAGTAGCTTTTTCATAACTTAAACCAACAGTATCCGCAACTGATGCGAACTTTTGCAAACCTTGAGCAATCTCGTCTGAGCTAGAAGCTGTAGCAGCGCCTAACTTGGCAATAACATCAGCATAATATTCTAATGATTTAGAACCGTCATTAAAATTATTCCAAATGGCGGTCATTTGACTAGACACGTCTTCAGCACTTTGACGAGATACATTTGCAAGTTTCATAGTTACATTTGTTCTATCTGTAACATCTTTTCCAGTTAAACCTTGCTGATAATAGATCAAAGCGGCATCTGTATATGCAGTAGTTGTCGTACTTAATGCTCTTGCAGCTTTATTGGCCTAATCAGCGAATTTAGCCATCTAATCCACTGATTGTCCCGTTACAATTCTAATATTATTTAAAGATTCATTTAAATCTTGAGCATATCCATAAGCACCCTATAAAGCACCCATAAAGCCATGTAAAATGCTTGAAGAAATTTGCCATCTTGCAGTATTTCTTAATGTAGTAGCAAAATTAGCCAATAACGTATTGGAACGTTTCAGAGGGACTTCGGCCTTCATTATAGAAGTAGCTAAATTAGAAAAAGCCTAAGTTCCACTAGGACCTAATGCCATAAGCGCATTTTTATAATCATTAATAGTTGTTTTGCTAGCTCTTAATTCATTATTAAATTTAGTTAAATTTAAATTTCCTGTTGAACTAGTAGCGGATTCTAACTAAACTTTTAGCTATGCTGCTAGTGTAGTTGCTTTCTAAATATCTTTAGATAAAGGCATTTGAGAATTTTTCTGCGCAGAAGTCATAAGCTCTGTTAGCTATCTTTGTAAAGCCTATAATTCCGCTTTAGCCTTACTTGTATCAGCAGTCATAGCTAAATTAATATTTAATTGTTTAGCCATTAATTATACTACTCCTTTCTCTCCAAAAATTTGATATAAAAAAATAAGGGGATAGGAAAATAATCATTCCTATCCCCGATTACTCCTATAATTTCTTAAAGAAGTAACATATCTAATTAACCAAGTTTGGTTAGAACATCTTTTAACAGTGTGAGCTGATTGGGATCTGCCATTTTATCTTTTAACGAGTCTGCGTCAAATTCAAGATTACTATAATCCGTTTTCATAGCATCAAGAATACCATAGATACTATTACGATATTCATAAATATTTTGCGCGGTCTTACTCAACCACATAACGATACTCTAATATTCTCTCTAAGGCAATACTGCAAAGAAATCATCAAAGAATCCGCTTCCCGCAAGTAAGTCATAAAGTTTGGCAGGATCTTCTTTTTGCTTTTCTGTAAAACTAATATTACTATATCTAAAAACCATTTCCAAATTCATGAAAAGGGCAATTTTTGCTTCATTAATGAAGTTATTATCATCTTGGCATTGATTTAATACTGCCGCAATTAATTCCATCTTCTCCTGGATTGGTAGATACTACTTAACTTCTACAATCTATCCATTCCAGTCAAAAGATGCTACTTCTGTATTTTTGGTTAAACCAAGTTTTGTAAAGGCTACTTTACTCATTATTATTTTCCTCCTTTATCTCATAAAAACTCCATCTTAAGCGCTCTTTTGTAATAGGGTGTTTTCCAGCGGTTTTTCTTTCTCCATTGCAACAACGACTAATTGGAGTGCTATTTTTTAGTCCAGCCCATTCGGCCGCAAGCATCTAACTATCAAAAATTTGATTATTATTTAGACAGATTACTTTTTTCTTAACTTTCTAATGCATTTTTTCTAGATGCAATCGTAATTTATCTATATTGTTTTTAGCATATTCTTTATTACTTAAACTAATTTTCTATTTAGTTTCTTTGGATAATTTATATCCAGAATTTCCACCTGTTTTTAAATTATATCCTTTATTACGATTTATTGTATCAAAGTATGAGATATAATATTTTTCTTTTTCATCAGCTTCTTCAATAGAAAGGTTATCTTCTAATATAATATGCTCAAAATTTTCCCAACCATATTTCTGTATAGCATTATAGAAATAAGAGCAATCTTTGTAAGAAATAGGGTGCCATCTAATTTTTAAATTACAACTCTATCCAATATAAATTTTCCCATTGACCTTATTTTTATGCATATATATACAATAATCTTTTGCCATTTATAAACACTCCTTTTTCTCTTTATATCTAAATATATTATAGCAAAAATTTTGATTTATGTCAAATATAAATTTTAACATCTTTAACCTACTAAATTCGTTCTAGCGCAGCGCCTATTTCACCATCTTTTTTCATTAATCCCGATAAAATCTTATTTAATTCAGTACTAATATCTTTATCTAAAACACTACTCATATAAATTGCTAATTTTGTTGCTACTTCATAAGGAGTTTTCTATTCATTAAAAATTTCTGAATATAACTAAATACCAGTTCGTAAATTCTTTATACTTGATAAACGCAATGTAGTATTAGCACTTTTTTCAGTAACACGAGCTTGCTTAACTTGCGTAGAACCGACATCTCCTGCAGCAGTACCTCTTTGATAACCAAGACTCTCATGCATATGCATCCATACTGTATCAGCTGGCTCATGCCATTTTGAATCTGCATTTAATCTTTCCATTTCAGTCATTCTAGCTTGTAGCATATCAGAAGGAGTTAAATTTGGATCTTTAGACATTTTATATAATTGCATATGATGTTCCTACAAATGTCTTTCATGTGCTTCAGCTACGTGACCCATATTAATATTACTACCCTTATCACCAATATGAATATGATGTTCATTACTCTATACATACATGGCATCTACATATTCACTATAAAGCTTATAATGTTCATTAAATAATTCTAAAATTTTTAATTGAGCTTGATTTGTGGTTTCTTTTTCAATGTCTTCTGCTAGTGCTTTTAGATTTAACATCAAACCACTACCATTAGAACGAAGCCAATCAACTCTTAAATGATTAGCATAAGAAATTTTACCACGAAAATAAATTGCATAATCAACAGAACTATAAGTTTCAACTTCAATACCGAATTTCTAAATTAAATTACGAATCTCAATAGAAACCTAAATAATTCTAGTATATGCCTAAAAAAGATTTGCTACATTTCCTCTTTTTTTAATATTAGAAAGTTCTATTTCTTCTAATTCATCTACAGCTTTCATTAATCCCTAATAATTCTAACTATTTTTTCTAACTTCATCAATTAAAATTGTAAAATGATCAATTAATTCTGATAAAGAAAAGTTTTCTGCTTCAGCCATATTGAATTACCTCTCCTTTTTCGCATAATAAAAAAATGGGAGAAGACTTGCGTCTCCTCCCATTAAAGTTTCATTAGTCAATGAAGAATGCATCGTGTGCTACTTCGTGAGCAGTGCGATGACGTACAAGATCGCTGTCGCTAAGTTCGTTAACGATCTGAATAGCAGCGAGAACCTTCTTTGTCTTATCAAATCTGGTGTAATCTGGGAATGCATCCATCGTAAAGGTGAATGTACTTGGATCGCCAGAAGAAGCCATAGTGAAGGTAAAGTTAGACTGAATCTTGCAGTTAGGAATAATGAATTCAGCAGGCATATCTACGCCATCAGTGTTGCGGAAGAGGGTAGAAGCCTCAAGATAATAGTTACCGCCAAACTTATCAGCAGAAATCTCAATTTGCTGAGTGTTAGAAGTCTTTTCAGTGTAATAGTCAACAAGAACAACTGCACCAGGACCAAATACACTTAAATCATCGCCATTGTCAATGGTATTAGTGTTAAGAGTAAGCTTCCAAAGTCCAGCAAAATCTCCAGTACCTTCCTCAAGATCACCTGCAACAGCCTCAACAGGAATATAAGGCTCAGTTGCAACTTCGCCATTTTCCAGAGCCATTACATAAATGTAATCTTCTGTATCTGCAGAAGTAGGAAGATAAGGCTTTTGCTTTACATAAACTTCAACACTCTGTACAGCATAGTTGCTGGTACCCCAAATACCAGTAGAGGTAATGTGGGTAGCATCAGTTTGCTCGGTTACGTGAACCTTAATTGGCTTAGCTGCAGTAGCTTCAATAAGACCGGCACCAGAAAGAATCATGAAACCAGCAGGAGAGATAAGAGCATCTTCCATAGTGAAGGTTACTGTACGCTCACCTTCCCAAGCTACGAGACGAGCATTACCACGACCACCCTGTGCATAAACAGTAGTAGCAGCACCTTCCATGCTGGAGGTCTTGAGACTATCAAAATAAATAACAGGCTCATTCTTATAGAAAACCTTATTACCAATCTTTTGAGCGGCCTTAGCCTTAAGGACTACATCGCAAATTTCGCGTACGCCAAATCTCATAATTAGTTTCCTCCTTAAATATTATTTTAGTGAATGTTTTTCATCCAGTTGTCAGGTTGATGATCAGGTTTGCCACCAGCCAAACGAGACCGGATATCGAGGTCCCAATTCACATAAAGCATATATCTTTCAACTAAGTCAAAAAGCTAATACATTGTCAGTTCTCCGCATTCTCTTAACGTCATGGAATTTAACCCAACGGTTAAAACTGACATATACTGCGCGAAAACGCTTCCACCGCCATCACTTTTTTGTGCGGCAACGCGCTGTCGCGCACGCATCAGCTTTTCGGCGATTTCTCTAGCTTTTTCTCCTTGTGGATTAAAAGACTATGTTTCCATAGGACCATTGTTAATACAAAAAATTTTGCCTAAGATATTCTGAAAAGGTTCAAAGTTAGTTTCATCAATCATTACATTATTATCATCGTTTTTTAATATTATTGCTCTTGGAGTTAATAACATTTGATAGTTAGGTAAAATTAATGGAAAAATCTGTCGAACCGCTTCTTTCTTATCAAGAGCTTCTTTTTCTTGCATTATCGTCATAAATATCTAAAAATTGTTAGTATTTGCTAAAAGAGTTTCGCCCTAAGCAATCATATTTTTATTCACCGACAGAGTTTGTACTCCTGTGAAGAAATCTGAATCCCCTATAAGGGCAATTTCTCGTAAACGAGGTTGATGTACTATTAATTGACATTCTGGAATTGGAATATCAGTGCCGCACATCAGAGCCAGCCGCATATCAAAGGCCATTTGAAGGATCGTTAAATACCTTATTAAAATTTTCAAATAAGGTTTTATTGCCCTTAGAATCCATTGGATACTTAGAATCTTCTCCCTCATAGCCGTGAATAGCCTAATACATTAAGGTTAAACCAGCAAATTCATCTGATAAAACGATTTGATTACAACCTAAAAATTGCAATGTTCCAATACCAGTTAATTTTTTATTATTAAACATAGTATCAATTTCACTAGCAATTTTATAAGGTCTAAGTTGAAAATCGCCAAGATTCCACTGATTAAAATGACAAACAATATCAAAACTGACTATATTATCTCTAAATTCTGGATTTGTCATATTTGGAGTAAAATTATCAAAACTGATAACAACATAACACAATTCTGGTCTATCAACCTTCAACTTAGGAATAATTTTTATCTATTGCCCAAACATTGACAAAGATTCTTCCTCAGTTAAATCCCTCCATCCTTTACCAAGGATATGCTTTTCTCCAGAATCTTTATAATCTAACCCTGATATTAAAGCGTCAGATGAATCATACCATAATAATCTTTTTAATCGGTCATTCTTTAAAAAGTAAGATACGATAATATTCATATCTTTTTCTACTGCTAAAAAAGAAGAATGAGGATACTAAAAAGTCTAAACCTTCATAAGCAAAACTCCTTTATCTCAAAACAACGATTCAACTATAATAGTTTTTGTTGTTGTGCCTTTTATTAAATCAAACTGCCCACTATAACCAGCAGTCCATTCTAATTCAATAGTGTTTTTATCAATTTCTTTAAATTTTACAGGATATTTTTTATCAATAAACCAATCTCCAGAAGATAAACCGGTATAAGTATAAATATATTTTCCTTTTGGCTTAATAAAAGTTTCTCCTTCAATACTTTTTTCAGTACGTTCAGAGTTAGGATTCTCTTCCTAAAGAATTAATCCACCTGCAACGCCATTTTCTACATCGTCTTCAAATTCATTAGCGTAATACTCAACAGCATTTACCTGAAGAATTCCAGGAGTAGATATCCAGTCAATGGCTTCTACTCTCCAGCATACTTTTTTCTAATCTTCTAATACATAGAATTTTGCATATCGATTAAAATAGTTCAAATTAAACTAATTGGCTGGAAGTAAAATATTTAAAGAATAATTAGGTCTATCAACACTAATACCATTTTTTTGAATATAATTTATTTTAGTTTCAACAGGGCCGCGAATTGCGGCATATGTCATATGCTCAATTCCGTCCTCATCTTGAAACCAAATCGTATATCTACATCTTCTAATTTCACCACGAAAATAAGCAAGTTCAGTTTTATCTTGCAAATAAATTAACCAATACGTATTTGTATTTACCCATTCAAAAACATCACCAGGCTAATAACCATGTTCATATCCTATTGAAATAATTTTATCATCATAATCCTGTTTTACTTTATCTGGATTAATTAAAGCACGAACAGGAGGCTAATTACGAAGCATTTCATCAATATTCTCCTCGATGGGAAAATATTTTTTTACAAAAGCTCCCTAATAAGAATAAAGCACGGCTTTATCTAAACTTCGACGCTTATCTCGGATCATTCGCTCTTGCTGCATCCTACCTCCAGCTTGGCGCAAACGCTAATACATATCAACCACTCCATCGCAAGCGGTAGCGCTATTGAATTTTGGGGTAGAAAGTCTTCCTGTACGAGCACCCATTGATCTAATACTGGGACTTGAATAATTATGTTTCATTTCATCAACCCCCGTAATAGACTAATTGATTCAAATACGGTTTTTCTATAAAAATCAAAGTCAGTAGCTCCAACTCTAATTCCTTCTAATTTAGCAAGTAGCTATAAAAATTGCGGGTTCTCAATAAAAATCTCATTAAGCCCCGCAATTTCCAGAATTACTGTATTAAGTTGTTTTTCCCAATTCTCACCGTTTTCACGCATGGGAATTAATTTCCACATCTGATTTGTTAATCGAGTAATATTCTTTTCAAACACGTCAAACGAGAAATTAAAATCGTATTTAGTAGCCATATCTATCATAATAGACACCTCTTCCAAATACATCCCAATTAGAACGATATATGCCAGTGCTTAAAGGACGTCTACGCTTATATAAGCGCTACATATGAATAGACTATCTTTGACATTCATTTAACAATCCCATTAATTTCTATAAATGATTTGCCTAAGAAGTCATTTTAAAATCGCTTCCAGAATACTTCATACGAGTATTTTCAATAGAAGTAACTTGTCTCTATACCCAAGCGCACATCATTAGAATAGCTATGATATTGATTTCTTCTGTTGTTAATTCAAAATTAAACGTAGAAGCATCTACCATAACAACATCTTCTTCTGGAGAATTTTCACCATCTAATTGCTCTGCTAAATCGTCTAAGACAGGATTATCTAATTCTTCCCATTTAATACGATCAATTACAAAGTCATGATCGTCAATATCTCCAGCATGTTTAGGAATTACTTTTAATTCATAATTACTTAAATTACACCTTGGGAATTCAAACCCCGGCAAAGCATCAATTAATAAATTTTGTAAGTCACGATAAGTATCTTCGGGAGTTAACTCTACATACATATCATCTGTAATTTTTCCAAGAAAGCGATCATAAATAGCACCAAAAGGAGTACCCATTTATTTACGCCCTCCTTATATTAGTCTGTCTATTTGTTGACAACCTTATAGTTAGAAGCAGTACGGCGACCAGAGGTAGCGGTTTCAGTCTTCACTCTACGCTCGGGCGCAAGTGGCTCAATATGATCTTGCTCCTCTGCCTTTTCCTCTTCAATATGCACAAGAGCCTTATCAACATCAAATCCTGTTTTGTCTTTAAGAGCTTTTCTCTTATTAAGATCTGTTAAAGGAAGTTTAACAGCCATGGATTTAATAAGATCGATGACACCAAGCGGTGCAAAATCAAGAGCATCTAAGAAGGCATCAAGAGAGCCACTAATTAGAAGATCTCTTACCTACGCCTCAGACATATCATACTCAATTTCACGATGAACATTAAGGTCATTTGTTACAGCTTCATCAATAATCTGTAAAAACTGTTCTAACATTTCACGTCCGCCCTGTTGATAAGTAAGCTTCTCAAGTTCCCCAAAAGGAATTCTCTTCACTTCTCCTGGAGCAAATTCACGACGCAAATTGCTTTCTGGAATCCTATAAACAACAGTGCTTGCGCTTCTATTCTTTACGTTATACATTGTATCTTGATTAATCATAATTTTTCTCCTTTATCTCTAAATACTAACAAAGAAAAGGGGAGAGGGGAACTTCCCCGTCTCCCCCTACATTTCTTTATTAAATAGTACCACTTGGGCGACCATCATAGGTAGCTACATTACCACTTACACCATCAAGGTTCCAGGTAATCATCTGGCCGAGAAGTGAAGTATCAACATAGCAGCAAATATTATTAGCAAGGATAGCAGTTACGCCAACCTTCTTATAAACCTGAACTTCGCGAGAACGATCATAGTTGTTGAATTCATCAACAATTGTGCCGCCTTCAAAAGCGATCTTAACAGGCTTGCCATCAGCACCAGTAGGAATTACCCAGCAATAACCAGGATCAATTACCTTACGAGTATTAGTTTCATCCTCGAAACCTTGCTCAAGAATGATAACTTTAGTGCCCTTGTAGCTTGCAAGACGACCAGTGTTCCAAAGCTCGGTCTTCATTGCTTCGGTATAACGCCAAGCTTCATTAGGAATCATCTTTACAGCAAACTCATAAGTGCAATAAATGGTTGGAGTGCCATAAGCAGCGGCAATCTGGATTAAGCGATCCATAGCAGCCTCATCGAAACCAACGGCAGCAACGCGGTTAGCAGGTGGGAGCTGGTTAATAGAAGCCTTGAGAGCAGCAGCAACCTCTTTGTAGATAAGCTCGTCCATACCTTCCATGATAATGCGAGTTACCTCAGCAAAATCAACACGACCATCAAGGAACTCCTCAAAGCCGATCTGAGCAGCTCCGCCGATAGCGCTGGTGCGTACTTCGAAGCTTTCTCTCTCGGCAGGACCGAGCTTGAAGACTTCATAAATGCCAGCAAGTCCAACACGTGTTACAAACTGCTTTGCGCGAGCACGTGAATTAAGAGGACGACGGAAAACAGGCTTGTCGCCCTGTGCGAATGTCTTAACCTCAGCGAATTGATCGTACTGCTGAGTTACCTTCTTAGGAAGAACTTCATCAAGAGTTTCTTCAATCATAGAGAAAATAAGGTTCTTATTTTCACGATATTGTGCGTAAGTGCCAGCCAGCTCATTCAACTCATTGCGGAGGGTCTCATTAAGAGCCGCATAGGAGAGTTGCTGATCGCCAAAGGAATAGGCTACAGGAGCAGAAGGGTCAGCCTTAGCAACTTGCTTCATTAAAGCAACTAAATTAGTTCTATCTAACATTACTCTTCTCTCCTTTCATTAAGCGATACGCATAATCTTTACGCCAGCCTGGTTGTCGGGCATTGTATAAACTTTAACAACCTGCCACTTCATATCGGTCTGAGCGTCAGCGTTAGCATTTGTACTAAGAACAAGAATACCATTGGTCTTGCCAGGGATAAGAATCTTGCCAACGGTAAGATCTTCAGCCTTTTCGTCAATTGTATTAGTAGTGAAAATATCACCAACATTGGTCTTGAATACGCGAGGAACCATCTGGGTACCAGCTGGCATCTTCTTCTCGCGATAGATACCAAGACGTCTCCAAGGATCGTTAGTGAAGCCCCACTCATAGATATCTTCAACATCCTTAGTTACATCATCATAAGCATATTCAACAGGAATTTGTACCTTGGAAGTACCATTTTCATCAAGCTCATATTGAGTTCCCTTGTAAGTAAATACCTTAGCTTCACGAGTAGAAGCAGGAACATAGCCCTCTTCACCCTCTGTGCCTTGAGCAGGAACGTTAATAGTAGCGGTACTTACGGCATAACGATCGCCACCAATAGTAACAGTTTGACCTTCAACATCAAGAGTTACATACTGGTTAAGAGTCATAGAACCGTTGCCCTTTTCGTCAACACCATTCAATCTATGCCAATCCTTATATTCAAGTTCGGCATTCTCATAATCATATGGGCTATAAATACGAGCCTGATAATCATCCTTAATCATTGCAAATTCGCAGTCCCACTGCTTACTTCCATCAGGATGATCACGATAGAGCTTAATCTCGTTGTAGACGAGCATCCATTCACCTGCACCGGTGAAATCGACTAAGCCAATACCATTGCCATTTGCAGCATAATCATACTTTACAAACTGACCTTGCTCTAAAATCTGAATAGATGGATCAGCAGGAAGCTGAGCATAAATCTGACCAGTTCTTTGAGCAGAAAGATGATTTGGTTCAACTTGGCCATAGCCGAATTCAACGTATTTTGCTTGAGACTTTATTGGAAGACGGCTATTTAAAAAATCTTTAAACATCATCGTTCAGTTTTCCTCCTTCATTAATTTAATGTTTTTGCGGTGTTTAATGCAGCTTTCACCCAAGCTGGGGTAGAGCTATCATCACCTTCATTTCCGTTAAGATTGTAAGTTACTCCATTCTTGGTTTTATCTTCTTCTGTGGTGAAACTTACCTTATTACGGAAACAAATGACAGAAAGCTTTGCTTCAATATCATCAAGAGAATACTGATCAATGTTCTCAAGAACATCTTTCTTATCCTCGTCAGATAACATATAAAATTCAGCAATCTTAGCTTCTTTTTCAGTGCGTTCAGCAGTATGCTTAAACTCACGTAAAGAAGTAAGCTCGCTATTTAAAGACTCAATAGTGTTATTGAGTTCAGCAACTTGGGTTTCAAGATTACTGTAATTAGTCTGAAGTTCGACATACTCAGGAATTTCTTCTAAAGTATCATAAGAGAATTTTTTATTCTTTTTCTTATCATCATCTGACTTATCTTCTTCGCCGTCATCAGACTTTTTACCATCTTCTGATGAATCTTCAGAATCCTTTTTACTCTCTTCACCAGAATTGCCCTTATTTTCTTCTTCTTCATCCTTTTTCTTGGCATATTCAGCAATATATGCCTCAACGTCGGCAGCGGCAAACTGGGCCTCAGCAGCAGGAGTGTAGGTCTTGGTAACCTCAACCAGATCGCCCTCTGCCTTAAAACCATCTGCTTCAGTAAGGGAGAAGTTTAAACGATAGTATTTCATCTCTGCGCGATTGCAAAGAACTGCGAACTTTTGACCATTCTCTTCAAATACGCCATCTACAGAATACTTAGAACACCAACGGTTTTCACTGTCAGGGTAAGTAGACTCAATGTAGCTATAAAGCGCAGACCAAAGAGCATCGCCGATTTCAACTGCATAAGTATTAAACACTTTCGTTCCTCCTTCTGTTAATAATTCTTTTATCTCATTCATCATAGCGAACATCTTATTCTGGAAAGACTCGTCAATAACTAATGAGAAAGCAGTAATTTGTGACCCCTCAAAGCAGGGTTCACTTTGTTCCCCTAAAATACAAAGTTTAGAGATAAATGCCTCATTGATAATGAAAAATTGTGGCTTATCATTCTTATTTTTTGACCAAGTTGCATCTAAAGTTTCTTCGTCAAGTTCCATAGAATGATTATTGCCCTTCTCTGTTATTCTCTTAGCTTCTGGATATACATGATCCCATATATATCCTTCGGTGCAGAGATAAAGATGCTCAACTTCTCCATCATCTAAATAAGTGGCGAACCAAATCTTAGCGTCTGTTGGAACAAAACCATAAGGAGTTGTCGTATCAGTAATACGCCATTCTCCATTAGAAATATTTATCTAACGATTATGTTCCTCAAAATCGCCATCCTTCTCATTAAAAAATCCAACAATTGGGCATCCGCGCAAGCTAGGAGCCATTTCACGGGCCACTTCTTTTGTAATGATAGAATGATTACGATTTGGTTCATCGCCAACATAGCAAACTTTTATCTATACTTTAGAAATAAAAGGACTAATCTTTGTACTTTCGATAAATTCGATAGGAGTTTCTAACAATACACTTGTATGTTTCATTTCAGACCTCCTCAACTCATAGACTCTTTGTTCTAAATAGTTTTCTCACTTTTCTAATCATTATCTTTTTCTGGACGACCAGCCTATTTAGTTTCAGCTTTTTTTACAGTCGTTTTCTGTTCTTCTGTTTTCTTTTGATTTTTTGAATCACCAGTTTGATTATTTTTACCCAACAAATCGGCCAAATTCATTGTAGAACTTAACAAATTAGGTAACATCAATTCAGTAAGATGAAGAACTTCGTTTTCAAAGTGAGCAGTATTTAAAATAAAGCTCTGTGAATGTCCAAGAGCAATTTGAGGAAGAATCTTAGAATGGCCCATTTGTGATTGCTCTTTATATAGTTTAGAAAGATTTTGATAATTATACTACGTAGTTTCAAGCATATAAAATCTAAATGCGTATTTCTTTTTCGCAGTATTTCTTTCTTGTACTATTCTATCAAAAAATATTACGAATTGCAACAAAAGATTTCTTACGGTTGACTCATCTTCTAAAATTGATTTCTCTAAAGCCAAATTACCATCTGTATTAAAGATATTTTTTGAAGTACCGGCTGCCATAAAGACGCCTCGCTCAACCTTTGCTAAGTCATCTCTTGTCACTGTAGTATTTTTATCAGACATATCAATACTTTCAACGTCCGCAAATGTAGTTAATACATCAACGCCAATAGCACGCTGCAACATAGCTACCGCATTATTATGAATATCTCTAGCTTCATCAACATCAAAAATTAAATCCCCATTTTTATCTAAGGGAAGTTTTTGAATAATAATTTTTAATAGCTATTGCATCTGTTTACGTCTATCTAAATCCTAAGCCGCATCTAAATCTAATATATAAGGAATAACATTAATAAATGTAGGCATATCGCTACCATTCATATTAAATTTAAACGCTGCTCCTGGATCTAATAGATACCAGCCATATCCAATACCTTGATGATCTGGTCCAAGTTTCCCTTGTTTATATAAAGCATACCCCTTCTTAAATTCATCAGGAAAAAGATTAATAATTCTCATACGATAATTAACATCTCCAAATGTATCAAAGAAAGCCATATTAAATTCAATGGCTGGCATGCCCATTACAGAATATTGAGTTCGGCAATACTCAATTGGAAGCTCTTGTATAATTATTGCGTCATTTGAAGGAACAATGTATCCATAATAGCATCCATCAACGAGAACTTTAAGTGCCATCTCGCCGCAGATTTTTTTAATATAACTATTATCTAAAAAATTAAGCATTTTAGAAAAATCCTTCAATATTTTCTCTTCTTTTACAGTATCATCAAAAATCTCTGGGACAATATACCAATCGTAACGATACATAAAAGATACATACTAACAAAGTCTTTGATAGATACCACTTGTCTTATAAAAGAATCTTGAAAATTCGCGCAAAATTTTATAATCATTAGTCATAATGGCTTGATATAATATTCTTTTATCTCCAAATGGAAGAGTTTTTGGCATAATGCGTTTTAAATTTCCTAAATCAAGAACTGCATCATCTAAATTTTTCATACCAACTTTAATTTTCTTAAATTCATTATCAAGGGTACGAAATTCAATATCTCTACCGCCATGAATCATATCAAAACCTTTTGAATAAATGGTTTCTTTACGACTTGGCGCAAGCAACCCATCTTGCGCAAGTTGTTTTTCAATTTCCAAATGATTTACCTCCTCTCTTTTATTAATAGCCAGCTTTGTGCATTATATAGTCATAAGAAATTAAATTTTCTTCGGTATAAGGAATTTCAATTAACTTAAAATCATGTAAAGCACAAAATCTTCGCTTTCGGTTATCATTGTATTGTTGTTGATAGAGGCCACGTTTTCCACCAAACTTCTAGCTAGCCTCATAATGCTACCTACCTTGATATTCTATAATAAAGTCAATTTGTCCATCATCATCAAATACAACAAAATCAAAACGAAGAGGTCTGCCACTGTCAGCCTTCAAATCTGGAAAGCTATACTCCTCTTTAAAAGTAAGCCCAGACTCAGCCAGAATTTCTTCAATCTTAATTTCTCCTCTTGAAGCTCGCATAATACCTCTCCTTTTCTCATATAAATATCCATCTATATTTTGGTCCTTTATTTCCTCCGACAGCAATCTAACCATTTGATTTACAACTTTTACTAATAGTAATATTTGATATATTATATTTTCGTGCCGCATCATTTATAGAATCAAAAATTTCGCCAGTGTCTAAATTTTTCACTTTTTTTGCTCCAGGCTTTTGTTTTATCTAAGATTGCTCTTTATTTAATAAATCCTATTTTTCAAAACACCAATGCAAAGGCTCTTTTGTAATAGGATGTTTTCCAGCAGATAATCTATCTCCTTTTATCTAACTAGCAATATTACTACCACCTGTTGCCGTTAAACCAGCCCACAATGCAGCCGCAGTTAAAGATTCAAAACACTATCCAGTTTCTTTACAATATACTTTTTTCCTGGCAGTGTAATTTATTGAATGATGAGGAACTTTTCCTCCAGTTTTTATATTATAGCCTTTTTTAGGGTTTGTTGAATCAAAAACAGCAATCCAATATTTTTCTCTTTCATCTGCTTGCGCACTTGTTAAGCCCTCTTCAAGAATGAAATGCTCAAAATTCTCCCATCCATACTCTTGAATTGCTTTATAAAAGTGAGAGCACCCCTGATATCCTGATCCTCCTCTAGCACGTCTTTCTATTGTATCTTTTGTCTATCCAATATAAACTTTTTTAGTAATTTTATTTTTATGTAAATAAATAATATAATTATTCATATACTATTCAACTCCTTCCATAGAAATATGAAATTAGTTTTAATAGTATTGACTTATACTGTCCAAGTTAGTTAAGGAACATCCAATCTTTAGCATTAAATTTCTTTTTTCTCTTCTTATTATCTTCTTCGACTTTAATATAATACAAGCCATATTCAAACGCAGAAAATTTATCCTTCTTAATTGACTTATTTGCCTATTTAAGAATAATATTTGTTCCCTCATTTTCTTCTCGGAGATTCATCATCTCTTCTTTTAATATGGAAGTTAAGGTGAATGGTTTTAAATAAATTGACCTCTCTTCAGGTTTCATTGCCTAACCAACTTTAGTTCCTAATAATTTTATCTTAGCATCTCTTTCTTCAATAAGCATTTTTACTTTACCGGAAGAAAGATTTACTTGAGCATTAGCATGCGCTTCTGTGTTAATTGGCGCATTCGCTTTGATAATATAAATTGCATTTTCTTCGCAATCAGGAGTTCTATACTTCTTATACTCTTCAGCCGCATCTTCTTGAGTACCACCATAAACGCCAAAATCAGCAATGGTATCTCCGGTTTCTGGATCAATAGATGGTTTAACCATATAATCAATCAAACCAATACCAAGACCATTACCATCGATTACGATACGACGCGCATTATATTTATAATACAACTTCTTAAGCGCAAGAGCCTAATCACCAAAGTGTTCATCAGTTAACGTATAAATATTAACAAGAGACTTCAATGAAGGTCCTTGCGGCTGCGGGCTAACTTTAAATACGCAAACAACAGTATCGCATCCCTTACGACCTACATCAACTGCGAGAATATAATATTGATTTTTACTTGAACGACCAGATGCTTCATATTCTGGTTGCTTCAAAATTCTTCCACGATTAAACATTTCAGAATTGAAATAAGCATCTTCTACATCACCAGTCCAACGAGATTCATATTCACGTTCAAATGAAGCCTCGTTAAATGTTCCTTCATCCTTCTGGTCTTGAATAAATGTTTTACTTTGAAGTCCTACTTCAACAGGTAGTCGCCAAGTTCCGCCAAGAACGATGCATCGCTCTGGCTGAGTAACCATACGAACTAAGAAACCAATAAGTCGCTCATAAGGATAAGTACCTTTATATCCTGCCGTAGTAACAAATACCTGACTTTTATTCAAAGTTTCCGTTGGCTAAGTTGAACCATCCATACATCTGCGGGAAATAGCCATCGTAGGAATAATGACTTCGCGCAAGATTTGGTCATCAACGCCAACACACTCTTCGACAAGTCCGCCATGCTTACGCTTACCTCTTGAAGACTCTCTTGCCGCAATATTATCAAGAGTGGAACCACTCTTAAATACGTATTTACAATAATCCTTTCCTTCAAGAGTCTTACCACGACGTCGATCAATTTCTCGATCGAACGCAGGAATCAAGGTACAAATTTCATTTACTTTATCTTTCAGAATGCCTGCAGCCTGTTCTTTACCACCAGACGTTACAAACAAGTTAGCTCGTGGATAAAGAATACATCTAATCATTAATGCCATAACTGACAAGAAAGATTTGGAGTAAGCACGAGGGAATACCGCATAAACATACTGATGGCGCATTACACAACGTAAAAATACTCGCTGATAAAAATAGAAGTGGAACTCGCCTTCTTTTACCTCTGTGCGAGTTCCTCTTACCATAAAATCTACAAATAAATCAGGATATTCACGCCAAAAAGCTATGTAATCGCGCAAGTATGGTTTGATAGCATTTATTCTTTCTTCTGAAAGACCAATTTTCTATCGCTTATTATTTAAGTCTAATAAATCTTGAAGACCCATTAAGTAATCGCTCCTCTCTCATTTTCCTTTGACAGGAATTCTAATAAGTCTGCATCGCTAGCTTCTTCATTATCAAGAAATTCACTATACTCTTCGAAATCATCATCGTGAAGCTACTCTTCAAGTGCCTCAATATCATCGTCGTCAAGAAGTCCTGTATCAGTATCATCTGCATTAGCATCTGCTTCATCTTCTTTTTGATTATTTTTAATAGCTTCTTCAATAAGATTTCCTAAGTTAGTTTCTTCTGTTATCAAAGTTCGCGTATAACGCTTCATATCAATAATAGTCTAGTCAACCTTATCATTAGGTTCACCGACATAATATCTTGGAATAAATCCATCCTTTTCACAGAGCATAACTAATTCGCCAACTGAATCAACATACTCTCCGCTTTCTGCTTTATTCTGGGCCGCAGTAAACTTACCAGACTTCATTAACTAATCATAAACTCTGCTCATCTTTTGGAAACCCTCAACATCACCTATATCGATAAGTTGATTTGCTTTTAAAGATGTCTTACATAATAATTTTAAGTTATCTTCGTGTCCAGCACCTTGAATGTCATAAGAGTTCATCATATCATTATATAACTATTCAAGTCTTACCCATTCTTCGGGTTTGTAAGTTTTACCCCATTTTAATCGCAGATAGATTCTATCTTCATCAGTTAAATCGATTTCATCATCATCCGATGCGCCAGATTGTTCAGCAAAATAATCTTCTTCCCCAGTTGCGAGGAACGGATTCTCTGGCTACGCAGAAAAATCTGGTTTCGGTGCTTCCTCTGGAACAACGAAAGCCGCACGCTCATTTGCGAGCGCAATTTGTTGAGCGTCATAGCCTTGCTGCTTCATTATTTGCTCACGCTTGCTTTTTTCCAATTCTTGTAAAAATTCAGTATCTTTCCAACGATAATCTTTATATTGATTTAAACGCATTTTGGAAAGATATCTACCAACAATAGTTAATCCAGTAACTTTACTTTTATCTTTCGCATAAGAAGCCATTAATTTATTCCACTCTTCTGGAACGTATGGAACATCAGCTTCCTACAAAATCCACATAAAAGTATCTGGTTTCCAGTTATCGACGTGCATTGTCATACACTTTTTACAGATTGGGAATTTGCCATCGTTAGGATATTTTTCTAAGTTATTTGAAGTGTAAAACTAGTCAGCAGCCATCGTTCTATTGCATTTTTCGCAATAATATTGTTTTTTTTCATCAGGCATAAAAATTCCTCCTTCTATTGAGTCTAGTGTTTATGCCAACTTAAATTGTGCTTTTCTGCCCAGTTTTAGCATTTCTACAACATTTACATATACTGTAAAAGCCATCTTTACTTGTTTTATTTTTACTGAAATATTTATTGTGAGCTAACTTAAGCTAGCCACAGCGACTACATCTTTTATACTTACCGCGCTCAACGTTTAGGTAGTACCAGCTCAAATACTCGTCTTCAGCGGCGGACGCAATCAACTTTGGAATTTTATTGCGCCATAAACTTGAAATATATTCAACACTATGTTTAATGCCAAATTCCTATTGTAAAATTTCCTAAATCTCAACATTCTACATACCATCTATTTTACATTCTAATAATCTCTAATATAATGGAAAATCTTCTAATGCTTTATCACATACTCTTTCAAAATCATATAACATATACCAAGTGTCGCCTTCAAATCTGTCCCAGCTATCTTGCTTTAATTTTGAGTAATTACATAAAATAGCTTCACAAACCTTTGGATTCATTAAACTAAATCCTTCTGGAATAGGATACCCATTTTCATCAAAACTATGCGTATTATCGGTTAATTCTATAAAATGACTTGATCGAGTTAATTTATTAAAAACAATTGGAGCTCTATAAGCATTCTTAATTACATATTGATCTTTTCGCATTTCTATTAACGCTTTTTTGATGGTAAATCGATCTTTACCTTGGACAGTTTTAAGTTTAGCTTCCCAAATATTAATGGTATCGCGCAATTGTCGTAGCATTGGAATTTCTTCTAAATCTTTTTTTGTTATTGTTACTTTTGGCTAAAAAATTACTTGTTTATTCTCTGTTATTAAATTATAAATACCATCTTCGCCATTTTCTAATTGGGCTACTAGACCTTCGAATGATGTTTCGCGTTTATTTACTGTAGTCATTCGATTATCAGTAAGAATTTTTTTCTCCTTTTTCTCCTATTTCTCCATAGCGAAAATTAAATAATCAGTTAAGATTTCTAAATATTTTTCATTAGGTTCAGGATTTTCTTCTAAAATTTTCTTAACTAATTCATTTCTCTCTTCTGGAGAAGTTAAAGTATAATCGAGTTTTATCAATTTTCTTCTTACCTCCAGTCTCTAATCGTATTATAACAAAAAAATTTTTTAGAGTCAAATTTCATTAAGTTGACTTTTTAAAAAAATTTTTATATAATATTTATAGAATAAAACAAAAAGGAGATTTTATATGATTATCGCCATTATTATTCTTGGAATTCTTTTGGTAATATCCATTTTGTTTAATCTAGCCTCTTTTAGAACTTTATTCGCAGTAATGCGTGATATCCGAGATCTTGAAAATCTCCGAGAAGAATACGATTTTATCAATGGCGATGTTGAAATTGATGAAAATCGTATTGCAAATAAATTTCCAAACACAATTCTACTTTGTCATGTTGAAAAAAATCATGATCCTAAAGACACAAGCACAACAAAAGTTGTAGATATATCAAGTTATCCGAAAAATCATGTAATTGGAATAACCTATTTTGTCCAACATCAGTTTTTCTCTGATCTCAAAGATAGCGTAAAAATGGACGAATTACGCAATCACCTTCGCGCAGAATTTATTGAGGACCATCCAGAGGAAGATGATTTAGAATTCATTGACAAGATGATCGATGAAGCAATTCATGAAACATTAGGCGGAGAATATAATATTGATGAAGCGGGAGGCGCAATGACACGTCCACTAATCCCCAACTGCACTGTATATCAATTAAAGGACGGTAGATGGCTATGGCGGCAAGAATCATTTTAATTATCGCATGGATAATTATGGTGCTCCTTACGCTGACGCAGTATGCTGACCTCGTGGCGGATTAGGACGTCCCTCGCGCAAGAAAAATTTTAGCAGGTTTGGTATTCATCTTAGGAGCCCCGATATTCTGTGCTTATACAGCACTGTCGGGGCTTCTTGACTATTTTTTGCCAGAAGGATGGGACGATGATGATGATAGCGAATACAAACATTAAGGAGAACCATTATGCTTATTAAAAAATCAGATTTACTTTTTGAAAATCCGTACCGCAAGATTTTTAAGTATCACTTGGAAGAAGGCGGACAGACAACTATCGCCGCATACTGGGGTGAACTTTTAGATATTCAGGTCCAAGAGGACGATATCGTACTTTGGGCTGCTATAGCTCCATACTATACAGATATCATGGGAGAAGCGCATAAACGTGAAGACAAACCCACGATACTAACTTTTACGGCTGTAGGAACGGGCTGGGAATATAAAGATCGCAATATCGGCCAGTACTTCAAGACTGTCCAAATGCCTTCTGGATTGGTTTGGCACATTTTCGTAAAGAAGGGCTCAGAAACATGAGTATAGATGGGCGCATCCTGGACACGGATAATCGCTTTTACGATTACTGTAATACCTTCGGTATTACGAATCCGTTCCAAGAGGAATAGAAACGATTTGCCGCACGCTGTAAAAAAGAAGAAAAATATACAATAATAGAAAAAGAAAGTCCAGAAGACATAGCATGGCGGAAAGAGTGGTCCAAAAAAAGAGATGAATACCTGCGGCTGAGCCATACTTTCCGCCTCTGGGACTTCCACTTCTGGATGCCGTGGGAGAGGTTTAAGTGGCATTGTGGCTTTGATAAAGAATATACGGATGTGAGTATATATATGCCGTGCGACTGCGCCGAACGGCAATGCAGTATGGAGTGCGCATATTTTTTGCACGAGTGTCCTCGTGCAAAGGGAGAGTTGAAAACTCCTGAAATTTTAGGATTTGACGGACGGTGGGAGTATCATGACAAAGACTATGGAGGTATTTATTAATGGCAGCTAAAGATTATACTGGGCAACTTTGTGGATGTTGGAAAGTAATTGAAAGAGATTTTCATCCTACTTCAAAATCGCACGAAACTTTTTGGATTGCAGAATGTTAGAATTGTGGAAATATAGCAAGCGTACGAAAAACCGATTTAGATAAAAAGCCAGTAAGTTGTAATGAATGCAAGGGCGATTTTTCAAGTATTGCAGAAAGAAAAAAGTATGACATAAAACCCGGTGATGTTTTTGGATATTTAACAGCTCTTGATAAGCCTCATTCGGCACAAAAACTTGGTTTAACTGATAAACTAAAAACGAATGAGCCCTATGTAAGATGTAAATGTAAATGTGGAAAAGAATTATATGTGCGTAAAAGTCATCTATTAGGACTTTATAGGCATAGCAGAACAATTTCTTGCGGATGTGCCTCTATGAGCAGTGGGGAACTAAAAATTCAAACAATTTTAGAAGATGCAAAAATTCCATATGTTTATAATTATGTTATTCCTGAGTTTTCAAAATCTTCTCCGTTTGATTTTGCTATTTTAGATGAATATGATAATATAATACGTTTGATAGAGTTTGACGGAGAGCAACATTATAAACCCGTTCAACGGTTTGGTGGAGAAGAGGATTTTATTAAGCAGCAACAATATGACGCAAATAAAAATAAATATTGCGAAGAGCATCATATTGATTTGAAGCGAATTCCGTATTGGGATTTTGACAAATTGACGGTAGATTATTTGTTGTCGTAATCCGAAAACGAAAATTGGTTTCAGGATTATTTTGGCCAGACAAAAAGATTTTCGCGAGTGAAAAAAAATTTTTTCCCGAAATAGTACCCGGAGTACAGCATGTAAAACGTATTGTCGCTTCGCGGAATACGCAAGGCCTACTGTCGCGTCTCACCCCCGTCAAATAGCCCGGGTCAAATTAAAGTCCCCCCAACATTACTCGCCCACTATTGTTGCTCGCACGGCCGGCGTTGGGCGCGGCGGCCGTTGTTTGCGATAACGCAGGCCTTCAGCAATTCACACGCGCACACGTCCCACACACAGCGCACCACACGCACGCCCAAAAGTCAATACACAAAATGCACAAACAATACCCGGACATTTTTGTGCAACATTACCATTGACAACTACCTGCGCCTGTGCTACAATGTAGACAACAAAGGAAAGGAGATACCCCCAATGACTAACTTCTTCAAAGACTCCAACACTCGCCCCTTCGCTATCACTATTACCATTCTGTTGGTTATCCTTCTCAGCTTCTGCATCTGGTTTATACTGGACGGCGAGCTTAAGAACGCCGAGGAGCGCAAGCCCGACTACTACGCGCTGGCCACCACAGTCAACGCCATTGACAGAGATACAGACGTCGTGACCTGCGAGGACAGCACAGGCAACTTGTGGGAGTTCTACGGCGTGGAAGATTGGCAAGTGGGGGACAACGCCAACCTGCTGATGGACACAATGGGAACAGAGAACATCTACGACGATGAAATCTGCGGCGCGACCTTCGGCGCGTGGACACTCACCAAGTAAACAACAACAGCGCAGTTAAAAGGCTGCGCTGTTTGTCTATTGTTGGTTATTTAACTAACTAACAGCCGGACGGCATTGTTAAAAAACTAACGCTTGACAACACCGTGCGATTGTGCTATTATAATGATAGAAAGAGAAAGGAGATTAAAACAATGTACGAATACGAAATCTACAACGAGCGCACCAACGAGCATGACTTCATCCACGGCTACAACCGCGAGGACGCTTGGGCGCGCAACAAGTGGGCAGACCGCCGCGAGTGGCGCATCATCCACACCGAATACATCGACTGAGAGGACGCGCAAGCGTCCTTTTTCTTTTGCCTATACATTGTTAGTTAATTAACTAACGAATGCCGATGACGAGCGCGCGGCCGCGAACTTCACCGCGCTAAAGTGCTACAGTAATAAATTACGCAAATGATTGTTAAATAACTCACAATCAGCCATCCCGAAACTACATTGTTAAAAAAATAATTATTAAAAAACTCTTGACATTTATCCGGTTGTATGTTATTATAATTACAGAAAGAAAAAGAAAAGGAGAACAAAAAAATGAAAAAGCACATCACTTACATGAATTGCGAAACGGGCGAAATCACTGAGATCCACAAGGACGCGATGGAATGGTATCGCGCGGGCGTTGAGGTGGCGCTGATGGACTACAGCGAAACGCTTGGCGAATGGGTAGAGAGAGGGCGCTGGATTCACTAATCCAGCGCTTTTTATCCGGGTGCTTGTTAGTTAATTAACTAACAAAGTATTTTGAAAAAAACGCTTGACAAATAATCCGGTCTATGCTATACTATAATCAGAAAGAGCAAGGAGGAAATAAAAATGACGCACACTGACTACTTTATCACCGCGTTTCGTTTCAATGAGACTTTCGATACTGAAGCCAAAGCCCGCAAACGTTTTGAAGAAGTCAAAACCCGCTTCACCTACTGCGAGTTGAAGCAAGCGGAAACTGACGATGAAACCTACTACTACGCCAAAAGTCTGGAGATTTATCGCAAGTAAGTCTCCAGACTTTTTCAAAAAACACTTGACATTTTCCCGGCTTTGTGCTATTATAATTATAGAAAAAGAAAGGAGATACTAAAATGTTTTACTGGTACACTTTTGAAGATGGCTATGCGGTCTGCGTCAAGGGCTTTTCCAAGAACGAGCTTATCCGCGAGACGCGCAAGCATGGTTGCATTGTTTCCAAGGTTCCCGCGTGAACCTTGGAAATTTTTTTTAGATTTTTTTGAAAAAAGTCTTGACATTCTGCGCCCGGTGTGCTATAATACAATCAGAAAGGGGATAGAGAAATGAACGAATTCCGTGAAAAGCTGATTGACCGAATGATTAAGCAATTCGGGTTTGAGCATCCCAACACCATCGCCTTTGCTAACCTGTGCGAAGCCACTTGGATTAGTGACGAAGCCCTTGAGAAAGCGGTGGAACACCACGAAGCCAACAGCATCTTTGAGGACTGAGAAATCAGCCCTCTTTTTTATTCCAATAGCAAGATTGTTAGTTAATTAACTAACGAGCGTGCGCCCGGGCGGATTCACCGACTGCCGCAGATTGTTAAAAAAATAATTATTAAAAAATGCTTGACATTTTGCCCGGTCTGTGCTATTATAATTACAGAAAGAGAAAGGAGGCCACTAAAATGGCTATGACGATTGAATACTTTGAGACCATGGGCGATGCCCTTGATGAACTCCGCGACTGGGAGGCCTACGAGGCCGACATCGCCGATAGCGACCCCTGGGCCTAAGCCCGGGGGATTTTTAATTCGTTTTTTCGGGCGCGCCGCCCACGACCCAGCCGGCGCGTTTTCGCACTAAATCAGTAGTTCGATAATTTGTTAGCGTTTTAGTGCGCTAAAGCGCTAACGTGCAATGTCCCGAAATGAATAATCATACATGGAAAATGAATAAAAATTTTTTTGCCAAATTGCATTTTGGGGGTTGACATTCCCGGATAATCTGGTATAATAGGTTACAGAAAGGGCAAGGAAAAGCCCCCAAACCAGAAAGGAAAAAACAATGTACTCTGTGTGGATGACCGATGACCTCTGCTGCGACGATGTGATGGTGTTCGAAGGAACCCTCGCTGACTGCCTCGCCTACACCGCCGATGACGAATTCGACGAAATGTACATCGTAGAGCCAGATGGTTTCACCGTGTACGGTGACTAATCCAAAAGGAGGACAACTCAATGACCACTTTCTTCAACCGCACCCCTGCCGAGCAGGAAATCATCCGCAAGGCTTACGACTTTGAAGTCGCCGCCATTGAAGCGGAAAGCTCCGAACGTAACCCCTACTTTGAAGCCCTACAAACTATGGGGCTGTGGGAAGCCGTCAATGAAGCGCTGGAAATGCGCCACAACTAAGAGAGCCGAGCCAATCGACTCTCTTTTCATTTGTCCAAGAGGATAAATAGCCACACGTGAGTAATGAATAATTATTCATCGGCCGGCCGCCCACGCGCCATGCGGCCGGTTTTTCCATTATACCACAGCCCCAGTAATTTGTCAATAGACAATTTGCACAAATTTTCAATACACCGGGCGCCCGAAATTTGTGCATTTTGCCAAGAGTAGAAAATGAAAAAATAGTTGACAAAATGCCGCGCATCTGCTATACTGTTATCAGATAAGGAAAGGAGATACAAAACGATGAAAATTTGGTTTGACATGGATGGGACGCTGGCTGACCTGTACGGCGTTGATAACTGGCTGGATAAGCTCCGCTCTGGCGACCCCTCCCCCTATATGGATGCCGCGCCGTTACTCCGCCTGTCCGCTCTGGCGCGAGTGCTGAATCGCCTGCTCCGCGAGGGCAACGAGGTCAGCATCGTGAGCTGGCTGTCTAAAAACAGCACCCCCGAATATGACAATATGGTGACTGCGGCAAAACACGCATGGCTGGCGAAACACCTGCCGAGCGTCAAGTGGACTGCGGTGCGGATTGTCCCCTACGGCACACCGAAAAGCGAGGTTGCCGAGCTTGACCCCCACGACGTGCTGTTTGACGATGAAGAAAACAACATCATCGAATGGGAAGAAGCTGGCGGTTGGGGCTTTGACCCCTCCGAGATTATGAGTTTTCTGCGGGCGGCATAAGCCCGCGGGGCGCTCGCCCGGGCTGAAAAAAATTTTCAAAAACCCCTTGACATTTCCGGGAAACCTGCTATAATAGATTACAGAAAGGGCAAGGAAAAGCCCAAAAACCAGAAAGGAAACGCTATGTATACTCTGATTATCACCCGCACTTGCGGCGAGACCCCCACCGAGGTCAACTTCCCCATCTCCGGCTGCGATGCGGCTTATACCGCATTCCGCATGGCTTGCGAGCTGTGCGATCTCGCGGGCGGCGGTGTCTACCTGACAGATGCCAATACGGGCGAGATTCTCGCCGACAACTCCGAGGACTAATCCTCGGAGTTTTTTTGAGCCGCGCGTGCCCGGGCGCCACGCGCGGTTTTTGCATAATTATACGTCATTTATGAATTTTTATTCATTACACCTAGTAATCAAAAATTTTTTCATTTTTCCTAAAAAAGTTCTTGACATCCGGGCGCAAGTGTGCTAATATAGTATCAGAAAACGAAAGGGGATAAAAAAATGACTATCATCACTTCTGAACTGCCTATCAGCTTCATCTATGACCCTGCGCACAATCGCGCCCGTTATTCCATCAATAATGGCGAAAGCTGGATGAATCACGGCGAATTTTGTGAGCGCATGGCAAAAGTCATTCTCGGCTTCAGCCCCGACAAGGATTCCGTGGCTTTTGATAAGGGATATGACATTCCCGAACTCAAGGCGAGCGTTAAGTCCTATAAGTGCGGCCTCAGCAACTGCAAGGACATGCCTAAGACCCCCACCGAGTTCATGGCTGAGTTCTGGAGACGCGATATTGCCGAGCTCCACATATATGTCTGTGACCATGGCGATTATATGGCGCTCTATATAATGAACACGCCAGAATTTCAGCGGTTCATTGAGCACTTCGCCAAGTGGGAAGAGGACACTCACAACTTCAGAATGTATACCTGCGACAGCAAGGTTGAACGGTGGTTGACAAATAATTATGCAGAGGATGAATAATCCTCTGCATAATTATTCATTTTCCGGCGGCGCGCTCACGGGCCTGGCGCGCCGACTTTCACGCGCTAAAGTGCTAAAGTAATAAAAATTTGGATTATCACGCTTTCGCACGTTAAAGTATTAATTCCCGAAAGTAGTCCATCGCTGGACTATCCAAGAGTGGCGAAGATTGTTAAAAAAAAGATTATTAAAAAAGGGGTTGACACCCGGGCGATTGTGTGCTATACTGTTACCAGAGTTAAGGAAAGGAGATAACCACCATGACTACCTACACTATCAACCGCCCCGCCGCCGCCCCGAAAAATGAGGGCATCGCCCGCGAATGGGCTCTGTGTGCCTACTATAAGGTTACCCGCACGTCACACGACAGCCTTGCCTATGACAAGGGCAGCGACCTTGACGCGGGTAGCAAGCATATCTCCATAAAGGCAAGCGCGTTCACTCTGATGGCGGGTTGTCTGTGTGAGGGTCTGACCTCCTTTGACGCCATCTGGAATCTTTATGCCAGCAAGGTGCATAGCAACACCTTCGCCTATGTCACCGCGGACTTCACCGTGTACGAGATGAACCTTGACGAGTTCAAAAAGTTCGTATATGCTTTCGCTCATACCGAACGCGAGAGCGAGAAAAACGGCGGTCAGGTCAAGATTCGCCTCCGCAAGGAAAGCGGCAAGATGCTCAAGTGGCTGGCCAATATGGCCGCCGCTTGAACGCCCCGCAAAAATAATGCTTGACAAATCAATGAATATATGCTATAATACAAATAGAAAATGAAAAGGAGATAAAAAAATGAGAGATATTAACAGAATTATGCCGCTGATGGAACAGCTCGGCAATGTTTGGGAGCAGTTTCCCGACCTGCGCTTTATGCAGTTCATCGTCAACTTCCAGTCGTGGCTCGGCTCCGATGGCTTCTATATGGAAGATGACAAATTGATCGAGAAGATTTGCGAGTTCGCAACCGAAATGAGAAAGGGGTACTTCTAATGGCTATCACAATCAAGCGCGAAAAGAACAACCGCGGCGTTCCTCTGCGCGGTCTGCGAGTTGGCGAAACTTTCCTATATGACAACCGCGTGGGCGTAGTGGTCGAGCGCAATGGGCATCAGTTCTATCTTGACCTGACCACCTGCCACAACTTCCGCAAAAGCAATGACCTGCGGTGGGACACTTATTACAAAAACAGCGAGCTTGACCCCGATACCCTTGTCCTGCCTGTGGAAATTGAACTTACTTACAAGGTCGTGGGCTAAGCCTGCGACCTTTGGCCCGGGCGGCGCGAAAAAAATTTAATTTTATGCTTGACATTTGCTTACACCTGTGGTATATTAGTTATAGAAAGAGAGGTTGATTGAAATGCGTGATTACTTCAAGCGTATTCGTTGCAAAGGTCGGTATTGCCGCTATGAGATTACGAACAAAACTGTTCGTAGCGTGGCAAAGAATGAAACTAAAAAGGAGATGGCGAAACGTGGATAAGGAACTGAAAGCCTATCGGCAGAAAATGAGCGCAGAAGATTTACAGATGTATCTGCATTTCAAGAAGCGCGGGAGCAAGGTTGCCGCAAAGAAAGGCAAAGGGTCGTATGACCGCAAGGACTTTAAGAAAGGGGTTGCGTAGAATGATGGAATGGCAGAAGAAAATGCTTGAGGGTATGCGCCTGATGCAGGAAGCCTGCGCCGAGGTCGGTTCTTGGAATGACTGTCGCAAATGCCCTTTTGGTCGGTATTGCGATACGCTCATGGAGAACGATGACATTGATTCCTTCATGGGATTGCAAGACAAAGAATGGATTGGCGATGAGAAAGTCGATTGATTTTTTCAATCGGTTTTTTACTTTGTTCCATTTTTGGCCCGCGCGGCGACGGTCGCTGGGCAACCGAGGCGCGCGGTATTCGCGCCGGGCGCGCGTTTTCAACAAATTTTGAGCGCCAAGTTTGTTCATAATTACCAGTTGACATTTCCCAAAAGGTGTGCTATACTCTAATTGTAATTTGAAGAAAGGACACCAAACCAATGTATGATTTTGACATTTTCGAGCGATTTATCGTGGTAGATACTGAAACCACGAATACGCTTGACGAGCCTATCTGTTATGATGTGGGCTTTGCGGTTGTTGACAGATTCGGCGCGGTTTACGAGAAGTTTTCTTTCGTAGTTGCCGAAGTGTTCCTTGACCGCGAGTTAATGTCTTACGCCTATTACGCCGACAAAATCGAGCAGTATTGGCAGGACATTAAAGCAGGTCGGCGCAAGCTGGCGAAATTCTCCACCATTCGGCGCGTTTTCGCTGATGCTTGCAAGCGAAATCAAGTGAAAGTTGTGCTTGCCCACAACGCCCGCTTTGATAACCGCTCCCTCAATCTGACACAGCGTTATCTGACCGCCTCAAAGTATCGCTATTTCTTTCCTTTTGGCTTGCAAGTATGGGATACGCTGAAAATGTCGCGTGAAGTGCTGAAAAACGATGATGACTATGGCGCGTTCTGCTACAACAACGACTTTCTGACGCAACGCCTTTGCAAGCAATTTACCGCCGAAGTGCTTTTCCGCTTCATCATTGGCGAGATTGATTTTGAGGAATCGCACACAGGGCTTGAAGATGTGCTGATTGAAAAGGAAATTTTTGCCTATCTCATGTGGCGCAAGCCCGAAATCTGCGGCAAGCTCTGGGGTTAATTACCCTAGGGCAACCGCCCGGGCGGCCGGCAAATTGCACAATCAGCACAAGGAAAAAATCTTATTCTTTGTGTATTTTGCCTATTGTAATTTTCGTAGGGCTATGCTATACTATAATTGTTCCAAGGGAAAGGGAACGCAAGCCGAACCAAGGTCGGGAGAATTGAGAACCATCCGAGGCCGCTCAAAAAAATCCGAAAAAAAATGAAAAAAAGGCTTGACAAATCCCCAAACCTGTGGTACAATAAAATCACAAAAGGAGAGCTGAACTCCACAAACAGAGAAAGGGTTGATACCATGACCACTTCCAAGACCACCAACAAGACCGCCCTTCAGTTCGCGCTGGACAATCTGCCGAACGCTCCCGCCGATGTGCGCGAGAAGTGGCAGAAGATGATCGACCAGCTCGACAAGAAGAACGCCGCACCCAAGAAGCTGACCGCCCAGCAGGAGAAGAATGTCGCCATGAGCGGCGAGGTGCTGGACTTCCTGCTCGACCACGAGGGCGAGGGCTTCACTGTGAGCGACCTGCTCAAGTCTGTGCCTGTCCTTGAGGGCGACAGCAACCAGCACGCCTCTGCGCTGATGCGTGCGCTTGTGCTGGCTGGCTCTGTGGAGAAGTACACCGACAAGCGGCGCACCTACTTCCGCGCGGTGACTGCCGCGTAATCCCCAGCGGCAGGGGGGGCAATAGCCCCCCCAATTCTTTTACCCTGCCACTTTAATACTTTAGCGCGCGAGCGCGCCCGGGCGACGGTTTACATAATAATTTTCTGCTTGACATTTTCCAAAAGGTATGCTATACTATCCACAGAAAGGAGAGATAGCTATGACCGAAAAGGAAATTCTTCACGCGATGAAAACCCTTGACTTGACCCGCGAAGAAGCGATTGAAATGCTCCAAGAGGATGAAGCAATCGACCGCGGCGCTGACCCGCACCCGCTGACCCCCGAACAGGAGAAAGCAAGTAAAGCGGCGCGTATTGTCTCTACTGGACCGCGCACCGCCCAAGTAAAGCGAGAGCGCAAGCCGAATGAGGACAAGCGCGAACTGATTGCGGCGATTGAAGAAATGCTGACTTACAGCGACATTCAAGCCGAGAGCGTCACCATCACCAACCCCGAGCGTCAAATCGACTTTGAATTCCGCGGCAATCGCTACCGCGTAGTGTTGAGCGCCCCGCGCAAGTAAGCGCGGGGTAATTCGCCCGGGCGCAAGTTAAAAAAATAACTTTTAAAAAACTATTGACATTTAGCGCCCCCTGTGCTATACTAGAGTGGCCATTGACCGAGGAACTGTGGAGGGAAGCCAACATCAACCCTGCGAGTACCAAAGAATGTGTGTTGGTGATGATTACACGATGAAGTCGGCCTGCGGACAAAAGTTTTCTTAAATGGGAGAAAGGTTATAGATGCAGCAGGAACGATGAATTTTTTAGGCAGTTTGTTTCCTGTCGGTGAAAAGGAAAAAAGACTCCCCCTTGAGGGGGCGGTGAGCAAAAATGGCAAAAGACTTAGTAGTGAGCGAGCGAGTCTTCAACTCTCAACACGCAAAAGCGAATGGTGAGCCAGAAAGCAAGAGACGCCCCCAAGAAAGGGTAAAAAAAAATGAAAAACCTATTGACAAATAGCCAAAAGTGTGCTATACTATAATCACAACAAGGGAATGTAACTCAAATGGTAGAGTAGCGGATTCTTACTCCGAAGGTTGCGGGTTCAACTCCTGTCATTCCCACCAATGTTTCTAATCTCCTTTCTATTCCTCTCTTTCTGTGCAGGGCGGCTCCTATTGGGGCCGCTTTGTGCGCCCGGGCGGGCGATTGTTAAAAAATAAACTTTTGAAAAAAGTATTGACAAAACGCATCAAAGATGCTATACTATAATCACCAAGAGAAAAGGAGATAAAAAAATGTTCAATGATGCTATTCTCGTAGGTCGCAACTGCCCCTTCTGCGGCGAGTACCATGAGGTCATGGTCAGCGAAGCTGACTATGTCGCGTGGCAGAGCGGGGAACTGGCGCAGAACGCCTTCCCCTACCTCTCCGCCGATGAGCGTGAAATCCTCATCAGCGGCATCTGCCCCAAGTGCTGGGCAAAAACTTTCGGGGAGGAGGATGAATAATGAAAGCAACTGGAATTGTGCGCCGACTGGATGACCTCGGACGCATCGTGCTCCCCAAGGAGATTCGCCGCACTCTCAATGTTCACGAGGGCGACGCAATGGAGATTTGGGTGGATGATGAACACAAGGGCATCGTCCTCACCAAGTACAACTGCGACGAAAACGCGGTAACGCTTCTCAAGCAGGCTGCGCAGATGCTGGAGGGCAGCGAGAACGCCGCTTATCGCGACCTTATTTTCCACATCGCATCTAAGCTGGGGGAATAATTACCCCCAGCTAACCGCCCGGGCAAAAGATTGTTAAAAAATAAACTTTTCAAAAACCTATTGACAAAACAAAAAAGGTATGCTATACTATAATCACATTGAGGGTGATGACCGAACATCGAAAGGAGATACAAAATGACTTATCTTGTTAAGAGGGAAATGACAAGAGCGTGGAAGCGTTTTTCAACTTTCGCATTTCTCGACCAGTACCTGCGCGCCCACGTGGGCGACACTTTCACAGTCCGCGACCTGCGGGCTATCTGCCCCGACATCTGCCCGAACACCGCTGCCGCTTGGCTGAGCGACTACGCCAGAGCTTTCGGCGTCAAGGTCAGCGTGAGCAATACCTACATCGAACTTGACAAGCCCATCAAGATTGACAGCTGGGGCGGGCGCGCTGTCTACATTGAGGGGTATAAAGCCCACCTGTACCATGTGGACGCGCTCGACCCCACCTGGGAGTAATTCCCACGAGAACATCACCGACATTCACGACAGCCCGCTTTTCAAGAGTCTGTTTGGGGAGTAATCCCCAGCGGGCTCTGCCCGGGCGATTCGTCAGAATCAATAAATCCAAAAGCAAAAGTTTGTGTAACATTCTAAATTGATTTTTATAAAAAATTATGTTATTATAATAATAGAAAGGAGAATGAGAAATGAGATTGTTAATGTTCGTATTTTGTGGGCTTCTGGCTCTGCGCTTCGTGTGGGACTTCTCCCAAATGTCCAAAAGCAAAGACGCAACAGCCTTTACAAGAGGGTTAATGTCTGCGGCGTTTGATGCCGCTGTGATTATCCTGTTTGCAATTATTGAGAAAGGAAGATGGTAAAATGAAAATGTTGATTATTTTTGCCCTTGCTACTCTTTTGAATGTGGTGCTTGCCACTATCAAAAGTGTAATGACAATCAAGGGGACTAAAATTTCTGCGGCGGTGTGGAACGCGCTGTCTTTCGGTCTGTATTCCTACATCGTCATTTTGACCGCCACCGCTGATTTAACCACGCTTGAAAAAGTTGTTGTTACTGTGGTGTGTAACCTCATCGGCGTGTATGGCGTCAAGTGGGTTGAGGAAAAAATGCGGAAAGACAGAATGTGGAAATTAGAAATGACTGTGCTTTCTGCCGAAGCGGACACAATGCACCGCGCATTGGAAGATGCTAACATTCCTAATCACTATGTAAACGCAGGGCGTCACGCCGCTTTCAGTTGCTACTGTGCAACTAAGGCAGACACCGATGCCGCCCTTGCGATTGGTGAAAAGTTTAACGCAAAAACCTTTGCGGCTGAAACCCATTTAGCGCCCTAATAGTTTAGGGCGCTAAAGCGCCCGGGCCGCGATTGTTAAAAAACTAACGCAAAAAATCTCTTGACAACTGTTCCAAAGTGTGCTATACTGTATTACAGAAAGGGGGATAAAGCACATGGCAGAAACGCAAAAAGAAAAAATCATGCGCGTTCTGCAAGTGGACAGCCGACAGGCCGATGAAATCCTTGCCTATGACAAAGCGGTGGAGCGCGGCGAGAAAACACCCTATGACCTCACCGCCGAGCAGGAAAAGGAAGTCCGCAAGTATCGGCAGGCTGAACGCAAGCCCACGCTTTACAAGTGGGACACCAAAAAGCGTGAGCGTAAACCCAACGCCACAAAAGAGGGAATTGTCGCAGAAATCGCAACTTTTCTCAAAGAAAACAGCGATTTTGACACAAAAGATGTGGAAATCACGAACAAAAATCGCGAGATTACTTTCCAAATCTCCGACGATACCTTTACTGTGACACTGGTGCAGAAGCGCAAGCCCAAATAATGCGGAAAAACCGCGGTTTTCGCAAGAAAATCGCGGTTTTTCTAACTTTTTTCGCATTTTTTAACGATTTACTGCGCGAAAGTGCGCCGCCCGGGTTGATTTTGTAAAAAATTTTTTGTATAATAATAATGTAAGGAAGTGAAAGAATGAATGTGGTAAAGAAAATGGATGACATTGGAAGAATTGTCATTCCCCAAGATTTGCGGCGTTCATTGCGTTGGATGGGCGGAGATGAAATTGAAATCATTTCAAACAATGATGGAAGTCTTACTTTGCGCAAGCACGAAAATGATACTGCCAAAAGATTAAAAGAAATAAGTTTGGAATGGTCTAATGACATTGATGTTGAACAGCAATTCACTGAACTAATCAAACTAATTGAAAGTAAAACAAAATAACGGAGGAGCCAAAGCAATGTCTATTGAATTGTTAGAAGCCCTAATCTTAATTGTCAAACACTGTTTGGAATCAAACGGTTGCGATGATTGTATTCTAAAGGGTTTCTGTGGTAAGTTGCCAAAAGACTGGTAACCGACACCGGCCGCAGTGCGGTCGAATTTTCACGAGGCAAGCCCTTTGGCTCTTTTTGTTTTGATTGCCCGGGCCGCAGGTTTACATAATAATTTTCCCGAAAAAAACTGTTGACAAACCGCCAAGAGTATGCTATACTATAATCACCAAGAGAAAAGGAGATAAATCAAATGGCTACTAGGTATTCTGCGCGTTGGCGCTGGGAGGGTAAGGACAGCGAAAGCATTGCGCTTTTCTCTGCTGATGTTCCGCAGGAAGTCCTTGTTGACTTCGTGGATTCCCTCTGGGCGAATGCCGCAAACTGGCAGGCTGGCGAGGGCGAAGACATTCGCTGGGTTGACTGCATCGACATGGAAACTGGCGAGGTCATTGCCGAGCGTTCCGACTGGGACGAACCTGACAACTGCGACGACGATTGCGGCTTCGACCCCTACATGGGTTGCTATACCGATGACTGCTAAGGGGGGTGGAACTATGACCTTGATGCAATGTTATAGTAAAATCATCAGCGAGGTATTCTGGCGCTCCATCTATTTCGGCGTCCCTTTCTCGCAGGTTTGGCCTCTGCCTGTCATCCTCTGCGTAGCAATCACTGTTTACCACTTCATCACGCGAGAGTGATGAAGTGGCCCGGGCCAAAATTTTTTTTGAAAAAGGTATTGACAAATAAACACAAGTATGCTATACTGTATTCAGAAAGTGAGGGATACAGAAAATGAAAAACGAAGTGAAATACAAAGATTATCGCATCGGGCGTGATGTGTACACTGTAAAACTGACCTATTCTCCGCAAGGTAGCCTTTTCGGCCCTGAAGTGCGTGTGGAAGTGATGAAATGGCATCAGCCGCCCCGCAACCTGTGGGAGCGCATCACCGAATGGTGGAAATATTATCTTTCTGGTTGGGTATGGAACCCCGCTTTGACAAATGCTTCGCTTAATGCTTACTGCATTGACAAGTGCAACTATGAAGCAGCACAACGCCTCGCAATAGAGAGGGGCGACAAGGAATGGGAGGCTATGTGAGCCTCCCTGCCGCCCGGGCGCGATTGTTAAAAAACTAACGCTTGACAATAGGCCAAAAGTGTGCTATACTATAATCACATTGAGGGTGGTGGCCTACACTAAGGAGATTTTTCTATGGAAAAGCACAAATTTTTTGAGCGTGAAATCTTGCTTCTTGAAAGTGAAGATTTGCGCGACTTCGCCCGCTGGTATCTTGACAATCATGTGGGCAACTGGTTCTGGAAGTCTGGCGCGTCCGCAAGTGGGAAGTATCATCCCTCTTTCACTCATGGCGAGGGCGGGCTTGTGCGTCACACTCGCGCGGTGTGTATGGTCTGCGAGGAACTTCTGCGCATGAGCGGCTACGCATACATGAAAGCGGAATACAAAGACTTTGCGCGGCTTGCCTGCCTGCTCCACGATACGCGCAAGTATGGAAGCGGCGACGAGGAAGATAAGAGTTATTATCCGCGACATGGTGAAGCCGCCGCAAATGATGTTGGCGTTGCGTGGCGTGAGTTTTTCCACAGTCATTCCTGCCCCGAATTGCTCTTGATGGCTATTCGCTCCCACATGGGACAGTGGACTGAAAACCGCGATGACCGCCCCTTTACCAACATTGACCGCCTTGTGCATCTGTCGGACTACATTGCAAGCCGCCCATTTTGGGACATTCCCGAACTGACATCGCAGTATTACGAGGACGCGGCGCGAGAAATTCTTGATGCCCCGCCTGCTGGTATGGTGGACTACCCCTTTTAATGGGGGTAGTCCGCGCCCGGGCAGCCGGCAAATTGCACAAAAGGGGTCTAAAATTTTAACACTTTTTGTGCAAAATCCCATCTTGCAATTTTCTGAAAATCTGCTATAATAATAATTGTCAAGAGGCGGTGGACACCGCAGAACAAAAACGAGAGGCGCGGACAGCGGTGAACAGTGCGGAGCGCCCAGCCCGAAAAAATTTTTCAAAGAAATTTGAAAAACCTCTTGACAAACAGCGCGAAGTGTGCTACAATAAGAATGTAAGCAAGAGGGAAACAAAACCCCTGCTAATAAAATGGGTGGTGACCGACACCAGAAAGAGGTAGATACTATGACCAAGACTGAAAAGATGACCAACCGCAAGGCTCTGACCTACTGCATTGACAACTGCGACCTGCCCGCCGATGTTGCGGAGAAGCTGACCGCCATGGTCGCCGCGCTGGATAAGAAGTCCACCGCCGAGCGCAAGCCCACCGCCAAGCAGGGCGAGAACGCCACTGTGCGCGCCGCTGTCGTGAAGTTCATCAACGACAACGCCGAGGGCGACGGCTTCACCTGCTCCGACCTTATCAAGGCCTGCCCCGCTGTTGAGGGCAAGTCCAACCAGTATGTCTCCGCCATCCTGCGTCAGGCGGTGCTGGCTGGCGAGATTTCCAAGGGCACTGTGAAGCGTCGCACCTACTTCGCCCCTGTGGGCGTCTACGCCACCGCTGACGAGGACGAGGGGGAGTAATCCCCCTCCCCTCACAAGGGGCAAGCGCCCCTTTACATGGGCCGTCGGGGGGTCAGGCCGCGAAAGTCAACGCTTGCCTGTGGCGTTGATAAGTAGTGCCCTTGGGCGGTCGATGTAAGGGGGCGCTTGCGCGCCCGGGTGATTGACAAAAACTTAACGAAAATTTTTTTGAAAAAAGTATTGACAAAAGCAGACCTGTGTGCTATACTATAATTGTTCCAAGGGAAAAGGGAGCGCGGCGAGGGCTAACAGCGACGAGTGGACGCACTTAGGACACCTTGACCGCGCAGGAACATTCAAGGTCGCCACGCGACCAAAAGAGCAAAAGGCAAGATGTGAGAAAGGACGAGCTTACAATGGGTTTGCCGATGTGTTATCCTAAGTGGTGGAAGTGACCCACCCGCCAAAAAGAGGTCACCGCCTGTGGCGTCCAAAACCGCAGGTGTTGGATAAGGGGTCGTTGCCGCGAGGAGTTGCTAACCTTGCGGCAGTCGGCCCGGGTGATTGTTAAAAAAATAATTAGCAAAAAAGACTTGACAACGACGTAGTTATCTGCTATACTATAATCACCAAGAGAAAAGGAGATAACTAAAATGTTCAGAGGTTGGTTTGACGATTTGGAAAGGGCAATCGTGGCGTTTCGTGCGCTTGGGATTGATGACCTGTTTTGCTCCATCAGTGTCAACCTGTATGGCGATTTTGTTTTTGAAATTGCCGAAGGTGTCAAATACTTCGTGAAGCATGACAGCCTTGGCAACTACAGCGTGTGGCGCAACTTCGGGGATTGGAGAAATCCCGATTGGAGGGAAATCAAGTGACTGTCAAAGAACTAATCAAAAAGTTGGAAACCATGCCACAAAATGTGGAAGTCATTTTTTGGAATGAACAGCCCGAAACATGGTATTCCACTAAGACCTGCGAAATCTCTGTTAATTCGCACACAGGTTATGTCGATTTTGAAATCTAAGAAAGGAATCTGATTACTATGACGAACGAACTGAAATGCCCCAAGTGTGGCGGAACGCACATCATGGAAGATGACTGCTATGACGTCATCGGCGGAGCGGAAAACACCATCAAAGAACTGATGTGCGGTTGCTGTGAGGACTGCGGTGCTGATGTTCAATGGGAAAGGGTTTATAAATTCATTGGCTACGATGGCATCGAGGAGGGCTAAGCCCTCTTCGGTCGCCCGGGTCATTGTGAAAAAACTAACGCTTGACAAAATGCCGCTAATGTGCTATACTAAGAGCGTAAACAGAAAGGGGATAACAAAATGATTGACGAAGAACTTATTTACAAAGCACAGCGTATACTTAATGACAGATGCCTCTGGTGGGAAGATAGCTGGCGCAAGCTTTCCATAAAAGGTGAAACAGAGGCAAGTGCGCGGTCTGCGGCTCGCGCAAATGCTTATAAATCCGCATGTGATATTCTTCTCGCGGCGGTGCAGGGAAATAAAGAAGTTTTGAAGGAGTTTGATTACTATGCTGACTAAAAAGTTTTTCTGCCCTGTGAATGGCTGGGACTGCCCCTACTTCAAAAAGGATGGTTCTTGCTCCATGATTGACAAGGGGCTTGACCCCGAGGACGAGTGCGACGATGCCGCCTGCTTTTTGGAGGACGAGGATGATTGCCCCTGCGTGTGGGAAGATGAAAATGGCAATCGCTATGATGTTGATGAACTTCTTGCGCAGGGGTATCGCTTCGCCAATGGTGAGCCTGTGTTAGCCGAGTAAACCTCGGCTAACCTCCCGGGCGCAAGTTAAAAAAATAACGCTTGACATTTTCGTTTTTGTATGCTATACTATGTATAGAAAACGAAAGGAGATAACAAAAATGTTTGACATTAAAAACTGCCCCGATGAAGCGTGGAACTATGAGTTTATCGTCTGCGAGACCCGCGACGATGGACTGGTTTTCAACAGTTACCACAAGAGCGGCTGTGCCGCTGAAACTGTCGCAAGCCATCTGAATTGTGGCGTCGTCGTTCACAATGTCCGCATCCAAGGCTACAAGGACCCCGCTCCTATGAAGCGCTTCACCTTCAGCGGCAAGTGGTATTGGGACTGCTTCGCGCATGACATTGAAGAGGCAAAGCAGAAGTATTCCGATGAATCCTACCCCGAAGACATTTACATCGCCAACTATGATGATGTAGAGGTTGAAGAGTGCGATTCTGCCGCAAATGAAAAGGAGATAAAAAGATGAAGATTGAATCTAAAATCAGCGGTTGGAGCATCACTGATGTGAGCATCAAGATTTTTCCCCACCTGCGCAGCGAAATCGTGACGCTGAACGACATTGACAAGTTATCCCAGCGTTCGGCACAGTGGATTTTTGACCACTACAACCTCGTGGGGCTGAACGCCGAAATTGCGGGATGCCATTTCGGTGTGCTTATGTCGCATGATGACATGTGTAAAGTCTCCATCATGGAGAGCTACCCCGAAATTGAAAAGGAACTTGCGGATTATTTCAATCCCTCTTTCGGGGACTGGACAAAGTGCTACTTGCGGTTTGGGCACTAAGCCCAAGCCGCGGTAGCCCGGGCGCAAAATTTTTTCAAAAAACCTCTTGACAACCTCGCGTAAATGTGCTATAATCAAGGTACAAAAAACGAAGGGAGACTTCAAAAATGACTTTGGTTCTGAATCGCGACTGGGGCGGCTACTCTCTGCCGCAGGACTTCTGTGATGCCTATGGTATCGGCGATGCGTGGGATGCGCCTGTCGAGCGCGATGACCCCCGTCTTATCAAGTGGGTGCGCGACCACGCCGATGGCCGCGGCAAGTGCGGCGACCTCGCCTGTGTGGAAATCCCCGACAACTGCACCGACTACAAGATCGATGACTACGATGGCATGGAATCCGTCATCTATGTGGTGGACGGCAAAATCTATCACGCCTAAGCAGGGGGCAACCCCTGCCGCGGCCCGGGCGGTTTACATAATAATTTTCTGCTTGACATTTTGAAAAAGGTATGCTATAATCAGTGTAGAAAATGAAAAAGGGAGGGTTTGCTGTAATGACGCTTGATGAGATGAAAGAAAAAGCCATTGAAAATTTCATCAATGCTTGGGACGAGCTTACGATGCTTGGTCTGATGGTCTGCGACGATGTTACTAAAGAGTACATTGACAAAGACGACATTGATGTGCGCGAAGTGGAGGGTTGACATAACCCTCCTCGCGCCCGGGTGATTTCGCCGGGCCGCTGACGCAGGCAGCTGGTCCGTTCTTCGCCCCCAAAACACATATGCAAATTTTTTCGTCACACGAGTGGCATATGCCGCGATCCCTATTACTCCCGAAACCCCCGGTCGGGGGCCGATACCTAGCATATGGCCTTCCGGCCTTGACTTTTATAAAAAAATATGTTATAATATAAAAAAAAGACATATGCCAGGAGCAGACACACAAACCCCGGCCGGGGCAAGCGCAAAACTAAAAATCCCAAGCGTCAGCGCAGGGATTTTATAGTTCAAAATGCCTCGTTTGCTATGCCCTAGCTCCATTGAAATCTAATCAACGTCTTTTTCTCCGTTGGCTTGATTTTCATAAAAAATTTTGATATAATTTATATAGAAAATAAGAAAAGAGGTAAACCATATGAATTATACTAACGACATTCTTATCCGTCTACAGCACGGCGAGGATGTAAACACAATCGCAACCGAACTCACCAAGAGCATCAACGATGCCAACAACCGCTATAAGGCGGAGATTGAGGCCAAGAGAAAGGCAGAACAGGAAGCCAAGCTCAAGGCCGCCGCAGAGGAGGCCGAGCGCAATGACAAGGTTAAGGCGTGCGAGGATCTGCTCGACGCATTCTATGCGATAGTCGTAGCCTGGGAGATTGATAGCGACCTGCTAGATGAAATCGAGCACTATGACGCGGCCGAACTCGCCTCTCAACTGGATGATATCATCCCTGCCATCCAGAAGTGGGCAGAATTGGTGGATATGCTGCGCGCGGACGATGAGTTGCGGCCGACCCCGGTCGGGGACAGCTCTGTGAAGAAAGCATCCAGTCCCATTGAAGAGTTTTTGAATAAGTACGTGCGATAATAAGTAAAAAGAAAAACCCCCTAGACTAATGTCTAGGGGGTTTTATTATTTGTATTATAAACGATGACGGTCACGGAGAAACGAACATCATATTTGACACCGGTCGGGGGCACGCAAACTCCACTCAAAACATCTTTCTCTGGCTGGAATTGCTATTCTCATATTCCTATACTTCATTAATTTTTTATACATATCATATGCTGTTTTATTCGCAAACAAATGACCTTGGTATCTGTATACTTTATTTTCCCCACACCAAGGAATTATACGCTTAAGCTGGCATCGATTTCGTCCCATAGTTTATCCAGTCCTTTGAAAAAGTCATCAACAACCTTACTATATGCACCATAACCAAACTCCACGTTGAGTGCTGACGCACTCAGGTCAAGCTCGGGAACTTCCTTTTGTTGCGGAGCAACAAAAGGCTTCTTATCTTGCGGCCAACGATAGTTTCTGCTCCCATCGAACAGGGTGACATTACCACCATCGGTCATCTCTCCAATAAACTTACCCTCGAGCACAAGTTCAAGATTCTGATGCTTCGCATCAGTTCTCACCGCATAGATGGTATCTTTATCATACTTCCACTCAGGCTCTAGGTCTCCGTAGGAGACCACATAAACATCATGTCCTCTGTATTTTCCAACTATTCCATTTTTATCTCGATATCCCATAGTTTCCTCCATATGTTTTTGATTCGATTTTTCAATTCACTTCTTCTATCTTCTACTTATATTATATCAAATTTTTCAAAATAATTCAAGTTCATTTTCCTCTAAAAACATATTTGGAATGATTTTCTCCTATGTTTCCTTTTTTATTCCATAATGCTTCAATTCATAGGCTTCTAAATCACCTTTACCAACGAAGTATATTGCTCCACTATCATCTACAAATACTTCTACTTTCTCTGGATTTCTTTCCATCATAGCATCTATCCTATCGGCAGATACGCTATAAAACTTTACTTGTCTAGACATTCCTTTATCTCCAATCATTCGCAAGAGGATTTAGAAGGCCCGAATGGGACTTCTAAAGCCTCTATTTAAAAAACTATTTAGTAACATATTTATATTTATAAGGATACTATTTTTTTAACAACTCTATATAAAAATGCCGAAAATTTTTAACACTAGGCGTCTAAATTTTTAACACTAAGCGTCTAAATTTTTAACACCTTCAAATTTCAATATAGTTAGTTAAAAAGTCAATCTAATAAACCGTTCTAACGTCTTTATATTCAATGTTTTCCTACTGTAAAGTAGTTAAATGATATTTAATTAAACCAATTTTCTACAATACAAACAAAATATTATTAATAACTTCATCATTACTTCTTGTTGTAGTACATATACCAATATGCTTCTTCACGTCGCTTAATAAAAAAGTAAATGGTTTTTCATCATTAGCGACATATCTCATTAATAAATATAAATAAGCAGAAATACAATGCTCGCTTAATGTGTCATTAATCAGTTTTAAAGTGGGCTCCGGAATCAATCCAGCCGCCTCCGCAGGTAATATACTTAAATAATACCTACCCCTACTATCGGGAAACTCTGATACCAATTTTAATTTAACTAAATTCTAAAATTTAGTAGATGCTGTTTGACGACTAATACCTAATAATTTACCTATTTGGCTAAAATTAATTAACGACTTTTCAATATATCTCTAATGTCCCTATACGCCATCCCATTGTGAATGCTCTTGAAGATAGCCATAAAGTATATCGTGATATTTTTTATCAGCACAAATTTTTTCTATTTTAGGAATTTGTCTAGTGTCTAATCCTTTTAAATTTTTCACGAGTTAATACACATCCTTTCATAGTATCTTCAATTTTTTGTTAAATATTTTAACACTTCATACCCAAACTTTGTAATACCCAGTAAGACCGTGTAATACAGGGTCTAAAATTTTAACACATTTTTTTAACAGTTCATATATCGGTCTAATTTTTTAACAATTAATTAGTGCGTCTAAAATTTTAACACACTCAGTCTAAAATTTTAACAATTTATATAAGCGTCTAAATTTTTAACATACGACTATCCAAAATTACCTATAATTTTTACCCATCCGTTCCTGCGGCGACCCCGTCTCAACGCTCCTCACACCGAGCACAGCCGCATCCATTTGACTTTTATAATTTTATATGTTATAATATATATAGAAAAATAGGAAAGGAGTATAAAGATGCTACCATTTATCGCTAAAGTTCATTACTACAATGAGGCTACATATCCGGCAACCCTGGAACATACCAGCGTTCTTCTTTATGGCGATAGTTTCGCACAAGCAACTCAAATCATGGAAGATTACTTCGGCAACGATATAGAGAGTATAAAGCTCACTTGCGTTGCCTGTGAGGGAACTTTCTTTGAGGTTCCCAATCACATCGCAGAGGTTTTTATTGCTGGTGAAGGTGATTTCCGCAATGGTAAAAAGAATCTCAAAATGATTAAGGAGGACGAGAAGAATGAGTTACACACCTGAAGCAGTCGTTCTTGCTGGATATAAAATCTCTCCAGAGGTTTGGGCGTATGCCTGGAGCAAGTATGAAGATGGTTATGATAACTATCCCGGCTGGATTGAGGATATGTTTATTGACGCAAACCCGGCAACCGGCAGAGGTCCACTGTTTTTCGGTTCAATTATTCATAACGTTGCAGAAGATTGCGAGCCTGTTGAGTTCGATTCCATCCTCGCCGACTCTGAAACCATCAACCGCACTCTCGTAGCGTTCACAAGCCTCTTCGAAGAATACTACAAACAGCACCCCGAAGAGAAAGTGCCAAAGTTCACGAAATATCTTTTCTGTCGGTGGATGTAATGTTCCAGAAGAAATGTAGTACCTGCCATCTATATCTGCCGCAGCAACTAACCTGCCAGATTATGATACAACAAATGCAGGGTAAAATCAAACCAGACGATTATTGCTCTCAACACAACGACCATATCCCCCAGTGCGAATCTTGCGGCGCTGGGTTGTTGGAGCCTATCATCGTAGTAGACGAACAAAAACACGGACATTATTACTGTCCGCAATGTTATAGAATTAAAAATCCGTGACGGTTTACGAATGATTCCGTGACGATTCGTGAACCTTTTCAAAGCCGGAAAGCCAATTTTTCGGCTTTGAAACTACATTTTGATAATTTCATCCAAAAAAAAGGAAATTTCAATATGCCTGATAATATCAAAACCGAAAACCAGATTATGATGGAACTCAATCAAAAGATCGTGCGCGAGGTCGAAGAGTTTATCTCCTACTTTGATGGTACACAGGATAATTTCCTTCACGGAAATTGTTTCTGGTTCGCGGTGATTCTTAAAGAGCGTTTCAATCCATGGTACGTCTGTAATATTATGTATAACCCCGTCGATAATCATTTCGCCGCTTATATTCATGGTATGCTCTTTGATGCAGGTGGCCTGCGGCCGGAGCAATGCCCGTTTGACGGTTGGAGGCTGTGGGAGAAATTCGAAAAAGAGGAATATATCGAAGCAAGACGTATCTATCGTGATTGCGTCTACCATATGACTCCGGAACAGTGGGAGAATCTGTCCTTCAGTCAGCGGAATGGCGCAGTTCATCACGCATCCTATATCTCATCTCACTAAAATAATTATATCATAATAATTCACATAAGTCAATCCAGGAGGGAGAATCTATATGATCGTTTGTGCGGCACTTAAAATTCGCGATGGTATATATGAATATACTGTTTGCGGCTTGCGGCATAGTGACTGCTATGCCACACTATTTGATTTAAATAAAGAACTTTCTAAGAAAGCCAGAGCGAGTTCTGCTGTCATTGAAGGTTTCTTAACTACCGATAATGAGTTCCTTGACCGCTATGAGGCATATGAACACGCCAAAGCTTGCGGCCAGATACCTGCGCAATTACGATATGATAAAGGAGTAAAGCATGAAACAGTCCTGTATTCCGAAGATCTCTACTAAAATGACACTTCGAGACATACTTGAAGGTCATCCTCCTGTAAAATATTGTCAGGAGAGAACCAACTTCGCAGACGAACCTGATGGTATTTTTACCGGTTCTTGCGAATGGACTGGGACAGAGCTTCTTCCTTTAGACGGAGATTGCTATTCTCTTGATGTAGAAATTTACCGATATGAATGGGAAGAAGATGGCTCTTTGACGTATTGGGTTTGGTCTAACTGGATCACCTGATAATCATATCCAAAAAATTTTTCTTCTTTTGATTTTTATAAAAAAATAATATATAATATATATAGAAAATGAATGAAAGGGGGTTTTCAGAAATGTTCCGTGATATCGACAGATGGAGAAAGTACTTTGCCGAGGCCGTTCGCATCGCGCAGGAGCAGGATTACCTGTCCGATATGGACTATTTCGATATGGGGCTTGAAGACGCAGTAAGAAATGCCCCCAATGAAGACTGCGAAAACGCTATCTATGAAGCGTTTGAGAACGAAAAGCGCGACATGTTCCGCCAGGTCTTCGGTGAAGACTGGTACAATCAGTTCCCGTTTAAATCTCCGTATGAGGAGGATGAAGATGGTTGAGTTTATCAAAGTAACAGCAAAAACTCCCTACGGAGATACAAACGACTATCTCTTTATGGGCGATTTAGATGATTATGACGATCAAGTGCGCTTCACTAAATTCATGCTCGACTGCTGCGATGACTGCGCCGACCGCTTCTCTGCGCCAGATGAGTGGGACCCTAAAGATTGGCGCGACCAGACTAGCGCAATGTGGGAGCCGATGGAGACAAAACGAGATAGTTTTGGAGATTGGCCTGGTGTATTTACGAAAGGAGTGTTCTAAATGGTAGCAAAATCCTATCAGAGCCTTGAGGTGGTAGGCGATGTTTACATCTCTAAAGGCCGTCAGTATGTGCAGGTTCGCACCAAGAATGGCGCCCTGAAGCCTGTCCGTTGGTATACGGATAAGGAGTACGCCAAGATGTACCCCGACGATGTAAAACCGAATACTATGCAGCTGAAGACTCAGAAGGAAATCCTCGGCTTTGAGAAGGGTTATATTACCATTTTCAAGGGCAACACCTACGAAGACAAGGATTATTTCAAGTATAATTCGGCTCGCTATGCTCGTCCCTGGGGTTGGTATTTCATCTCTACCGAAGAGCTTCCCGATGATATTCCGGACGATGTTGAGCCTGTGCGCCTGCCCTGGGAACTTGTCGGCAATGAAGATGGAACTCTGAAGCCGGAGAATGTGGTTGCGGCCGCCGTTGAAACGCTTATCTACGACGAGGACGAAAGCGAATGGCAGGGTGAAATTGGCGATAAACTCGAACTTATCGTGACGATTGAAAATGCTATTCTGCTCGATGGATACTATGGTCCGAGTACCATGCATATCATGCGGGACTATGATGGCAACTGCTATGTCTGGACAACTGCGGCCAGGTCCTGGAGTGCCGGCACCGAGCATCACATCATAGGAACCATTAAGGAACTCAAGCAGTATAAGGGTACTAAGCAGACCGTGCTGACCAGATGCAGGGAGGTTGACTAAATGGCAGCTTTTGCTTTTACGCTCGCATCCATCAAGTTCTTCGCCGTATATTTCATCATCATCGGCGTTCTCATCTATCTATGGTGGGATCTCTGGCATTCTAATATAAAAAATGCAAAGTATTCTGGCAAAAAGACCGAGACATTTTTCATGTATTGCCTCGGCCCTGTAAATAAAGCCAGAATGTTCTGCAACTGGTTTGTGGTAATCGTCTTTCTGTTCAATATCTTTCGACTGATTTGCACAATTATTTTCGGGTTTGCCCCGCCTGTGGCATGAAGAAATGCCTTTTGGAGCATAAATCCAAAAGGCATTTCTTCATATAGTATTGCTTTTTATTAAAAAATAATGTATAATATATATAGAAAATAAAAAGGAGTATTCTCTATATGAAAGATTTGAAGAAAATTGTAGATAGAGTTCAGCTCCTCGACGATTTTGCTGGTGCTGTTGCAGATAAGCTCTATAGAAAAATGCCGTATCCCGACTGGCGCAATCTTGCGCATCGCTCGGACAAGTACATTGGCATTGTTTATATGATCGACACTCATTCGTTCAAGGTATATACCTTGAATCTTACGGGTGGCATCAACGAAGTCCTTGGGGAGTTCAAAGATACCGACAATAGTTTCGGTTGTTACCTACATGTAAAATGGGATAGAATTACTCCTGTACAAGGAGGCTTTTTAGGTACTTTGAGTAGCAACTATTACTGCGATACCCCAACCGCATCCAATGCCACCGTTCTGAATGGTGCATCGTATGCTGGAAATACTGCTGGAAATACTGTAAGTTCAACCACTTACCCCCTTGACTATAGTACATATAGTGGCAGTATTTCCCTTTGCGACACACTTATCAATGAAGAAAAATGTCGTAAATTTATTCGAGAAGAAATTGAAAAAGATAAAAATAAAAATGAGGAGACAAGTAAAATGAATACCAATGATCTGTTCCACTTCGAGTTCGGCCCCGTATCCAGCAACATTTTCCGCATGAGTCCTTATGGTCTGGCTGTTCGCACTGAGAAGAATGGCTGGATCGCCTACAACGCCAAGACTGGCGACCTGATGGATGTTGAGGTTCTCAACTTCGACATTTCCAAGATGATCTACAAGATGCCTGTTGCGCTTTCCGCGATTGCGCCCGGCGATATCCTGATGCACGGCGGCAAGCCTGTGTTCGTACGCGATATCGGCACTGGTACTATGGCAGGCCCGACTGTGAATGTCATTGACTACGCGACTGCGTCTGTTATGGACATTCTGCCTGTGAAGAGCCCCTTCGGCTTCAACTTCTTCACCAAGGTTTGCCCGCTGATCGATATGAGCGGTATGACCGCTAATCCCGACAATCCTTTCGGCAATATGCTTCCGTTCCTGATGCTCAACGGTGAGAATAACGATTTCGATCCGACTCTGCTCTTCCTGGCTGGTGGCATGAACAACATGGATTTCTCTAAGAATCCCATGATGCTCTACTTCCTGATGAACAGAAAGGATAAGGGTGATCTGCTCCCTTTCATGCTGATGATGAATGGCGGAATCCCTGGCTTGACGAAGGCCACATCTGGTACACAGCCCGCAGTCACGGTGCTCAAGTAAAGTGCGCCGGTTATGACTGTAAGAATTGCAGTATATGGACCACTTGTGATAAGTGGCGTTTCTAAATAAACACCTTACAAAGGGAGAACAAAAGTTCTCCCTTTGATTTTTATAAAAAATTATAATATAATATATATAGAAAATGAAGAAAGGGGGCAACTTGAGATGGAACTTATTAACCGTGTCAATAAGGCTATCGAGGACTTCCTCGCTCCAATCGGTGGAGAAGTAAGAATCTCTTGTGACCTCGATTTCGCTTATTTTGAGAGTGGATTTGAAGATGAGGCAGATGAAATCACGTGGTCTTTCCTTACCACTGAGCGTGCTGATCGTAATTTTAGCCGGTTCTTTGAAGAAGAGTTGAATTGCCATATGAATTTGTTTATCTACAGTATTTTCCATGAATACGGCCACAAAGTTACAAGAACCTGTTTTGACACAAAAGCATATAATTATTACCATAAAACCGTCGAAGATCTCGATGTAATCGAAGATGCAGATGAGCGCGACAATATTTATTTTCATCTACCCCTTGAAATGGCTGCTTCTAAATGGGCTGCTGATTATATCAATAATCATTTCCAAAGTATCGTTGATTGGTGGAATAATGTTTTAAGCCCTTTGATGAATGAATTTCTGTCCAACAGCGAAGCGGTTCGTGAGATAACCGACATTTTAGAATCAGACGAAGAAGCTTTCTTATGAGAGAAAAAGAGCTTTCTTTGATTTTTATAAAAAATTATTGTATAATGTATATGTAAGATGAAAAAAGGAGATATTGCTGATGCTGATTGATAAAATTACTCCCGACGAAAGAGAAATCATTGATATTCTGCGAAATAGTGTGGAGGAAGAAGGAAGTGATTTCTTCACTGGTCAATTCGCTGATCTTCCTACCTTTCTGCGTTTTTGGGAGAATGCTAAGGCTCCTATCGCCAAAGCTTTCGGTGGCGAGTTAATTTTGAAGAAAAAAATCAAGTCTGTCGTCGAGGACGATGAGCTGTATGATAACATGCGGCGAATTTTCTGGAGCTCTGACTACGAATACATTAGAAATAAACTTTTTGAAATTTTGGAAGAGACCAACGGAAAAGACTGGCACTGTAGTGTATTTCGCAAGAGCGATGGCGGCCGTGGATATAGTATGGACTTTTCCATTCGCCAATGGCTTCTCAGTGCTGATAATTGGGTTTCCAATCGTTATGATGGACCTACATTTGAAATCAAACTGCCCAATAATCAGGTTTACAAACTCATTGAGGGCTGTAAAGTTATGAAAGCTCTTGGTCGCATCATTAAGGGTTGTAATAACGCTGAAATGTCTTCTCGTTTCGAGAATCTGCGCCTGCGTCAGTCCCAGATTATGAATGAGGCTAATATCCAGGCAACGCTGTGCATCAGTATCCACCCTCTCGACTATATGACCGCCAGCTATAACGCGAACGACTGGAGCTCTTGTATGAACTGGGAAGATGGCGAATTCCGTCGTGGCGTCATTGAAATGATGAACTCTCCGATGGTTGTTGTGGGCTATATCAAGTCTGATTCCAATAAGCTGAGCTGGGATAGCGACGACTATGGCACTATCACCTGGAACTCCAAAAGATGGAGAGAGTTCTTTATCGTCAATGAAAACATGATTGCTGGTATCAAGGGTTATCCCTATTGGAACCGCACCTTGGAAGACGAGGTTATCATGTGGCTCCGCGAGCTCTTTGTAAAGAGCACTGGTCGAAAGTATCTGGATAAGATTGTCAACTGGCATTATCCTGATACCTGGGGCAGTCGTCCAACCTATAAGGATGATCATGTTGATGTCAAGCTCGGTTTTGAATGCGGTCCCGCTATGTATAATGACTTCTACGGAGGAAATGATTATCATTTCATCTTCGTTGATGGTCTTGAAGGCGAAATTTATACCAGTTATTCCGGCGAGAGCGAATGCGTGTGCTGCGGCGATGCTTATAGCGATTTTGATGGTGAAAGTGCTTTAGTCTGTAACAACTGCATTACTGTCTATTCTTGCTGTAAATGCGGCGATACTATTACCAGCGAACACGATCTCATTGAATGTAATGGTAATTATTACTGTCGTTATTGCTTCGAGCAGTTAGATAATTGTGATAATTGCGGCGAAGTGATGGACGTGGATAATGACGATTGGAGTTATGCCTTTGTTGTTGGACGTGACGGTGAGACTGAAACCGATGTTTTGCGTGAAGCAGTAACTGAAGATAGTGTCTTTGGTCGTTATGATATGACTTCGGTTATCGTTATTAAAGTCTGCGAAAATTGCGCTCCCTCCATTTTCAAAGATTGGGAAAACTTTCAACACAAGCGCTTAAATGATTTTAATGATTGGTATCATTACTATCCAATTGTGCCGATTGACGATCTTACTGAAGCAGGTCTGGCTCTTATAGACCCCGAGGATCTTGAATACTTCAAGTCGGGCAAAAGCTACCGAGAAAATAGCGCATAAAAACTTCCCATTGATTTTTTAAAAAAAATAATATATAATATATATGTAAGGTAAAGAAAGAAACCCTTACAAAATCAAAAAATATTTTGGGTGGCGACCGACGCCAGAAAGGTGAATACCATGACCAATACTGATAAGCTGACCGACCGCAAGATTTACACCGCCATCGTTGAGGGTACCTTTGATGACCTCGACACCGATACCATCGTGGCTTGGGCTGAGAAGAAGATCGCCCAGCTCGACCATAAGGCTGAGAAGGCCAAGGAGACCGCCGCGAAGAAGAAGGCCGATGGCGACGCTCTTACCAATGCCGTTATTGCGGCTGTGGGCGAGGATTTTGAGTCTATCGCTGACATCGCGGCCCGCATCGAGGGCGAAGATGTAAGTCTGTCTAAAGTGGCCTACCGCCTCAACGCTGCCGCCAAGGCAGGGACTCTGGAAAAGGGTGAGCTCACTCTCGTTGGAGAGGGTAACAAAAAGCGCAAGGTCGTTGCGTACCGCAAAGCTTGATTTTCCACAACCTGTCGGGCAAAAGTAAATAAATTACCTCCTCTAAAACGCAATATGTTTTAGAGGAGGTAATTTTTATGATAGGAATTTATAAAATCACAAATAAAATTAACCAGATGGCCTATATTGGATAGTCTATTCGAATAGAGTAGAGATGGCAGGAGCATATCGCCGGAAATAAAAATTCATATATTCATAATGCGATAAAAAGATATGGTGTTGCTAATTTTAGTTTTGAAATATTGGAAGAGTGTCCTAAAGAATTATTAGACGAAAGAGAAATTTATTGGATAAAATATTATAATACTTTTGAGAATGGATACAATCTAACAGTTGGTGGCAATTCTGGTTTTCATTATAATATTGACGCTATTTTTGAGGATTATTAGAAAACTAACAGTCTAAGTGAAACCGCTAAACATTTCAATTGTCATTATAATACCGTAAAAAATATACTTAAAATCTTTGGTTGCGAGAATTTCGGAGAGTGGCAAGAAGAAAAGCCAGTAGAACAAATAGATCCTAAAACATTGACTGTTATTACTACATACCCGTCGTTGCGTGCGGCAGGAGAGGCATTTGGCTGTTCTTGGACTGCTATATAGGCTGCGGCCGCAGGTAAACACAAAAGTTCTTGTGGATTTTACTGGAGATATGTTGGAGATAACAATAAGATTTTTGAAAAAGTAAATAGCACACGCAGTTAGAAAACTCCAGTTATTTAGTTGGATTATAATACACTAGAAGAATTAAACTATTTCGAATCTGCTACAGAGGCAGCAAGAGCTTTAGGAAAAACAGTTGGAAAGCCAGGCTCTTGTATTACTGCTGCGTGTAGAGGCTCTGCAAAATCAGCCTATGGATTTAAATGGAAATATGCAGATTCTTCATATTTTTAGGCGTAATCAACGCCACAATCAAGAGCCGAGGGAATTATCCCTCGGCTCTTTTTGTCTTTAACCTGCTCGCCGCGCCAGCGCACGTGCCTACCGTCCGCAGAAATAAAAGTTGCATTACCTATTTTTTTTTGTTATAATTATAATATAAGGGAGTGATTATTTTGAAATTTATGGTTTCTTGTCGTCAGCCTTTAACTTTTTTAAAATAGGTTTAGGAAATTAGGGTTGATTATAAAGATATAGAGCGTCTCAAAGATTTTATATCTGATGATTGGACTTGCGCCGCTGATATTGTAATATATATTCCAAAAGATTAGATTATTGATTGGAATACACTAAATTTGTATAAAGGCTTGCTTAATATTATAATTGCCGCTGAAGATTCTTCAGTTATCAAAGAAGCTCACGAAAATGGATATAAGGCATTTTGGTCTTATCCCGCTTCTACGTTCTGGGAGCTAAGAGGACTTTTAGATTTACAAGTGAATTAGGTTCTACTTGATGCGCCATTATATTTTAATTTAATGAAAGTAAAAAATATTTGCGGCGATGTTGAAATTAGATTAGTTGTAAATAAATGTATAAACAGCTATATGGTGCGTAAAAATGGAATTTGCGGGACATATGTACGACCAGAAGATGTAGAGGTATATGAAGAATATGTTTCGCATATGGAATTTGACACATCAGATTTACAAAATGAAAGGACACTGTATAAAGTTTATGCAGAATAGAAAAATTGGCCTGGAAATTTAAATCTTTTATTAACTTATCTAAATGAAAATGTTGATAATCGCGGTTTTGAATTATTGCCAGTAGAGGATGATGATAAACACTATTTTGCACATCGACGTCTTAACTGCGGCCAGCGCTGTCAGGAAGATCCAACCAGATGTAGTTACTGCGTAAAGGCCTTTAATTTAATCAATGCCATAGATAAAAATAGTAAAAGGATTCTCGAACAGATAGAAAAAGTAGAAGCAAAGTAATATATATAGTTGATTTTTATTAAAAAATATAATATAATATATATAGAAATAAGAAGAAAGGTGCAAAAGAATATTGTGACTAGATGGACTGATACGGATCAAGCATTATTCAATACAATCGCAAGAATGTCACAGACTGCTCTTATGCGGTCAATGAAGAATTTTTTGAATAAATATTACACTAAAAAGAATATTGATATAACCAAGGATTATATTCTTTGTGAAGGCGATATTCCTATTGTTTTAGTGGCCCACATGGATACAGTATTTAAAACTCCGCCGGAGAAAATTTATTATGATTCAAAATATCATGTTATGTGGTCTCCTCAAGGGCTGGGCGCAGATGATAGAGCAGGAGTATATCTAATTTGGAGAATAGTGCAGGCCGGTTATCGTCCTCATATTATTCTTACTACGGATGAAGAAAAAGGCGGATTAGGTGCAATCGCTCTCGTTCATCAAATTCCAGAAGTGCCATTTGATGTAAAGTATATAATTGAACTTGATCGTCAGGGCATGAATGACTGTGTATTTTATTCTTGTGCTAATGATGAGTTTGAGAAATATATTGAAAATTTCGGATTTGTAACCGATTGGGGAACTTTTAGCGATATTAGCGATATATGCCCGGCATGGAAAATTGCTGGTGTAAATCTTTCTGTTGGGTATTTTGGAGAGCATAGAGAAACTGAAACTTTAAACACAAGTGCTATGATGAGTACTTATAATAAAGTAATTAATATGCTGAATTCAGCGAATGATGCTCCTCATTTCGAATATATTCCCGATATGCTTGAAAAGTATTATTTTTCTCTAGGTAGAAAATATATGACAGCATACGGATATCCTCTCGATGATGAAGATGAATGGGAATATGAACGCAAACTCGGTGGTTATTTTCCAGCGGCTAATTCCATTGCTTCAGAAAAATGTCAATGTTCTAAATGTGGAAAAATTTATGACAAAGATGACGTTTTTCTTGTTAAGGCTAAAGACTTTGAGGGATCTTTATATTACTGCGTTGATTGCATTGACACCAACATCAACTGGTGCAAAAAATGCGGCGAACCCTTTGAGGTGGAACATGAAGATGATGAAATTTGTCCCGACTGCGCTGGAAAAAAGAGAGTAAAGACTGTTGTAATGTGAGGTTGTAATGGAACAGCATTTTGATATAGAGCAAATTAAACAAGATGTGGCCGAAGTCCTAAGTTATTCTTAGGGCTTCGACAGCAAATTAGATGGAATTTCATCTATTATTGACGATTGGCTTAAAAATAAACAATTTTTTATTGAAAAAATGGGCGGTAATCTAATTTATCAGTGCGATGAACCAGTTTCCTTTGAGCTGGACAATGAGGCTAAGTGTGATAAATTGGATCATTTTGCCAATCAAGTCGATGAACATTATAATAACTTTCCATTAAGTAATTTCCTTAGTAGTCTTAGTGTTGAAGACTTTTATAACAATAAGACGAGCAAAGAATATATTACATATTATAAAGATGTGATTATTCCTAAAAACTATAAAGTTGTAAAAGCATTTAAATTCTTCGAGAAGGACGTTGATAGACTTAAACAACTACAAAGCGAAGCAAGCAGAATCATTCAAGAGAATATTATCTCTGGATATTTATGCTTCTCAGTTCATCCTTTAGATTATTTAAGTATAAGCGAAAATGCTCATAACTGGCGTTCATGCCACGCCCTAGATGGGGAATATCGTTCTGGTAATATGAACTATATGGTTGATGATACTACAGTTGTATGCTATCTGCGCGCAGATAAACAAGCTATTTTACCACATTTTCCAGATACAATTCCGTGGAATTCTAAAAAATGGCGAGTTTTATTGTTCTTTTCCAATAATAGGAATATGGTATTTGCAGGAAGACCATACCCATTCACCGCAGAAAAAGGGATTGAAATCATTAGGAAACAAATGCTTCCTACTTTGGGACTCGGTAAATGGACAGATTGGAAAGATACTTTTCTTTCTTCGTTTAAGGATGAACGTTCGCAAGAATTATACCATTTTTCTAAATTAATTCCAATAGGAGATGGATTTAAGAGATATAGCGATGTAGTTCGCAACGGTCCAAATACGTGTCATTTTAATGATTTACTGCGCTCTACTTGTTACTCTCCGCTTTGGGCATATAAGAGTATGGATTCACCTTGGTCCGGGGATAATACAGGTATGACGAGCGATAAAACCGAGGTTGTAGTTGGAAAACCCTGTAATTGTCCTGTTTGCGGCAAGGGCAGGATAGCTTATACGGAATCTATGACTTGTCCGTCTTGCGCTGATAAATATGGATATTATAATAATGAAGATTATATAGAGTGTGAAATTTGTGGCACTATGACTCATTGTGATGATATTTATGAATTAGATTATTCTGGATTAAGGGTATGTCCTGAGTGTTTTGCACATGAGACAGCGATATGCCAAGAGTGCGGCGTACGGGATATGCCAGATGTAGTAAAATATAGAGATGGCGATTCAAGATGTTTGTGCCCAGACTGTTGGGCTAATAGTCAACATACGCCACCGGAAAGAATAATTTTTTAAGGAGATAAGATATGGCAAAAGGCAATGTAGCAAAAGAGAAAGTTGTAAAAATTATAGCAGATGCTCTTGGTGATGATTATATCGGTGAGTATGATAAGAAATATTATTGTTGGGCAGATGATGGCGGAAGTAAAATTCAGATTGCCATTTCTCTTACTTGTCCGAAAGTATATCGCGGAGTCGAAGAGACGACTTCGCCAGAAATGAACTTTGATGACGAGAGCGATTCACCTGCGGCCGCAGATGAAGGAAGTTTTAAACCTGCTGATATTACGCAGGAAGAACAAGATACGTTGGCAGATTTAATGCGAAGATTAAATCTGTAAAGTTGGGCAATTTTATTTATTCTTCTTTATAAAATTTTTATATACAATAGAAGAATAAAATAAAAGGAGAGTAAATAAAATGGGAAAAAAGATTGATTTAACAAATTAGCGTTTTGGAAAATTATTAGTATTAAAAGAAGGCGGACGAGACTCTTCTAATAAGATTTTATGGATTTGTAAATGCGATTGCGGTAATATTAAAGAAGTCCGCGGCAGTGATTTAAGAAGCGGTAAAATTCTTTCTTGTGGTTGTTTTGGGAAACAACAAAGAATTATTGGAAAACAAAAGTATTTACAAAACAAAGGAATTGGTTTTCGTAATGACTTAACAAATAAAAAATTTGGAAAATTATTAGTGCTAGAATTCAATTAGGAAGAAACACAAAAACAAAGAGAAAAACGAAAAAATTATTCTAGTTTGTGGAAATGCAAATGCGATTGTGGAAATATAATTAACGTAGAAGGATCTGCTTTAACAAGCGGACATACTAAATCATGTGGTTGTTTGCAAAAGGAATTGGCATCTAAGAATATGAAATAGAATATTTAGCCAATAGGAGCAACAACTAGATTTATAGATTTAACAAATAAAAAATTTGGAAACTTAACAGTCTTAGAGCGTTGTTTAAAGAATAATCAACAAAATAAGCCTCGCTGGATTTGTAAATGCGAATGTGGAAATATAGTAATTGTTGATGGAAGTTCTTTAAGACAAGGACTAACTTAGTCTTGTGGTTGTATAGGTAATTCATTAGGTCAAAATAAAATTAGGCAAATTTTATTAGATAATCATATATTATTTTAGCAAGAAGTAAAATTTAAAGACTTGAAAGATTAGTCTTATTTACGTTTTGATTTTGGCATATATGATTCAAATAAAAATCTTGTTAAATTAATTGAATATGATGGAAGATAGCACACAGACGAAAGAAGTGCTTGGCATAATGAAGAATTAATCAAGCATGACTAGATGAAAAATGAGTATTGTAAAAATCATAATATTCCATTACAAAGAATCTCTTATTTAGACTATGATAAAATTGATTTAGAATATCTTTTGGACGAGGTAGAATAATTTTCTACCTCGCTTTTTTATTTATGACACAAGAGGAATCTTCTTTCTTTGATTTTTTATAAAAAATATATTATAATATTTATAGAAAATAAAGATAAGGAGTTGTTCAATATGTTCCTTGGTTATCACGATAGTCCTAGCTGCGATTTTGATCTTTGGAGTCCTAATCCTACCAGATGGGGTAATAACGCGATTGAGAATCGTGCATTCTCTCCGTTTGCAAAGCATCAGACCGAGCTGGATGAAATAGTCGAAATGATTGCGACCGGTAGCACTTCCTTTGAGCTGGACGATGATTTCGGTCCTTCTGATCTGGAGTATATCCAGAATGAGCTTGAAAAACGTGGTATTTATGCCAATTTATCATTATCTTAAAAGGGATGGTCATATGAATGAAGCATAGACTTTAGAACAAAAAGTCAAATTGTATGTTGAATGGACTCCAGATAATCCATATTATGGTAATTATAAATATTTAGATGAACTTGGGATGCAATATGGATATGGAGTTGTCTTTAAAGAAATTAAGCGTTAGAAAAAAGATTATATTTGATTTTTATAAAAAATTTTGTTATAATATATATACAAGATAAGAAAAGAAAGAAAAAAGTATGGGTCGGTATGCAAATTGGTGAAGCAAGCGGTCTGTAAAATCGTGACGTAAGAGACGTTGTTGGTTCAAGTCCAACCCGGCCCACCAAAACTCCTTCACAACGTCTTGCGCGTTTACCCTACAGGAGTATAAACAAGAAGGAAGAACGCGCTACATATGGGCTGGTAACACTGGGGAGTGTAGGGTTAGACCCACCGCGGAAAGTTGGTTCGACTCCAACCTAGTCCACCATAAGAGAGATCTTTATAATTAGAGCGGAGAGGACGCTGAGATGCCCGCAAGAGTAAAGTCCTCATTATGGCTCGTTAGCGTAGCGGTAGCGCAATCGGCTGTTAACCGATGGGTCGTAGGTTCGAATCCTACACGAGCCGCCAGACCCGTGGATCCGAGGGTACAGTATCGGACAAAATACGCTGGCATATCGTAGAGAGTGCGCAATCTCAAATATGCATTGCCGTGTGATGAATTGACACGGGATATAAAGATTGTCAATTCCAGGTCGCTTGAACCTGAAAGGCCCTGTCGGCGGTACGGGAGAAGAAAAGCATCCGCTTATATAGGCGACTGGTGTAACGGTAGCATGCCGCTCTCCAAAAGCGTTGGTCAGGGTTCGAATCCTTGGTCGCCTGCCATTTTTCCTTTACTCGTAGAGCAAAAGTCAGCTGTAACGAGTAGTCCTTATCAAAGCGACGCTTTTGAGCCAACTGCTGACTTATATATGCGCGAGTGCTGGAATAGGTAGACAGTCAAGCTTGAGGTGCTTGTGTTCGTAAGAGCGTGCGGGTTCAAGTCCCGCCTTGCGCACCAATATACCTCGGTAGTTCAGCGGTAGAACGCCGGACTCATATTCCGTAAGTCGTTGGTTCAAATCCAACTCGAGGTACCATTTTCTCTTTTCAAGCCACTTGATTGTGCGAATGACTGAACGCACGTAAAACCGGCGATGGGCAAGCCATAAGCGTATGCGATAAACCAAGAGGTCAACGCTATCGAACCGAATATACCGTGGTGTAAAAGACCAAAGGAGTAGTAGATAGCGTATATGGGCAGGTAGCTCAGCTTTGGTAGTAGCACTTGGCTGAAGCCCAAGGTGTCGGGGGTTCAATTCCCTCCCTGCCCACCACACGCCATATTGGTGGATAAAACAGAATCATTGCAACCGCGTTGGCGTTGTGTCCTCCGATATGGCGCCACCTTATGGTGGAATTGGTGTAGTGGTAGCACGAAAGTTTGTGGCACTTTTAGTATCGGATCGTAACCGATATTCCACCCCATATGCTGTAGTAGCTCAGTTGGTAGAGCGCCGCACTGATAATGCGGAGGTTTTTCGCAGGTTTGAACCCTGCCTGCAGCACCAACAGTTTAGCCCCTAATTCGAGTCTTTCTGTCAAAAAGATGATGATTTTATATCCCGTACTAGCTCAACCGGCCAGAGCATCCGACTTGCCGGTATAGTGTAACGGTAGCACGAAGGATGCCCCTCGTAATCTGGGGAGGAGTAAGTTCAATTCTTACTATCGGCGCCAATAATCGGAAGGTTCCTGGTTCAATCCCAGGGTGCGGGACCAGATAAAGACACACGCAGCAATCTTACTTAAAAAGTATATTAGTCTAATGGTTGGACGCAAATCTTGAAAATTTGAATAGTAGGTTCGATTCCTACATACGCTTTTGAGGTGTCTTGCTATGAAAATCTTAAAAATCGGAAAAAGATATGAGTGGCCGGTAACAATTCCATTTGACGGAAGAAAGAAAAGCGGTTTGTTTACTGGTAAGTATAAAGAGAATGGCAATGCAATTCTTATAACCAAGGACGGTCAAAGATGGAGCGTTCCTCCTGAGAATTGTTACTTGGTTAAAAAGAAGTAATTTGACATTTATAAAAAAATTTTATATAATATATATAGAAAATAAAGATAAGGAGAAACAATGGAAGATTGTAAATACAAAAAGCTTTTCCCGCTTACCAACAAAATACATTGTTTTTCCTACTGCAAATCCAAAAGAAAAGATGGATTACACTGGGCTCATTATCCCTATTGCGAGGATAATGCGTGTCCTTTGAAACATCCTGAGCTTCTGGAGGGTGCAGAACTTCAGTAATATGCGCGCTTAGCTCAGCTGGTTAGAGCACCACGTTTACACCGTGGGGGTCGGGGGTCCGAATCCCTCAGTGCGCACCATCAGTAATAGCTTAAAATTAGACCCTTAAGAGCGACCCGTGCGCAGGGGAAATGGTGAGAGAGAGGTTCACCTTACTGAGCCAGGCCAAGTATGCTACTGCTGAAAAATCGCGAGTAAGGCTTCGGGGATGCTTGGTGGTCGAGCCCCAGAAAAAAGACCACCCCAGGCGAGTGAGAGGATAACCGGTGCATAACGGAAAAAGCCCCTAACATAAGCTCACTCAGTAAGAATAAGTATTTTGAGACGCATACAGCAATCATTATCAAGTCACTTGAAAATGATTTTTAGGGTAAAATATTGGTTCTACCGATGTGGTGTGGAAATCCACACTACCCCACCCGAAGTCCTTTGGTTGTGGACAGCTTCTGCTTCGGTTAGGTTTGATTAAAGCATAGTCCTCTGTGTCTCGGAGCATTTAAGAGAGGTACAATGTTAAAAATATACACAAGCTATTTTTATCAAGTTCGATTTATGAAACCCCATATGGTGCCTCTTTCTACTGCGTGCTTTGACCCTCGCTGGTTTCATCAGAATAAAGGGCAAGATTTTGTTTGGAAAGATAAAAATGGTGTGTATAATGGTTTGCGCGCGCCGGTGTTTGCGCCCGGTCCTCTCTGTGAGAATCTATGTCGCGGGCCAGAAACCTGCGTAACGCGAGATCCGCAAACTTGTCTTTTTCTAAATACCTATCGGTATCAACTTGACCAACTTGATTTCAATGATGTAGTTGCTCGCTGTGAGCGTTTGGGCAAATATGTTCAATCATTAGAGCACTTCGCCGAAGAACCTGTGATAATGCTCCTTGTTCACGAGGCGCCTCAGAATCCCTGCTCCGAGCGTCGTGTCATCCAGGAATGGTTCGCCGCAAACGGAAAGGAAGTAGTAGAATGGCAGAAATAACTTTACATTATACTCCAGAGGAATTGAAAGTTCTTTTAGATGCTTTGAATCACGGATGTGTTGCTCTTGGGAAAGTATATGCCGGCGCACGTCTTGGATGTGAAATTCCTGCCGAATTTGAGGCTAAATTTAAATCAATGACTTTTGAGGAAATTAACGAATATACGCGCTTTCGATTTAATAGTTTGCGTGAGTTGTATGAGTATCTTTTAACCTTTGAAGAATAAATGCGGGTGTCGTATAACGGCTATTATACCTGGTTTCCACCCAGGAGATGTGGTTTCAACTACCATCACTCGCTCCAAAAATGAGGTATCATATGTATAGTTGTCCTATATGTAACAGAATATTTGAATCTGAAGAGGGTGTTGCGAAACACTCTTTGAAGTGTTGGAAAGAACAGAATCCTTATCATCAATCTAAGCCTGCTCCTCGTAGCGACGATATTGTTGAGCGAGAAGTAAGTGATGATGTTCTTAACTTTTTTGCGTCTTTCCAGAGAGGGAATTAACTATGCAAGAAGTAATGGTAAAAACCCATCTTATTGTGACTGATGTTCACGAAGAATATAAAGTTGAATGGTGTGGTAAAATCGCCAATACAAAACCTTTATTGCAGAATTGTATGCCAGTATTCGTGATTATTGGTTCAGAAGAGCGCGTAGAAATCAATACTATTGACATAAGATATGTAGAAGATTACGCAAAACGCCTTACGCATCCACGCGGTAGACAGGCTGTGACTACAGATATTTCACGTATTTATCTGATGCAAGAAGATCGCTCATTGGCGTTTATGGGTAAAGTTACTCACAATCATGTGAAACAATATCAGCAGATGTATGATCCTGTAAACAAGATATAAAGATTTCCCTTTGATTTTTATAAAAAAATATATTATAATATATATGTAAGATAAAGAAAGGGGAAATATAAAAAATGTTCGATGATTTTGACACCCAAATTCATAGCGATGAAGTTATCCCCGAAGAGTATGAGGACTGGCTGCGTTTCTGCGCCAGAGCTTATGAAGAAGCCGAATATGAAAAATATGATCACTTCGAGGAGGATGAAGATGACTGCTTTGAGCCTGGTCGCCCTTTCGTTTCCATGTTTGAACTGAATCCTTAAACAAAAGAACTTCCCATTGATTTTTTAAAAAAAATAATATATAATATATATGTAAGATAAAGAAAGGGAAAAAACCAAGATAGAAAATTGGACTTGGCAATAAGACCATCACCCAAGTAAAATCTTACATTGAACATCAGATGTGAAACTCGCCGTCCTTAGACAAGACGTAAAATCCCTATGACTCACACGGAGCCTGTCCGCGAGTACTGAAGGGCTCTTGATGTTCAATATCGGCGGTAAAGCAGACAAATTGGAGCCAATCGAATGCCGCCACTCCTTATACAATATCGCTCCCCATTAATATATAACTGCGCGGGGGACTTGGACAGCCGTAAAGGAAATCCTGAGTAGTTTCGTATGGCACAACGAAAGGGTTGGTATCGACAGATGACGCGCAAAGAGGTTAGGAGTTGCAAACGCTTCCCTCTATAATCTAAAGCGTATAGTTTATGGGGGATGGGACTGCATAGAGTGGTCATCTGTCTTGCACACAGAAAATCAGACGGGGGCGGTACCCGTATCCTCCACCAGCCGGTTCGTTTAGTGCGTTTCCTTACCGTTAAGAAGTGAAAGCTGAAGGCGATCTCCACGGAGGCGCACCGTGCTCGCCAAAAACGACGTCGTGTTTACTGCGGAAATGCGGGTTCGAGCCCCGTCCGCGCTCGTCCAGGAAGTGGGCGCGGTAGTTTCAATGGGTAAAACGCCCAGTAAATGAGTCCCGCACAGCTTACAGCCTCCACGTGGCGCGGGATGGGTAATGCTAATTGTAAGTGATTATTTCAACTCCGGCGTATAAAGGCGCCTGTCCTAGTAGCAGGTCTCACCGGCGGCAGTTCGTTTTGAAGTCATTCCTGTCGTTATGAAGCGGTGGCCACCGTGAGGATATGATGGAGGGTTCCGGTCTCGAGAAAAGCTCGACCAACAGAGAGTATGTAATGTGCCGGTCATTACAGAACCTTCATTTCGCACCCGTCTATGAAGTAAAACAAAGAGATTATAACGGGGTATGATGGATAATGTGCTTGGTCAATTACCTGCCCAATGTACCAGTCCATTGAATGATGAATGAGGTGCGATTCCTCTGCACCATACAAGATGCTGTGCGGAATAGCGGTAAGGAAAACCGTTCTTGTATGGGTAAGGCGCCCTAGTGGGCGGGATCTAAGGGCACACGTAGAGTTCCACGACAGTCGAACATCTCTTCCTTGGCGGGTTTGCGGTCAGCCCATAAAACCGCTCCGTATATGGCTCCGAGGGAAAACGGGTTGATCCGCCAGCCTGTCTTGGATACTTACAAGGTATGTCTTTGGAAAAGGGATTGGTGAAAAATGGAATTAAATCCTTCTCAAATAGGACAAGTAACAGAACTCAAATGCCAAACTTGGTTGATAGAGCATGGCTGGAATGTTCTTTTACCAGTTGGAAACTCTCAATATGCTGACGTAGCCCAATTGGCAGGAGGCACATGACTTAGGATCATGACAGTAAGAGTTCGAGTCTCTTCGTCAGTACCAAAAAGGTTGACTGCGCCTTTTGTCAAAAGCAAGTCTAAGCCTGTGAGCCAGGTCGATGGGAACCCTATAACACTCGTTAGGTGGGAAGGTGGCTTGGGAGTGCGATATGTAACTCCACTCGGGCACGCGAGGGGTCGGCTACGCGCACTGGGCGCTAAAAGGGGTGACAGCCACCAGTTTTATATGCGGGTTTGATGTAAGAGGGAGCATAGTGGCTGGCTGAATCCCAGCCGCAGGTATGGGTTCGATCCCCATAGCCGGCAGATTAGATAACGGGTAGCAGCGCCCACAATACTATGAATAGATGATAGTAAGTAAAGAGCTGCGTAGATGTGAGTGGTCCTTGCGGTCAGCCCTATATTAAACAAATGACCGCGTTAGATGGATGTTCAGGTTATACGTTCTAAGCCGAAACGTAGCCGTGGAATGGCCTTTTGGTTATAGGTTTGGCCTCGCTCCCGTGAAGGCGAGGGATGAAAACCTCCCGTTAGGTTTTTTGTATCTGTTTATCCTACGACAGTGGAACAAACATACGGTTCAGTGAAGCCGCTGTATCCAGAAAGAGGGTAGCTGCAGACGCCCTAAGTGCTTTTATGCTTCGGTAGCCCAATTGGTAGGAGGCAACAGATTCAAAACCTGAACAGTGTGGGTCCGAATCCCACCCGAAGTACCAATAATCTAGGTTGTAGGAAACCTTCACCTGCGGCCGCAGGTAAAAAGAAATTTTTTGACTTTATAAAAAAAATATAATATAATATTTATAGAAAAACAAAAGAAAGACACAAACAGCAATTCTTCTTTATATTATGGATATATAAAAAGAACGTGTCTTGTGGAAATGGCTCCTTAGTCAAGCGGTCAAGACGCCGGCCTTTCACGCCGGAGGCGGTGGGTTCGATTCCCCCAGGAGTCACCAGAGGCTTCTTTCCAATTCAGCCTGTATAGTAGAATTGAAGTTCGTAGGGATGGATTTTTCCGGTTTCAACTACCACCGGCAGTATAAGCGTGAACCAGATAAGGATTAAGTTGCCCCTGTAAGTAGCGCACTGATATGTGGCTTGTCACTAACGAACTAAAATAAAAGCGAAAGTAAAACCGTTTCTAAATGGCCCCTTCCTCTAAATGGTCAAGGAGGCTAGGCTCTCAATCTGGCAATGTGGGTTCGAATCCCGCAGGGGTCACCAAGTGTTGCGAGCTCTAAGTCGCACGAAAGTTACTACCGTAAGGCAACCGTCTGTGGGTCTTGGCGTAAAAGACACTCCTCTATATTGCGGAGGTGGAGCAATGGTAGCTCACCGCCCTCATAAGGCGGAGACGATGTTCGAATCATCCGTCCGCAAGAGCGACAATGGCAACCTCCACGTGGTGTCGCTTGGGTAACGCTAACTGCCAAAGTCGAGTTTGTAGGTAGCGTCGTGACTTTAATCCTAAACCTTCATCTCCTATGAATTTAAGCTCTCCAAGGAGGGATCCTGCTCTTTTAGGTTGACTTGCATTAAAACTACTCATATGTGTCCTTTAAGATAGTCGAGCAGGCCGGGGAGTGACACCTCTTCATATAATCCCCTTTCAAAATAAAAAGACTTTTCCATAGCAGGAGTCTTTTAGAAACTTGTGTGTTGTCGTTTAGTCTCCTTTCTTTTGGTTTTTTGTTTGTGGTTTTCTATGTAATCTTTCTGTTGTTCAACACAAGTGGTGTTTTCTACCTGCTATTTTCTCTTTTTAAACCACCATATGCTGGCGCCCAAGTCCAGAGGAAGAAGTGCGAGGGAAAAGAGAATTTTTCTGTAAAGGGAGGAATTTACATGAAATTCTATTCTGAAAAGCTCGATAAGTTGTTTGATACTTAGGAGCTGTGTGCGCAAGCAGAGGAAGCACACGAAAAAGCAATCGCTGAGGAAGAAGCAAAAAAGAAAGCCCTTACCGAGGAGAGAGCAACCAGAGCCAAAGAAGTAGAGGATCTTTACAAAGCCGCAATCGAAGCTAAAAAGGCTTACGATGAAAAGCTGCGCGAGTTCTTAAAAGACTACGGTTCATTCCATGCTACTTTTAAGAATGTCGATCCTTTCTTCACCCTTTTTGATTGGTTCTAATCAAACAAAGGTTTCTTGCTCCTTTTCCTAAAAGGAGCTTTATATATGTCGCTGTGACCGAGAGGCTGATGGTGGCGCCCTGCTGTGAAAACTCATATTTTTAGATATAGATATGGATACAAATGTTTTAGGTAAACTTACTGAAGTCAAAGTAATGGAATATATTATCGCAAAAGGATTTTCAGTTTCTATTCCATTTGGCGACAAAGATAAATATGATCAAATTTGGGATATAAATGGTAATTTATTTAGAGTTCAAGTAAAAACATCCCATTTATATACTAAAAATACGGGTAAAGCAATAGAATTTAAGACTACTGGAACATCAAATGGAAGAGTAACATCTTATTCTAAAGACGATATAGATTATTTTGCTACTTTTTGGGAAAATCGTGTGTATATTGTTCCAGTTGAAGAGACTTCGTCTAAAAAGGTATTGCGTTTTGAATCTACTCAGAATCAGCCAAATATCTCTTGGGCGAAAGATTACACGGTTGAGGAGGTCTTAAAAATATGAGCATTTTGCAGCAAGGCGTTGGCTCCGTAAGGAGTCCGGAGGTTCGAATCCTCCCAGCGACGCCAACATAATGAGGTGATTCAATGGGAGATAAGAAGTAGCGGCATCAAGAATTGATTGCCCTTTTAATGAAAAAAGAATCTGATATCGCGGAAGAGATTGCAAAACTGATAATTAACTTTTTCAATCAAGATGGAGAAGAAAAAGATACACAAAAGTTGCATAATGATATTCTTGCTTTAACGTATATTTCTTTAAGACAAACTTGTAGATTAACCGTGGAGATGATTAAAGAAATATACGACATAGAGAAGGATATTGATGAGCAATTTTCTGATAGTGATATTGATGAATACACATATAACAATGATGGGCTGTCGTTGAATAAACGAATCTGGAAAGCTATTAAAAAAGCACAGCTTAAAAAAACAGATGAAGCACAGCGAAGTCTATTGATGTTTGAAATCATTAGAATATTAGATAACGAAACTAAAGTTGTTAGTAATAAACTAACAAAAAAGATAATTCGCAAATATACCAAGATTGAATATGGATATGTTGCCTCTGGCAATGGTTGTAATAGAGATTGTTGTAATGTCGAAGATAACGTTGAAAAGCCAATCGACGAAATCGATCAGCCTCCATATCATCCTAATTGTAATTGCTTTGTTGTATACGTGGAGAATGAACTAGATGATGAGGAGTGGTAAGCCTAATTGGTAAGGCACTTGATTGGAAATCAGGGAGTAACCGTTCATAGCGGCGTGCTGGTTCGAGTCCAGTCCACTCCGCCAGGCAAGGATTGAGATGCTTGCGGGGCCTCAGTTCGGGCGACGACTGCCTCCTGATGCCGGAAAGTCGTTTATATGCGTCCTTAAATCAGCCGGCGCTGGTCTCCGCCTTGAAAGCGGGTGGCAGGTGATGAGCCTGTGGGGATCGACACCTCAGGGGCGCGCCATATGCTGTTATAGCTCAGTCGGTAGAGCACCATCTTGGTAAGGTGGGGGTCCCCAGTTCAAGTCTGGGTAGCAGCTCCAGAAAACAAAGGAGCAAGTTATGAAAAAGATTGATAAACGCTTTAAGAAGATGTATAAGCATCTGAGGAAAATTGAAAAGTATTGCGCCAAGAATGGTCTTGACCGTTGTCATGTTATGAAAATCTATGCAAATCTTCATGACTTAGGTCTCGAAATTGATACGTATACATAAGCCCTCGTCGCCAAGCGGATAAGGCCCCAGCCTTCTAAGCTGGTATTCGTAGGTCCGAATCCTACCGAGGGTGCCAAATGTGTCCCGGTAGCATAATGGATAGTGCACTAGGTTACGGCCCTAGGGTTGTGTGGGTTCGACTCCTGCTCGGGATACCATCTGGTCGCATCTTGCCAGTTTCACACGACCATAATTATGACATTAACTGGCGTTTATATGGGGAACTAGGCGAATGGTACAGCCGCGTTATAGACGATGTCTAGTTCAAGACAGTGACAGCAATTTTTCTTTGCATAGGGAGCACGTGTTTGGTGGTTCGAATCCACCGTTCCCCACCAAGGGTGTTGTCTCTATTAATCCCAACAAAGTTATTGCGCTAAAGGACAACAAGTGCAAAACACTCCTAACCAATAAATTTTCTAATTGCAATTGTCTGGATTATAAATATTGCTTTTTTCCTTGCAGTTGTGGATGGACACTTAGGAGTATTCTCAACGAAACACAGTTTATTGGTATAAGATTGAGCGTGGTCCCAACACGAAAAGTAGGGATACTGTGGATAGTGAATGTTATTTTATTTGACGCTGCGTTTAGGGCGGTTTATTGTAAATCTAGAAATAACAATCTTGAAGCCAGACGCGCACTCCACCTCTTGTGCGGCCTAATAAATTTGGTGAATAGGTTGGGATTGAGCATCCAAAAGAATATGTGGTAGGCTGAGGAGAGGTTAATACCTTGCGGCGAGGCTCATGGGCAACTGCGGTTAGCGACATGGGGTGTAAGCTGAACACATATTACTTGAGGGTGCTCAATTTTTCTCATAACCTGGGTGTGCCGCAGTCAGGCGCCTCAATCGTTCCGCCAAAACAAAATTGACTTTTCAAAATTTTTTTGTTATTATATAGATAAAGATAGAGAAAATCTATCTAATTTATATTAATAAAGGAGAGAAATATATGGCTGATGTAAGACTTAAACTCGCTCCACCCTGGATTACTTATATCAATAAATTGCAGGCTATGTTTGATGGAGATCCTCAAATCGCTTTCAATGTTGATTGGAGCGCTCCATCTGTAACTATTGCTTGTAATAATGGGCTAAAAAATGCTGCTCTTCTGCTTCTTCTTCCTAGTGAGAAGACCTGGGGCAATATTAAGATGCCTATTGTGATTGATGGTCCAGTTGCGAATAAGATTTTCACTTCTCCAACAGAGCTGTTTAAGACTGTGTTTGATAAGAACCCAGCTTTCGCAGACTGTGTATCTCCGGCAGAGGATGGCTATTTCTTTGTAGATTTTTGTTATGTTATTTTTAAGAACTGTGTTGTTCAGTTCTTTAACGATAACTTAAATGATGCTCATGGTCTACTAAGCACCCTCTATCAGGACATTGCTGAAGAGATTTTTGCTGATGCAAGTTACAATCTAAATAGTGTACATTATTGCACTGATGTAGAGCGTGGCGCACTTGGCAAGCCCCTTGGTGAATGGCCCTAATTAAGAGATGGAGGAGTAGTTAGTAAATTACTCCTCCATTTGATTTTTAAAAAAAAATATTATATAATATATATGTAAGATAAAGAAAGAAAGAAAAAAATGCTGGCGTAGCACAACGGTAGTGCAACGCACTTGTAATGCGTAGGTTGGGGGTTCGATTCCCTCCGCCAGCTCCATATCACAACCCTCTTAGCGTAGATAAGACCAATAGGATAGAAGCTGGCCGGATATATCAGATTCCATTTGTAATGCAGGGCCACGGGTGAAGTGGTTGTGATTTCCATAGAGGCATGGCTCTAAAAGCAAGGTGGTATCTTTTGAGGTTTCTCTGGCCATCCATGTAAAAAGAATGTATAACCTTGGGTCGGTGTCGTGGCGCCGAATAACTTAGTGGGTTACTTGCCGAAGGCCAAGTCGAGTAACTAAATGCCACTTTTATCGGGTTGTAGTTCAGTTGGTAGAACGTCTGCTTGCCATGCAGAAGGTCGCGAGTTCGAGCCTCGTCAGCCCGTCCAGACTCTGAAAAGGAGTAAAATATGGCACAAGAAATTGAAAGAAAATGGCTTGTAAAAGGTTTTCCAGAAGGAATTCAACCGATAGACGCTTATATAATCGAGCAATCATATCTTATTTCCGGCGAAGAAGAGGTTCGCTTGCGGCGAGCCGCTCCGCTCCCCGGCTATCCTGGCTCAATGTCACCCTACAAGATGACCTTCAAGGGGCCTGGGATCTATTCGCGCAAGGAAGTTGAAATTGAACTAGCATGGGATCAATTTCACACTTTAGCATCTGCCATTGAAGGGGAACCTATCAAAAAAGAATATCATAGATATGTTGTCTATGGCTATATAATTGAAGTTTCTCGTGTAGATAACCAGTGGTATTATGCCGAGGTAGAGTTTGATAACGAAAAAGAAATGAAGAACTTTGTGTTCCCGTGGCCAGAAATCGTTATCAAGGAAGTAACCGAAGATAAGAACTATAAGATGAAAAATTACTGGAACTTCAAGAATAAAAATAAAAAGTAAAATAAAGGCACTTGCAGCAATTTACATATAATATATGTATCACGAGTTCAAATCTCGCCTAGTCGTTTAGACTTGTAGCTTAGTTGGTAAAGCAATATAATATTAAGGTGCCTTGTAAAAACTTCGTTTTTACGAAGCATATATAGAGGGCGAGGTGTAATGGTTTTGCATACATGATTTGGGATCATGTGGAGGAGTTCGATTCTCACGCCTTCTACCAGAGTCGAGTTTTGAAGGTATCGTCGCGACTTTAACCCTAAACCTTCATTTTATAGGCCCATAGCCTAATGGTAGGGTAGCGGACTTTGAATCCGTTGGTGGTGGTTCGAACCCACCTGGGCCTGCCAAATATACCGACGTAGTATAGCGGCTCTGTATACTCGGCTCTGACCCGAGAGGTCTTCGGTCGGCACGAAGCGTCGGTGCCATCGCGACGGGTGACTGGAACGGAAACCCAGTGTAAATCCCAACTCGCAAAGACAGGATGTAGGATTAAAGGTGTCCATCATTTAAAGATTGGGCGGCGGTCGCGAGGTCGTCCTTTGGCCAGGAGGCACACTGTCAAGGTTTAGGGTTAACCTTATCAAAAACCCTTTTAATAGTAAAAAAATTTTTTAGAGATAAAGGTGAATAAAAATGTATAATTACCCGATTGAGAAGTACCGTTTCTATCAGGGCAAGACCAAGACTACTGGCGCTCCTTGCGTCATCGCAGTTTCTACCTACGAGGGTAAAACTGTTCGCGGCGTTGCTGCTTGCGATCCAAAGGATACCTTCGATTATGAGAAAGGTAGAAAGCTTGCGGCTGGCCGTTGCGCTCTGAAAATCGCGGAAAAGCGCAGAAAGCGTGCTGCTCGTGAGCTTGATAAAGCAATCGCAGCAAATTACGCTTCTATGCAACGTGTCAATGCAATGAATGACTATTTCAATGATGCACGTATTGCAGAGCGCGATGCCAAGATGGATCTTGAGGGACTTCTTCGTACAATGTAATAACGTTTTAATAGCGGAAGTCTCTTGACTTCCGCTATTTTTTTTGTTATAATAATAATAGAATAAAGTGAGAAACGGGTGAATTATATTATATGGATTTTGAATATAAGCCATAGTATTAGTATCTTCATAATATATGTTTAAATGTTACCGACGCTTGTAATTTATAGTGTAAATATTGTTTTGTTGAATAGAATCCTCATTTTATGTCACTAGATACGGCTATTGCAGCAGTAGAATGGCTTCATAATAATGAAATTACTCGTAAAAAATTATTTCCTAATTATCCAGGTTCTAAAAATAAAAGTTCATTAAATTTCTTTGGCGGGGAACCGACATTATTATGGGATGAGATTATCGTTCCAGTTACGGAATATATTAGGAAAAAAGAATATAATATTCATTTGGGGATGACAACAAATGGGACGTTATTAAATGAAGAGCGTATTAAATGGATGAAAAAAAATAATATAGGAATTTTATTATCTATAGATGGAGACGAATATACTCAAAATTTTAATCGTCCTTGCTACAATAATAATAAAAATAGTTTTGATTTAGTAAGTAAGAATATTCCTTATATTTTACAATATTACCCAAAAACTACTTTTAGATCAACTATTTATGCACCAACTGTAGAGCACACTTTTGAAAATTATCTTTTTGCAATAAAACAAGGATTTTAGAGAATTTATTTACTGCCAGATTATCGACATAATTGGACAGAAGAGAATAAAATAACTTTAGAATAGGAATTAGATAAAATTTTTTCTTTTATGAGTTTTTGTTTTATATAGCAATAGATGCCTATTCATTGTACTCCTATTGAACGAGGCTTTGAAAATATTTTAAAGCATGATATAAAAGTAAAAATCAATACATATAATAAAGATAATAAGCCAGTAATTTCTAATTATAATAGATGTGGTTTAGGTACTACACTTGGTTCAATTGGATATGATGGTAGTATATATGGCTGTCAAGAGCAGACCTCAAAAACTAAAGACAATATATTTTACTTAGGCAATATTTTTGAGCAAGGAATTGAAAAAGAAAGACATATTAGATTATTAACAGAATATACTAAAATACATGTTCCACAGTGCGCGAATAAAATGTTGTGTAATACGTGTCCATTAATAGGCAGTTGCGATTCAATGAAGTGTCCATCTACTGACTGGGACTTATATAAGAATTTTCATATAGACCACGAAATACATTGTTTATGGAATATGTGGATTTTTGAAAAATGCGCATATCTAATGAAAAAGATGGTAAATGAAAATAATAAAATTTTTAAAGAATATCTTGATAAATCTTGTAATTATAATAAATATTTTACAGATAGCGGGGAGGTAATAAAAGATGCCATTAGAGGGGTGTGATTATTGCGCTTCTTGTGACTCTTGTGAAACCTGTGATTCTTGCGAAAACACCTGCGACACCTGTGAATCTTTTTGCGAGACTGGCGGGTAGACAAATACTGCCAATTTTTCGTGGATGCGATGTGGCTCACAGGGAGAGATTATTGGACCAGGATATTTTGATTTAACAGTGTGGAAAGATGCCATTGATACAATTAATGGAATATGGAACACCGGAGATAAGAAAAACGCAAGTGAAAATGCTATATCAAAAATAGATTTTAATTTTTTATCAGCCGCGGAATTTAATAGAGTATCATAGGCTGCTCGATGTTCAAGACAAGTTTCACAAAATGATGTTATATATGGTACTTATTTTGATGAATTAGAATCTGCTATTAATGGATTACAATATGAATCAGATCAATGTGATTCTTGTAATGACGGTTGTGACGATGGTTGTGATAAGTGTATGAAGTGTGATGTTTCTTGCAATGGTTAGGATGTTGTTTGCAATGACTACTGTTGTGACTGTTGTGACAATGACTGCTGCGATAATGACTGCTGTGACAGTGATACTCCAGCTCCAAATCCAAGAACTTAATATACATTTATGGAGGTTATTATATGATTAGAGAAAAACCTAATTCCCGCGCTCGCGCACGCGACTATATGTGGCGTAAAGCTCGCCATAAACAGCGTTTAGACCATGAATTATCATGGGGAAATCACTACTTCTATGATAACCTCCATCAGTATTCAAAGAATAAAATACATTGTTCCTGTCCCATGTGCTCCCCTAAAACAAGAAATAAGGGGCGCAGAAACAGGAAAAATTATAATCCTTCAATAAATTATAAATATAGTGATTTGCGTAGACAAATAGAAATGGATATAGATGAAGAAGAGTACTTTTCTAAATAAAGTACTCTTTTTTGATTTTTATAAAAAAATATATTATAATATATATAGAAAATAAGAAAAGGAGGAATTTCATATGTTTGACGCTCTTGGCGATCGCATGAAGGGTTTTTACGAAGATCGCTATCGCATCTATCTCACTCGTCGTATGCCCGTAATTATCCGCGTGGATGGTAACGCTTTCCACACTTTTACACGCGGTCTTGAGAGGCCTTTTGATGGCGATTTTATGACCATTATGCAAGAGACCTGCGCCAGCCTGTGTAAGAGTATCCAGGGTTGCGTTGGTGGCTACGTCCAGAGCGATGAAATTTCTCTGCTCCTGGTCGATTACAACACAATCACTACCGATGCCTGGTTTGACTACAACCTCCAGAAGGTGACCTCACTTGCGGCCGCCCGTGCCACGATGACTTTTAACGGGCTCGTAGGTGACCTCGTAGCAAAATACGAGACAGAGGGATATTCCTGCTCTCAAATTGATGGCGAAGAGGATAGAGAGGCTATTTGTTTCAAAAAAGCAAGCCTTTGGCGTCCTAAAATGAATCGCGCAATGTTTGACGCTCGCGCTTTCAATATTCCCAAGGAAGAAGTCTGCAACTACTTCATCTGGCGCCAGAAGGATGCTACCAGAAACAGTATCCAGTCTGCTGGTCAGGCGCAGTTCTCTCACAAGGAACTCGATCAAAAATCTCAGTCTGATATCCAGGAAATGCTCTTCCAGAAGGGAATTAACTGGAATGATTATTCTGTTCCGGAAAAGCGTGGTTCTTTCGTGCGGCGATACATAGAAACTATTGGAACCGAAAATGGAGCAATTACTATACGTCATCCTTGGTATATTGATGATGATATGCCTATCCTTACCGAGGATAGAAACTACATTGATGAACTCGTGTTCGTGGGGGAGTAATATGAAATTTGCAGATAAGTATCCAAAAGCAGTTCCTGGCACGGAAGTTGAGCCCAATATCCTCTTTGGCGAAACTTCTGATAACTGCGCTCATTGCGGCCGGATGACCAACTTCGTTGACCTGTGCTATGAGGCTCATTTTTGTTCGGAAGAGTGCATCGACGCTTTCGACAAGGAAATCTTTAAGTACGCTCTGCATAAGTGAAGCAAAAAAGGCTCGCTTTTCAAAAAAAAATAATATATAATATATATAGAAAGTGAGAAATGAGTGAAAGCCTAACGATTGGGGTAGGAGATGTTCTCGCTACTGGCGGCGAATTACGCTTTAAGTAGTAAAGCCTGGTACGAACAGGTCGTCGTGGAAAGTAGTTTTTCACTTTCTATTATATATACCGGTGTAGGGAAACGGTTATTTCGCCTGGCTCTAAACCAGGAGGTGCTGGTTCAACTCCAAGCCACCGGTGCCATCTAAAGAGACTTACAGCAATCATTCAATTTTTCCGCCATTTTTTTCTTACTGGAATTAAGAAGATGTCTCTTGACTTTCAAAAAAATTTTTGATATAATTTATATAGAAAAGATAAAGAGGAATACTAAAGACACACGCAGCAAATTTAATTATATAAGCTTCATAAAATTGCTTGTTTTAATTGTCGTGTCTTGTTCATTAGATAATCCGGTGTAGCGTAAAGGTTAGCGCAGGTGACTCTAAATCATCGGGTCTGAGTTCGATTCTCAGCGCCGGTGCCACGGACATAGTAGTCCTCTATTTTATTTTCCCTTTTTCAAATCTCAAAGACGGTTTCAGCAATTAACTATTGGATAAATAAAAATTTTTGGAACAATTTTTAGAGAAGGTTCAAGTCCTTCAAAGCTTTCTCCGTCTTGTAGAAGAATATGGGCGTGTGGTGGAACTGGTAGACACAGCGGACTTAAAATCCGCTGGCCCCAAAAGCCGTGCGGGTTCGAGTCCCGCCATGCCCACCAATTAGCAGGGTCGCTACCTGCAGGGCTATAGCTCCTAACCCTGGATTCAGATACTTGTTGTCGCGGGCCTGAGTTCACAAGAACTAATATCGCGCTGGTTAATGGTTCAAATTCTGCCGGCAAAATAAACAATAGGAGACACGCAAGGTGAAAGCGCGCCAATATGTTTCCCGCGGTATATACATAAACTTTCTTATGAAGGGACTGATTCCAATGGGCCGTGATGCTGTCTTCTAATTACTTTTAAGGAGGTAATTAGAATGAGCCGTTCTTACAAGCATACCCCGTACGCGGGAGACCGTAAGAAGAAGTGGGCGAAGCGTCAAGCCAACAAGCGCCTTCGTCGTAAGAAACTAACCCATGATCTCCAGCATAAATCCTATAAAAAGGATTATTGCAGTTATGACATTTGTGATTATTATGAGATCGAAACAAAGAATTTTGAGGAGTATTATAAGTCATGCGTTAGTCGTTGGTATCGTTGGCAATCAATGTGCTGGATGCTCGATGAGCCTTTTCCCGCACGCGAAGAATGTTGGAAAGAGTATCATAAGTGGTACATAAGGAAGTAAAACTGAGAGCCGCACAGCAAATCTTTTTTTATAACAGTACAAGTTATATTACATTTAGGATTTGGTGATGTAAATCATTCTTGCTTTTGGTTTTATTCTCTAACATAGGACTGGTGGAGCAACGTGGCTCTCGAAAATAACGAGTGTCTCCATTGGCGAATAAAATAGAGGATAAAACTTTTTAGGGGCCAACAGCAAAACCTTATTAGGTTTTCTGGGAACCATACCCAGGCTATTTAAAAGATATGTGCTACTCCGGGAGAGGACTTTCTTAGTAACTTGCGGCGATTTGCGCCCCTAGTTCTTGAAAATCTCGTAAGCGAACAGTTTGACACCCCCTGGTATTTATTATAGTCCTATGGAAATAAATAAATATTTTTATTTCCATAGGATTTTCTTTCATTGATTTTTATAAAAAAATATTATATAATATATATAGAAAATGAAAAAAGGCTCATACAGCAATCATAATGCTTAATTAAGCGCCTGGCTGTTAACCTGGAAGAAAAAACTGAGCCTTGTGAAAATTTCATTTTCACAATTCGAGTCTCACAGGTGTTGTCTGGTGGCACAGCGGTCTCTTAAACCGTCAGGGCGGGGTCCAAATCCCCGGTGAGGCACCATTATCCAAAGCCCACGGGAGGAATAATAGATGGACTGAGCATCACTAATTGTGGTTGGAGCGTGAAGAGGACGCCGTTGGCCGCGTTAAGGCTGGTACCAAATTCTTACAATGTAAGTCGGGATGCGTCCAGTGCCTCGTTAGCGGATCTCTGGATGGTTGGGGCTGTGAAGGTTAAATGCCCCCACGTGCGGAGCGAAGGTTGGTCGCCGCACAGTTTAATATGCGCCCGTAGCTCAGCTGGTAGAGCAATGGATTTTTAATCCAGAGGTCGCGGGTTCGATCCCCGCCGGGCGCACCATAAAGACAAGTAAAAAGTCCTCACTACACTGAGTCAAGTAGTTGACCGTCATCCGGTAATAGGATGCCGGCTCGCGAAAGCAGGACGCGAGATGTAAAAACGTCACTTCACCAATTAAAGGGCCTGCGGAGTAAGTCCCATAGGGCTTTGCGTGAATACGGAAGGACATTGTAAGTGGCGCTATTTGTCTTTAGCGCGAAGGGAAAAATTGACGGTAATTTTTCCCTTCGCGCAGTTATAACATTTGAGGAGATAATATAATGTATAGAAATTAGCCAAATAATATGTTTATGGATATGGTTAATATCATTTCTCTAATTCTTCAAATGCAAAATGCAGAATCTTTCAAAGTAGATTAGATGCGTGAAAGCATTGAGAATAAAATAGACTAGGATATTAACAAAAAGTTAGATATTATTATCAAAAGGCTTGATGATTTAGAGAATAACAGATAATATCGTGCTCTAGCCAAACGGTAAGGCGCAGGCCTGCAAAGCCTTGAGGTCTCGGTTCGAATCCGAGGAGCACGTCCATAAAAATTAATTGAAGGTAAAATAACATTATGCCAAATTATATAGATGAAACTGGAAATAAATATGGACATTGGTCTGTTATAAGAAAAGTTGATAATCCACAAAAAAATGGCGCTTTATTTCTTTGTCGTTGTGACTGTGGAAAAGAACAATTAATCTTAGGAAAACGATTGAGAAATGGAGAAACTTCTCAATGTGCCGATTGCGCGCACAAAGCTCATATTAAACAATATGCTGGAGCAAAATTCGGCATGCTTACTGTTTTACCGGAATATGAAAGTAGGAAAGGAAAAATCTATTGGCATTGTAAGTGTGACTGTGGGAATGATACATGGGTTAGTAATGGTAATTTAACTTCTGGAGAAGTAAAATCTTGTGGTTGTTTAAGCCACAGATGTAATCGTGCTTTAGAAGATCTCACAGGACAAACTTTTGATGATTTAACCGTGCTTGAATTAGCGGGTACACAAAATGGTCAAAGAATTTGGAAATGTCAATGTATTTGTGGAAATATTACTTTTTTGTCAACTGGCGCATTACACGCTGGAAAGACAAAAAGTTGTGGTTGCAGGAGATACATAGATATTGCTCCTGGTTCCCGTTATGGTAAATTAACAGTTATAGAACCAACCGAAAAACGTGCGTCCAATGGATGTATTATTTACAAATGTAAATGTGATTGTGGAAACATACATGAAGTGATATCTTCTCGACTTAAAAATGGTACAATAAAAAGCTGTGGATGTGGTAGAAGCCTTAGCTACAATGAAGAGTATATTGCACAACTATTAACGGCGGCGCATATTCCTTTTACCAGAGAAAAGACATACTCAGATTTACATAATCCTATTACCACCAAAGGTCGTCCACTTGAATATGATTTCTTTGTTGATGATAGATACATTATTGAGTTTGATGGAGCTCAACATTTTATTACCAAAAATAGTAGCTGGGATACTCAAGAGCATCTTGATATGACTCATTTTAGAGATATGATAAAAAATGAGTATTGTTTTAATCATAATATTCCTTTAATTAGAATACCATATGATTTTGAATATACAATGGAAGATTTAATTTTAGAATCAACAAGATGTCTTTTAACTCCAGAGAAACTTAATGATTATTATGCATGTGGCAACTATAATGAAATAAATCATCTCTAATTTGATTTTTCAAAAAAAATATTTTATAATATATATGTAAGGTTGAAAAGGGAACCTTAACTAATCCTCTTTAGGATAAATAAATAAGGAGGAATAAAAAATGCCTAAAATATTAGATTTAACAAATTCTTAGTTTGGTAAATTAAAAGTTTTATATAGAACAAAATCCTCCAAACACGGTTACTATTGGTTATGTTAGTGTGATTGTGGTAATAGGGTGGAAGTTTTAGGTTATAATTTAAAATCCGGTAATACTACAAGTTGTGGTTGTAACAAAAAAACGCATAAGAAAAAAGAAGATACACCAATAAATAGAGAAAAAAGAAAAAGTATAAAAAATTAGTTTTAGCCAAAAAATATCGCCGGTTATAAATTTGGAGAATGGGTTGCCTTATATCGCACAAATAGAAAAAATTCAACGGGTTCTTATTATTGGCATTGTCAATGCTCTTGCGGAACAGAACGAGATGTCGATATAGGCTCTTTACTATCTGGAAAAAGTAAAAGTTGCGGATGTATAAAATCTTTTGGCGAGAAAAAAATAAGTCATATTTTACAAGAAAATAAAATATCTTTTAAACAAGAATATAGCTTTTAGAATTGCCTAACAGAAAATGGTAATTTGTGCCGTTTTGATTTTGCAATTTTTGATAAAAATAATTCTTTAAAATGTTTAGTAGAATATGATGGAAAATAGCATTTTGAAGAAGGTCCTTTTAATTTATCTAAAAATCAATTAAGAGACAAGATAAAAAATAATTATTGTCTATTAAATAACATTCCTTTATATAGGATTCCTTATACCGATTTGTCTAAGGTGAATTGTCTTACAGATATTTTTAGCGATAAATATTTAATCAAATTACGGTCTTGAAACAAGGCTAAGAGAAAAAGGAGAATAAAATATGAACACTTTTATGAACGCACTCAAGAACGAGAATAATTATACCCTGACTGAAAATGGGGCAATTACTTATCGTTCCACTTTGAACGGGCTTCTGGATTTGTTTGCTCTTGGTGGGGCATACAGAACCAGAAGTGATGCGGACTGCATCGTTCTCTTCAAAAAGGCTTTTGAAGAGAACGAGACTTACGCTCTCAAGTGCCTCTTTTATCTTCGTGATATTAGAGGCGGACAGGGAGAGCGCAGATTTTTCCGTGTGATTATCAAGTGGCTCGCTAATAATCACACTGAAGCAATCCGCCGTAATCTGGAGCATATTGTAACCTATGGCCGCTGGGACGACCTGTATGTCTTCGTCGGCACTCCTCTGGAGCGTGATGCTTTTGAGCTGATGCGCAAGCAGCTGGAGCTCGACGTTCAGTGCAAGACTCCTTCTCTGCTGGCTAAGTGGCTGAAGTCTGAGAACACCAGTTCTCACGACTCCCGCGTGCTGGCGGATAAGACCCGTCGTTTCCTCGGCATGAACCACAAGGAGTATCGTAAGACTCTGTCTATCCTCCGTGAGCGCATCCGCGTTCTGGAGCGTCTCATGTCCGCTGGACGCTGGGATGAGATCGAGTTTGATAAGATTCCTTCTCGCGCTGGCATGATCTACAAGAACGCGTTCGCGCGCCACGACCTCGAGCGCATGAAGTCCGATAAGGATATTCAGTCCTACGAGGATTTCGCAAAGGATAAGAATACCAAGGTCAATGCCAAGGCGCTCTATCCGTTTGATGTAACCAAGAAGGCCATGGAATTTGGCGATTGGGGCGGTTACTACGGCAGAGGTAACAAGTCTCAGGATCTCGACAATACTGAAAGACTCATCATCAATAAGTATTGGCAGAATCTTGAGGACGTATTCAACGGATACAGTTACAATGGTATCTGTGTCTGCGACACCTCGGGAAGCATGTATGGTGACCCCCTTGCAGTAGCCATCTCTATCGCAATGTATTGTGCCGAGCACAATACTGGAGACTTTGCCAATCACTTCTTCACCTTCAGCAACAATCCTACCTTCGTGGAGATTGAGGGTGCTGACTTCGTGGATAAGGTCAATCGTATCGCCAAGGCGGATTGGGGCGGTAGCACCAATATCGAAGCGGTCTTTGACAAGATGCTTCGTATCGCGATTAACAATCATCTGAGCCAGGATGACATTCCTAAGGGGGTTATTGTGGTTTCAGATATGGAGTTCAATGATTGCGTACGTGGTGGAGTTCGTTCTGACTCTCGTTGGGGCAACTACGGCTGCGCGGCTAACGAGACCCTCTTTGAGACCATTGAAAAGCGTTGGAACGCAGCAGGATATCGTCTCCCGACCCTTACGTTCTGGAATGTAAACGCCAGAAACGACCGAATCGCGATGCGCAAGGAAGGTCGCGTAAATTTCGTAAGCGGTATGTCTCCTACCATCTTCACCCAGGTGATGACTGGCAAGGACGCTATCTCTCTTATGATGGATACGCTTGACGCCGAGCGTTATTCGGTCATAAAATAACAACTTCGTAGGGCAAATCTAAAAAATTTGCCCTACTTCTTTTTTATATATAGTAGAAAGAAAAAAGGAGTAATATTTTATGCCGAATATAAATTTGATTGGACAAAAATTTGGACGTTGGACGGTAATTGAAAAAGCGCCATCTAAAGGAGCAACTTATTGGAAGTGCCAATGTGATTGTGGCACAATTAGAAATGTTAGAGGATCTTCTTTGCGTAATGGGGAAAGTTAGTCTTGTGGGTGCTATAAAAAAGATTTCTGGACTAAAGATATAACAGGAAAAAGGTTTGGTAGATTAACAGCAATTTCAAAAACCAATAAAACATCTTCAGACCATTATGTTATATGGAAATGCTTATGCGATTGTGGAAACGAATGTGAAGTTGATTTACATTCATTAGAAAGAGGAAATACTCAATCGTGCGGTTGTCTAAGAAAAGAAAAAGCATCAGAGGCTAATTCGCAAAGACGAACAGATTTATTAGGATTACGTTTTGGGCAATTGACAGTTATAAAAGATAATGGGAGTATTGATGGTTGTCATTATTGGCAATGTTTATGCGATTGCGGCAATGAAATCAGCGTAAAAGCAGAATACTTACAAAACGGACATAAAAAGTCTTGTGGTTGTTTATCATAGAGCGTTGGCGAATTAAATATTGAACAAATATTAAAATTACATAAAATTTCATACATAAAAGAATATAATCCTGGAATTTTTAAGTTTTTTGATTTTGCCGTATTAGATAATAATAATATTATCAGGCTAATTGAATTTGATGGTATTTAGCATTATAAAGAGATTCCATTTTTTAATAAGCGTAATTTGGATCAAACTAAATTATCTGATAAAGAAAAAAATGAATATGCTTTATCTAATAATATTCCATTAGTTCGCATTCCTTATTGGGAACGAGATAATATTACATTAGAAATGATAATGGGCGATAAATATTTAGTCCGCGAAGCGGACTAATCTGGCCCCTTTTGGCATATAGTCTGCTCGCGCCGCTGTTGGCTGGCGCAACCGAAATCTTAAATTAAAAATCACTTTTCAAATTTTAGAAAGGAAATATTATGAAAGCATATCTGCCTTTTGGAGATTGGTCTGACGATGGACATGGATTATATGTGAATGTCCTTGTTGATATTCATTCAATGAATGACTTGCTGGAAGCAGAAAAAGATATAAAAGTTAAATATGGCGATAGATTTTTTGAAGAATTCGCTAATCAACGCGAACAATCTTGGCTAACAGATACTTGTTGGCAAGCTCTTATTGATGCTCACATGCCAGTTTCTATACTTGTCAATTATGATGATGTGAATGATTGGAGTGGCGTTGAATCTATTGAGCAGGCTCTTGAACTTGACGATTGCCCAACACTAAGTCTTAACTTTATTATTCAAGCTTTTATTTGGCTCTTAAATCAATACGGAGCCAATATTATGATTCTTCCAGAAGATCAGAATATTCCACAAATTAATAATTGGACTTGCCCCGGTTTTGAGACCGTCGGATATGGATGCTTTTATGATTAAAAAATAAAAACTGCGGCCGCAGGTGAAATGAACTTTTTATCCAGACATTGGAAGTGTTTCACCTGCGGCCGCAGATTTTATTTTTCTTGATTTTATTATAAAATTATGGTATAATAAAATAAAAAAAGGATGAAAATATGAATACAGATTATATTAATACTAAATCTTATTTGGCCCAATAGGCATTAGATTTAGCAAATACTTTATCTCGCGTTGATGAACAACTTGATGATATGTATAAAATTAACTTTTATCTGCTCCGCAGATATAAAGATGATTTAATTAAAGAGTTTAACATTGATATACCAGAGGGTGTATTAGAGGATCCTTGGTTTAAACTCCTTGAAAAAGCATTTAATCAAAATGTAGATTTTGAAAATGAAACGTTAATCTTATCGCTTATCTCAAATCGTATTAAAGATAAGATGAAAGAAGAAATGCCAGACCCATGGTACTGTTATGATTTTGGGGGTAGCGGAAAATGAGATTGTGGCACAAGGACATGCTGACTGTTTTGCCAAGAGAGTAGTTAGTAGCACAATGGAGAGAATTATCGGCCATAGCTGGCGCAATCCAAAAGAATGGCACACCGAATCATATCTTGGTGAATAAGGTTTTAGATTACGATTTTGACCACTTTATTTCATATGCGAAGGAATTGCGCGACGAGATGACTGCACGCAACTATCGCACGATGGATAGCGTATGGAATAAAATTGTTGCGCTAAAACCAGATTGGCAGGAGATACCACATTGTAATTTATATTTTGATTGGATGAATGATGACTATTTTAAAATTTGTTATTATAATCTCTATGAAAAATATCTTTGCGGCGGTATCAAGGAAGAAGAATGGAAAGATATTCAAAAACTTGCTGATTGTTTGATGAAATAAAAATAAGGGTAGTAAGTATATACTTACTACCCTTATTTTTATACTTATTCTTCTAAACTCCAACCATAAACATTTGGCGCCCAAACATTACTATCTATATTAGAAATATATATTGATCCATTAGCATCAGGATAATATACTTTATCTCCGGTCATATATGCATCTTGTGCGCCAGTTGGTTGTTTCCACACTGGAATTTCACCAGGCTTAGCAATTTCAGTAAAAAGAGCTGGAGTGTTTGATGGTTCCCAACCTTCTTGAGAAGTATGAGTTTGTACTACACGATAAAGTTTATTTTCATATTGCAAGCGTTCGCCTGCAATACATTCAATACCAGCAACCCAAGCTGGAAATAACGTAATCATATCTATAGCTGTCTCATCATCAAAAGATTCAAGACTGTGTTTAATTTGATTAATATGCGCATTAATTATATTATTTAATTCAGATTTTGTCATACCTCTACCCCCAATCTGCGAAGAGCTTCGCTATAATCATTAATAGTGGCTGGAGGCTCAATCACTGGAATATCCTCTTCTGGAGTCTCCATATTATCTTCAATATCAATTTCTGTTTCAGTATATGTTTTATTCATAAAATCCGGATCTACAGCTTCTGCGTATAATTCACCAGTTTCATCTTGCATAATCATTTTATTGCGATCGGAATAGGTACGCACTAATACCCATCCATCTTCCTCTTGTTTAAATCTATTTTGAATAATCATTATTAGTCCTCCAAAGTTTCAATATGTTTTAACCAAGCATCTATGGTAATATTTTCCATTTCCATACCTTCCATTACTGAACGTTGACGTACTTGATTAGAAATAACCATTTTATCATTCTTCGGTATAGATTCCCACATTTCTTTATGCTTGGCAAAATAAGTCTTAAAACGATGTTCTGTTGCATCACGATATTCTTGATTCTCTTGGTCAATCCATTCGGGTTTATTCATAAGATAGTAGGCATCAAAAATCATAAAAGTAGTATAGAACTTTGCCTTATCTTCCATTTTACGATTAATAAATTGATCAATTAGAGCATCATTGCTATCAAGCATATTATTATATGTTTTAAGAATATACTTAGGGTCATGGCGACATACACTTTCATCGCGCCAGCGCCAAAGATAAAATGGCGTTTGACAATATTTTACATTTTCACTACAATTTTGAGCAAGAATATTAAAATAACTATCTTCATGAATAGTAAGATCATCATTAAAGCGAATTTTTTTATCAATTAAATATTGACGACGATGGATCTTCCCATGAACAAAAGTGCTGTCCATATCGTGATTGATGAAATTAGGCTCTTTTGGAACTAATTCATTAAATGTGCCATCATCGTTCATTGGCGGCATACGAGTTTCCTCAACAAAACAAGATACTAGTGAGTCAAAACCTGTTTTCATTTCTCTAAACAGTATCCATAAACCGCACATGTTGTAGAACATATCATCTGCATCACAAAACATCACATAATCTGCCGTAGCATGGTCAAGACATGCATTACGAGTAGCTGAAACTCCTCTATGTGGTTCTTTATAGTATTTGACTTCAAATGGATAACTATTAAGCAGCGAATCACTGAGATAGATATTACTGCCATCGTTGCAAATAATTACTCCAATTTCGGAAAAGTCTACTTGCTATTGAAGGGAAATGCTATCAAGAAGAGGTTTAACTACTTCGTCTGTTTCTTGATATTGAGGAATAAGAATTTGCAGTATCATAAAATTCTCCTTTTACTCTTTTTTATTGTATTATAACACAATTTTTAATAAAAGTCAAACCCCAACAAATCGACTTGAAAAGTATGTCCAGTTAGTTGCTGCCTTGTAGCTGGCTAAAAGACTCGCTGGAACATAAATAGAGCCATAAGTTCCAGCTGTGGTAGAATAACCACCAATCGGAGTGGATGAAAATGCATTGGAGTTAGCTAAAGTTGCAATGGATGAATTGGTTAGGTAGAAAGATTTGAGTCTTATACAGCCTCTAAAAGCATAGCTACCAATATATGTACATTTTGGAAAACTTGCAGTAGTAAGATTCAAACAGTATGCAAAAGCAGAGCTACCAATAGTTGTGCACGCAGGAAAACTTGCAGTAGTAAGGCTCTTGCAGCTTGTAAAAGCAGAGCTGCCAATAGTTGTACACGCAGGAAAACTTACAGTAGTAAGACTCGAGCAGCTTGTAAAAGCAGAGCTGCCAATAGTTGTACACGCAGGAAAACTTACAGTAGTAAGACTCGAGCAGTTGAAAAAAGCAGCGTCACCAATAGATGTTATATTATCATTAGTATAAGTCGAAATGGTTCGACTAATTAATGTGTTTTCTTCATATTTATTATAATTTAATATAATATCATCTTCGCAATATTTACTGGAAGTATAAAATGTTTTTGAAGCTGAGCTTGTCAACTCTGCAATTGTACTGCCTTTGTATGCTACAGTTAAAACCGCCACGATAAATCACCACCTTCTATATAATTATATCAAACACCAACAAATCGACTTGAAAAGTATGTCCAATTGGTTTTTACCTTGTAGCTGGCTAAAAGACTCGCTGGTACATAAATAGAGCCATAAGTTCCAGCTGTGGTAGAATAACCACCAATCGGGGTGGATGAAAATGTATTGGAGTTATATAAGGTTGCAACGGATGAATTGGTTAAGTAGAGAGATTTGAGTCTTATACAGCCTCTAAAAGCATAGCTACCAATATATGTACATTTTGGAAAACTTGCAGTAGTAAGACTCGAGCAGCGTCCAAAAGCCGAATTAGCAATAGATGTACACGCAGGAAAACTTACAGTAGTAAGCGGACAGAAATCAAAAGCAGTCCTACCAATATATGTACACGCAGGAAAACTTACAGTAGTAAGACTTGTGCAACCGGAAAAAGCATAATCACCAATATATGTACATTTTGGAAATCTTGCAGTAGTAAGACTACGGCAGATCCAAAAGGCATAGTAATCCATACTTGTGCACGCAGGAAAACTTGCAATAGTAAGACTCATACAATATTCAAAAGCATGACTCCTAATAGTTGTACATGCAGGAAAACTTACGGCAGTAAGGCTCTTGCACCATGCAAAAGCACCGTCACCAATAGTTGTTATATGATCATTGGTATAAGTCGAAATAGTTCGATTAATTATTTCATTTATTTTATTGTCTGGTGGAGGGCTAAACTGTACTGCAATATTATCCAAACAATACTTCCCAGCTGTCTTCAATGTCTTAGTTCCATCTGCACTCGTAGTGAGTATTGTACTTCCATTATATGTAACAGTAATATCAGCCATTAAGACACACTCCCATCATACGTAGGTAGACTTGCCTGTGTCCATGTGCCATTAATAACCATCAGCACTTTTCCATTGTCAGAGGTAGTGACAGACGGAAGGGATTTACCATCAACATACTGCTTCGTTGCTACATCCATATTATTTGTAGGCGCAGCACCAACAGTCAATTTTCCAGCAAGCACTTCATTACCATTCCAGTCAAGTGTTCTGGCATTAGAACGAGCATTGTCTGATGTACCTTTACCTACAATTTCTATATATTGACCACGAACTGTACCATCTTCTCCAATTGCGTCAAGGACATTGTATTCTCCAAATACATGTTGACTTTTTCTTTGCGCGGTTGTACCCTTGCCTTCTGTATGAGAAATGTCTCCAGAAGCGGTTGTACTCTTACCTTCCGCATGAGAAGCTTCTCCAGAAGCAGTTGTATCATCACCTTCTGCATGAGAATAAAAGCCAGAGGCGGTTGTACTACTACCTTCCGCATGAGAACTTTCTTCAGAAGCTATTGTACTACTACCTTCTGTATGAGAACAAAGTCCAGAAGCTTCTGTACTAATACCTTCTGCATGAGAAGCGGTCCCAGAGGCTTCTACATCCCACCCCTCAGCGGTAGCCTTTTCGCCAAGAGTCGTTCCAGCTAATCGACCAGCGGTTACATAATGACCATCAACATAAGTTTTTACACCGCCACTAGTAATTAAATTATTACTATCTTCAATTGGAGTAGTATCTGGATTTAATGCTTTACCAATAGCAGTATTTACTTGCTATCCGGAATAACTTAAATTATAATCTTCCATACTTTATTACCTCCTTCAGCTTATTGTAACAACTGGCACAGTCAATCTATCACTAGTATTTGACTGTAAATATGCAGGATCTGTAGTAATTAAAAAATACTCATAATTCCAGACATTATTATCATCTTGAACATAAAGCCCAATCCGATAAATACCATCTCCATCAGTCAATGAAGAAGTATTAATAGTAAAATTAAAATTAACATTAGCATCACGAGAAGTTAATTCATATAATAAAATACCAGTAGGATTAGTTTCTCTAATATCTACTAATATATCATTTTCAAATCCATAAGAATTGCCACTTTTTACTGCGGTAGCATAAAACTTTTTAAAATGAACAGAAGAAGAAAATGTTACAGTTATACTTGAACAATCAACTGTCGTACCGGTTGGCGTAGTATATGTTTTTCCAGATAGCCGCTGGTAAATATTTCCAGTTCCCCAATTCACCGTATAAGTTAAAATAGGTTGTGCCATTTTATTCTCCTTTCTTTATATAAAAAATAAGGGAAGAAGAAATTTCTTCCCTTATTTTTTCTAGTTTTCATTAAATTTTATTACATCCAAAAGCAGCGGAGCATTATAACTTTCCGCAATGGCAGGAACATCTTTATTTAAACATTTACTATCCCACCAGGGCTAATCTCTATACACAAAGGTATGTGATGGATTTACTCTTGGATCTAGTATAAACAATTCTCTTAATTCTTCATAATCTACACCAATCTATTCGGCTAAATTAAAGAATTGCTGACAGAATGAAACTTTAGTCGCAAGGAATGAATTCTCCATATATTTAACCAACTCTGCGGTTTTAGCATCTACAATACGAAATATATGTCGTCCGTCATATACTTTTTGCAGTATTTGCTAAACTTTGCGACACGCCACCTTATCTCCTCCGAGAATTGTGTAATCAAATGTAAAATTATTGCAATGTTGTGTCTCTCCATAATATTCTGGACTAAAAATTACTTTTTTTCCTGTTTCTTCGCAGAGTTTATCTACTGTCCCAGGAAGTATTGTGCTTTTTAGAACAAAAATATCTGCGTTATTTTCCATAATCGCATTTTTTACTTCGGTGGTATCACACAAACTTTTTTCATTCTTTGGAGTATCAACACAAATAAAAGCAATAGAATATTTTTTATTTGGATAATAATTTTTTTTCACATTTTTATATTTATCATAAATAGCAGGACTTAACAAAGAAAGCTCTTTTTCTAAATTATGTCCTACTATGCCATATCCAATAATTAAAACATTACTAGAATTTTTAATAGTATTAAACCAAGGTATTATTTGATCAAAAATGTTTATAGCCTATGGAATTTTATAATATTGAAGCATTTGTTTGAATTTAAATTTTCTTAATTCTTCATCTAAACTCTTATAAAAATCAAAGTAGCTTAATACAAATTCATTGACTGCTTGATTAGCCTCGTCCAATACTTCTTTGGAACCATTATTCCAGGGAAAGATTTTCTACCAAACATAAATCGTACTAAAAACTGATGGAATTAACTGTTGATAAATATCTAATCTATTACGCTTCTTTAAATCTTCTGCCAAGAGAGAATAGCATTTTAAAGTATTTTTACAAGCAGAGATATGGAATAAAACATTTCTACGAGTAATAGAGTTTGGATTCCACTTCCAGATATAGAAGTTATTGTCAATCCAAGCTATCTTTTTTGTTAGCGAAAATGCTAGCCATAAAAACATCATATCGCCACTATACTCAAGTTCATCGGGAAAACGAATTTTATTATCTATAAGATACTGTCTATTGAATACCTTACCATGGACTCTAATAGCATCTTTCTTTATTTCTTCCGTTTTCATATCTTCTTGATTTTTGATATAATATTCCATTATATAGGGAGAACCAACAATCTATGCGTTAGTTTCTTCTGCTTTTTTCATTATGGATTCTAACCCATCTTCTTTAGAAAACATATCATCTATATCGCAAAACATTACATAATCTGCGGTCGCGTCATCAAGCATCACATTTCTTGTATGACAAACTCCACTATGTGGTAAATAAGCGTATTTAATTGGAAATTGATATTGTTGAATAAATTCTTTTGTTAATTTAACATCTCCGCCATCACTACATATAATTACTTCAAAGTTTTTATAGGTTTGTAATTTAATAGAATCTAAAAAACGATTAATAATATCAAAATTCTCTTTATAATGATTAACTAAAATCTATAGTTTCATATTTTTACTCCTTTTTCTCTTATAGGGGTAAATTATTTAATAATTTACCCCCTATTTATTTAACTGATTTTTAAATTATTAAGTTTCTTTCTCTAATCGCGTTTTTAAATCACTAATACTTGACCAACATAATCCACCATTTTGGTAATCATAAAGTAAAACTCCAACGGATCCAGTGTCAGCAGTTGGTAATACTGGACTCCAATCGTAATTACCATTTCCATCATTCATGATGCCAATAGCAAACTATTCATCGTCGAAACTCGGATGAAATGGTGGTAATGAACCTAAATCATAAATTGATATATTTTTATTTGTTCCATTTCCAACTGCCATTAAACTAATAGCATGAAAATCATATACGCTATTCTCTAGAATATATCCAATACTAGATTCCATATTTTCTGGCAATGCACTGACATTCTCTAAAATAGAGTCAATCTCTTCGCCAGTATAATTAGATACATAATCTGCCATAATTTTTCTCTCCTTTTAATTTAATAATAAATTATTAACTACCAGTTTGAACCTGGAAGTTTTTACCGTCATTAGTTACGAAATTATCTCCATTACTAGTGGAAAAGCCTTGTGAATCTCCGCTTTGCTCAGGATCTTGACTTGGGCTCAACGCATGAACCGCAGACCAAGTTCCACCAACATCCTGACCATATACGATAATCTCATAAGCACCATCAACATCGTTTACAGCATCGGTAGCAGCAAAGTCAGCACCGAAAATTGTAGATGTGACAGTAGTATTAGCCTCGACAGGACCACCGCTCATATTCGTAGAACCGCCAGTAGTTCCAATAGCTTGTGCGGTAGAGGCAACCTGACCAACAGTATTAACGCATACCTTGAATGCAGCAAGAGCCTCATTTGCGCTCCAGGTAAAGATACAAACATCATTGTACTTCTCGGGATTGACCGCAGTACCATTAGACTGGAGACGAGGTGTATGCTGCTTAGATACCTTATTATAGTCAGGAGCATTTACATCAATTACAGGAGGTTGAGTATCATAGGTAACAGTAGCAGATACGGTAGAAGATACGTTACCAGCCGCATCCATCAACTGTAATGTAATAGTCTTTAAACCATCGCTATCAGTAAGAGTGAGACTATTAATTGTCATATAGGTCTATCCAGCGTCAGCCTCAAAGGTCTACCAATCACTAGAAGCCTAATCAAAATCACCATATAACTTATAACTTACGACTGGAGAAGTCTGTGTATCAGATGCACCAATTCTAGCTACAAAACCTCTTACATTAGTTCTTGCAGGCTCAACAGTAATGCCGTCAGCCTTAAAGAGGTTAAGAACTGCATCTGGCTCGTCAAGGTCAAGGGTAGTAGTGCAGGTGACTGGTGTAGTCATCTCATTGCCAGCGGCATCTTTAAACAGAGCCTTAATTGTCTTAGAACCATCATTACCAGCTAAGGTAATTGACTTAGTCGCCGCAACACTTTCCCAAGCAGGCTCGGTTTCGCCATCCTGCCATACCTTCATTTGAGATACGCCAGAAACAGCAATATCACCCTTTGCATCAGAAGAACTTACAGTAACAGTAATTGTGCGACTATTGGTGTAAGAACCAGTAGAAATACTACCAGTAGGAGCAGTTATATCAACGATGAATTCAGAGCTGTTATAAACAGCGGATTCATTACCAACAGCATCCTTAAACTGAACGTGTGCGATATGAGCGCCTTCAGTTACGTTAGCGAAGGAGTAAGAACCAGCAGCATAATCCTCCCAAGAAGCAGCATTGCTGTCTAAATAAACCTTCATCTTATCCATACCGGCACCGCCAGTATCAGTACCACTTACAGTGACACTAATGCTTGTGCTAGTATAATAAGAACTTGCGGTTACAGAACCAGTAGGAGCAGTCTTATCAAGAGTAATAACAACTGTGGTAGAAATACCAGTATTACCAGCAGCATCAGTTACTTCAAGTGTGAAGCTCTTGTTACCTTCGCCGCTAGAAATAGCCTCAATTTCAGCTTGGGTTACGCTTACGCTAGCAGTATAAGCGCCGCTCTTAATAGTAGAGTCGCCAAGTTTCAATACATAGTTTAAACCAGCAGCACTATTTGCGTCAGTAGCACCGCAAGTAAATGTTACGGTATTAAATCCGCTTACCGCAGAAATAACAGAAACATCAGAGCTTAATGTAACAGCAGGAGCGGTTGTATCATAAACAACAGCATATGGAGTAAGAGCTGTTACGTTACCGGCAATATCTTGAATCTTTACATTAATTTCCTTTGTACCATCGCTAGGAGAAAGGGTAAGATTCTCAATAAGAATTCTTGGATTACTTGGATTTTGGGTTACAGAAGTCCATTCACTAGGCTCACTATCGCCAGTTTCCCAAATCTTATATCCAATAATATCTGTATCTTCGGTTTCAATAGCTGCCGCATAATCATCGTCATTTACATAACCAGGAAGATTTGCAGTATCATCAGCAGTACGGAGTACAAGAGTACCAACTGCGGCAGTAGTATCAAGAACGATTGTGTCAGAAGCACTGGCACTAGTATTACCAGCAAAGTCGGTTACAGTTGCAGTAACAGTCTTAGTACCATCCGCGCCCTACAGGTTAATGGTAATATCCTTATAACCAGCAGTTCTATCAGACGCACTTACTGTATAATTAGTCTTTTCAGCATTGGCAATATCACCAGAAAGAGTAATGTAATCTACTCCAGAAGTAGCATCACTAAATGTGACACGAACGGTATTTTCGGTAACACGGGTAAAACCATCACCACTATTGATACTTACCGCATCAACGCTTGGAGCAACAGTATCATAAATAGTTGCAGAGCTATCTACAATAGCACTAATGTTACCAACATCATCCATAAACTGAGCGTGAACATATTGATTACCCTGACCGCTAAATGTTACAGTCTTGGAAGTATCATAGGCTTCCCAACTAGATGGATAGGTACTATCGCTTGTTGAACCGACCGCATTCTGGTTAGTCCAAACCTTCATAAAGGAAGCTTCACTAGCACTAATAGTTACGGTAGCTGTACTATTATAATAACTGCTAAGACCACTAAGCACACCACTTGAAGGAGCGGTAGTATCTAATGTCAAATTAAACCATTGGGCCATATTTTTCTCTCCTTATTTTAAAATCTTAATCTACACAACGCTTACCAGATTCATAAACTAAAATAAACCAAGGGCGATGCATAGGTTCAGTACGATCGTATAAAATAGTACCATCAGTATTCTTATTTATATAAGTTTCACCATTCACAATCCAAGTTTTTTCACGCAGATCGCCTTTTATAATTTTACTTATTCCTATTGGATGACCTTCAACAAGCTCTCCATTAATAGGCATCTTTAATAATCCCATAGCAATTCACCTTACTCATGTAAAATTATATAAATAGTTGAACGACTGACGGTTTCTAAAGCATTATATTCTTCTATAGTGCCATACCATATTTTATTTTCTATAGCTTGCTAAGCCTAAATAGCTTGTGCCGCATAGTTACCAGCTATAATAGCAGATTGGCTGGCGCGTTGTTCTGCGCCAGCCGTTTTAGAAAGAATATTTTCCGTATATTCATTAGCGATAGAAAGAGTACCATCACTTTTTACTACTAATCCTGTTCCAGGTTTAATAGTACCGGCCTTCTATGCGGTAGCAAGAGAATTTTTACATGCTTTAACCTAAAGATTTATATAATCGACGAGTTGCTCTAAACCAGCCTCGTCTAAATATACTTTTTCGGCCATTAGATAACTCCTCTCTCTTTATTTAATTATTATCTATTATCAATGATATTGGCAGAAGCACCGTCACTAAGCAAAGTACTTATATCGCCATCAGTGCCACTTAATTGCATATTGCGTCCAACAGTAAGTTTAAATGTGCCGGCGGTTGCGCCAGGATATTTAGCAATTTCATCATAAACAACGGCATAAGGTCCAACCACGACACGGCTATCGCCAACTTTACCAGTGAATCCAGGAGCACCATTAGCAACAATAGAACCACCATTGAGTTCAACTTCACCTGCGCGCATTACTAAACCTGCGCCATCAGAGATAATTTCGCCGCCGTTCATAGTGAACTTACCAGTGTTAGGCATATAAACGCCGCAAGCGGTATAACCAGAAGTCTGAATACCAGCAATTAATTTACCACCATTCATAACAATTTCAACATCGCCTTGACCAGCGGTACCATTACCTTGAATTGGACAATTATCAAAGCACTTGATTTCGCCATCATTAAGTTCTAATTTAGCACCAGTAGTAACAAGGACACCAGACTCTTGAGCAGTTACCTTACCACCATTCATAATAACCTTACTACCTGCGCCAGTAGCGCTAATAGCAACGTCATTTACACTGGTAACTTCAGCATTGTCAAGGGTAAGGGTACCATCAAATACAGCAACAGGGCGACCATTACTTTCAACTGCGCCATTCTTTAAAACAACATCACCGCCGTCGCAACTAATAAGTACGCCAGTGCCTGTCAATTCTTTTCCGCCAAGATCAAAAGTAACCTTCTTACCTGCGGGAACAACAATGGCAGAAGAAAGCGCCAAATCATCATCAAGAATAACTTCTACTTCTGGCTTATCATTGGCTACCATAGCCTTAATGCCAGCTGCATTCTCAACAACAGCAACTTCACCACCATAAAGAATGCGAGTTAATTCATCCTGCGGAATAGCCTCAACATCTTCGGTCTGTAAATAATTACTTAAATCAGCAATTGAACCAAAGTCATCCCATTCAGTACCAGTCCAAGCAACATTCATTCCATCTTCGGTAATATTATAAACATCGCCCTCAGCTGGATTTTGAATATTAGCAAGAGCAGCTCTAGTAGCAACAGTACCACGGAAGTGATATACACCAGCAATCTTAGCAGATACTTCTGCTAAATCGCCTGTCGTAGCATAATTACTAAGAGCAGCCTCTTGGTCTGGGAAACTGACCTTGCGGGAAAGTTGAAGATTAATATTTCTAACTAATCTTTCAACACCAGCAGCATCTAAATATTGTTTTACACTCATATTTAGTTTTCTCCTTTCATAATATTAAAAATAAATAATATATTAAAATATTATTTTACTTAATTATTTTCAAAATAGCTGTCAATAGAATCGTTAGATATTGGGACCAAATCTATACCATCAACAGTGCCTAATTTTTCCCAATTACCATTTACATAAGTATATTCATCATATAAATTATTACTTTCATCCTGGTTATTAGGAACATAATAAATAATACCTGTTTCACCAATGTTTGGTAAAGAATTTACAACAATATAAGATGTTCCACCGCCAGATGGACTTGTTTGTCCTTGCGAATCTGATGAAGCGGTAGACTGCATCTATACCCATTGTCTTTTTCCGTTCTTTATATATTCACGAGACTCGCTGATAACATAACAAGAACTGCCCATAGCGCACCAGGTTGGCAGCAACTTTATATCTTCAACAGAATCAGCGACGAAACTATAAATTCCGGAAGCCCTATTCAAATGTATTTGATTATAAGACATTTAATCACCCTCTCTTGAAAAGAATTCATCGATTTGCTCTAACGAAATTTCTTTGAACACATCATCTATAATCTATCTAACATCAGTATCAAAATTATTGTTAAGTCTTTCCATAACCATTTCGTATATCTAATCAGAATAATTCTATGTTTTTTCATTTATCATTGTCTAAATGTAATCTTTAATTTCATCTGTGTCATAATTTGAAACGACATTATAGTTATAATTGATAATAGTGTGAGGAGTTGCCCCCATAGGTGTAGAATAATCAAATCGATCAATTTCTAAAGGTGAGCGTCCTTCGCTTGATAACCAAGTATATAAAGACATTAAAAATCACTCCCCATTTTTTCTTTCTAAGGAAAATAAAAAAGCAAATAGATTGTTTAATCAAAAATGCCCTATGTTGATTTTTATAAAAAAATAATATATAATATATATAGAAAATAAAAAAGGGGCAAGAGAGATAAAATATATACATACCAATTTTGAAATATTAATAGTAAAAGGAGTGAATTGGTATGTCAAAACTTATTGATTTAACAGGATAGAAATTTGGTCGTTTAACCGTTTTACATAAAGATAATTCTCGTAAAACTTCTACAGGTAGTTATTGGGTTTGTCAGTGCGACTGTGGAAATATTGTTAGCGTTAGAAGTTTATCTTTGCGAAATGGTGAAATATCCAGCTGTGGATGTTATAGAAAAGAAAAACTTAGTTAGTTAAAAACTGAAAATTTAGCTGGAAGGCGTTTTGGATTATTAACAGTAATCTCATTATCTGAAAAGAAAAATAATAGAGTTACTTGGCTATGTTAGTGTGATTGTGGCAATAAAATAGAAGTAACTGCACATGATTTAAAATCTTATCACACATAGTCTTGCGGGTGTTAGCACGAATCTCTAGGTGAAAGAGAAATTAAATTAATTTTAGATTAGAATAACATTCCATATATCCCTCAATATCGTTTTCCAGATTTTGTAAATCGCATATATGATTTCGCAATCGTAGAAAATAATACAATTACTCGCTTGATTGAGTTTGATGGAGAGTAGCATTATAAAGAAAATTTGCTTTGGAAAGATTCGCTTTTAGAAATATAGAATAGAGATAAAGAAAAGAATAATTATGCATTAACTCATTCAATACCTCTGGTGCGGATTCCATATTGGGAAAGAGGCAAAATTACATTAGATAAATTATTTAATGACAAATTTTTAATTAAAGGAGAATAATATTATGTCAGATACCTTACAAAAAGATCTCGTCCTATCCACAAACGAATATGCCTACGTCCTAGATCAAACCAAAGGTTTCATTTCCTGTCTGGTTGGTCCGACAAAAATGTCCCTATCTCAGAGCGATAGTCTGGTTACTTTTAACACTAAAACCAAAAGATTTGAGCCCTGTTCTTATGCACAAGCTATTAAAATTCTTACTATTTGTCCAGAAAACTGGTACTGTATTTTGAAGAATCCTGCAAAAGACAACAAACATCCTAATCCTGGAACTTCAAATACACTTCCAGAAGGAATGGCAGTGGGGAAGAAAATCAATATTACCGGTCCCGTGAGCTTTGCTCTCTACCCCGGTCAGATGGCAAAAGTGGTTCGTGGTCACGCTCTTCGTACCAACCAGTATCTCCTTGCGCGCGTCTATGAGGCTGCGGCCGCAAGCTCCTCTTCCGGAGAAGTGCGTGATGCCGAGGGTAATGTAATTGACACCAAGGCCACCTATGTCAATGGTCAGATTCTGGTCATCAAGGGTACCGAGGTTTCCTTCTACATCCCGCCTACCGGCATCGAAGTCATCCCCATCAACAATGACGACTCTAATGGTTATATCCGTGAGGCTGTGACCCTTGAGCGTCTTGAATACTGCATCCTCAAGGACGAAGATGGTAACAAGCGTTATGTACACGGCCCGCAGGTTGTGTTCCCTGAGCCTACCGAGACTTTCGTGACCAGCCCCAAGGGCGGATACGTGTTCCGCGCTGTTGAGCTCTCCCCCATCAGTGGTATCTATGTTAAGGTCATCGCTGAATATACGGAGGGTGATAAGACTCATCCCGTTGGCGAAGAGCTGTTTATCACTGGTAATGACCAGATGATTTATTACCCCCGTCCGGAGCATGCTATCATCACTTATGATGGTAAGATGATGCATCACGCTATCGCAATTCCCGAGGGCGAGGGTCGCTACATTATGAATCGCCTTACTGGCGAAATTAAGACCGTTAAAGGTCCGCAGATGTATCTTCCCGATCCTCGTTATGAGGTGGTTGTGAAGCGTAAACTGTCTCGCCACCAGTGCGAACTGATGTATCCTGGTAATGCCGAAGCTCTCGCGTACAACGAGCAGCTTACCGAAAAGACTCTGGAAAAGTCTCTCAAGACTATCTCTATGGACGAGTTCACCGCATACAGCACTTCCAATAGTATTGGCGATACTCTCGCAAATCTTGAGGCCAAGGCAAACATCTCTCGCGGCACTTCCTATACCAAGCCTCGTACCATCACGCTGGATACTAAGTATGAAGGCGTTGTAACTACTGATGTATGGACTGGTTATGCTGTCAATGTTATCAGTAAAGATGGTACTCGTGAGGTTATTTGCGGCCCGCAGACCGTCATGCTGGATTACGACCAGACTCTGGAAGAGCTCCAGCTCAGCACTGGCAAGCCCAAGACTACCGACCATCTCATTCATACCTGTTTCCTTCGTTATGAGAATAACAAGGTTAGCGACCTTATCAATGTTGAAACTAAGGACTTCGTGCGTTGCACTGTCAAGGTTTCCTACTGCGTTGATTTTGACAAGCAGTACTCTGATAAGTGGTTCAGCATAGACAACTACATTAAGTTTATGACTGACCGTGAGCGTTCTCTGATGAAGCGTGCGGCCAAGAATTACACCATCGAAGAGTTCTACCAGAACTACGTCGATATCATTCGCAATGTCGCTGTCGCAAAGGACGAAGGTGGCGAGCATCCTGGTCGCTTCTTCCCGGAGAACGGTATGTATGTCTCTGACTGCGAAGTTCTCTCCATTGATGTTGAGCGCGACATTGCCGAGATGCTTATCAATCATCAGCGTGATATCGTTGAGCGTTCTCTTGAACTCTCTACTGCCGATAAGCGTGTTCAGGTTGCTGAGCAGCTCGCTATCGCAGAGAAGAAGGAGAACGAAGTTGAGAGCCAGAAGCTCATTGACAAGATGAATCTCCAGCGCGAGGAGGCTGTGCGCAAGCTGGCTATCCAAAGCGAGGTAAATCGTCTGAAGGAAGCTGAATCTGAAGCCGCTAAGAAAGCAGAGCAGGACCTCCAGGTTATGATTGACGCTATTGCCGAAGCCGAGCGTGCGCGCAAGGCTAAGGACCTCGAGCAGGAACTGGCTTACAAGAATGCGCTAGCTGACATTGAGAAGGCAAAGAAGAAGGCATATGCCGATACCGTCGAGCAGATCATGAAGTCTATCGCTCCTGGTCTTATCGAGAGTATGAGCTCTAATGCAAATGCGGATCTCGCTAAAGCGATTGCGGCAAGCGTCAGTCCTTACTCCATTGCCAATGATGAATCTGTAAGTGATACTGTAAATAAGCTGCTTCGCGGCCTTCCTATCGAAACCCTACTGGATAAACTAAAAGCAGAATAAAATAAAAAATACCGAGTGGCATTTATACCACTCGGTATTTTGTTGTTTCCAATAATAAATCATCAATACATAGATCTTGTAAATGAGTATATGGAATGCGAATTAAAGGAATATTATTTTCTTCGCACCATTTTGTTTTATACTAATCATGCTCTAATCTTTTCTCAAAGCGTTCTTGCTTATCCCAAGACGTATTAAATTTTTGAAAATGCTAAATACCATCATACTCTATTAAAAAAGAATTATTTATAAAAAAATCAAATCGAGCTAAAGCAAAAGAATCTGGAAAACGACAATCTTCAAAAGTTTTTTGAGTAATAAAATTAATATTATTAGCTAACAAAATTTTATTAATTTTTTCCTCACCAAAAGAAATTCTACATCCGCAACTAGTAGTGTGGCCAAAACGTAAATCTATTCCTTTTACAGTAATTATATTTCCACAATCACATTTGCATTTCCATAAAGCCTAACCCTATTTATTAGAACCAATATTTTCTAAGGCGATAAGTTTTCCAAAACGCTGATTGGTAATATCAATAAAATTAGTATTTCTTGCGGCCGCACGCTATAAGCAGCCACAAGATTTCGTATGCCCTGACCGTAAATGCTAGCCACTAACAATTATAGTTTCAGGATTTCCACAATTACATTTACATTCCCAATGAATACGAGAATAGTTTCCTTCGGCTTTTTTTATCACAGTTAATTTTCCAAAATTCTATCCAGTTAAATCAATAAAACTAGGCATTTTTCATTCACATCCCTTCATTATATTATAAAAATTGATTTTTTTGTCTTAATAGCGTTGGCCCAAACGCTATTTTTGATTTTTATAAAAAAATATATTATAATATATATATAAAGATGAAAGGGGATTACCATGAGCTACATCGTAGAGAATCTTTGGGATTGTCAATACTGTGGAACTAAAGGCAATCGCGGTAGGGATTATGTCTGTCCTAACTGCGGTAAAACTCGTGATGAGAGTGTCAAGTTCTATCTTCCCGACGAAATCACCGAGTATAAAGAGCCCATTGAACAGGGGCCGGATTGGTACTGCCCCTACTGCAATTCCTACAATCGCCATAGTGTGAACAACTGCGAATGCTGTGGCGCAGAGAGAGGCTCAAAGAATTATTTCGATATTCAAAACTCTCCAGAAAAATTTGAGAACTACACGGCAAGTGAGAATCTGGAAGATGAAGATGAGTTCACAGAACCTACTTTCATTGAACAGGAATACACTCCCAGACAGTATACGCCCGTAAAAATTAGTGTTCCACAAACTTATAAAAGATATGAACCGCCTAAGCCGCAGGTGGAAAAGAAGTCCAGAAGAAAGTTTCACTTTACCTGGAAGCGTGCGGCCGCAGTCCTTCTGCTCCTCGCACTTATCATCACAGGCATCGCGGCGATACCGAGATATAAAAACATTACGGTAAGCGCGCTTGATTGGCAGAGAGAAATTGACATTGAAACCAACACTCTGGTTCAAGAAGATGATTGGTCGGTTCCTGCAGACGCTGTTGAAGTTCTTTATACACGACAAGAAATTCACCATTATGATAAAGTTCTTGACCACTATAAAACCGTTACCGAACAGAAATCTCGGCAGGTACAAGATGGTTATGATGTAAGTTATACTTACAGAGATTTGGGAAACGGTTTTAGTGAGCGTATTGAAAATAAAACTCCGCGTTATCGTACTGAATATTATACCGAAACTCACGAAGAGCCCGTTTATCGCGATGAGCCTGTTTATCGCACGAAATACTATTACACAGTATGGCGTTACATCTACTCCTATACTGTTACCTCTTCTGGCGATGATACCGTTGAGCCTTATTGGGGTTCCTATACTTTCGTTGGCGACCAGAGAGAGGGCGGACGGCGTGAAAAATACTCTGTAACCTATCTTAATAAGAAGGATAAAGAGAAAACTGCTATCGCCAATTCTCAAGAAATTTGGGAGCAGCTGGAAGTCGGTAATAAATACCAAGTCAAAATGTCGCTCAATCGTATTATAGAGGTTAAGGGAGAAGGATAAAACCTTCTCCCTTGATTTTTATAAAAAATTATTATATAATATATATAGAAAATAAGAGGAGTTGATAACAATGAGACGATGGAATGATAATAAGAGAATACCGCTTGACCAGCTAAAGATTGGCGATGTAATTGTCGCTAAACATCATACTCCCACCGGAACCATGATGGGGCCGGAATATACAGTTCTCAAAATTGAAGATGACAATATTGAAGTTATGAATAGCTGGACAAAAATACCTGAGCCGCTAACAGAAGCGGATTATGGTGTTGATATTGGTCTGACCGAGGCTGAAATTCACGCCCGAGACTTCAATATGGCAAGAGAAATCGCCTTGGCGATGGACCATGAAATGTACGATGAGGGCGATGCTTACCACGAAATGTGGAATGGTTGGATTGACATAGATCCATATCGTATGGCGGCTGATGCAAAAGACCAAAAAATCATGGTTCTTGGCTGGTTTAAACTGAAAGGTCATCAGGTCCGTATGGATGACCTTGACATAGGTATCGTCGCAGAAGACGAAACAGGCGACCGCTTCTGGTGCCATGCCGCCAGTCGCTGGTTTGAACGTTGGCATGAAATATATCCCGAACTTTATGAGGAGGAATAAAAAATGACTAACAAAGAAGCTGTGATTGGTGTTCTCAAGGAGCATTCCTGCCTGACTGGTTTCCAGATTAAGGGCTTCGCGCATCGTATGTTTGGCGTAGATATTACTCCTCAGACCGCGTCCGGAGTGCTGCGTCCTCTGGTTGCGGCCGGCTATGCTGGTAAGTCTACTGATCCTGCAAGTGGTAAGATGGCCTATTGGCTGACGGATTATGGAAAGGAGAAACTGTTTAATGGGGATGTACAGAAATCATAAAAAGGCTAATTTTGGCATAGCAGATGAAAAATTAGAACTGTGCCAAGATAGAGTGACTTTTCTCTCCTTTGACCAGTGGCTAACTTTCTACAATGCTGACCCGGCTCACTGGACTGATTTAGTCAATTCTAATTATAACAGTGGCAAAAGAAAATATCATCTGCCAGTATATACCATAGAAACAACTCATACTTCTTATTATACTCAAAGGAAGATTACTGAGCCTAAATACCACTATATCAAATTCCTCACTCGCAGAGATTTCTGGAAATATATTCGATTTATACGCAAAGCCGAAAAGAAAGGTGAGGATTACCAGAACTCGCAAGAAATTCTGGTTTTGGCAGAAGCTGTTCGCCAGGAATCTGCCAAGAGAGTTGAAGCTCTCCAAAAGGAACAGGCTGAAGCTGTCCGTCGTAATCAAGAGATTATTGACAATATGGACAATGCGGCTGACCTTATTAACTTTATGATAAGAGGAGGGCAGGCAAAATGACAGTTTTGGAAGAGGTTGCTCTGACGAGCATCTTTCTTTACTATACTCTTTGTGAAAGAAAGTGATAATATATGAACTACCATTCTGATAAATGGATTATGGCGAGGGTTGTAGAGCATTTTGAAGAAGCTAAAACCCTTATTCCCGAAAAGCACATTGTTGGTGTCTTCCTGCAAGGATCACAAAATTACGGTTTGGACTATGAAGGTTCCGACATTGACACAAAGTGCATTACAACTCCTACTTTTAAGGAAATTGCACTTGCGCGAAAGCCTCTAAGCACCACTCACGTCAGAGAAAACGATGAACATATCGACCTCAAAGATATCCGCGCTTATTTAGAAACATTTAAAAAACAAAATTTAAATTTCCTTGAGATTTTATTTACTAAATATGCTATTTATCCAAATGAAAATTTTGCTAAAGAATGGCGCAGATTGATTGAACATAGAGAAGCAATCACACACTACAATAAGATTCGATGTGTGAAATCAATGATGGGAGTTGCCTCAGAAAAATTTTTTGCCATGGAACATCATTATCCTTCTCGAATGGAGTGGATAAATAAATTTTCTTATGATCCAAAACAATTACATCATCTATTAAGAATCCAAGAATTTTTAAATAAATACATTAATGGAATGTCTTTTGAAGAATGCCTACTTACGACACAAGCAGATTATTTACAAAATGTAAAACTTGGTTATTATAATCTTGACGAAGCTCGTGAAGTGGCAAATTGTAATTATAATAAAATTAAAGAGCTTTGTGATGATTATTGTGAGAAACATAAAAATGATTCAATAGATACTTCTGTGGAAGATCTATTAGAAGATGTAGGATACAATATTATGAAAATCTCTATTGAAAAAGATTTTTCAGCAGAAAATAAAAATATAGAATTTTCTTTGGACAAAACCTAAACTTTTATATAAAATATTTTTCATATATAAATGAAAGAAGGTTTGATATATGAAAAATGAAATTGGTAATAGATATGGAAAACTTGTAGTGGTAGAAAGAGCCCCTAAACCCGAAGGACGTCCTAAAGGAGCATACTGGCTTTGCAAATGCGACTGTGGTAATAGTAAAATTGTTCGTGGAGCTGATTTACGCAGCGGAGATGTAAATAGTTGCGGCTGTCTTTATGGCTAGCATAGTGTAAAAAATGAAATTGGACATAAATATGGACGTTTAACTGTAATTAGCAGAGCCGAAACACAGGGTACAAGAGGAGCTCTTTGGAAATGTCAATGCGAATGCGGCAGTACTGTTATAGTAACTGGTGGAGATTTACGCAATGGCTCTGTTTAGAGTTGTGGCTGTCTTATTAGAGATAGAAGCCGAGAAGCAAATCTTAAAGATCTTGTAGGATAGCGTTTTGGTAAACTTGTTGTTTTATCTTTTAATGAAAACGAATCCACTAAAAAGAAAGCAACTTATTGGAATTGTAAATGTGATTGCGGAAATAATGTTATCATCAGAGGTTCCTTTTTAAAAACCGGAGCAACAAAATCCTGCGGATGTATCAAAACAAGTTTTGCAGAAGAATATATTGAGAAATTATTAAAAGAAAATAATATCAAATATCAAAAAGAATACAGTATTAAAGATTTTTACACACCTAAACATGGTATTCCTAGATTTGATTTTGCTATTTTTAATGATGATAATAAACTTTTAGAATTAATAGAATATGATGGCGAATAGCATTATAAGGCTGTTGATATCTGGGGTGGAGAAGAAGCATTACAATATCGCTAGGAACTGGATGCGTTAAAAACAAAATATTGTAAAGAACATAACATAAAATTATTACGCATTCCATATACTTATGACTTAAATCAATTAACTCTTAATGATCTTATTAATTAATCAACGGGGGTCATGTATTTTGATTAAACGCTATCTAATTACTGGCGATACGCATGGTGATTTCACACGTTTTAAGAATTACGATAAAGAAATCCAAAATGATGAAAATACTGCCGTCGTCATTCTTGGCGATGCTGGTCTTAACTGGACATTGGACGAGCACGATGCCCAGGTAAAGAACTTCCTATCTAAACGTTATAAATTTCGCATCTACTGTCTCCGTGGCAACCATGAGGCTCGGCCGCAGAATGTTCCTGGTATGAAACTTATTTATGACTATGATATTTGCGGCGAAGTCTATATGCAGGAGAAGTGGCCCAATATTAGATTTCTCAAAGACTGGGGAATTTATAGGATGGGCCAGCACGAAGTCGCCATTATCGGCGGTGCGTATTCCGTTGATAAGTGGTTTAGACTTGATAGAGGTTCTATCTGGTATGCAGACGAGCAATTAACTGACGAAGAGATGGTTAAAGCAACTGCAGATTTGACAAACGCAGAAGTTGATTTCGTCTTCACTCATACTTGTCCAATCTGCTGGGAGCCTTCAGATCTTTTTCTTGACTTTATTGACCAAAAGAGAGTTGATAAGTCTATGGAACTGTTTTTGGAAGAAATTGCCAAATGCTTTGATTGGAAGATTTGGTGCTTCGGCCATTATCATGCTGATCGCATTGAACGTCCAGGAGTGGAGCAGTTTTTTAAAGATACAGAAGAATTAGAAACCATCTGGGAAAGATGGAAGAGGTATAAAAACGGGGAAGAGCTTGATTGGTGGCTTGTTAAATCTCCCATGTTTTATGCATCTGATGAACTATTAGAAACAAGGGAGGAATATCTAAATGGCAGCTATTAGTAAAATCCATTTTCCAACCATAGATAGCTTTGATGGAGATTATTTTTTCTTATCAAACTTCTATCCAAGCCCTATTGTTGGCGTAGATGATGGTATTGAATATCCAACAGTAGAGCATTATTTCCAAGCTCATAAGGTATTAGACCTTGACGAACGTGCAAAAATTGCGGCGGCTCGAACCCCCGGTATGGCGAAACGCGCAGGTAGGGCAGTTGATTTACGTCCCGATTGGGAAAACGTAAAAATATCTGTGATGTATGAGGCATTACAAGAAAAATTTAAAGATCCAGAATTGTTATCTCAACTTTTAGAAACTGGCAATAAACAACTGGTCGAGGGCAATAGTTGGCATGATAATTTTTGGGGCGATTGTCGTTGTCCTAACTGTCAATACAAGACGAGTTATAATAAACTCGGCGGATTACTTATGCAAATTCGTCGTAATAATGGAGAAAAAAAGAAATGAATGTATATCTCTATTTTGCGGCAGCCTGCGGCATTTTAGTTGTCTTCTTTGCGGGAATGGCTATTGGCGCTTTTATTATAGAAAAATAGTATAAACATAGGGGAGATAAATAATCTCCCCTTGATTTTTTATAAAAAATATATTATAATATATATGTAAGATAAAGATGAAAGGGTTGATAAATATGGATATTTACTTTGATTTTGAAGCAACACAGTTTTCTGAAAGGGTTTTAGCAATCGGTGCCACCTGTGAATTTGGCGACTTCGATTGCCTTGTCGGCCTGCATAAAGGCGATAAGCTGACACCATTCATTACGCAGTTGACTGGAATCACCAAGGAGATGGTGCAAAATGCGCCCAAGGCCGAAGAAGCTTTCACCGACCTGTATAACTGGATGAAGGAAATGACAGCTGAGGCTGAGACGCCTATCTTCTATCATTGCTATGGCAATAGTGACCCTGTCTTTCTGATGAATACCGCTGCCAAAATCGAAGATCCATATATCAGCAATTTCGTTACGGTTCTCGCTGAATCCCTGGTTGATGACACTCGTGTTGTCAAGAAGTATTTTCATTGCAAAGCGATTGGTCTCTATAAGGCTCTGAAGTTTTTTGAGCCTGACTATCCCGAACAGACGCATGACCCGTTGGACGATGCAATTATGCTTCGCAAGCTGATGAAGCATCTGGAAACTGCAACGCCCTTAACGGAAGTGCTGTTTCCGGAACTCACCCAAACGCCTAAGACCGCCGAGCCAAAGCCCATCAAAGAGTGCCATATTAAAGGCAACTATTACATTGAAGCCTATTCTGTGCAGAATCCGGAAGCAAAGCCCAAAAAGTTCACTAACTATCGTGCGGCTTTTGACTTCTGCATCAGTAAGGTTCATAAGAATCATCCCGAAGCAAAACCTCAAACTATGGAAAAAAGATGCTTAAAGGCAATCGAAACCGGCTCTATTTATCTTGATAGAGTTTGGAAAAAAGTAATGATTTAAGGAGGAAGTAATAAAAATGAGCGAACGTTCTTTGGCTCACGTAGAGCAAATTGTGGATATTCAGCCCATCCCCGATGCAGATAAGATCGAGGTTGCCACTGTTCTCGGCTGGAGAGTTGTAATCGCTAAGGCTGATAATTTTCAGGTTGGCGATAAGGTCGTTTATATCGAGATCGATAGCAAAGTCCCTGAGCGTCCGGAGTTCGAGTTCCTCCGCGATCGCAAGTTCCGTGTTCGCACAATCAAGTTGCGCGGCCAGTATTCTCAGGGATTGATCTTGCCTATCTCTATTCTCAAGAATAAGAACTACGAGATCGGTGAGGATGTAACCAAGGAACTCGGCATCACTTACTACGTCCAAGAGGATAATATTCGTAAGGCAAATAAGATTCCTGCGTCTGTAAAGTACCAGTCTATGGCTATGCGGCATAAGAATCTTTTCAAGCATCAGCCTTTCCGCTGGTTGATGAAGAGAAACTGGGGCCGTAAGATGCTATTTATCTTCTTCGGTAAGAAGAAGGATAAGCCGAAGGCGTTTCCTACCAAGTTCGCTTTCGTCCATAAGACCGACGAAACTCGTATTGAGGCTCTACCTTGGCTGCTCGGTTATGATAAGCCGCTTATCGTAACTGAGAAACTCGATGGAACCAGTTCTACTTATATTCTCGAGCGTACTAAGAGAAATAAGTATGAGTTCTGGGTCACTTCTCGTAATGTGCGGCAGTTGAAGGACGATCAAAACTGCTACCACGACTACAATATCTATTGGGCTATGGCTAAGAAGTATGATATAGAGAAGTATCTGCGCGAGTACCTTGAGGCTAACCTTGACCTCGAGTATGTCTGCCTACAGGGCGAGAGCGTTGGTAGCGTTCAGGGTAATCCTCTGAAACTCGCTGAGGACGATCTCTATATTTTCAACTTCATCGACTCCAAGCAGGGCCGTATCTCTTCTATCGTAGGCAAGGAGATTGTCGAGAAGTGGGGCATGAAGTGGGTTCCTATCCTTGACACCAACTTCATTATGCCAAAGGATATGGAGGAGTTCAAGGTTATGGCAACTGCCAAGTCCGTAGTGAATCCTAAGGTTCTGCGTGAGGGTATTGTCCTGCGTGATCCTACCTGCGATTTGAGTTTCAAGAATGTCTCCAGAGAGTTCTTGATGAAGCATCAAGATGATCTTGTTGAGGAGGCTCAAAATGAGTAAAGAACTCTGTGTAAGAGCCAGCGTTATTCATAAAAGATACCGATGGTGGAAATGCGGTAGAGTTATTTCATATAATCCAATCACAGGTACTGTAGTCGTACAGCAAGGTGCTGGTGCTTGGGCCGCACACGAAGATGAAGTGGAGGTTCAAGATGACACCTGAATATGTAACCAAAGACAGTATCTTTGATATTGTCTTTGGTGAGTTCTGCGCTTGCTCTGATGAAACTGAGCAGATATTGAATGACATTATTGAGCAAGTAAAAGCATTGTCCGCCACGGATGTAGCGCCGATAATTCATGGTAAATGGCATGATGTCTATATGACAAGTCCAAGTTCTTTTGCAGCAACATGCTCTATATGTGGTATATCAAATGATATTCCACATCCTATTAGCGCACATTATTGCCCTCATTGTGGAGCAAAGATGGATGGTGAATCTAATGTATAATCCAGATACGCTTATAACCTCAAAAGAGGAGCAGTATGAAATTCCGCCTGCTCCTACCTTCAGAGAAGATCCGATGGACGCAATCTTTCGGATGTTCCAAGAGAATGGCACTGGAAATCCTCCATATATTCCAGTTGACCAGACCACGGTAGTTCGTCAACCTGAGCCGATAAAGCCAAAACTATGCCCATTTCGCAAGAAGACTGTCTTCTATCAGAATGATTATACTACTCGTATCGAAGGAGAAAAAGTTATGCTAAACCTTCCAAGAGCAGAGTGGATGGAGGAAGAATTTCTACCATGCATTCGTGAAAAATGCGCGGTATGGAATGAAAAAGGGCAGGTATGTTGCTATTGAATCTGTCATGGAGAATTAAATAAACAATATAAATAAAATTATAAGCCCTCTAGTTTCTAGAGGGCTTATTTGATTTTTATAAAAAATATGATACAATATATATAGAAAATGTGAAAGGAGCTTTGTAATGAATAAGTATTGTACACAAATTGAAAGAGCATTGTGGTCTTATGAAAATTGCAAGCCCTATCACCCCTATTCCATTGAATGGATTTGCAATCGAATTAACTGGTGCTGGAAGTGGAAGAAAATTTCCCAAGAAGAAATGGAAAATTTCGCTGACAGAGCTATCAAAATTATGGAAGGAGAGTAAGATGAACGACAATACCGCTAAATGGGTTTGGGACCCAGATGGAATTGATTGGGGTATTGGAGCCTGGGTCTGTAATAGTTGTTGGTGTCCAAATCACAACCTTGATTCCTGCAAAAAGAATGAAAATCCAATGCATTGGTCTGGCTCAAAATATTGCCCTAACTGCGGCCGCAAGATGTCGTATAATTATGGCAAAGTATGAAATTCACGGGTATATAAAACCTGCTCTTCAGATGCCGTGGATCCTTTTAGATCCGCCTCAAGGCTATGATACAGATGACTATCTACAAATTCAAGATTCCATGCGAAGGATAGGAATCAACTACTATATTATTGAAGTAAGGAGGAATCCATTATGGGTAGAACCTACGCCTGCGCCGACCTCCATGGACAATGGGGACTCTGGGAGCAAATCAAGCAGTATCTCCAATCAGACGACAGACTCTACTTCCTCGGAGACGCAATTGACAGAGGACCCCATGGATACGAAATAATGAAAGAACTTCTGTCTGATAGCCGTGTTACTTATATTAAGGGTAACCATGAACTCATGATGGAAGAAGCAATTCGCGAAATGAGCCATATCCAATACGATGATACTACCTATATGGGAGAAAAGTATCATCTATGGGCGTGGAACGGAGGCGCTCCTACTATCGCCGCTTGGGAAGAAGCCGGAGCGCACTATGATATAACGACTGTGCTTCATCAACTTTCAACTAAGGAAACATATATTAACGCAGAAGGATATGAAGTCTGTCTATGCCATGCTGGATTTACTCCTGGTAATGAACCTTTTTGGACTTACGATATGGTATGGAATAGAGAACACCTGCTCCAAAAGATTCCTGACAAGTATAAGCACGGTAATTTTATCGTGGTTCACGGTCATACTCCTACCCCATATCTACTAATGGATATGGATCAGCGTAATCGTGAGCTGGTAGCTTTCTATGCCGACAAGTGTGAAACGCAAGCAATCCCGCAATATGATTACATAGAAAATAATGGCGCCGTCTTTTATGGAGATGGAACGAAGATCGATATTGACTGTTGCTCTTTTGCGACTGGTCATACCGTTCTTCTTGACCTGGACTCCTGGCGGACAATCCCTTTTGACGCGGATATAGAAGAATAATTTGATTTTTTTATAAAAATATATTATAATATATATAGAAAATAAAGAAAGGGGTTGTATCCGAAATGAGTTCCTACGATTGGGAAGATGTGGGTGCCGTTATCGTCATCCTGCTAGTTGCACTGATACTCGCTCTGCTTGGGGCCTGGATTGGTGTCGCCTTGTGGGGTGCAATCATGGTTAAGGTCTTTGGTCTCCCCGCGCTGACTTTCTGGCAGTTTTACGGCCTCATGATTCTCCTTCATATTCTGCTCCCCGGTCGCGGAGTGCGGACGAAGAAGGAGGATTAAGATGGCCAAGAGAACGAAATCTCCATCGTGTGAAGAACACAAATTTTACTGCCTTCTCTGCGGCCGTGAGGGTATTCCGCTCTTGCGGAAAACAGGCTTCCAGCACGGAGCATTACATCGTAAAAAGTTGTATTGCCCCTATTGTAAAGTGGAAGTAAATCATATTGAAATCAAAAACCGAGACGAAGAAGAACAATTCAAAGAAGATTTTCAGAATGGGGTGTATAAGGATGAAGCAGAAGAATCTCGTGCTTTTGTCGGGAATTCCAGGCGCGGGTAAGTCTTACTGGGTGAAGAATCACCTGCGCGAAGGCGATTCCTACGTTTCCCGCGACGAGGTACGATTCTCCATTATCGGCGATGATGAAGAGTACTTCTCCCACGAAACCGAAGTCTTTGACAAGTTCGTGGCAAAAATTGAAGATGAACTCAACGCCGGTAAGCGTGTCTTCGCTGATGCAACCCACATCAACCATGCCTCTCGCCGCAAGTTGCTTGAGCGCATCCACGATAAGGACAACATCGACATTGATGTTTATGTGTTTAAGACTTCTCTTGGTACTTGTCTTGAACGCAATGCACAGCGTGAGGGGCGTGCGCGTGTTCCCGAGTCTGCTATCTACCGCATGAGCGAGCAACTCACCGACCCTGCGCACGAGCCTTATAAGTACCGAGAAATCAAGTATATCTTTGAAGATGGAAAGGAGATATCCGTATGGCAGCCACATGGGTAACAAGCGATTGGCACTTCGGCCATGATCGCGAGTTCATCTGGAAAGCCCGCGGTTTCAGCTCTGTTGACGCCATGAATGATAAGATTATCAAGGCGCATAACTTTGTTGTCGATCCCGACGATGATGTGTATGTCCTCGGTGACCTTATCCTGGGCGATTCCGCTAAGGGTCTTGAGTGCTTGAGAGCGCTCAATGGTAAACTGCACATTGTTCGTGGTAACCACGATACCGACAGCCGATGGGCCGCATATGCGACTTTGCCGAATGTCGTAGAGCAAAACAACGTCATTCTGCTCAAGTTCAGAAAGCACAACTTCTATATGAGCCATTATCCCACGCTGACTGGCAATCTGGAGAAGGAAAGTCTGAAACAGATGACTCTCAACCTGTTCGGCCATACTCACCAGAAGAGCAACTTCTATATGGATATGCCATATCTTTATCACGTTGGTGTAGATTCGCATGACTGTTTTCCCGTGAAGCTGGAGAATATCATTGGCGAAATGTATGCCAAGGTGGACGAATGTAAGGAGTTCCTCGATGAATCGAGCGAAGAAGAGTAGAAAAAACCTGTCGTGGCAAGCAGCCCGGCAGAAGATAACAGATAGGCTATTCTTTCCGTCAAACAAGCAATGCAATTATATAAATTATAGAATTGCGACAAATGCGTTTGGCAAGGAAACGAATGTCCTGGGCCAACCCCATGGAATCCCCCAAGTTGCCCACACGGACTCAATTTTAAGCGTGATCCACCAGATGGTGGATATTATGGATAAATTAGGTTGTAATGATCTTGAAGCATTAGTACATGAATATGTAAATACTTTAATCAATAATTAAAATTAAATATAAAAGGAGAAAAGAAGATGTTAAGTGCTATTTTGCCGTACCTTCCGTTCATTCTGATTGCCATTGTGGTAATCGCCGTTCTCTGTAGTGGTTATGTTAAGGCTCCGCCTGATATGGCCTACATCATTTCCGGTCTCCATAAAAAGCCAAGAATTTTGATTGGTAAGGCCGGCATTAAAGTACCTTTCTTCGAGCGAATTGATAAGCTCTCTCTTGGCGCAATTCAGATTGATGTTAAGACTGGTTCCGCCGTTCCTACCGCAGAGTATATCAACGTGAGAGTTGACTCCACAGTCTCCGTGCGCGTGGGCCGTACCGATGAAATGATTGCGCTGGCTGCACAGAACTTCCTCAATGTGGGACGAGATGAAATTGCGCGAAAGATTAACGACCTCCTGGAAGGTAATATCCGTGAAATCGTCGGCCAGATGAAGCTGACCGAAATGATTGGCGACCGCAAGAGTTTCTCTGAAAAGGTGCAGGAGAACGCTGTTCCCGACCTTGCCAGATATGGTCTTGAACTGATTACCTTCAACGTGCAGAACTTCGTTGATGACAACGATGTTATCACCAACCTGGGTATTGACAACGTGGCGCAGATTTCCAAGAACGCTGCCATCGCCCGTTCCAATGCGGAGCGTGAGGTTGAGGTCGCCAAGGCCGAGAACGCAAAGCAGGCAAATGACGCTAAAGTCAAGGCTGCTGAGGAAATCGCCAAGAGAAACAACGACCTCGCCATTCGCCAGGCTGAACTCCAGAAGGCTGCGGATACCGAGAAGGCTCGTGCTGAAGCGGCCAAGAGCATTGAGGCCGAGAATCAGCGTAAGCTGAAGGACGTTGCCGAGACCGAGGCCAACATCGCCAAGGCTGCCAAGGAAGCTGAACTGCGCCAGAAGGAAGTTGAGCTGAAAGAGTATGAGCTGACTGCGCTCGTGCGCAAGCAGGCTGATGCTGACAAGTACGCTCAGGAGAAGGCCGCTGAAGCGAAGATGATTCAACAGCAGAGAGAGGCTGAAGCTCGCGCTTACGAGCAGGTGAAGAAGTCTGAGGCTGCGAAGCGTGCGACCGAGCTTGAAGCGGAAGCACGTAAGTTGCAGGCAGATGCTGATAAGTATGCGGCGATGGCTGAGGCGGAAGCTATTCGCGCGAAGGGCGAAGCCGAAGCTGAAGCAATTCGTATGAAGGGTGAAGCTGAAGCTATCGGTATTGAAAAGAAGGCCGAAGCTCAGAAGAAGATGTCTGATGCATCTGTGATTGAAATGGTAATGAATGCATTGCCAAAAATTGCAGAAAATGTTGCGGCTCCTCTTGCAAATGTAGATAAAATCACAATGTATGGAGAGGGCGGTTCTACTAAACTTGTTGGCGATATTATTACCAACACGAGCCAGATTTTTGAAGGAGTTAAAGAATCTACTGGATTAGATTTGAATACTCTTCTTGCTGGATATCTTGGTGGCAAAGCCGTAGATAAAACTTAAAATTTTTATGGGCGAAGCGTTATAAAATGCTTCGCCCATTTTTCATATTATAGGTGATTAGCATTATAAATTTAATAGATATTTTTCTATAGATAATTACAATAGAGATTGTTTAAAAAATAAATATTGTTTGGAATATAATATAAAATTATATAGAATTCCATACTCACAAAAGAAAAATATGAGAGAATGGAAAAGCATAGAAGAATTATTACAAGAACAGTTCATTGTAAAAGAAATAGATCATTATCACTTGGGTATAGACGCCTAAAAGGCGTCTATACCCTTCTTTGTATCCGAAAACGGCCGAAGTTCGCCGCGCCCAGGCCCTAGCAAATTTTTTTAGCAAATAGACGGATTGGTTGCGTTTCCTAAAAATTTTTGCTATAATTATTATATGAAAAATATGTAGAAAGGAATTTTATTATATGGCAACTACAACGAATTTTTCAATTCCTAAAGTTGATTAGGGAACAGTAATAACTGCATCAGCAATGAATGCAATTTTAGATAAAATAGATTTGGAGATGAGTCAATTAATGATATATGAAAAATTAGTAAAAACGATAAGCGTCGTGAAGGATGTTCCTTCTAGTATGATTCCACTTACTCTACCGACAACTTGGCATTTTTGTAGAATTATTTATGGAACATCTATGCCAAATAATGAAGTTAAACTTACACCAAGTGATTGGTAGGCAGGTTTTTCATTCCGTCAAATAGAAGGTAGTTCATACTCTTATGTTAATCTTACATACCATAATGGAACTTATTATGTAACAAATGGTTTTGCTGTATCGCTAATTTTTGAATTTTATCAATTAGTATATAAACTCTAAGGGGGGGCTGAAATAATTGACAGAACCTAAGTTCTTTTTTAATCCAGAAAAAGGTTCTTCATTATGTGTTCTAACTACAAAAAATAAGACATATGTTGGAACAGCATAGTGTCGTGATGAAGACCGCGATATGATGAGTGAAAAAACAGGATGTGAAATTGCTTATCATAGAGCCGTTATTCATGCATTAGAAGATCATTTAGTTGAATTAAAATCAGAGCTTTCTGGCTTAAATAAATATTTTTATACTATAAATCAAAGTAAATACTATGAGCCAGAATCATATATGGCACAAATGTTGTTTCGTCAAATCCAACAAAGAAATGACGATATCCGCATTACAAAAAATATGATTTCTAAAGAAAAAACAAATTTAAAACAATATATGGAAAATAAAGCAGAGTTTTACAAAAAAATAAGACATAATAGAAAGGCCGATTCTAACCAATAAATCCATTCGTTTTTTCATATATTTTGAACTAAAGAATGGAAAGGGTGATTCTTATTACTATTCTATTAGTATTTCTCGCTGGGTACGCTTTTTGCGCCTGGGGAGTGCCATTACTTGATAATGTATCTAATACCTTAACAATTTGGTTTTAGAAATTACAAGGTAAAATGGCAGTAAAGATCACCGAAGATTCGGTGAAAGCAAGTAAACTAAAAAAATCTCTTGAAGAAGAAACTGGCGAAAAGTCTCGCGCAATCGGATTCTTTATTCAAGATGATGAAGTAGAGGAAGAAGAATATGATGATGACTAAGATTTATGATACTAGCAGTTTATTATTAGTTGGCGACAATCTATTCGAAAATGATGTAAATGTTGTAATTACATCGATTACTCTTAAAGAGTTAGAACGAATTAAAACTTCTGCGAATAAAGATGCCAATATTAAGTATGCGGCTCGTCAGTTGCTTCACTTACTGGACGAAAATCCCGACGCTTATGAGTGTTATATATATCGTCCACAAATGAATCAATGGCTGGAGAAGTATGATTTAGAAATAAACGATGATGCTAAAATCTTAGCCGCAGCTTATGACTATGCTAATACACATCAAGGTGAAAATTCAATCTTTTATACGAATGATTTAGCTTTAAAAAAGATTGCTAAAATCTTCTTTGGTTATCAAGTTGATAGTGTGAAGACAGAAACTGATGACTATGTTGGATATAAAGAGCTATATCTTGATGAAAATGAAATGGCATACTTCTATTCCAATCCACAAGACTATGGTGGAGAATTAAATATTAACGAATATGTTAATATATATGATAAAAAATCCAGAGAAAGAGTTGATACTCTACTTTGGACTGGCGAAGTATTTCGTCAGCTAAAATATAAAAGTTTTATCTCTAAACAATTAGGAGAAGTAAAGCCATACAAAGGCGATATTTACCAGGCTATGGTTGCGGATAGTCTTATGAATAATAAGATTACGATGATTAAAGGACCTGCGGGCGCAGGTAAATCGCATCTTGCAATCGGGTATTTATTCTCTCTATTGGATAGAGGAAAAATTGATAAAATTATAGTATTTTGTAATACTGTCGCAACTAAAAACGCTGCTAAACTGGGATTTTATCCTGGCTCAAGAGACGAAAAACTTATGGATTCACAAATTGGAAACTTTTTAGCAAGTAAACTCGGCGGAAAACTTGCCGTTGAGTAGTTGATTGATAGTGAAAAACTGCTTTTACTTCCAATGAGTGATGTTAGAGGCTATGATACTTCTGGAATGAATGCTGGTATTTATATTACAGAAGCGCAAAATCTCGACGTTGAATTGTTAAAACTCGCTCTGCAAAGAGTTGGTGAAGATTCAATTATCATCCTTGATGGTGATACCAAGAGCCAAGTTGACCTAGTTGACTATGAGGGCTTTAATAATGGTATGCGTCGAGCCTCTTAGGTATTTAGAGGTAATGATATATATGGCGAGGTTGAACTTAAAACAATTCACAGAAGTAAAATTGCAGAAATAGCGAATAAAATGTAAGGTATCAATTAGATACCTTACATTTTTTATTAGGAGGGATTACATATGGCTAAAGTATTAATGATAGGCCACGCCACCGGAGATGAAAAAGGCGGTGCTTCTGGTGGTGCGGCTGGCGATTAGACCGGAAGAGAAGTATGTATATAGAAATGGTATTCAAGTGGAAGTGGATGGAATTTTGTATTACGTCCAAAATCACCAATAATAGCAGAAAAAATGGCCGCTGCTTGCGAATGGATATGTGCTAGTAATTTAGTGGGATACGATCAAAGTCAAAGAAATACTCTTTATAATGAATTAGAAAAGTTAAATTGGGATTATAAAAAACTGACTACTAAATGCGAAACAGACTGTTCCGCTTTTATGGGGACTTGCGCAAAAATTGCTGGTTCTAATGTATAGAGAGTCTATGGTAATTGTTGTTACACCGGAAATCAAGTGGATTTATTTATGAAGACTGGAGATTTTATTAAACTCACAGATCCTAAATATTTAAATCAATCTACTTATTTACAACGAGGTGATGTATTGGTCCGTCATAATCCTATAACAAATGGTGGACATACTGCTATGGTTTTAGGCTGGAAAGAAGACGGAGTAATAACTCCAATATCAACAATTAATAATGGATCATTAACAAAAACATAGATCAAAGCAATGCAAGCATATTACAATACAACTGCGGATGGTCAATGGGGACCAAATTCTACTAAAGCTGCCGGTGGTCTTGGAGCAGATGAAGCTTGGAAAAAATATAGTGCAGCTGTGCCAGGAGATATAGACTTTGGAACTGGATACATTTGCCGCAAAATTCCATTATCTAAAATAGAAAAAATTCAATACTATACAAATACTTCTAAAACAAAAACTTTAGATATTATAATGCAAGAAACAGGTGCAGACTATGGTATTAATGGTGTTCTATACGATATGCGTACCTGGAAACCTTGTGAAAATATAAAAGCAAACGGAGTAATTATTGCTTCGCAGCCAGCTTGGTCTAATGAAGGTTTTTATTGGACAACCGGTGCTGATATAAAGTGGGGTTATGTCCCTCTTGAAGCAGGAAAAGCTGAAAATTATATTCCAGGAAATGGCTTAATAACCAACTTAAATTATAAATTAGCAGTAAATTGGAATGCTGAATTATCCGGGAATCGCGGTCGTACATTAGTCGGTCTTGATAATGCTAACAATGTAGTAATTTATCAATCTTTAGATGGAACAGCCGCCGCATTAACGCCAATAAAAGCCAGAGATAAAATGGTTCAATTAAATTGTGTAAAGGGTGCTTTAAATCTTGATGGTGGTTCTTCTGTTGGCTGGTATGACAAAGCCCACCATTTATATAATAAACCAGGTAAGGGAACTGTTTAGAACTATATTTTATTTTATTTTAAAGGAAATAATAGTATAGATACTTCACCTTCAACTAAACCTTCACAAAATTCAAATCCATATCCTGTTCCTGCTAGAACATTAAACAAAGGCTCTAAGGGAGAAGATGTAAAATATGTTCAATATATTTTATATAAGATGGGATACGGAAAAGGCACATTGTCAAGTTTTGTAGATGGTGATTTTGGATCAAATACTGAAACTTCTGTTAAAATGTTTCAAAAATCAGCAGGATTAAAGCAAGACGGAATTGTTGGAGTAAGAACCCTATCATAGTTGCAGAAATGGAAGGGATAAAATTATGAAATTATTTAGCAGAAAAGATAGAAAAAAGAAAGAATTTTCAAAAGCTCTTTTAATCCAAGAATCAATTTTGATTTGGATTATTACTTTATCTTTTGTGGTTTTGGCATTCTTGTGTGTATTTAAACTATTTGATGCATCATTTATGTGGCTATCTGTTCTTCCAACAGTGGCATGGGGAGCGTATGGTGTAAGTTAGGCTTGTTATTATAAAAAAGCAAGAGCAGAGAATACAAAAGATGGGATAAAATACGATACAGTGATGACTGATTTATTAAATTCATTACCTAATGATGAAGAATGTCCAAAAGAAATAGAGGATGGCAACGCAGATTATAATGTTTGATAAGGAGGGATATTATGTCAGAAGAACGTGATATGACCCCTGTAGAATTACCATATACTTTTACACCTTCTAGTGAATTTCCATATGAACATTATAACACTGAAAAAATTAATCCATTACCATATGATTAGTTTTTAGTATATAATACTGTTGGAAGCGTTTGGAGAGAAGATTTTTTACTTACTGAATCTTCTACTGAAGAACCAGAAGAATATGAATTACAACATAATAAAGAAATAACAAAACATGAAATGAATTATATAATACCTGGAGAATTAAATACAAAAAATCCTATACCATTATACCAAGCTGGTCCAAGTGTAGAAGAATTAATTTCTCGAATTAATCCTCAACCATCTTCAAGCGAAGAAAAGGAAACCGAATAATTACAAGGCTTTAGAATAATTCATTATTTGTTTTATTCTAAAGCCTTTTTTTATTTATGAGTTGATTTTCATAGAAAATTATTATATAATAAAATAAAAAAGGAATGATTTTCTATGAAATGGGTAGAAACTATATCTCCAGAAGCGGTCTTTAAAGCATAGTGTCTTGCGGCCTCCGCTAAACTGGAGCGCGAAAACGGAAAAACAATATGCCCACCGCAGGATTAGATTTTTAGAGCGTTAGAATTAACTCCACCGGATAAGGTGAAAGTAGTTATTATTGGACAAGATCCATATCATACTCCAGGTCAAGCGAATGGATTAGCCTTCTCTATTGCGAATGGTAATCCTATTCAGCCGAGTTTGCGAAATATTTTTAAAGAATTGGTAAGTGATATTGGATGCGATATGCCAACTACGACTGATTTAACTCCCTGGGCCGAACAAGGTGTGCTACTTCTAAATGCTTCTTTAACAGTTGAAGCGCATAAGGCCAATAGTCATTCTGGCTGGGGATGGGACACTTTCACTGGTGAAGTTTTTGATGCTTGCGCAAAGATGGAACAACCTATTGTTTTCCTCGCGTGGGGTAATTTCGCGCATGAAATAGTCTACAAAAGTTTTCCAAAAGCAACAACAAATTGGAAGAATATAATAAATGAAC